CACGACATCCTATTAAGTGCTTCTTATGGTGAAGGTTTTGGTTTGCCAGCTTTACAGGCTTGCATGGCAGGTTTGGCTGTAGTTTGTCCGAATTATGGAGGTTATTGTGAATTTTTTAATAAAAACTGTTATGTAGAAGTTAAATCTAAAGGTTTTGCAAAACGGCTTGGTAAAATGGATGGGTTGCCTCAATTTGATAATTTAGTATGGCCCGTATATGACAAGGATTCCGTACTTGATGCCTTGTATTTATGTATAGGTAATTTGCCTAACATTAAGGAATCTGCTCGTAAAATATCTAATGAATATTCTATAAAATTTAATCATAAGAATATTGGTAAATCTTTTTTAAATGTATTGAAAATGTAAGATGTTATCACCAGTAATAAAAATAAACAAATTTGATTCTAAGTCTAAGACTATAAATGCTGTTCTTTTGAATCTAGATTCTAGCAAAAAATATAGACTTGATTTTTCTAATTTAAATTTTGATAATATAAATGATTCAATTTTTCTATCTTCACATAGTGTATCTCAAATAGAAAATTTGTCTGAAATATCTTTTTCTTATAAAATATTAAGAGATGAAGACAAATTCTTATACTGTCAAATATATGAGTGGGATCTTGATGGCTGGAACGCTTCTCATGTTGCTACTGCTGTTGTAAAAGAAGATGAAGTTTTAGAAAACAAACATCTTATTATTGACCCATTATATGTTAGTCACGAAGATAAAATTAATGCTCGTATAAATGGACTACCTAATCATAAATATGATGTAATTATTGGCAAAAATAGTTTTACTATTACTACTAATTCTCGTGGAGTTGGGTCTTTGCACGTTAATGCTATCAATGTAGTAGATTACAAAACTTTTTCTCAAAAATTTGTTCGTAAGTATTCTTGTAGTTTAATTGATAATGAAACAAAGCAAACAATAGAAAAATCATACTTTGAGTTTGTGCCTGAAAATATGTATGCACTTGCAGCTACTAACGATCCTAATAGACCAAGCTGTGTAATATTAGATCCAGACCCTATAGCTGCATTTTCAGTATCTACGGAGCCATTTGACGCTCCATGCTTTTCTCAGCCTTTAGTTGGTTCTCTGTTTACTTCTGATGGTTCTTTGTATAGTGAATCTACTAGGCTTGAACCGGCTTATAAAAACTGTAATGATGGCTATGTTTCTTCCGCCATTTCTGTTGTTAACTCTGCATGTAAAATTTACAATAAACCCAAGTTTGCTGTTTTGAATACATTTGATGAGCTTGCCAAAAGCAGAATAGATAGTCTGTATTCTTCTGGTGAATCACAGTTGCCTAATTCTGTTTTTATTCATAGAAACATAGGCTTTGTTTATAGTTCTTGTGATGAAAATGCATCTGATATAAACAATCCGATAGACCCATGCTCTTTTGCTTCACAAGAAATAAAAAAAATACCAAGAATATTTTTAGGATGTACTACTGGTTCAAATAAGATAAAAGTTCATAGTCTTGCTCGTGGAGTAATAAAAGCTCCTCCCGCTTATTTTCACAGTGTACTTATTGGGAAGCAGGGGGAAGACGATATTGAATTGCAAGACGGAGATGTAGTAAACATAGTTTTTGATTTGTCTAATGGTTCTAGGATATCAAAGTCGCTAGAATATAGTGAATCGAATCATGGTAGTATAGAGGCTTTTGTAGAGGCTTTGTCGTCAGAGATATCTTCAGACTCTAATATAGTTGATGCTGATATTTCTGTACGTCAATATCCAAATTTAAAGAGAATAGATTTTACCTCAAATACAAAATTTATTATCTTTGCTGGTCAGGTAAACTTTATTGATCCAAACACTGGAGACTATAAAAAGAATGATAAGATTTTGGTTATAAGAGATTCTAAATATACATTTGATTTTGAAATAACTAATCCATCAGATTATGATGACATTTTAAATGTTTTAAATTCTGGCGGAACTCATATGGTCTTTTTGGACGGTCAATTTAAAGGTCTTGTCGTTTCTGTTAATAAGACTTCTCAGAGTGGAGTTATAACTTTAGATACTTGCCCACGTGTCAGTAAAGAAAGAAGAGGACTTGGTTCATTTATTGTTGCAGAAGACACATATTGCGTACATGTAGCTTTCATTAGCAAAGACGGACTTATTCAAGAGTCAGATTCTACAGCAATAACTGCGTTACCATTTTTAAAAAATGAATTTAATGAAGTTGTACCGTCTTCTCACCCATGCATTACCTCTAATGGGCATGTATTTTGCCAGGGCTTAGTGAGCGGAAAATGGCAAATATTTGGATATTTTCCTGGCCTCACAGACTCTTCATGGATTCAACTAACAAATAATGGGGAAAACAGAAATCCTAGTGCAGCTTCTGATTCCGAAGGGAATATTCATCTAGCGTGGGAAACTGATAGACTTGGCTATACAAGTATTCAGTACGGTTGCATCGGTCCTTCGGCCAAGTTGATTAATAGGCTTGCCTTATCCGGTTTGATATCCAAGCAGTTATCAGATGAATTGGTGTCAAAAATATTCAATGTCAGTCCACTTGGTGACAGTTTAAACTTTGTAGAATCAGAATCTGTAAATATTAATTTGTTACCAGAATTACAATTAAGAAGCTTAAGATCTGGAGCAGAAATTGGTGGTGGCTCATTTAAAATTATTAGGGAGTTTACTGGCAATATTCGATTAGATGAAGATCAATTTAATCAGCTCATCCTAGTTCCTTTATCTTTTAATAAATTTGGCTCTATTCGATGGGCTGATGGTATTCCACCTATATTTAATAATGGGACTTATTGCACAAGTTATATTGTGCATTTTCAGCAAAATGGCACTGGATCTGGAGAAACTGTAACAAATAATTTTTCTGCAAGATTTAATGGTAAAATATTAAGAGTATTTTTAGGTCCTAGTCAGATGACAAGGTCAAATAAAGTTTTTGCTTCTGATGAAATAATATATCCTGTTGTCTCTGGTGATCAATCTCCAAGCTTTATTGAAAATTTAAATATCGTATCTGGATCTGTAGAAATTTCTGGTGATGGAAAAACTTTAATTTTTTCTATTAATTATAAAGACGCTTTAAATATTGGCCCTATGCAATTAAGAGTTTTAGTTGAAGGAGTTAAATCTCAAAGTTCTGTTGACCAGTCAAATTGGAATAGAATTTTTTCTAACAACGGTAAAATAAGTATTGTTGAAAATTCTCAAGTGTGCATAGAGGCTTCTCCTAAGTATGATTGTGCAGTTGCCGCATTATCCGTATATGAAAACGAAGCTGGAGTTTCTTTTGATGGTCAAGAAAAAGAAATAAATTTATCGATTCACGCTGATTGTAGTATAGGTCCTCCTGAAAATGAATATGTAGAACCAATTGGGAATGCATCTGAAGCTATTTTTGATAATTATCTTTCATTGATTGAAAGACTATCAAATCCATTTAATGTTTTTAATGATTCGATTATATGGTTAAAAGAATTTTCTGGAGAACCTGGTTTTTCACAAGGCAAACAATTCGCTTCAAATTATAGAGACACAAATAATAATTTGATAGTTTCCTTTGAAAACCAATCTAATCGTTATTTTAATGGATTTACAAATAACGATCATGTAACATCTTTTACCTTATCTTTTTACTTGCAATCATCGGACATTAACTTGACTAAAGAAATAGCTTTTGGTAAAGAAATTTTGGCTTTTTATATTAGTAGAAATGATTTAGAGAATACAGACACAACACTTGGAAAAGGATCTGCTAATAGAGCAAATTTGATGGAAGACGGTGCAGTAAAGGTAGTTGTAAATAGTGCGCGCAATAAATTAGTATTTCAAATTCCGTCTAATTCTTTTGTAGATTTTACTGTGCGCGTAGTAGTTGCTTCTCAAGATTTCTCAAATCCATTTATTATTAAAGACGCGAAAGAGGTTGATTCATTATTTGTGAAGTTCGTTGATCAATTTGTTAAACAAAACGACTCTTCTTATTCATTTGATGGCAATAGATTCTCTATTGCTAAAACAGACAAAAGATATGATAGTCTTATTCCTATGCTTGGAACTTTAAGATTTGATGACTTAAATATTAATCCCAATGCAGTATCTGCTAATTTTACTAATCTGTCTACTATACAGTCTTCTATAGAGGATGTAGATACTTTTTCTTGTTCTGACATCGTTTCTATAGGCACATACGAATTAGTCGATCAGTTTAATATTGATGGAAGCAATAGCCATATTGGGCACTGTTATGTTGGGATAATACCTGAGAGAGTGTCTTTTATTGCTAAAAACAATGAAACACTTGACGAATATTCTTCTAGGCGTGGTTCTGTTTCTGGATACAGAGAAGCAATAATATCAGATATATATACTGGTGTCGCAAAAGTTTGTATTATTATAAATGGCGCATCTTCTGCTGGTAAAAATACTTCCTTTGCAAAAGGAACTGTATTTGCAATTTCTGACTATGCCAATATAGATATATCAAATAATTTTGCTTTACAGTTAGATGTGAGCTATTTAAGATTAGGGAAAAATGATAAAGATTTAATCAATAAATGGTCTCATGTCTCAAGTGAAGCATTTTACCAATCCTCAGAATATAAATTAAACTATCATTTAATGTGCAATGTTTTTATAAACAATAAGCCTGTTATTTCTCATAATGCTCAGATAGATTTAAGTGATAAAAATAGACAATGGGAAGTTTGTTTTGGAACACCTTTCGGTCTTTACCCTGTTTGTAGGAACGGAGACTCTAGTTTCCTAGATTTTATATCATCTACCAAATGGGAATTAAACTATGATCATATAAGAATAGGAAATCCAAAGGTTTCTATTAATAATTCAATTTCTGAAATATCTTCTTATGTTTATTCTTTACCTGCAATATCTAAGCCAGTACCTAACTCTGACTCAAGTACAAAAAATGAAATTTTTTCAGAATCTCTTATTGATCCAGGAGACTGGGTATGTTTAGAAGATAGTAGTCTTTTAATAGATCAATGGTCTGCAGAAAATGGAGGATGCGTATATGTTGGCACATATGCTAAATCTGCAAATGGATTTAAGTCTGTATTGCTAGAATCATCTGTGGTGTATTCACAAAATATTGTAAATTTATCTTATAGACTTTATCCTCAAATAAAAACAAGAAGAGGCCGTGTTTCTACTGGGCAAGGTGGTGGGGTTTCTCAAACAGCAGGTACTTTATACCCAAATGATAGCCATAAAATATATATGACAACGGGTGTAAGGCAAGTCCCAGAAAATCTTCCAAAAATCACAAAGTCTTTATTTGTTCAATGTGATTCTGAAGTTTTCACTCATAGGCATGATGTTATTTCTGGAAGTTTTAACAATAGTTTATCTTCTTTAAATTATAAAACTTTTAGATCAGAGTTTATTCCTAATAGCTCAAACTTTGACATTAATATAAGAAATGTTTCCGATAGTCTTAGCTCTTGTTTTTCTCATTTTTATATTAGTTATAATAGTACAAGTTGGATATCTGGGTTTACTGGGCCACTTAACCATACTAATGGCTCTACATATGGAGATTCAATATTTTATATTAATCAAGATGGAACACTTAATTTGTATAGAGGCTATAATTTATCTGGAAATGTTAGTTCAGAAGATATTGTGTTAAATCCAGACGATCCTTTACAGGTTATTGCTGTAGATTCTTCTTTGCATTTTGATACATCTACAAATCAAAATGATTCTGCAATTGCTGTAACTCATGATGGATATTTGACAACGTTTACTTCAGATGGTTCAGAAACGGACATTCCATCGTTTATGTATCAATCAAATTTGCCATCAGACAATAATTATGTTAATGTCTCAGTTGGATGGACTCATGGATGCGCAATTAAGAAAGATGGTAGCGTTACTTGCTGGGGAGATGATACTTATGGTCAAGTTAGCGGCCAGCCTGCCAACACAAAATTTGTACAAGTTAAAGCAGGCAAGTACTTTACAGTTGGTCTTAAAGAAAATGGAGAAATTTCTGTTTGGGGACGTGACAACCACGGACAAATTTCTAATAAACCATCAGGTAAGTTTGTCAAAATTGATACTAGCGCCGACCATGCAGTTGCAATTGGCTTTGATGGGTATCCGGTATCTTGGGGAAAAAACGTTGGGTCAATGTATAGTGTTTCTGTAAGAATTACCGATCCTCAAACTAAGTTTATTGATATTGCTGCATGTGGAGGTGATGTGTATAATTTGGATACTTATTCTTCAAGTTCTCCAGGTGCTTCTGTATTGACTTCTACTAATCCATTTAATGTTGGTATTGATGTAGATGGAAATATTGTTGCATGGGGGCCATATTCTACTGCATTTACTCCTACAGGCAGAGAGGGTTCGCATGCAGTGCCTACAGTGCCTTGTGTGGCTGTAAAGCGTGGTATAAAAAACGCACTTTGCTTGGGCGTAGACGGTAAAATATATTCTTATGGCATTTCCTACACCCCTTCTGACCCTTCAATTGCAGATGCACCATCAAACGTTTCTTCAATTTATAAAACAGATATAGATTTTATATCAGGAGGCGTTTTTGTTAGTAATATTGACATTTATCCAATTGCTAATTTAGTAGAAGAAGACGTAGATGTAGATAATTTTAGACTATACGGAATGACTTCTAATAATGAATTTTTGGCATCATATGGATTGCCATATCTTACATCTTTAAGTGGTGTCCCTTTGGTTTGGAAAAATAATGATTTACAAAAATCTCCGTTTTGCATAGTAGATAAATTTGATAAATTCAGTGTTGTTTGGGAAGATAATGGAAGAGGTCCTTGGGGCATATCCTTAACTTCCAATATTTGGCTAAATCGTTTCTGCACAGATAAAGTTTATCTTTCAGACAGGTCTTATTCTGGGATTAATCCATCTATATCTACTGACTCCTCTGGTAAGCGTGTTGTTGTTTGGGAATCTGTAAAAGATGACAATCATTTAATAGAATGTGCGTCTCACATACTGCATCCTGACTATGTCTCAGAATGTGATGTTGACAAAATAGTAGTTTCAAGTCGTTCTCTGGGTGTAGATATAGATCCATACGATCCATATAACGTTGAAAAATCTTTAATGTCTTGTAAGGTTGAGGTTTCATTTACAGCACCAGAATTTGGAAATTATTTTTTTACAGTTAAATTTAAAGATTATAATAATGATAACATTATTTATAAAATGGCGTCTTCAAGATCAGAGTCTGGCAAATGGTTTATTAACGGTCTAAATATACCGTATAATGGACAGGTAATAGCTCAGGGAGAAACTGTTGTATTATCTTATGTTCCAGATGCAAATGATGATGTTTTTAACAAAGTTTTAAAAGTTGAAATAGACTACAGTATAGAAAATGAGCAAGAAGAAATATTTATTACTTATAAAGCAAATAGTATAACTGATGGTAGAGGAATCGGTTGGTGGGATGCTCCTTCAAGGCCATATCCCATAGAAATTAAATCGCCTCCCCCAATAGATTTTTTGAATGAATTTTTAATTTTTGACGAATTTTCAGGAAATTCTCCTATTGCTTTATCTGAGCAAAGATCGTCGTACTTTGAATCAATTGGCTCTGCTAAAGACGTTAATTTTATCTTTCCAACTGGAGTTTCCAGTTTGCCTGGTTTTAGTGCAGGAGAGTACGTAAAAAGCTTTTTGCTTGTTCTTGGAGATGATGGATTGACGAGCAATAACGTAGTAGAAGGAACTCTTACTTTTAGCTCTCCCATCGTTGCAGTAATTATAGATTCAAGTAACTTGAAATCTACGGATATATATTTTAATGATTCGTCAAGACCAATTAATGTGCAGAGAAAAAATATAGTATCAAACTTTCAATTTTATCAAGGAGAATATATAAAACTTAGTGAGGACAGAAAATCTTTAACAGTAAGATTTAGGCAGCCACGCAGAGCGTCTTGGCCTTCTGTCCCAGGATCTAGTTCATCTAAAAAGCCAGGTGCTGTTATTGCAAATGTTGAAACAATTGTGAGCGACGTAATAGTTTCAGCAAAAGAACTTCCCGCTTCTTTGGTTTCAGATTCTGGATCGTTAGTATTGTCGGATGCAGACGCATTCGGAACTGTTAGCCCTCTTGCTTCTGCTTTGGGAGCAAGCGAGAGGCCTTTTGGTAGTTTAAGAATAGTAGTTTCTAATAGTGGAAGTGCTGTTGGTCAAATATCAACAACTTATTTTTGCGCACAACCAATATTTAATTCATGCAAGATAAACATGTCTTATACTAATCAGTCAACAGAAGTTAAAAATGTCCACTTTAAAGTTTCTGTGTTTGCTGATGCCGATTATAAAGATTCATTGCTTGTTTTTAGTTCGTCGTCTGATCCAAGAATGTGGTCAAGTGGTAATGACGTATACCCATCTGCAGGTATTGGTGCAGCTCCTAATGCAAGTGTATCTGTTAATTTTACACCACCTATTATAGATGTAGAAAATTTCCAAGTGCCAGTAGATAGAAGTTCGGTAAATGAGCAAACAAGAATTGCCGGGTATGGCAATTATTATAATTTATCGAGATCCTCTCTTATATGTGGAGTGAAGTATTATGTAATATTAGAGGCTATTGTTGATGGAAATTATTCTGAAATATCAAGAGGGTCAATATTGTGTCAATGTCAAAATGAATTGGCTTATAAAGAAGATTCTTTTGATTGGAGAAGTCCATTGAACGGATCTAAAAATACTAGAATTGCACTTTCTCCATACTACATCGGTCACCCTTATATTTATGGCGGGAAAGATGGTTTATTTGCCATAGTGTGGGAGGATAGCAGAAATTCTGAAAGCACTTATGGAGTTATAAACCGCAATATACAAAAGTCAGATATTTATTGTGGATTTTTTGATTTAAATAAAGATGTGATAGAATCTTCATATCATGGAGGTGTAGATAGGTTGCTGATTAACACATCTAGTTCTTCAGATACCGCCATCACTGACCACAGAATGCCTGCAATTGTTGCAGATCATTTTGGTAATTTTTCTTTATTTGCAAATATTGGTTACAACAAAATAATTAAAAGATATTTTAGTGTAGGTCAAAAAATTACACCAACTATTGTAGAAGAATCTGCTGTTACTAAAGCATGTTCATTCACACTGACTGACATATCAAGTTATGCTACTGCCTTTGATGGCGGAGAGTTTATGCAAGCAAGAGTATCTGAGCGTTTTGTAAAGTCTTACAGAACTATTGCTGCATCTAGTCCTGCCCCAGTCGTAAATGATTGTTTTGTGGATTTGGAAATTATTGGGATACCAGGTGCTATGGCATTTAGAATTAAGAATGAATCCGAGTCTGAATTTACAGATTGGATACCTATAGGACTCCCCATTCAGCCACTTGACAGTATGGGCAAGATAATAAGTGAAGATGTCGCTAAGTTCAGAGATGCATTTAAAGGAAAGTGGATAGCTAATGATATATTTGTTGCTCCATGGGTTTTGAGTAAAGGAGATGGCGTAAAGCGAGTTTGCATAGAAGTTTTGACTCAATTCGGAAAAACTCAACAATTTTGTTTAGACATCATTGCAGAGTACGCGTCTATATCGTATATAGTAGAAGTTTATTATGCAGAGTCTGGTGAAACTGACAAGTTGTTTAAGCCTATTCGTTATAAAGGTGTTCCAGTAGTGAATAGGAAAACATGGTATAAGGCATCAGAAAATAATCAAACTGCAGTAACATTGTCATTAGAAGATTTGCGTTCAATTAATTTAGATGAATCTACAGAAGTAGATTTATATGTTCAAGTTACTTTTGAAGACCCACAAAGAATAGCAAGACTTAATGCGCTCAACCAAATTTCTTCATATTCCTCAAGACGCAAAGACTCAGGAATGATGAAAGCTTATTTGTACCAGCAAGGAAGTAGAGTCCACGAATCTTCTTTATCTGCTGTCGCAAATAGCGATGGTGTGTATTTTGCAATATTTAAAATAAATAAAAATAATGGAGTGACAGATAAGGACGGATTGGGCTTCATATTTATAGATGTCCCTTCAGAATGTCTTAACCCTTTTGTGAAGTCGTTTGTCAATACATTAAGACTACTTAGTGACCCAAATTTGGATCTTTCTTACGCAGAGCCTATTAACAACAATGCTTTTATAGAAAAATATATTAACAATGATAAGAGAAACGCTTTTGGAACTAGGAGATTATTCTAATGGCACTTCCTGGCATACCGGTTATAGAATATCCGCTTGGTGCTGAAAAAATTTCTACAAAAATAATAGAAATTAAATGGAAATCTCCAAATGTTACATTTGGTCAGTTTGATCCAGTTTATTTTTATGAAATTTATTATAGGATAGGAAATGTTATTTCTTATTCTTCACAAGAATGGAAAAGAATATCTAGAGTGCCATCTTCTGTTAATAAATACAATTGGGTAATACCAGAGTATTTATTTGGTTCAGATATATTTATTGGGGTAAGAAGTATTAATCAAAGTGGTCAGTTTTCTGATTATTCATCAAGCGGAATATTGTCAATATTGTCAAAACCATTGCCTAAGATATCAATATCTAACCCTATTTCTGGTAAAACATATGGTTCTCAAATAAATATACAGTTGCAAAATTCTATCATATCTGAAGATACTTACAAGCTGAATAGGTACAGAATAAATCTATATTATTCTAGCCAGTCAAATGATATATCTTATGCTCCAATAGTGGAAAGGGTTTCTGGCTCTACCTCTCAAATTATATGGAATACTTCTCAGTTGAATCCTGGTCAAGACTATTTTATATACGGTTTTTATAGCGATGATTTTGGTAGAAAGGGCCCTCAGTCTTCAATAGGACCTTTCACAGTAGAGAATCAAGGATACGTAATTATTGACACTGACGGCCCAGATGTAGCTTTAAAAATAAGTTCTAACAATGGATATATAAGAGATAGAACTGTCGGCATTGAACTATTCGCTTATGACGACATGTCTGGCATACATGGCTTTAAGCTCATAGAAAATGAAAGAAATGCTGATGGTTCTACTACGGAAAATTCTCAAAGTGAACCTCGTTTTTATCAAAAAAATAATTTCTTACAACTTTCTGATAAAGATGCCAGATTTGTAATCACAGGTCTTGTTCAAGACATTGCCGGAAATAGAGCTAATCAAGAAGATGCAAGTTTAATTAAGATCGGAAATAAATTTAGAAAATTTTATAACAGAAATGGATTTAAGATCACTTCTTGGTCTAAAACGGAAGATTCACTATATATATGTATATATGATGGTAATTTTACTCAAGTTTTAAAAATATCTGACGGGCTTATTACGCCCATAAGTTCGTTTAGTGGTCTTATATCATCTCTAGCTTATATTGGCGGAAAATTGTACGGAAGTAGATTTAATGGAAATAGACTATTAGATCTTGTTTCTATAGAGGCAAATGGCATAGTGCCTGTTGCTTCTCTTTTAACACCAGATACTGAAATAGTGGCAATTGCAGATTCGGGAGATGGAGGTGTACTGGTAGGTTGTATAAATGGTGAAATATATAGGCTATTTAATGATTCACTGCAATTTATATTCGATGTTCAAATTGGAATTTTAGGTTTTTCAAAAGGTCAATTTAATTCTGTTTTTATATTAACAAATAGTTCCGAAAAAGTATTTATATACAAAGATCAAAATGTCAATTTGGTAGAAATAACGATTTAATTTATGCAAATTCCAAAATCACAATTTAGGGTAGACCGTCGTCCAATTGCTCGCATCATATGCGATCCTATGTCCTTTGCAACTGTACCCTCTCTTGCATACACTCCATGTCCAGATTTGAATAGGGATGGCGTCGTGGACGACCTAGACTTGGCTATAGTGCAAGAGAATTGGGGAAATAACCCTGGTCATCCGGCAGATCTTGACCGTAATGGAGAAGTTGATGGGCTAGATGTGGGCATTGTAATTACCAATTTCGGACCTGCTAGATGTGTCCCTAATGTTGAAGATTTGTGCAACATAGTTAAAACAAGGGGATTGGGTCCTGCCTTCTATGGGCCTAATGGCTTTAAGAATTTCTTTAATAATTATTTAAGCAGATTATATGACGCTGGTTTTAGAAGATTTTCTTTGCAATGCCCTTCTGGATGTCATCTTAATACAGAAACTCACAATTTATCCAGTAATATTAGAAATACATTTGATAATTTGCAATCTTATTATTTCACTACATTATTAGAAGAGTCTGGCGCTTGTTCTGAGGATTCTTTGCCATTTGACGTAAGCAATCTTCGCTTAGACGACAAAATATATGCAAGTTTTTATGATTCTTTTATTGGCCATTTATCTTATTGGACAAGAAGTCAACACGAGTTTGTTGAAGTGAATGTAGAGATGGGGTCTAAGGTCATATTTTCAAATAGTGAAGTAAATCTTGACGTTTTAAGTTTACCACAGGATGATTTTATAAATATAGAATCGGATTTTAATATTAATTTACCTGCTCATAGAATATGGCTTGAATATAATTTAAATGAATTTTTTGCTAATGGTATTTCTGGAGTAGGTTTAAGTAATTGTAAATTGTCTCTATTGCAAAATATATTAAACTTTAATAACATTAATGATGCTGTTTGGAAATTGTATGGTGCATATTTTATGCACGTTAACATACCTAATATAAATGGAGAACTTTTAAACAGTAATGAGTATTCTAATTTTAGAATAATATCTAATTTTGATAATCCTTTTGGATTTACTAGTCAGAATATGACACGTCTTTTCGGTGGTTTAAGAATGTTTGATAAAGGAGCTGAAATACACAGTTCATTCAGTCTCAATGATATCTCATCTTATTCCCAGGAGGAACTAGATGAGATGGTGGATGATTGCGGGTTTATTCCTGGAATTCAAATCCCGTATTCTATTAATATAAATTCACTAAGTTTTGACAACATAGTTTCTCAATTCAATAAAATATCAGCATCGGTGGAATATGCAGAAAAGAAATCGAATGAAAGATTATTCGGTAAATCTCTTTTCTTTTTTAGTGAGTCTGCAGGGGAAGCAAAAGATTCAAATGGTGCAACCAGTGTAAGTAATTCTTATTTAAGATCTTCTGTAAAATTTGACGAGCGTATAGTGCCAGTAATTAAAGTAAACTGCTCTAAAAATTACAAAAATATTGATGAAAGCATATCTAGAACATATGTCCCATCCTGGTGGTTTTCTAATCGTCCAGAAAATTGCATTGACACATCTATGGTGGATGAAGTTGTAAGTAGTTGGACAATTCAAAATTCTGACGATATTTTAAAAGTAAATAACTCTAGTCCTTATGGAACTTATGGTCCAGAAAAATGTGCTGATGCAGCTTTTGATATGATATTGCAATATCAGAGTTCATATAATGGAGTGGACAGGGCTAATATAGATTTTGAAAATCCTAATAACGTAGCCATTAAGCTAGAAAATTGGGGAGATCTTTTTGACCATCAATGTACTCAGGAAAATTTAGATGAAACCTTATCTCAAGGCTGGTGTAGACTTTTTACTAATTCATTAGATCAGATTTTTAGCTATTTTGATGAAGACTTAGATGCAGAAAGAAAGCCGATTGACAGACTTAAAAATCTGTATGCCAAAAATGGTGTTTTTGAGTGTTCAGTGTGGACAAAAAGATTTATTGAAAGATTTAAATATAGGCAGCATAACAGGAGGGCATATGGGGGGCTCAGTATAGTTCCTAATCCTCGCATAGTATACATTGATGAACAATCCGTGTTAGCTCCACATGATTTTATAAATTATATAGGTGTAGAATCAGCAAGTGATTCTGAGTGTTTAGAAATTGGAAGCTATTTTGGTTCATGGCATCATCATTTCAGTGATGAAAGATTTAGGGATGTATCACAGGGTTTTGTTTGGAGAAATTATTTAACATTAAAAGACGCTTACGATTACGCATGTCAGTCTAGCGAATTTAGTGTAAATCGCATGTCTGAGAATTCAAACAATATTATTGGTCAAATTAGTGTTAAAGATTACAGTAGGCAGGATAAATCGTATGCATATTCAGTTCAAGACAATGCTGCTATGGAAAAATGGTTGCAAGTTTTAATTGACGAAGTTGCTAGTAGACGCATTTATGAAAGTTTGGGCATTCATGTAGAAAATGCTTTTACAAATGGCAGGTATGCTCAAAGAGGTTTCGCTTGCGGTATTAATAACAATCTTTCTTATTGCAATGTACAGGCTCCATTTTATTATTTTGTTAATAGGTGGCATTATTACAATGGTAAGCATGATTTTAATTTACCAAAAACTTCTAGTTTTCATATTAATCATGTTTGCCCAACTTCAATCGCAATAGATGATGGAGTTAATAATGCCTTATTTGATTGGGAACCTAATTTTGATAATCGTAAAGTTAGGTTTGAAAGTCTAGAATATTTTAATAGTTATAGTAATAACAATCAAGTTGAAATGAATTTTGGATGGAGGCCTTCTTATGAAAACGCTCCTGATGGAAGAGGTACGTTCTCTTATGGTGCAGGACCTACTGGAGATCCAGAAAGCGATATAGTATATGGAGACATACATAGATCAAATATACAGATGCTTTTACAAAAAAATCATACTAGGTATGCTCAATATTTATTAAATACTATATACGCACTCAATTCTTCTTCTTCTTTTAAGGAAAAAACAAAAGTTATATTTACTCATGGCATAAACAATAATACCTCGCATGTTTCTTTGGCAGCAAACACATTATCTTTGGGAAATTTTCAAAATGGTACTATTACCAATGGTATTAGCAATATTTTTGATATAGATTTTCAAGATGGATATTCTTTCGATATCCGAGCATTTGTGTCTTCTTGGTATGATATTTTACAAAAAATTTCTAAAGAAAAATTATTTGATAATTTTATCTTTATACATAAACACAAAGAGCAGACTGTAGCCGATTGGCAAGACTTTTCTTTAGGCATAGAGAATGCACTTAATTATGATGGAGGTGGGAGTTCAAGTAGTTCTTCATCTTCTAGCTCTTCTTTCATGAAGGGTGACTGGAATGGGGATGGAGTTATTGATGCCGTCGATCTTGGCGCATTGCTTGGATGCTGGGGTTCAAACTCATCTTCTGAATGTTTAAGAGTCTTTGACTTTGATGGAGATGGAGCTGTTGGCGCAAATGATTTGGGTGCATTGCTTGGAATATGGACTGTCGTATCTTCATCTTCTAGCTCTTCTTTCATGAAGGGCGACTGGGACGATAATGGAGTTATTGATGCCGTCGATCTTGGCGCATTGCTTGGATGCTGGGGTTCAAACCCGTCAGATAGATGCAGAAGATATTTTGACTTTGATGGAGATGGAGCTGTTGGCGCAAATGATTTGGGTGCATTGCTTGGAATGTGGACTGTCGTGCCTGGATCTTCTAGCTCTTCTTTCATGAAGGGCGACTGGGACGATAATGGAGTTATTGATGCCGTCGATCTTGGCGCATTGCTTGGATGCTGGGGTCCAAATCCATCTCCTGAATGTTTAAGAGTCTTTGACTTTGATGGAGATGGAGTTGTTGGCGCAAATGATTTGGGTGCATTGCTTGGCAGCTGGTCAGTTTCTCCTATTTCCTCTAGCAGTTCTTCAAGCTCTTCAGTGGACGTATCCGCATATACTGGAGTTATGGCGGTAAGAATTAATGAAAATGGAATCAAAAATATCACCGGACTAGATTTAAACAACTTTTCATGGAAAATCTTAGTTGGTCAAAGAGGCGGAGAAAATTTCTTACAAGCAATTTTGCTTAATGATAATGGATCTTCTTCAAATATTCTTTTTGATATTTCTATTAAAAACAAATTTATTGGAGATATAGTTTCAGAAATAGATTCGATTCCTGGCTTTCATGCTGAAGTTTTGAATAATTCTGATCTGTCTTTGAGTGACGGACTTTATTTTGATCCACAAAAAGTTTATACAGAAGTTGATTTTGCTACAGGCTTATTGGCCAATCCATCTGTTAATTTTACTGGGTTTGACAATCCTTTTGTTATTATGTCTTTAGAGGGTACTCTAAATGATCATTCTTTAATAGGATCTCAGGTTAAGCAAAATTTTGGTAGATATTGTTCTTTTAAGTCAGTTTGCCCACACGCAAGCTTAACCAGTATAATTGGAGGTTCTTCTGGCTTCTTGTCGATTAATGATGCCCAGTCTGATATGCTGTCAAGTTTTGACCATGTTTCTGTGGACGGAGAAATTATAAAGATTGGAAATTGGAATAACAGTACAGCTGAAATACTTGAAAGAGGCGTTGGCAATACTCCTAGGAGATTCCACGCTAGTGGAGCAAACGTATTTGGGGTTGGAAAAAATGAAGTATTTGATAATAACTTTTATTTAGATGTAAATTCAAAATATATTTATCAATACAGATGTTTAAGTATTAGAAATATATATCCAAATATATCTATTATTGATCCAAAAATTTTATTAGATAATAATTTTAAACCTGGTCTCGTGAAGCTTAGCTTTGCTGTTGAATTGCCAGCACACAAATATGTTGTTCTAAGTAGTTCGGTTGGCTCTGGAACTAGAAGTATAAATATTGAAACAGAAAATTTACAAAATTATGTTATAAATCGCAATATAAGTCAATACGTAGATTCTCTCATGAGATTTTCTATGGTTTCTGGAGACTCTTACTATCGCAAAATTTCTTCTATCAATCAAAGTTATATTGAACTCGATAATGATCTACCTATGCCAGCTAACCAATTTGAAAAAATAGAAATTATACCTGGTCCTGCATCTAATAGTTTTCAAGGTAAAATAGCTCCTGTAATATCAAATAGACTAACTCAGTTCTATGATATTAACAATTTAGATGATTTATCAATACCGCAAGTTGATAATAATTTGACTAGGTCTATTTCTTATAATAATATAATATATTTATGGATAAAAAGAGAAATTCCCAAAGATGTAAGAATTAAGTTTACAAATACCTTGCCAATAAAATTTAAGTTTACAATTAAATGAGTACATTAAGTATAGAAAAATATATACATTTTAGTTTTGATCAATTTCCTGTCATCGAAACAGGAAGTTTTGAAATTGTAAATTTTAATGGATCAGGAGTTACGGACTTAGTCCCTGCAGTGTTTGGCAAAGGTGTTTTAATGTCAGATTCTGGGTACTTTTCGCTGCCAATTTCTTATACAAGATATCAAAATATAAAGTCGGAGTTTTCTGTAGGATTTTGGTTGAATTCTATATCTTTGTCTGACAAGATCTTTGGGGATGTTGCTATTAGTCCCTCCATGCCAATAGTGTCTGTAGGAAACTCTAGTGTAATTAACCAGTCTTATGTTCTAAATGATGGCTTATTTTTAATATATGAAAAGTGCGTATTTTCTAAATACAATAAAATGTATCTGGTTCTTATGACTGCTGGTGGAGAGAGGGTCGAATTTGATAGTGAGATATATGAGACAGGCTTATTTAACCATTTTATGTTTTCAGTCAATCCAGAAATAGGAGAAGTGAAATTATACATCAATGGTGTAGAGAGCATTTTGTCATCAAGCGCTGCCATGTTGCCTCCATTTTTTGGGCTTCCATCTCTTCCAGAATTGTACATAAACAAAAATATAGAAGGTGATATTAGAAGTTTAGAAAAGAATAAAGGGGTATTAGATGATTTATTTATTATCGCTGATGCAATTAATGAAAATTACAAAATATCCAAAATTATAGCAGACGGATTTTCTACTTATATTAATGAAATTTCTGGGAATATATCAGAAAGAGTGTTTGATGCAAAAATAAGCTTTTTTCAAGACGCTTCTATATCTCCCCCTGTTTCAGCAGTTGATATATCCAGTGGAGATATTATAGCTGGCACTCAAGACGGGGTCATTTTAAAGGGAGACTCTGGCTATTGGAATAAAAAGTATAGTTTGACTTCAGAAAATGCATTAAGTGATTTAACGGTAGTTTATTTGTCACAGGATGAGTCTGGTTCTAATCAAGAATCTTCAAGTGACGGACAAATACTTTCTGGACAAGGTTTAATTCTAATTAAAAACGGAATTATAATAAAATAAAATGATTGAATATATTGACATTAGTATAAATGGTAAGAAATTTATAGATGAGCCACTTAAGGTTCTCCCTAAAGGGTTTGTTATTGCTTGGCAATTTGGTCCATCACAGTTTTCGCAAAGTGGTTTTGATATAAAAATAGGTTCAGATAGTTTTGGGTTAGGAACAGACTTGTTTGTGGGAAACGTTTATGAGCATGTGGGAAGCAATAAGGCTAGGCAGGACTACTCTTTTTTCCCTGGTGTTAATTTGCCAAGAAGTCTTGAACTATATGGGCAAATCAGAATTTTTGATCAATTTGGAAATACGTCTTTTTGGAAAACTTTTACAGTTTACGTAAATGATATTCCTCATATTATAGATGCCTACTTTTTAAATAATTATGGAATTGAATCTGGAATAACCCTTAATGTTATTAAGCCTAATGCTGACACTTTAATAAAAACTCGATGGTTTCAGAATGGGAAAATGCAATCTTATTTAGATGACTCATACTCTGTGCCATCAAGAAATATTGAATATGGAGACGTGTGGAATGCTCAAGTTATCCCGTACAATGAATTGGAGTCTGGATTATTATTTGACGTAGACTCAATATTGATCCCTAATCCAAACGTGTATGTAAGTAACATATCTATAATCCCATCTAATCCAAATCCAGATGACATTTTAGAAGTGTCATATAGTTTATATAAAAATAATGTTTTAGAGAATATTGGAGACGAATCTGTAGTAAGGTGGTATGTAAATGATGTTGAAGTCAGTGGCTCATCTGATTCTAAATTTGCTAGACTTAATATAAGACCTAACGATATTGTTCATGCAAGAATAGATTCTAATTGGAGCGGTTTTTCAGGCAACAGCGTCTTAACAGATCGAGTAACTATAGGAGACTACAATTTACAGTTAGAAAATTGTGTAATTAATGGAGTATCTGATTCTAATTTTGTTTCTTATGACGCTGTTAACGTATTGTGGAATGTAAGCGACAATATAAAAGAAAAAGTTCATAAGTATCATATTAAATTAGGCCATTCAGAAGGAAGTTCTAACTTATTAAGCACGCATGTAGATTCTAATGTTTATAGTTTTTTCATTCCACCTGATGTCTTAGAAAAAGGCATGGATTATTACGTATCCGTTGCTCCGGTTGATAAAAACAACAATATCGGACGATATGAAACTGTATATTTTAAAACGTTTGGAAATACTTGGAATGACAATATTTCTGCTTCAAATGGCTACACAATATTCATAAAATTAAAATGTGAGATACTCACTGGTGAAGAATCTCCACTAGATGTTTTGTCTTTGAATATTGCAGATGGTGCACAGTCTTATGTTGTTGATTTTCATAAAAGTTTTGTAAGAATTAATATTGACACCAATACTAAAGTTAAGGCAGATGTGGATAACTCTATTTTTAGAGAGTATATTTTATCAGTAAAGGGTAACGATATTAATTTGTATGTGGACGGTATTTTGCTTGCAAAGTACAATCAGTCTACGCAAATTTCTAAAGATAAGTATTTTAATTTGATACCACGTGGTGGAAATGGAGATTTAAAGTGCACTATCTCTTCTATTAGATTGAGTGTTGATAATGCTTATCATTTAGATTCAGGTGAGGTATCTGCATTGACAAGTTTTTCAGAAATTATAGATTTACCAAACTTAGTTATCAATGACATAGAGGTTACTCCGAATGGTGTTTTAGTCGCAGCAAAAGATATATCCGATGAGTATTCTAAAATATATAAGTATGACTATTCTAAAAATAATTTAAAGTTTGATGTTGAAAGTCTGTCAGAGTCTGTATTTGTTGTAAATCATGTAGACATTTCTCCAGCTCATGAATCTTTTGCGGTTTCTAGCAATAAAGGTATTTCTTTATTTAAAGGAGATCCATTTTTAAGTTGGGATTCTTCAGTAGAGTTTCAGTCTCTTAGTGATTTGTATGATAATAATTGGAGTGTTGTTTCCTCTTCTGGAGGTTCTGGAATTTCGATTGTTTCTGATGGACTTTACATATCTAATAGTTTTGCTTCTGTGGGAAGAGTTTCTACAATAAAAAGATCTAATGAACTAGAATACCCATCTTTTGTAATCAAAAGTTTATTTTTGAATGAATTTAGCTTTTCTGTTAACAATGGCATATTGTCTATATTAAATAACGGAGATACGAATTTACGTCAGCATTCTGTTAATTTAGATAATTTTACTACTATAGATAATTTAGTAACATATTTAAAAGACTTGTTTGCCACTGTTGACAATACTTCTTATATAAAAGATTTCTTTTCATTTTATATTTTAAATGGAACAAATAATTTATCAACATTAGATTTGGTAGAATATAGCTCTGACTCACAGCAAGTGGAATATATTTTTTATATAAATAACACTGCTGATTCTATCGATCCATATGCTGATGCTTCTCAAACTTCTTTCTCTGGTGGAAGAGCTTTCATATCTCATAACAGCCCAGGATCTCCATGGTTTGATAGTGCAAATAGTGCATCTGGGTATTCTCTAGAAATAGAGTGTAAGGTTAATCCATTAGAAGATAGTCTAAGGCCAGTTGGATTTTCTGACAAAAACTTTTTAGGCATTTACATTAATGATGGCTCGTATGATCAAGAAATATCTTTTAGTAATTCGTCAATTAGAATAGCAAAGATAGGAAAAAATATTCCTATAGATTTGTCTGAAATGACTAAGCTAAGATTTAATGGAATTGATGGTAGGGTAAAATTGTGGAAGAAGTCTTCTGCAGACCGTGACTATGTGTTGCTTGACAGTTTTGCATTAAATCCCATATCTAATATATCTAGGAATATAACTAACCACAAAATATTCAATGTTAATTCTAAAACATACGTTATGTGGATTGAAGATGATGGAGACTATGACAGTATACGATATGTTGAATCTTTAGAAAGTGGGCAATTTTCTGCAGTTTATACAGTACCTGTATACATGTCGTCAATCAAGTCATTTGATTTTGTAGTAACTGCCTCTGGCTATATATATGTATCTTATGAAACATTTGCATATGACCATTCTGATATCATAGTTATAAGTAAAAACGACATTGGCTGGAGTACTCAATTTAATATAAGCAATGATAGAGGCTCGTCTATCAGGCCTTCTATGATACTGGACGAAAATGATGGGGTTCATGTACTTTGGTCTGACTCTAGGACTGGCGTATACGAAATTATGCATGCATATTTTGACTCGTTTGCAAGGAATTGGGTGGGCGTTGGAGATGATGCTAGAGCAATTAGTTCCAGTGGATATGCTGCATACAATCCTGCAGTATCGGGAAGAATGAATTATTTATATGCAACTTGGACTGAATTGGATCCAAATGGAAATAGTCATATAAAGATAGCTAAATACAATATAGCCTTACATTCTTGGACAAATGAAAGTGGCCTAGAAATAGGAAAGCTTGTTAGCAATCCTGGCATATCAAAAGCTGACTTATCTGATATCATTGCAGATAAAGATGGAAACGTGCATATTGTTTATCAAGATATTATAGAGAATGCTTATAAAATATTTTATAGACAATGTTCTGCTGAGCTAAATTTTTATGACTTGCCTAGTTCAATTGTGTCTATAAATGAAATTTCACATTCCGTTGAGCCTTCCATATCTTTAGTGGATTCTTCTGGCGATTTGATACTGTGCTGGAAAAAATCGAATGATTATATAGCCAAAGACCTTGCAACATCTTCTTTTGACTTTACGGATCCATATTCTCCAAATCTATTAACTCAAACAGAGACTGGAAAGCTCGCAGATAATGGGTATTATTTTGCCAGATGGAGTAGAGTATATAGATCTTGGCTATCGTCTGGTAGTTCTATAGTAAATGATTCTGGATCTACTGAGGGCGGGTATGACTCAAGACTTGACATAGGTAGACTTGGAGGCTCTTCTAGCGTCGCTTTACCAAAATTAATTTCTTCTAATAACTTTATCAGCACATTGTTGTATGATGATTTTTCAGATGAAAATACTAGAGCATATATATATGAGCTTGACGTAAGTTTACCTTCAAATATATTGGGTTTTGATAACCAAGATCCGTATAGTTTTTCTTTGAATCCTGTTAGTGATGCACTTGTGCGTAAAAGTCTTTTAATCGGAGACGCTAGTAATTATGTGTCTACTGGAATGACTATTAAATCTGTGAGTTACTCAGTTTCTGGTGCAAGAAACCCACTATCTTATAGAAAAGTCGGATATCTAACGCACATTATGCCATCAGATCCAATTATAAAGTCTTTTGTGGCTGATGATGGGGATGTATGGATGATAGGAAAAAGTGGCATATATTATTACGACTATGCAAGTGACCAAGTGTTTAACTCTTGGGAATCTAGCTTATGGGACAATAATAATTTAGCATCTATTATTGGCAATGCTTCATACGTTATAAAAGATGCATTTATTGATCCCTTTGGAAACATGTTTGTTTTTATGCATATAGACAATAGTTGCAAGTTATTAATTTCAGCAGACCATTTTAGATGGTTTGAAGTTTCAATTAATGATTTTACGTTTGATGTCAATAAAAATATTAAAATTAATTTCAATGGTACTGGCAATATGGTTGTTGGAAAAATAGGTCAAACATGTTTGATAAAAGACTATATTTTAGAAATAAGAAATCAAATACCTAATTCAAGCTTTGCTGACAGTTCAGGTAATGAAAATAGTCAGCTTCCCAAGCTACAGTTGGAATTTACCTCATCTACTAGTAGTCCTTCTTTATCTAATATTTTTGATATTAATGATATTACCATCGATAATAGTAATAACATTTCAGTGTCAACTAATTTGGGATTATTTTTTGGTCAAATTGGCAATCTTACATATTACGGTATCGAAGACGGCCTCCCAGGAAGCATAGTAAAGTCAGTCTATGCCAAAGATGCATATAGCAGAATATGCACTTTTGAAAGAAAAGTTGCATATATGAATGGGGCATCATTTGATGAAATTCCATTAATATCTAATTATCCAATTTCTACTTTTAATGGCGTTTCTTCCTCTAATCAAACAAGTCAAAGATTTGATTCCGGCAAATTGATTAACACGGAAGAGTACGGCAAATATTTACTGATATCCAGTCAAAATGGACTGATAGTTATCCTTAATAGTGATCCCGTTCTTATGAGGAAGCTTCCAAAGAGTGTATTTTTTGGATCAGAATTACTGGATATTATTTCTTCTGAAAATGCAAGATCTATTGTCAATAAGGAATTGAAGTTTAGTTTACCAAGTTATGTTTTGAATGATCCAAATATAAATAAATTTGTGGTACAAGTTTTTATAAATGGAAATGCAATAAATAGAGGTTATGAATTTAGCGCTAAGCAACAAGTGATTAATTTCTTGACATCGTTACTGCCTAATGATAAAGTAACTTTTAATTTGAGAACAGATATTGTTCTAGAAAACAATTTTTCTCAAAATGGCGCAGAAAAAGCCGCATTTGGCGTAGAGACAAGAAATGTAAAAAGTATTCTTTTTGATAATGGTCAGTCTTATGCCGTCGTGCATGGCAACTCTGACTATATAGCAGTGAGTGACGAGAATATATCTCTTCCTTATGATGAAGTAATATTAGATAGAACTCCGCCTAGTGGTAAGGTTAAATTTATATCGCAAACTGGTCCTGATTCCATATATTTAGGCATAGACCCTCCATCTCAAAATACGCCTTATGACGCAGTAAGCGGTATCGCCTCAATGGTTATATCTAATTATGACAATTTCACTTCGGACGGTAGTACGCCTATAGATCCCATTCCGTTTAGGCCAACTGTAGGTCATAATCTGATATCTGCTCTAAGCAATAATGCAAGTATATTTGAAAGTGATACAGACAATTTCTCTAAGCTTATCACTTTTACTAGACCCAATTCAGTTCAAAAACTATATGCGTTTACATCATCACCAATAAGAATTTATGAAAGAGAAACTTCAGGTTCTTTTTCTGATATTCCATTGGCAATTTTAGAAAATGGAAATGATGATTTTGCAATTGGATTTGTGCATAAATTTGGCTCATCTCTCATCATAGGAACAAGATCAATAAGCGGAATTAATTCTGGCAAGGTTATTAAGACTACAGATATGCAGACATTTACAGAGATCGCAGTGTTGCCAGGGTCTGGGGCTACTTCTGCTTTTATGTCTACATTTGATCAAAATCTTTATATTGGCACGGATGGGTCTTTGTCTTCTGATCCAAATGGATCTATAGTTGTTTACAATGGGGAATCTGTGTCTAGTTTTAAAAATAGACTTGACAAGGCCATTTTGTCATTATCTGGGTTTGAACGGTTCTTGTTTGCTGGCACTTATGATTCTGGTTATATTTATAGAATAGATATTGCATCTGGAGTTGTAGAGATAATCCATGCAGATTCTTCAGATGCCATTCTATCTTTAACTACATTAGGAACTGCAGTGTTTGGCGGTACTGCAGGAAGAGGTGTGATTATAAGAGCAAAAGATAATGATGTAGGTTTTATAGACTCATTTAAAACAGTTCCGTCCAACATCAATGTATTGAAGACTATCCAGCTTTCGGATAATACTTCTAGAATATATGCTGGAGTCGGCAGTAAGCTTTACAGTTTTAAAAACGCTTGGACATTAGAGGGAACTGCAGATTCAGATATTAATGATTTTGTTATTGACGAAAATGACAGATTAATATTCTGCTCTAACAGTCAGGTCAAGTCTGTTCAACCTGAAGGCTCTCAAGAAAGAAGGGTATTCGTTAAATTAATAGATAACGCCGGAAATGAAACTGATATTAAATCTGCTCCAGACACAATTGCTCCTCCAGATGGCTATAATGATGATTTGACTCTTGTGTTGACTTCAGAAGAGCTAGCCGCTACTTATCTGCAATCAAAAATGTTGGAAGTAGATGGCAGTGGAAATGTAGTGTATTATATAAATGGAGATGCGCCTTTTTATTCTTCTGAAAGAATAATGAAAGAGACAGGAGTGTATTTAAGTGAAGTATTTAATGGTACTACGGGTCATGTATCTTGGGGCAAATTTGCTTGGGAAGGTTTTTCTCCAGATGGGACAGACATAAGATTTTATATCAGAGTATCTGATTCTCGCAGTGGTATATTGAGTCAGCCATTTACTTTTGAAATAGATAAAAACTCTAATAACGTAGATATATCTTTTTTGAATGGTCAATATTTGCAGATTAAAGTAGTAATGCGTTCACTTGTTAACACGTCTCCATATGTATCTAAAATTGTTATAACAAACAACGCAGGGTCTGCAAGTCATTTCTTCACAAACACCTTCCCATTGCCTGCAAATATCAAGAGGGGCATTATTACTTTAGAGAAAGATTTGCCAGTAGGTTCTGATATAATTGTTGGTGTGTCTGGAAGAGATGCAACAGATTTTTCTCAATATCAAATTATCCCAGAAAATAGAATATTTAGTTTTGATAATAGCAATCAAGGACAGAAATTGCGCGTGGGATTTAGATTTGTGTCGCCACAAAATGTTTCAGATGTACCTGCGGGAAGTGATTTAGGAAGTTTACAAGGTCTTGGTAGTATACTTTCTAATTCTATCTATTTTGATTTTGAAAATACTACAGGAAATTCAAGACTTGTTGATTTTAAAATAGATATTTTTGAAGATCAAAATATGCAAGTTCTTAATTCTTCTTTTGATTCTTTATCTTCTCCTCAGCTTTTTAGAGTAAATGGAAACCCATTCCCAGGAGGTGGAGGAGTGAATATTCCTTCTGGGTTTGGATATAGGTTCCACTTCATCCCATTTGGCGCAGAGCTCGCTTGTGACTCAAATTATTTTGTTAAAGTTTCAGTTATAGAAGGCGCAAATGTGAGTCAGTATGGGAATTTGATACCATTTAGAAAAGTATGTGGCGTTAATTTTGTAAATGATATAAATTTCACATATATTAATCAACAAGATACTGTGCAAAATCTTCATTTTGAAGTTGCATTCTATGAAGACGAATTAAGACAAAATATTGTCAAATCTTATTCTAGTTTATATCCAGCTACTAATTTCAAATATTTAGCAGACTTTTTCGACTATCCTCTTGGAGGTCTGATCTTAGAGCCTAATCAGTCATCTGTTATTTCTTTAAGCTTTATTAACCAAGAAATATCTAAGTTTGACTCCACTAAAACTTATTATGTTACTATAAGTTATTTTGACTTGAACCAAAGTGCTACATCAAGAAGTGTAGAGTCTATGAATTATACTTTCCGTGTCGTGTACGTTAATTCTGATATCGCTTGCGGATCATCTTCTGGAGTGCCTGTACTAAAGGGATTCGCATTTATGTTTGAACTAGAAGACGGGCGTTTAATAAAATTCAACTACTTATCCTAATGACATTTTATACTGAAAAATTTAATCTTCCATTTTTTTCTAGAGGCGAAATTTATTCTGCCTCCAAAGACAAAAAAAGGTTTGAAATCATTGACGAAGAATTGTCATATCTTTCTTCTTTGATTGGTTCTGGAGTAGTTAATGGATTAAGGGTATCAAAGATTTCTGGTAATTCAATTAAAATTGAAAGTGGAGTATTTTGTATAGATGGAAAAATGTTTGAGAATGCAGTAGACCAAGTTTTTGAAGTTGGCTATATTGGCACTAGTTATGTTAGAATTAACAATGGTTCTTCTGGAACTTTGATATTTGGAAGATCAAGTAATATTGAAACAATTAATTATACTGATACTGGTGTTGACAGGATGATAGAAAATGTTAAATTTGAGACTATTAGTCCTTACAGTGTGGATATTGAAATTGATAGTCCATTGCCAGCAGATGCTAAAAAAATAAGAATATATAGATCAACAAGTGATCTGTTTAACACTGCAGAGCCAGTGTCCGTTATAGATTATCCAAATATTAAATTCACTGATGATGGTATCACTGCTGGCGTCACTTATTATTACTGGTTAACAATAGAAGATGTCAATGGTTTTATGTCAGATGTTTCTGATTCTTTTATTTACGTAAGCCAGGGAGATTTTTCCGTGCCAGATATGCCATCATCTTTAAAATGCTTTCCTGCTCATAGAAGTGTATGTGTGAATTGGAAACATTCTTTTAGTAAAAATGTTGATTATTACTTGGTAACTTTAAATCAGGCTGGAGTTTTACAAGAAAGAGTTGTTGCAAACAACATAAATCATACTGTTTTTTCAAATTTAAAAAATGGTGTTGTATGCTCAATATCTATAAGAGCCGTCAGTTCATTTGGAGTAGAGTCTTCAGATTCAACAATAACTGCTGTTCCAAGCTTTCATCCAGGAGCCAGAGATTCAGATTCAATTTATGGCGTATTTTCGCCAGCCTATATTGAAAATACCATGCGCTCTTTTATAGATATTACATGGTCCGATCCAAATATAGATCCAGGTTTGCCAGATTTATCTGCAGGTGAGCTAAAGGAACTGGAGGGCTTTGTTGTTAGTGTTCGTTATCAGGTATGGGAATTAAGGGTTAATGGTACTTTTTCAATACAGGGTGAGCCAACAGATTCATTTATCCCAAATCACATAAAATTTTCTAGTTATTTAAGAAAGAATTCACAAAATCAATTAGTTAATGAGCCATTAAAAGATAATACAACATACTTAATAAGACTTACCAGAGTAGTTAATGGAATGGAAAGCGTTGGCAGATATATTACTGTAGCAACTGGAGATGTGACGCCTCCATCTAAAGCTTTTAATATTTCTGGTTCTTTACAAAATGACAGTACCATACTATTTACATGGTCTGTAGATAAAATATCTGAAATTTTAAAACAAAAAGTTGTTGTTAAAAGTGCACCTATAATAAGTACTCAGTATAATTACACTAATATCGCATCTCCTGCGATAAGATTTGAATCAATAACAAGTAGTGGGTCAAATTCAAATGGAATAATCTCTGCTATTTTTGAAGATATTCCGCCTTTTAAAATTGGATTTACAGGGTCTTATATAATATGTAAAATAGATGAAGATAGAATAGAATATTTAAACAACAATTTATCTTTAGACGGGTTTTCAGGAGTCAAGATTGAAGTTTTATCATCTTCAAAAGAAATTTTAATATCTACAGAAAATAAATCATTTTCAGATGTAGTAGACGCTTTCAATAGCACTCCTGCGGTGATAAAGTTAACCTTTGTGCCTGGGTCTGGATTTGCTAAATCTATTTCTATAGGATTATCTCAATTTTTTAATATACAAAATATATCCTATTACAATGATAAAGAAAATTTATTTGATAGAGCAATAAGTGCAGAGCCTGTTGATTTTAAACCTGGGATCACTGAATCTTTTGGAGAAAATATTTCATATACGGTGGAGCTTCTAACTTTAAATAATGGATTTTCTTTCTCTGATATTCAAAAGAGCATAATAGTTGGAGATTATCAGTTAGATATTTCTGACGAGATTGGGAATACAACTTCATATACGCTTGAAGATGCCTATGTGCTTCCTGACAGAAGATACAGTATATCTGTTTATTTATATGATTTTACTGGCAACCAAAGTGCTGTATCGGAATATTATTTTGACACTCCAAGTACATGGCAAGTTAATCCAGAAAAAGCTCCTATGATGCAGATATTATCTGCCCAAGAAAACTTTTTAAAAGTTTCTTGGATACCATCTCCTTCAGAATATGTTTCTAGATATCAAGTATATAGAATTGACATTGGGACAAGCGATGTAATAAGCTTTCAAAATGAAAGAAATGCTCAATGGACTTATGTAGGTTATGTAGATGCAAACAATCATGAGTTTGTTGATTACTCTGTCACTCCTGGAAATTACTATATTTACAGAGTTACTACTGTTGGATTGTTGAAGCAAACTTCTCCTGTATTTTTTGGATTAATGGAAAATGATGTAACTACTGCAGTAAAAAAAGTCAATAAATTATATAATAATGAGTTTGTTCCAGACATATCCGTAGATCAAAGTAATAATGATGTCATTGTAAAAATAAATAAACAGAGTGGTGATTTTGATGGATTTAAGATTTATAGAAGTTTTGATATGGAAGAATTCAAATTAGTTGGCTCGCTGTCTACTGGAGAATATGAATTCATTGATAAAAGTGTGCTTATAAAAAGTGGATCTTATAGATACTTAGCTATACCTGTAACTACCCAGTCTGCAGTAATTATAACAAATGATGAAACTATAAATGATGGAGTGCTTCTTGCTGAAGTTGTTGTGGGCATAGATTCTATGGATGTCATTGATAAAAGAAAATCAGTTTTACTTGGCTCTTCATCTGTGATGCCTGAATTGTCAGATAAGATTGAAAATCATAGACATTTAGCTTATTCTGATGATGTAGATATGAGAGTATCTTTAAGTGAAGAATACGTATTCACATCATTTAATTCTGACAACTATCAGCGATTTTTTGTTGTTGATCGTATCCCGAAGCTTCCTTCAAATTTCGAAGTTGTTATATTGTTAAATGGAGAAGTTTCTCCTATTAATTATGAATTTTTACCAGAAAGAAAGCTAATTAAATTTTCGTCACAGCTTGCCCCCTTGTCTGGCCAAGAAAAAACCACGCAGATATATGATTCATTACCAGAAATAAAATTAGTTATATATTGTGATGGAGAATTTGATAATAATTTGCCTAAAGAAAGACTAAGTTCTGTATTTGCACAGCAATTAGGTTCTGGTAAAATCAAGATAGATAGTATACCTGATCTAGGACATTCTGGGATATATGGAGAGAAAATGTCTGCTCTTGATTGTATTGCTGAATCCGTAGACGGGTTCAAATTTTTAGTCACTAGAAATGAAAAAAGAAACTATTTATTATATAACCAGCAAAACAATACTTTATCAGAAATGTCTGATTTTGAATTTAATGATCTAGAATTATCTGATGGTTTTTTGTCTAAAGTTGGATTCCCTCTTAACAAAACAAGGCATTATTTAGTTTATGATTCTTTTAACATACCTGGAACAGAAAACTTTATATTTTCTACTAGTCGTGGAGTGTATTATTATTGGCAAAACGGCGATTCTTTTTCTATGAGCTTGTTGATTGCTTCTGAGCCACCACAGGACTCTGGTCCTTGTCATAAAATTGTATATATGCCCATATCTAAATCAATATATTGTTTAAACTTTAGAAGTTTTGATATACTAAAAGTATCTTCTAATGGCGGAATCGGACTTGCATACGCTCAGCAGGCTTTAAACTTTAATGCTCATGTTTTCAGAGATGCAGTTGAACTGAAAGATGGGACCGTAATGATCAGTTCAGATATTGGGATTTTTAGAGTAAAAACTGCAAGTGCTGCTAACTATCAAAATAATAATGAATCTTTTTTTGGTGACGTTTCAAATATCAAGATAGATCAGATAGGATTTTTCTCTGGATCTAGCACTGAGGTTTACGGGATGTGGACAAACGATGATCAAAGTATATTTTATGTAAGTACTGAATTTGGTATATTTTATTCATTAGATAGCGGAGATTCTTTTATTAGAGATCAAGACTTGAGGAAGACCCCTGTCTTTTATCACATTATAAGCCATCAGAATGTATTGTTTGCAGTTGGAGAAAATGGTATTTATAGAAAAAGATCTAATGAAAAAGAATTTAAAAGAATTTTTTATAGTACAAGTATGTCTTTTAAGCGTGTGACTGCAAAATATGGTAGACTCTTAATTACTACCAACGATGGAGTTTATGTTACTGATAGTATAGTCAACTGTAAATATAATGACAGTATTAATATAAAACCTATTGACATAGAAACTGCAGAAAGTGGAACTAGAAAATTGATATATTCACTTTCTAACTTTGGTCCATACTTAGTCGCATGTCTTGAGGGTAAAACAAAAATTATATATAATCTAGACAGATATTCTGATCATGTAGATTTTTCTTCAACAATTACTATTTTTGGTCATGATGATTTTCCCACTGTACAGGTAAACGGTAAATTAGAGAACATTCACGTATATTTCCAGTATGCTTCAGATGGTTTAAAAAATGATTGTATATTTTTTGATAAATATATAGATCAGGATGCAGAAGTAAAAGTAATTAGACAGTATTCTTCATTTAAATTACCATCAGGTGGCTGGGCAAGAAGAGACTTTGCATCTACTTGTATATTATATAAAAATAATTCTGATCTTAATGAAGGCAGTAGGGCTCATAAGCCATTTAATCAAATAGCGTATTATGCTGATATATCTCATTCTTTAAATGACAAAGTTGCAAATTTAGAGCTAGTTAATGCTGGTATAGAGTCAATCAAGTCTCATTCTCTATACATGCTCACAAATGCAGTTGATAATGATGGCAATACGACCGAATTAGGCGTGCATCGTTTTACTCGAAATAATATAAGAATGCTTATAGACAAAATAGATCAAGTTAATGCAAGCATATACGACGACAATGATGCTGCTAATATGGGCATTTTAAGCTCATTAAGATTGCCTTATTTAAATTTGCAGGTTGATTTTATATCTAATGTTTTGCCTAGCCCGTATGGAATTTCTTTAGAAGATTTAAGTAATTTGGGAATTATTTCAGAATCATATGTAGAACCAGCTTATACTGGAACTCTTGGGACTTACGATCCAGAAGACCCAAATTATTTATTGCCAACCATTCCACTTTCTGCGCCAATAGACGGCACTTCTGAGCCTAATTATGAATTAAATGATGAAGATGCATTTGCTGATAATTTAGAAATTCCCTATAGTGGCTATTATGGTCAGAATAACGCAGGAGTTCAAGGCTTTTTATGGGTTGGTGGTAGAAACAGACCTTCTGGATCTTTTGAACCGCCAGAAGGTGGAGATTTTGGTTGTCGCTATAACTGTGACGAAGATACTGGTGGCAATACGGGCGGTCCTGGTGGAGGTTTAGGATAATGCCAGGCGCTGGAGGAGGTTCCAATTCTGGTGGTGGCGGAGGCCAGGATTTAGGCTTTGGTGGCTTTACTAGCTACCAGCAGTTAGTGGATGCTGTTGTAAATTGGACTCCAAAATTAACAAGAATTTTTCTTTCCAAATATCAGGGCAAATATAGGGCATGGACATCTGGATCTGACTTGGCCGCTGGTGCTCCACAGCTTCCATCAAGTAGTACTTCTTCAGAAGAGTCCATACTTCAGCAGTGGTCTGCATTAACAGAAAAGCAGAGAATATCTATATTGCAATTTGTGCTATCTTTCAGAGTTGGAGGAAGAGGTTGTACTAGGAAATACAATAGGCCATATGTTGAATGCGAAAAAATAGTAACATATCAAGGCAAAAGTATATGTGTTAGATATAAGCCAGGGGCTAACAAGGACATATGCGATCAAGCGTCTGCTCCAGCAATTTGCAAAAAAGTAATTGCGACATGGCAAGAAGTCGCAACTTGTGATTCTTTTTCTGACGAAGCAACAGACCAGTTTTTTGCATGGTTATCTTCTAAGTTTACTAACAATTCATTAAATAATATATCTCAAAAATCTTTAGACGATCTTTATCTTAATGGGGTGCCGAGAAAAAGGAGAGAAGATTAATGGATAATGCATTTAATCAAAAACCAATATATGGAAGTACAAAAATACAGACCAATAGGGTATATCATGCTGTTGCTTCGCTAGATAAAAATGGTTTTCAGGTTTCTGGAAGAAAAAATAGTGATGCTTTTTACCAAATTGGAAAAGGCGGAAGTGTTTCGATTCTTTTTTCCAACTATAGATCAGATTGTGGCGTTCACTATGTTAATTTTGAAGATTTTATTCCTATATTTTTGGATTTGCAAAATCGAAAAAGTTCCTACTCAGAAGTAGTTAGTTCTGATTTTGCTATTAATGGGGTGAAATCTAGCGTAGGATATTTAGTGTCTGGCAATTCTTATTGCTTGAGATATCCCAAAAATTTTGGGAAAATTGTTTTTGAAAAACGTAATGACCAGTTTTATCTCGATGATCTTGTAGACATGGGAAGCTATTATGAAACCCATATACATCCAAGATCTAATAAGCATTTTGTGTTTAATATACTATTTGAAAATTTACCACTAGCTTCTGTCAAATTCAATATTTTTAAACCTTCTCGTATTGATTCTGAAGTAATAACTTTGAAGCATTACTTAAATTTTTATAATTTTACATTGCAAAATGATAGATGGTTACTTGACGCACCAGCTAAGATGACGGTAGAAAAAAATGAAAAAAATAAATACTCTTATTTTAAATCAAGTGGCGACCGAGAGTGTTTTAATATAAATGGATATAATTCTCCTATTTTGATATTTGATTATGATAAAAATTATGTTATTGAAAATAAAAATAAATCAGATAGTCCATTTTATTTTGACTTTTACCCAGAAGGCATGTATAAAAAGCCATACAGTGATTTTGATAATGATATAAACACTGATCGATTAAACTTGTATTTTCTATTTAAGGGTTATGGGGATGTATTTAAAAGATCTTACGAAAACACTGAAATAGATCCATATATAGAAACTGATTTTGATCGAGCAATTTCTTATGATCCTGACAATATTTTTTATGCTTGTTCAAATAAAAGATATTTTGGAAATAAGATTCATATAGGTAAAAAAAATATATCCAGCATTGCTGGCATGTATGGTATGTTTGCTCCAGAATCTAAGAAGATTATTTTTGACAACCCAGGTTCTTACCTGATATATGATTATTTTGATCATGTGTGTGGAAAAATTATGAATGTGGAAGTGATCGATTACGCGTTAAAAACAATAAATTCACAAGACGATATATCTTCTATTTCTTTTTCTAGCAATGAGCTAAAGTTTGTAGATCAAAAGTCTGGGACCGTATATATGTCCTTAATAGGAGATTTGTTTAAAAATGTAGAAGAATTCGCTGGCTATTTGACATCTGGTAGTCTACCATCTAACTTACCAACAAATGGTAGTATAGTAATAAAAATAAATACAGCGTATTTTTATAATGATAAAAACAATTCTTCACTATTTGCTTATCATTATAAAAAATATATAAAAAACGATTCAGTTATAGATGATAGACATTTTTATGAAAAGATGATGTTAGATGTAGACGGATACATTAAACAAATTATACATAAGTTAAAATCTTATAGAATATTTGAAGTAAATGTTGAATTTGAAAATACTTCATTAACTAATAGGTGACAATTAAAGTGAACATACTGGGCATAGCAAAAAACTTTGATTACGTTTATTTTGATGTTAAGTCAAATGCTATTAGCATATATGATTTAGTCAAGCTATCAGAAAACATGTATGTTAAAAAAATTATTATTAAAAACTGGAACAAAAATTATATCGCATCTAATTATAAAATATTAAAGCGATTGCAAAAATCTGTAGTTTTACAATTTTCTATTTTGGGCACATCTGCTGACGATATTGCCGTGATGCAATCATTTTTATCAAAAGAAGACTCAGCTTTAAATGTGACATCTCTTGATGTAGACAGAACTATTTTTGTTCCTGAATGGGTCAGTCAAAACGGAAATAAGATTATTTGGGATAGTAATTTGCTTAATAAAAGCTTTTCATTCACAGTTTCTAAATATGTAAATCGATTTCCTAATTCAGTAAAAAAAGTTATATTATTTCCAAATAATCCAGTATCATTGGAGCGCATGGATTTTAATTTATTAAAAAACATGAATGGGATGGACTTAAGCTTTATATCTTCATATGCTGGTCTTTTAGTATCTAAATACGGAGTAGACACGATATGGCCCATATCTGTTTCTTCATATGAAGAAATAAATGATATAGCGCCTTTGCTGAGACAATACTTTAATTCAATGAACATATTGAGCGTAATGATTGTATTTAGCAATAATATCAATAAGTCTAGTCTAAGTTTAGAAGAATATTATGCTATATCAAATTTGGAAAGATATGTAAACGTATACTTGTATGGTGTGCCAGTCGATAAGAGTGGGACCGTCACTTTTGATACAGACAGGTTTAAATGGATATCTGATGTAAAATATGTTAGTAGTTTTAAAAACGGCGTAGATATTTATAATAAAAATAATATCAATTTTATTTTGTTAAAATGATTTTGTCATGTCTATAAAAGGTATTTCTACATATTCAGTCTATTTTCAGTTTAATGAGGTTGGAGGGATGCCTACCCCTGGCTCTGTTGTTAAATATATAGACCAAAACAGCGTAGAACATCATTTCGTCATTACTTTCTATTCTGCCGGTATTAAGTCGATTGGAATTAAGCCTGTTTCTGGTTTTGGCAAAGTTTTTCCAGGCCTTATTCCTAGTTCTTATTTATATGCGTTAGATGAAAGTTTTTATATTAAAATTGCTAATAATTCTGTAAAGCTTAATGATGGTTCAATAATTCATAAACTTTATTCTGTAACTGATGTTCAAAATTCATCATTAGTCACTCGTCATAGCTTAATTAACAGTGATTCTAGAGGTGTGACGTGGAATGAATCTTTTATGGATGGGTCTTTATATTCTTATTCAGAATGTAATTTGGATTTTTTAAGTTTTACACTTCCATATGAAGAAGAATTTATTAGTGGCATATCAAAAAACAAACCAAATCCTGTAATAGCTATTAATAGCAAGTTTGGTTTAGTGCTACATAAAGACGTTGCACACTATAGATCTCATCCTGTATTGTTTTTAGATAAAAGCTTAAATAGTATAGTGAAAATAAATACTATTGATTTTATCAATATGGGAGATTTTGCTAAAAATAATTTACGCGAAAACTACACTGAAGCGCTTGACGAGTACTCTATATGTGTTTTTGCAGATAACGATTATTTAAATGCACAAACAAATTTTGTTAATTTTGCAAATAATATTAATTCTTTTGAATCATCATATAATTTTCATGATTTGCTAGTAATTAATAGTTCTTTACATGCTGGTCTTATTAGATTGAATGTTTCTCCAGGATATACTGGATTTGGAGAAATGAAGAATTACAATTCAATACAAAAAGTTCTGTCTGAAGGGTGTTTTGATGGAGATTATGTTAATGAGTTTTCTCCTATAGATGACGAGTCTATGGTTTTTTTAAAATATGACAACAAAACATATTGTGTAGGCCATGTCAATTACAGAGACACAACGTATTTTTCTGGATGCAATTTTATTAATGGCAGATATGTTGCAGATGGAAGAAATTCATTTGGAGAATTTTCTAAATCTTTGATAGACAGCGGCAACTATTGCACCATTAATAAAATAAAACTGTTTTTTGATAGATCTTTTATTAATGTTATTAACGCTATTACTAATCTTTATGAACATATGACAGTGTCATATGAGGAAATAGGCATCATTAATAAAGTGATTGATGGAAATGTTGTCAACAGAAATTATCAAAACTATGATCCAATACAATGTTTTCATCAATATGTTATTGGAGATAGTATATGTTCGTATATAGACGGCAAATATCGTTTTGATGATGGTTGTGAAAATTATGTTCCAGGTAGTGCTTATCTTCCAAGAGACGTAAGGCCAATAACAAAAAATGTTAATACAAAAGGTTTGGCAGAAAAAAGTGTTGGCATGCATTTTAGTCCACAATATGCATATATGCAAGGTCAATACAAGTCGCTTGCGATTCCAATGTTCGGTGAAGCTGACTTATTTATGCCATTTAAAAATACTATAAAAGATCTTTATGTAGATCATAATTTTGTATTTGTAGAAAAATGCGACTTAGGTCTTGCTATAAAAGATCGAATATCTAAAAAACAATTAAAAAATTTGTATATTTCAGGAATATCATGTGTAGAAAATGATCAGGTATTATCTGGATCAGATGGTGTGTTAAAATATTTAAGAAAAGATGGGAGTATTAGCAATGTAATAAGACATGACGATGCGGCAATTTTATTGTGTCTTTCTTTACAATTTTTGTCTTTTTTAAACGAAGGTGAATATTCTGAAAAGATGTCGCTTATGTCTAATGTTATTTTTGACTTTGGACAAGATGGTAGAAGTAAATCTGTTAAACTTTCTTTTGTTCTTAATTCAATAAATAAAAGTATCTATCAATATAGCGATTATAATGATACATATTATGTATCTAAATTGGATAGAGACATAGCAATTCATGAGATGCAGAGAATGGTTAAAAGTTTAAGAGGTTTTTATGGCGGTCCATCTAGTGCTGTTTATCAAGATCTTATAGGATTGATAAATGATTACGGATTGAAATATCCATCATCTACCATAAATGTATTAAAAGAAAAAATTATAGACACTGCTCATCTATTGACAAAGCTTAATTTTTATATCAAAGGTCTTGGAGAACCTCAAGTTGATGTATTTGGCATGGCAGAAGACGCTACTGGAATTGTGGACTTAGAAAGCATATCTAGTCTTTCATTAAATGATAAAGGACTAAGAAAGTATAAATCAAATAATGTTAGCAAATCAATTTCTTTATATTCATCTTATAAATCCATGGCTTATGGACAAACTTCACCTATTTGGTCTGGAATTGAAATTTTTTCTGGTTCTATTAGAAGCCCTTATCCTCCAAATGATGGCAAAAATGCCGCACCTATTGATGTGCGCAATACAGTTGAGGTGATGATTAATAGGTGGCTTGATTCTGTATCGCAACTATCTGAGCATTTTGACGGATATATTGTCGAATCAAAAGACCATATTAGTATAGTTGATGATAATGAAATGCGTTCAAGAAATTATGTGCTTATAGAGTCTCTGAAGAACAAAACGAATGTGCTACTAAATAGTAATTTTAAGATTGGCATTTCGTTCTCTTGCATAAGTGATGTAGATTTTCCAACTAGAACAACTGGCTATCTCAATAGTGGCTATATCATAAATGCTTCAAGAATATTCGCAAATATAATAAAGCCATCTTTAGACGCTGGAGCAAGAATAGTAGTTCAAGATCAAAATATAGACATGTATATATTAAGCTACTTTAACTTTATTGATGCAGCAATTATCGGTAATCGCAGTAAAGAAGCTGAAAATGCTTTGTGTTTTTTTGAAAATGTTTATAATCCTGATTATCCCAATAAGTCTTTTTTATTAGATTTAGACGGCAATGAGTCTGCCGTATTTGATGGTATAAAATTTAACACAATCGAGCAAAACGCTTTTATTAATTATCTGAATTATCAAGGTTCTTACTATTTTTCATCTTATAGTGCGTTTAAAAGCGCATACTCTCCAGCTGGTGCAGAACTTTCAGACAGCAATATAGATTTAGAAAGATTTTGTGAAAGAAAATCAGTTTTGTATGTGGCTCAAAATTTGATTGCTGAGCAAATATCTACTGTTGTATCTAGCATAAATGACTATGAAATAACTCAGAATACTCAAAAATCTTTACTGATGTACGGATATAGATCTGCTGCTGTTCAGGCTCCAAAAAGAATTACTCATAATATATTTGCTCATAATTTCTTTAACTTTGTTATGGTAAAAATGGGTGAAGAAGTACAAAACACTCATTTTACAAGAAATTTATTTTCTTCTCCATACGCAGGTTTAAAAACAAATCAAATTCATGCATTTACTCATGACGACAATTTTGTATTAAAGAAGATTTTTCATAGGAGTAGTAACATTAAAGATTCTTATATTGAAAGTTGCATTGTAGGAGATTGGGGTAAGTTAAAAAATGTTTATCCAATTCCTCCAAATGAATTTGTCACGTCTGATGGAATAAATATGACTAAGGGAGAAGGCTCTAATAATCGTGATGACGATATAATATTTAGATTAAGCACATCGAATTTGCCAAATATCAAGAATTATTCTATTAATGGAATTATATAATGGCTCAATACATAAACACATCTTTAATATCTGATAGCGAATTTTGGGATGCATCTACTTGGAGAAAGATGTGCAGAGAACTTGCTGGCCTTCGTGGATTGGCTCCAGCTATTCATTTTAGAAATACGGCTAACGATTCAGATGCGTCTCAGTCAGCGCCAGATGACCGTATTTTTCATACCCACACGCACCAGAAAATATATGTTTGGGGTGTTGAAATGTGCGCAGGTGGATATGATACCTTAAAAATATATTGGAGAAGTCCTAGTAATCCGCCAGATACTCAATGGAACTTAGATAGTGGATGGACTTTAATTAAAGGTGCTGGTGCTGCAAGTAACTCTGGAGAAGGGTATGGTCCTGGTCAGACAAATCCAAGCAACGTAACTAATATACAGCCGGGTCCAAGTCCTGCTGGAAACAGGGGTGTGTCAGAGTCTACTCTTGGAGGGACTGGCACGGGGCTTCATTTCCCTCAAAGTAACCCGTTGCCGGATGGATCAACGACCCTTACAACTTATTTTTATAATCAATGGCTGCTGGAGATGAAACATAGTGGAGCTATTTATACTATGGCAGGTCCATCTCCAGCCTATGATAGCGGAAAGGCTTACACTACTTTAACATCCAATTTTTTAAGAACTTTTCTTTTGATGAAAGAAGGGTATTGGAAATTTGTATTAGATGAAACTGCATCGCCTTGGTATAATGCAAATCTTAATAAGCCGTCTACAAATTGGGATGGAGGACTTGATAACGATTGGTTCTACAATAAGGGCAGAATGAGTCCGGTAGATTATTCTCAAAATCCAACTTTACACGAGTCTTTGCCAGGACATGTGGACAGTAGTAAAAATTTACAAGTATCTTCAACCGGAGTAAGGTATAGATCCAGATTTACTCGCTCTCTTAATGTAAGAGCTTTTTTCCCAGAAAAAGATTTAGTTACTGGCGTTCGCTTTACTCGTGTGACAAAAACTATGACTCCTGGCGTATTGACCACTGACACTCAAGTTGACGCGCCCTACACAAAGGTTGTTGGCTATGGAGGAGAGTGGGGTAGTTCTTTAAATGTAGACAGAAGTACAGAGTGGTCTAGATTTATAAAAACTAGGAATTCTTCTGGACAAGACGGGACAACAGGCTTCCCTCATATTTCAGAAATAACTGCTAATGAAAGATTTAGTAATACCGCATGGAGATTTACTCCTAACTTTAAAAAACGAACTATTAATAGAAGACATTTAATTTTAGACGGTGTCACCATTAACGGTGGTGATAAATTCACTTCAGGTTATTACGGAAGTCAGATTTCAATGTATGAAACTGATCCGATATGGGTAAGGCAGGGGGCTCCCAGCTCTCCTGGTAGTTTGTTTCCATCTGGAGATGGGCAAGTAAAAGGATGGTTTATAGATTTTCGTGGCTGTGTTTTTAAAAATTGTACTTTTAAAAATGTTGGCATAGGAGGCTTCAATGAAACTTGTTTTTCTGGTGCATCTTTTTTAAATTGCAAGTTTATTAATTGTGCAATTAATACCAATGGTGATTCTATTCTTTTTAGCGAATGTTCTTTTATAGGTGGATGCAAGCAGGGGCCAATATTTACTCCACCAAATTTTCATTCAAGTGCTTTTATTAGTTGCCAATTTTTAAATAATGATAGATTTTTTATATTTACTTCGTCAAGAGGTCCTGTTAGTGACAATTTATGGTGGAGAAATGAATTTGATAATTATGTAAATATGAACGGCGGAGGTTCAGAACTGCTATGTACTGAATTCCCTGGTTTTATGAGATCTGGTGCTCATCAGTACGCATTTGAGACTTCTGGTACTGGAGGAAATACGGATTATATTCAGCAGCAGCATGAATACGCTAGAAATATGTTTATATTCAATAGATTTCACAGCGGCTTAGGTGGAATAGTGTCTTCTTACGAAACTTTTAGTCGTGCAAATTTTTTCTACTCTAATACATTTAATGATCCCATAAAGATATACGGGCATACTCCATCTTATCATGCAGAAGATAAATGTCTTTACGAATCTTGGGCTCACAATTTTATTCATAAGTTATCAATTGCTTTAGATGGAAAATCTCATCATTTTAGATTTATATGTAATGCAATATCAGAGCCACATTTTAATTCATCTAAGTCCATAGATAATCATTGGACAAGGTATCCATTTGGGAATAATGCATGGATCGTCGCTCAGGGTGTTGAGGCAGACGCCTCTGCTCCTACGGGTGAATGGTATTGTGTTAACACAACGGGAATGGGCAATAAAATAATAGGAAATCAAATAACTAATTGGGGCGATTATTTTATGAACAATGCATTAGGTCCATGTTCTATCTTTAATGGCTTTCATCATGTGTATGATCCAGATTTTGATATTAACATAAGTGGTGATTCATATTGGGGTCAAAATAATCGATGGAAATATGTTAATGTGGCTACTAGAAATAGGTTTTTTATGCCTAGTCCATTTAAAAATTATGGATGGCATGATGGTGAGATAGGAAGAAAAAATGCTGATGGCACGTCTTGGAACCCGAGTAGACATAATAATACTGGATCTAGGCTCTGGTCTCCTATGCCATTAGAATGGCAAATAAAAGGAGACGCCGGGGTTCATGGCGAAAGTGCAGGCGGACCACCTAATGGCTTCCAATGTTCTCAAACTGCGTCCGATATTTCTGCAAGAAATGAATGCAGATCTATATATGTGAAAAATGTAAGCACTGGTGTTTGGGAAAAGAAAAATACTGGAGTTTTGTACAGTAATGAAGCAAATCTTAATGATAGAACCGGATGGAGTCAGCAAATATTTAAAAGTGATTTGATCACAAATGGACTTGTACTTTTTTTAGATGCTAGTCGTAGTCAGTCAATTGCTTATGGGAGTGGTGCTTCTTTTGACATTCCAGATGGAACTCTTTGGAAAAATATTGTATCTAACGGGTTTCATGGTACAGTAAAAAATGTTCCAAGATTTGCGGGGATTAACGGAGCATCTCCTCATGCCTCTTGTTCTAATACTTATTTAAGTGGATCTTTGGCCGGTCAGACTATAAATGATGGAAGTGGTGGCAGCATAAAATTTAATTGCACTGACACTAATGATTCTGTCATTGTCTCTAATATAAACTCATCTGGCGTGAGTGTTGCAAATACTTTCAGTGCTAGCACTACTAATTTTATTACCCTGCAAATATGGGCAAGGTTCAGGACACTTCCCAATCAAGGCATTTTGGGAAAAGGAACAAACGCCCTTGCCACCGGATGGGATGGATATTCTATTCAAACTGATGGGGCAAGCAAGTTGCTTATAGTGACAAATGGAGGGTCTGCTTATACAACTCATAGCTCTATAGCTACTGCGTCTTCTCTATCTTTAGATAAATGGTATTTAATAACTGCTGTCATAAAAATTGGGTCTTCTTCTGGGGATGTGCAGGGTTACGTCAATAATAACAGGGTCATTAATTCTTCTCATGGCGCAGAGTCATCTTATGATGACACTGCAAATCCATTAACAATTGCTCAAGGGTATAGAAACAGCACATCAGCTTTTTCTTTTAACGGATGGATTGGAGAGTTTTATTTTTACAATAGAGCTTTGACTGCTAATGAAATATCAAATAATTATACAGCCACAAAAGGCAGATTTGTTTATTAAAAAGGAAAACTATGTTTCAAGCTTACGATTCTAATTCTGCTTTAAGAGAAATGGTTGGCATAAGAGGAGCTGCACCTTCTATAAGATTTAATGAATCAGTTCCTGGAGTTTCTTCCTCAAAGGAAGTATTACATGTACCTGCGAATGAAAGCGTGTACGTTTGGGGGGTAGAGCTTTTTAGCGCAGGGCATGATTGCATAAAGATAACGCATTACCCAGAAAATAGTCCTCCATTTTTAATAAAAGATGGCGGATCTCATATATCAAATTTTAAAAATCAAAAAACAATAACTTATGTCAAAAATGAAATAAGCATAAAAGAAGAAGTTCCATTTGATGATTTTTGGCAAGAGCCTTATCTAGTTAATAAAAATGATGAGCAAATTATTAAAAGTAATTTTTTTAGATGTTTTATTTTTTTGGAAGAAGGCTACTACAAAATAGAGATTGATGAGTCTTTTAATCCAAAATACATGGATCCAAATTTTTTGCCAATTGATTATAGCTCCGATGAAATTTATAGTCCTGGTAGCGGGGATAGGAGTGTAAGAAGAGCTGCAACATGGCAGGTAAAGAAATCTAAAAGCAATACTGTAAATGAGTCATATGCAAGATCTAATAGTTTTTTGAAAAGAGAAATTTATGTTAGAGCAATTTCTCGTACTAAAGACATAGTTGACGGAAGTTCATTTACTAGAAATGTGTTTAATCTTTCGCCTGGCATGGTGAAGTATGAAAATCTGCCACCATTTACTCCTTCTACAAATCTAGACACAAACGGCAATCCAGTTCGTCTTGATTTAGTTGGTCCGTGGCATTTACTTGGAAATAATTCATATTACAATATAGATACATACCATAACAGTAATACAACTACAAGTGGCGCGCCTACTATTGACACTACACATGGATGGCAGGGAAGACATGCAGTTATAGCCCCACGTTATACTATGTCTTCTTTTATGAACCAATTTTTAGAAAACACTTATAGGCCATATTCAGACTACTTCAGGCAAGGATGCCGTTATGTTAATATGCGTAACGGTATAATGGAAAATATCAATTTTTATGGATCAGACTATACGATTGTTCATCAATTTATGATTGTTCCGTCTAGCTATTACAATGACTATCTTACAGTATCTGCAAGTGAAGCTAGTCAATATCTTTCAACTACATCGTATGTTGTTACTATAAATAACATTGATAATGTTGTTACTATAGATAGCATTGATAATGTTGTTGCCTATTTAAATAATGGAACTTCAACACCTTCGTCATCTACAAATCCTTTGAGCGTTCCAGACCAGTATAATAATAATGTCTTGTTGGATATGAGAGGCTGTGTCTTTAAAAATTGCACGTTTGATAAGTATAATATTGGCTGGTCTTTTAGAAAAGACACTATGCTTGATGGCGCCGTATTTGAAAATTGCACTTTTATAGGAGCTGGTTTAGGCTATTTGCATTACGGTGGAGTGTTAATAAAAAATTGTCATTTTGAAGAAATAAGTTCAAATTCAGATTTAAGCTTATCTTGGGACGCTGGAGGTTCATGTTGTGTAATGGGTTGTACCCAAAAATATACTGAACGTGGTACACTTTTTTCATTCCATAAGGGTGGTTTTAATGACAGTGTTTGGATAAGAAATTCACTTCATGGCATTGATAGATTCCAAATTGCAAATGAGCACTGGGTGTGCGAGTCATGTTGCTGTGGAGATTGTGAAATTTCAAATAGATTTGACAATAACATGTACATCATGAACAGGGCGTCTAAGGGGCCTGCTTCAATCGGTCCATATAGAACTAACTCTAAACTTAACTTAATGGCATTTAATTCTTTTGAGTCACCTTCTGGTGGTGCTGGTATGATCATAGTCAATGATCCTGGTAGGGCATTTGACATGGAGTGTAATGTTTGGCTGTACAATGATATATTAGGTGGATATGTGGATTTTCAAAATTGGTGTAAAAACAATAGGTTGATCAATTGTACTTTTAGAAAAGCACAAAATACTGGAAATCCATGGGGAGGGTATAATTGGGTTGCGCAAGATGAGCAAAGTGGGTGCTGCATGTATAGTTCTTACAAATTTTTAAATATTAGCGGCACTACAACTAATGCTCCACAAAGCAATTTGCTTATTAATTGCTCTATGATTGATTATCAAGACGATAGTTACACTTTTGGTGCCAGTTATGCTAGCGATAATAATTGGTTTTTTAGCAATAAAGATCCTAAAATTGACAATTCAGAATTATTAGCAGGTAAAAATGTAATTTATAATTTAAGAAGAATTATAGAAAATAGTATGAGCAGAAAATATCCATTTGGAGAAAGCGTTCCTGGGCCATCTTAAAATATGGGGTACACCGATCACAGTTTTCATTTAGGTTTACGCAAGCTTGCTGGCATGAGGTCAGTAGCGCCTGCTGTTCGCTATATTGATTCAGATTTAGGCGAAGAAGCTTTTTGCGTCAGAAAAGATGAGCTTATTACTTTATGGGGTTGCGAATTAATGCCCTTGCAGTCTGATTGTGTAAAAATTAGCTATAAATCAAGCCCATCAGCATCGTGGCAAGTTTTAAAAAACTATTTAGTTCAAACTTCTATAGCTATTTCTGGCGGGCACAATCCTACAGATGCATCTTATACGTTTTCTGGCTTTCCAAGTTTAGCTGATAACTACGAATTAAATGATCCTTTATACGCAAATGGATTTCAAATAAGTGGAATTACTTACTGTAGAGAGCATGACAGCCCATTTAAAACTGTTGGATATTCTTTATCTTGGATATATAGAGTGCAAGACGACACTCACGCAAAAGTTTCGTATACTAATTTTGGAAGAGGGTTTAGGTTTTACGTAGAGGGTTATTACAAATTTGAGTACGATGAGTCTAGATCGGCTTTGTACAGACAGACAAGTTCAAATTTTCCTATAGTAAACCCGGATACTCAAGACTACAATACATTTAAATATAATGGATCTGTACCTTGGACCCCTTCTGATTCTTCTTTATACGAACATGGAGACTCATTAGTAAGATCTATAATTATTAAGTGTAAAAGTAATTTTGATGTAGTTTCTAATAGCACTTATGTTAATAACAATGTGTCTATATCTTCTTCTAATATTGAGAGTTTTGTAGCCTTAACTGCTGATAATATTTGTAAAAAAGTAGGTCTTAATATTAAGTCAAAGTCATATTTATTACCATCTGCTAATGGATCAGTTTTGGCTAGACAGTATTGTGCTTCTGATAATTTTTTAATAGATGTATCTTCTACGGGTGTTGCATCAAGTGTTATTAATCAATTTGACAAAGCCATGGGGGTGCAATCAGGAGAAGTGGTTAAAAATCTTAGAAATAGAACTTTTGATACAGCTAATTTTTTAGGACCAGGAGATTTTGTTCAACATATTGCTTCAACTCCCGGTTCTTTAGACTGTGCTCAAAAAATAGATATGAGGAATTCTAGATTTTATAATTGTATTTTTAAAAATGTTATATTTGGATCTCCAGGAAATTCACAATTAATTTTAGATGGTTCGTTATTTTTTCAATGTTCATTTTTTAACTGTAAATTTTACTTGAATGGACAAAATATTGCTATTAAAAATTGTAATGTTAATAATAGTTCAGTTCGTGATGGTTTTTTAATATTCAATGGATCTTATGGAAATATGATTTCTGATGTTATATTCAAAGATACAGATAAGCCATTTGTATTTGTTAATGGAGTTAATGCAAATCGTAATAATTTTATTATGATGAATAATTGCAGTCAGGCTGGAGACGTAGAAATAGGTAGTTGTCCTTTTGTAAATGTTGTAGGAGATTCAAATAACAGCGGATCTTTTTCTGGAAATATTGTTATGAGAAATTATATAGACGACGGATCTGGAGATCCAATAAGAATTGAAAAAACTTCGGCTCATGGTAATTTTTTTGGTGGTAATTATATGATTTCTCATGGAAATGTATCTCTGGCAGACGACGCAAGGCAGAAGCAAAAAAATAAGGATATTATCAAATATCCGAGTATTAAGCCGTATATTCCTTAAAATAATAAAATTTATACGAAATATATATGTATATTCATATAAATGGTATCATCAGTTTATTTTAAATATATGCTCACCCGTTAATAATATATGGCTTACATAATTAACTATAAACCTAATTTACATGACCTGTACACCTATGGGTCTCAGCCGATTATAGATCCTAGTAATTGGCAAAATAATAGAAGAGTATATCCAACTGGTTATAATCAAAATTTATTTATTAAAGATCCATTTTATAATTTAAATTTTAATGTTGATTTTAGCGGAATGGATCGTGAAGGTAGGGGTGCTCCTGGTTACGGATTTAATCAATACGAAGGTCAGTCTGGGTATCTACCATCCGGTGTTTTGGTAAATTCTGGCAGTGGATCTGTTACTCTGCCTAGCATAGCTGGCCAGTTTAGGTCGTTTGGCAACAATGCAGACTGCTACCATTTAGGCTGTCCTGTTGGTAATTTTGAAATAGCTTCTAATTATAATCATTGGAATAATGGAGCATGGGCAAAAGTCTTGATTAGCCCAAAACATTTTCTTGCAACAGCACACTATGTTGGTTCTGGCAACAACAACACTTCAATACGCTTGCTTGGAAAAAATAATCAAGTAGTTACTAGAAATGCAACAAAGCTTATAGACTTTAGTAATTCATCTAATTTTCCACCTGGATATAATTGGCCAAATTCATCTTTTGATTATACTTTATTTGAATTAGACACTGCTCTTACAGAGCAGGAAATGCAACAAATTAAAGTTTATAAATTTTTAAATGCATTTAATTTGCCAACAAGTGTTCCACTTTTTTATGTTTCTCCTCAAAGCGTTGTATCTGTACTGAATTCTTTAGGAAATGATTATTTTAATATAAATTTGTATCCTGATGCTGCATATAGAGGCAGTTTAGTTTCCGGCGTTCCAACGCAATCTACATTTAGTGTTTGGGTTGGCGACAGCGGGACTCCAGTGTTTGCTTATGTTCCTGGTATTGATGAAACATGTTTTTTATACTCTGCTTGGGGTGGAATGACGATATCAGACAACGGCAATACTGCAAATCCAACGGCTACAAAAAAATGGTTTGATGCTTTAAAACAATATATTTTTGATAGAATCGGGTACAATATTGGCTTAGTCAATTACTCTACTACCGGAGGCGGCAATTCGTCAAGCAGTAGCTCCATAGGTAGTTCAAGCAGTAGTTCAAGCAGTAGTTCAAGTAATGTTGACTCAGGTTTGTGGATGCCCATATCTTCTGATAATCCGTTTGCAAGGAATATCGATATGACTTCCGATACTGACTCTCCTCCTATAGCTCGTTGGTCCAGTGTTCCATTGCAGTGGATCCATGATGGTGAGTCGGTAAAGGCCTCCGTTGTCGCCTATCACTCTACAGGAATAAAGCGTGTAGATTTTATATGCGATGGAGGAGAGTACGAATCTGGAGCTCATATTATAGGTGTTATAAATCCGGTTGCTGACTCTAGTTCTAAGCAAGATGAGTATGCTTGCAGTATAGATATAAATGATTCTTGGTCCGAGGGAATACACACAATAAGAGCTATTGTTTATGCAAATAATGGGACAAAGAGAGTACTTCAAGGTTCTTGGTTGCCTAAATATAGTAGTATATCTGATCCTTATAATTATTTTAATAATGGAGAAGTCGATTTTACTTTTATTGTTAATCGTGGCTCTTATGATGGCAATACGGTATATGTAGATGCGGTTAATGGAGATGATTCGAATAATGGTTCTTTTAATAGCCCATTTAAAAATTTATGGAATGCGATTCCCGCAGCACACGCATTTCATTTAGAAAATTCTATTAAAGAAGATGTGATTATATGCAAAGCTGGAGAGTACAGGCTAAGTCCATTGTTAAATGGTGATTATTCTTCTGGAACTCCATCTGCACTTGCTTTGGGTGCTGGAAGAATAGGTTGGTTAAAAATAAAAGCGCTGGATGGTTTAAGTAAAAAAGATGTCGTAATTACAAATCGTTCAACTAATTTTGGCAGTGTTGCCAATCCGACGAGCTATGCTGTAAAATCAAATACTTTAGTCTCTAGGTTTACTGTCTTTGAAAATATAACATTGGAAAATTTCTATGACAGTAGTACAAATGTTTCGGGAGAAAAAGATTACATTATTTCTACTGACGGTTCTTATGGATTTGATTCTAGAGGTGTGTGGTTAAACAACTGCTCTATTAGAGGACGCTCAGGCGTCTCTGTTGATACTCTAGTATCTACTTTGAACAATCAAGTTAATATTTTTTTTAAAGCATATCCGGGTATTGCTCAAAATGTAGTTGGTTTTGCCACTAATTGCAATGTAAATAGTCTTTATAGAGGATTTGACGGTTTTGTAATGTTAAAGCAATGTGGAATTGGTAATACTGTAGAGTTTGCAATTAAAAATTGTGCTTCAATTTTCTCTTGCAATATATCTAATGTCGGCAATGTTGGTGCTGTCGCAGATTCAGCTGTCATTAATTTTAGCCATACTTCATTGGCAAAAAGTAACATTATAGTTGCAAAGAATCAGATTAATAAATCTGCTATATCTCATTTTAGGATTAATCCACATCGTAACGTTTTTGATTCAGAAATTTACTTTGAAGGTTTTGCAATTGTATCAAATTATTTTTCTAGAGCTACTGGAGGTCCAGGTAAATCATACATATATAATGGTATAAAGCAGATTTTCATGTCACACAATAGTATGTTAGACTATTTGTCTATACATGATGCTAGTGGTGGAGTTTGGGGCGGTGATGTCTTAGTCTCAGACGTGTATTGTAAAAGTAATCTGCTCAATGGGATTATTGTAGACTCTACTTCTGGTTCGTCTGCGTCCCTTGGAGCAGGCTCTGTCGCATTAAATCAGGGATTTTTAAATTCTAATTCAGAAATATCTTCCAATATATTTTTATTACCAACTCAGTCAAATAATCCGTTATTTTTATCATTAATTGTTAATGATAAAAATAAGCAAGTTAATCAAAGTGTTCATAAAATTGTAAAAAACTATAGTGAGGGTAATCTTTCGCTTTTATGTGTTAGTTTAAATGGAGTGTCTAATCCAGCTAAAGGAATAGAAACAGCTACATTGTTAAATACTGATATTTTAGGAAACTCTTATGAAGGTTCAAAGTCCGACTGTGGCGCAAGACAGGATTGCACAGAAGAAGTTTCGCCAGATATTATAGAAGTTGCAGATTTTCAGACAGTTCCTATTTCTGGTTTTCCAGTTCTTGGATCTAATCAAGTAGAATTTTTTCAGTCTTCCACATTTGCTTTACAATATCAGTTTAGTGCGTTTGATATGGTTTTGTGGTATGATCAAAACGTAAGAAATTTTCCAGTATCTGCCTCAGAAGTCGGGTCTGAATATTATCCGGGCGGCTCATATGAAACTTGCCAGATTTGCACGTTAGGTTCTGGACTTTGCACCAGCACTGTTGACGGTGGCATAAATTGGTTTAAGCGATGGAGCTTACCATCAAGTTTGACTTACGAACTTTCAACTTTGCCTGCATGTGGTAGCGGAAATACTTCAAAAATAGCTGGCACAAGAGCAGCATTTAAAGAATATTTTGATGTTGATGGAATGATCAGGGGAATGTCAAGATACAGTCCAGATTGGGCTTTAGTATTTTTACATGGCGGCTCTGAGCCTTTATGGTGGGACACTCAAATCCCAGGGATGCAGCAGTGGGCCTTGTTAGCAGATGATGGGGAAGAATCTACTTCCATGGGATTGGGATTAGACGTTGTTCAGGCATATAAGGACGCATCTAATAAGTATAAACAAAAATTAATGGCTTATTTTTTCCCATTTGCTTGGATTGAGCTTGATTCTTCTGTTTATCCATATGCTTTAGACATTTTTGGAAATCATGTTATTGAAGGTCGTCACGGACCTAATATTAGTTATAGATCTTGTTTCAATAGTGCATTTGTTGAATTACTTGCTAAAATACACGTTGAGATGGCTCAAAAATGCTATGATCTAGAAACTGGATATGGGTTTAATGGTTGCATGTGGGATGCAGCTCCATTGTTTTATACACTAGATTTTAGTCCAGATGCAATATCCGCATCTGGTATCGATTCAACTACAAACTTTCCATGGCCATTGAATAATCCAGCAGACGGCTCTGACACCACTGCTTTGACTGACTTTGTTAGTAGTGTAACTGCCAATGCCAACCCTGGAACTTTGCTACTAAGAGATCCCAATCCTTCTTTTGGATGGACTCAGGCAGTAAAAGATAAGCTTCAAGCTTATGTATATGCTTTAAATAATAAACAGCCAGATATAGTCAGAACTATAAGAGAGGCAGTTGATCAGGCTGGCTACTCGGAATTTGCTATACTGCATGCAGTAGGAAACTCTCAGCCTTCTTTTGAATGGCCTGGGAATTCTGAAGACGTTGTTTTGTATGCGTCTGGAGTAAAAACTGAAATCGGTGCAGAAGGGTATGTTCGCAGAAGACAAGCACCTGGAGTTACGAATAAAACTGGCGCTAAATCAGTGCCAGATCTTTGGCTTGCGATGCATACCGACTTGCTCCTTTCTCAAGCTCGCACAGGCAAGAGGGCTTATGGATGGCAGATTGGCCAGTGGTTTATACCAAACTGGATATCTGGGGGTACTTGCGATGATACCTTCAAGTCTTGTTTGACATCTTTTGATAGTGGGTATTCTGGTAAGGTAGAGTTTAAAAATAATGTTCTTCCAAGAGACATAGCTGTTCGTGGTTGGCTGGAAAATCAATCTCTTCTTGCTCTAGTTTCACATACAACTCCAGAATTTATGTATGCGTTTTATGATTGGTACAAATATGACCAAATAGAAGATCTTTCTGGTTTTGAAAATAGTGCTGACGCATTTGCTATTCAACACTTACCCTTCATGAGAAGAATCTCGTCCATATTAGGTTCAATAGGTGACGCAAATGTTAGGTTGTTTAATAGAACTAATGTTGCATGGTGCGTAATATTGCACAGGCCAGAAGTAGGATGGGGAAGTTATGCTTTTATAAACACTGGGATAAATGAGTCTTATGCTAATTTCTCATATTATTGGCCTATTTTTGGCGCAGTACAAACGTGTGTCGAGCACGGCATCCCATATGTAATCGCGCAAGATGATGCATTTACGGTTAATAATTTTACTAATTCTGGCGTTGTTATAGTACCATTTGATAAAAATTTATTACCCATTTCTGCAAGACAAGAATTAGACAGTTTTAATGGACATGTAATATACTTGCAAGATGAAATTGCAAATGGTCAAGTTGATGACAATTTCCATAATACGGAATTAGTTGGGAATAAGACTAGAGGGCAAGTTGCAAGAGACCAGCTATGGACGTTAATTCAGCAAGGTTCAAGAAATATCGTATTACAGACAGAATTTTCTTATCCAGATAGTTTGCCTGAAAAACCAGTTCCTATAGCAGGATATGAAATAGGATTAGACTCATATGGGAATGAATCATTGCTTGTTACGCTTATTGCAGATGCTGCATGGCATGATGCAAGAAAGTTTGGCTTCTTTGGGCTTACGACAAATAATTATCCTATTAATGGAACATGTGGTAGGCAAAATCTGCTACTAGCTTCTCCAAATGATCCAGAGAATGATCTGGTAAGTTCGTTGGGTTTAAGGAAGATTTTAGATGTTTGCAGTTGCACTTATTCTGATACTTTTACGACTATCAACACCCTTGCTGGAAGAGATTGTTATTATGTTGAGCACGCTGCTGCAGGAGCTATTCCAGTAGATGTATTACCAGCAAGAGGAAAGTTAAACTACTATGCAGGATATCCTCCAGTTTGGAACAGCAATAGAGGTGCTAGAATAACTTTCAATGCATCTCAGTCTCCTTATAGATTACGTCAATTACTACTTGATAAAGAAAGTGGAATATTTGGACCAGTTGATATGTTTGTTAATGGGGATATGATAGATGTTGTACCTTTTGAAATAGGTTCAGTTGTTCAGGTTCAAATGAAAAACGAACAGATTATCCCACATGTTGGAATTTGCGTTAATCAAGATTCTCTTAAAATTTCTAACAATAATGAATTTGCTAATTTACTTAATGATTTACAATCTCAGCCGACTTCATTTAACGTGATTAAGATTAGATTGGTGTGCGGCAATTCCTTAGTGGAAAGCGAAGTAGTTGCAAATACAATATTTTCAGAGCTAGAGAGTCATGCTCGATCTAATCCTGACGCATATGACTGGTTGCGAAACTGTATTGGAGAAATTGGATATCCGACTTCTCACACTTTGTTGGGATTTTTAGAGTCTACTGAAGTTAACCCTTGTGGTAATGGCGATTTTTCTATAGGTGGAATTGTCATTCAAAATGAGGGGATTTGTACTATAGCTTCTAACCTGCCATCGCTATCTTCTCTTTATCAGGAAGTTAATGCTAATAGCGCATGCGAGTGCGAAAGCTCTTCAACTTACAAGATTTATGCTTCAAAAGCAAAAATAGACAGATCTTTAAATCCTGATGATGGCTCTTCTTGGGCAAGTTTTGTAGAAAATGAAATATCTTCTGTCTCAGACATATCAAATGGTTTGATGCTTTTTATTAAACCGGTAAGTGATAATTCAAGTATTTACTACAATATTGACTCTAATGGCATGCCAATCATAGATGGTGTAGTAAAATATATTTCTGATATAAATGACGCAATATTTAATTACACTTTAGGCGAGAAAGACATCACAGATTACTATGCGGGTGTTGTAATAGATTTTAATCACTTATTTAACATAAACGATAATCAGAGCTCCCTACACGCCTACGCTTGCTCGTACCCATTTACAATAAATTCGCAGGGTTCAGATTCTTATGATAATGTTAGAAGAGCAATAGCTTATGTGAATGGTAATTTGATAGCACTGATTAATGCAATTAAATTTATTAATCAAAACATTTCTGTATCTATTAGAGGTCTTGGAAGAATTAATGACAGTGATTTTGAAGAAAGCATGACATCTAAAACTCCTTATTCTGCCATTAATTGCACCCCTAATGCTAGAAAAGAATTGAGTAAAAGAGTATCTGAATTTTATGGACCTTTGTTGGAAGCATGTGACTTTATTTACTTGTGGAACGGGAATGAAAGTGCAGAGCCTGATCTTTCTTCAGCTCTTGATTCGGTCTCTGCATCAAAGCTAAGACTTTCATGTTTGGTTAAACATTTTGAATATAGACAAGCAGATTGTCCATCTATATTTGTTGAAATTAATGGAGTTCATTTATCTTCTGACGGTTTAGGTCAGAATGATTATTGTAAAGTTTCTAATGCAGAAATTATTAAAGAATCTATTGATCCTTTTACCAACAAAAACATAGATGGGTTTGTATATTATTCAGAGCAAGAAAACATAGAAAAATTAATTTTTGAAAATTGTCCCATTTCTATTTCTAATCCTGAAGTATATGGTGCAGTAAATAGCTGTTGGGACTTGTCTATAGATGGCTGCTCAGATCAGTCCACATTGATTGATGTTTTTGAGACTTCAATATATAATAATATATCATTTATTAATTCTTATATTAATAATACTAGCAGTAATCTTTATGTTCCATTAATTATCATGATTGGAGAATCTAATTCTGGTGGTTTGGCTAGAAATTCTCAAGCATTGCCTGAAGAACTTGGTATTAGACCAGAAGTAAAGATACTAAATAATTATACTTTAAATTTTGAAAATCTTAATATTTCGTCAAGTGGAAACAATATATTAGATCATCGTGGTCCGAATGGCATACCAGATGTAACAGATTCTGTATGGAATAGCAATGGAGGTTCTCCTCATGGCTGGGAGCTGGGTCTTGCCAATGCAGTTAGAGATAAAATGTTCTCTAGGGATGTTGCATATCTCATCAAGGCTGGTCACGGTGGGTCTAAAATAGGAGATGACAGTATACCTGGAGATTGGGACACTTCAGGAATTTACTGGAACTTGTTCTTGCAAAGATACTCTGCAGCAATTTCGGAACTCAATGTTGACGGGTATTCTCCTCAGACATATATATGGTACGAAATAGGAATTAATGATTGCATATCAAATGTTAACGTTGATCAGTGGAAAAATAAATTAGTACAAAAAATTAATAATATTAGATCAGTGACGGGAGTAAATTCTCCAGTATTTATTACTTTGCTGCCCGATGTAGCAAAAACTGGAGATTTAACTGATAGCATATCTGATTTTAATAATGCTATATTAGAAATATGTGTTGATCAACAGCTAGTATATTGGGTTAAGTCAGATGACGCTCATTTAAGATTCAACGACATATATCACTGGGATTACTATGGAATGAAGCTTATCTCCAGCAGAATGTCTAAGCTCTCTGCAAATACGATAGGAGAAGGCGGAAATTATGTCGTTAGTCTAGATAACCCGCCTTTGCAGCCAGATTATTCTGATTACAGACCAATTGTGGCTGCTGTCCCTTATAATGAAGAACCTGACCCAGTACTTGAGTTCGTATATCCAGTATTCACGGTGAGAGGAAGGCTTTCTGGAGGTCCTACTTTAGATGAGCCAGGTACAGGCCCTACTCCAAGCCATATTGGTAATCCATCTGATGCTATTGGCTTCTTTAATGCCAGAGGAATACCAGCAGTAAAAAGATTTGTATTTTATTTTAATATTGGATCATCTACTTTTGACGGCGTATTTGCCGATCCAATTTACAATCAAACTTATGATAAATTATACAATCCTGCAGATAGTTGCATAAATGTAAATGGGGAAATAGTAAAACAAGACACTTTAGATCCCAGAGAAGGATCAAATCCAACTTTTAGAGGAAATCTTCCTTTTATATCACCATGGACGCTTGGAGCTAACACAAGATTAGAGCAATTTACCAGACAGTGGGTTGCAGAATATAAAAACTTGAATGGAAAGATATACGGTTTTATATCAGATAATGAGTCTTTAAATCCAACTGGATTTTGGGCTGAAAGCTCTTTAAGATATGATAATAACAACACCTCTAGAATACCACACTTTACAAAAATAATAAATGATCCAAGAGCATCTTTAACTGATTCCAGTGCTGGATATGCCTCAGAAATAAATCAAACTTTAGTTCAACAGTTAAGGTTAAATGATTTCTACAATATTAATGATTTTGATGTGGTTGACACAAAGACTGTAGACGACCCTCAGTTTAGGGGCGGATATTTGCATTGGGATTACGTGATGTATAGGCATGCTATTTGGTATGCGCAAAAACATTGGTATGATGTTATTAGCGAATATTTCCCAGGCCATAATTCAACCCATGTATGGACTTTTTATGTGCCAAAAGAGGACCATTTTAATGATATGAATGGGCATATCACATATCGAGACATGCTTTGTGGAGATACTGCCAATCCTTTACTTTTTGCAGAAGCTGGTGGCATTAGCGTAAACAGTGAAATAGATCCAAATAATAAAACTCGCACAAGATTTCTTTCTCAATACAATCCCGGAGGCACTCCTTTTGGCTCAAGAGCATGGAATGCTCTTTTGCTTCAACAGCAAGAAATTAAAGCTATTAGGAGGCATGGGGAGAACCAGAAGTTTATACCATGGATAGGTAGTAGAAACTTAACTCTTAATAATGCCTTTGGTGGTAAAAATGATGTTAACCATAATTCTCTATGGGCTGAAGGCGTGTATCATTTAGCTCTACATAATCCTAATGCTATATACATGTTCTATCCAAGAAATTCAGATGGAGCTGGAGATACTGCTTGGTATCCTGAAAATGGTTTAGTCTCTTATCAGCTACTCAACTCAATACTTAAAGAAGTTAATCAGCGAACTGGAAACAAGATTATATCTCTTGTAGAAAGTTCTGTGCAAAGAATAGATCTAGATTCTAAAGTACTTATAACTGGATGCAAAACTATTAAGAATAAGCATTTGTGGAGAATAACAGCTGATGTTATTAATGTGAACGAAGTAATTATTGATGGTAATGTTTTTGCGGTTGATTCTAACTCTCCTGCTATTTGGTATGAAACAGAAATTAATGTTGGTTCTATAGATATTTTATCATATAATGCGGCGACTAAGTCAATTATACTTATTTCTTCAGTTGCTGAGGGACCTTTGTGCAAGCAGTGCTTGACCTATAGGGTCGCTCCAGCATTTACTGCTGACGAGATTAGTGTAGACAGTAGTTCTCTTCCTCAAAATGTAAGTAAGATGATACAAATTAGTGATAAATATCTCACTAGGAATTCTTACGATGAGGCAGACTCGTGTGGCGCAGGTGTATTCAGAATAAATGCTTGCCAAAGATATGCATTTTATGAAAACGACAATTTACGTTATAATTACAATGGCGCGATTAACTATATTAATGAAGTTGTGCTAAAAAATAGTGATGTTAATCTGATCGACTACACAGGTTATATTGGTGCAGAATTTTCAAAGATAAAGCAGTTGTTTGTTGAGTACCTTTCTAATGCTTCTGGGCTAGCAGTAATGGGAGATTCTCTGCAATCTGGCATATCTCAAATGTTTGAAAATATTCAGGCAATAAAGAATTCTTCTCCTAAAGCAAAAGTAGGCTTATTAAATTGTCCTGTTGTTCCTTTTATTGCACCTAATATAACTTGGTCTTCTGCTAGTGATTCTGTAAAGTTCAACTATATAGATAAATGTGCTTCAATTATAGAAGACGTAATTTCAGAATCTGATTTTATATGCTTAGATCTTCGTCAGGAAATTTCAGTAAAAAATACTGAAGAATACGCTGAATACCTGGCCTACATTAGATCTGTTAGTAAGGGCTTTAATGATTGGTTGGCATCCAAAAATCTAGTTAAAACAATTTTTGGTATTGTTTCAAAAGAAAGTTATGTAGACTTTAATGCCTTACCTGGTTATCAGTATAGACAGTCAGTAGCGATTACAGCAGATTATGTTCATGGTTTTATAGATAGTTCAGACGTTATTCTTAGATGGCTGGAATTGTTTGACTCAGATTCTTCTAATGATAATGGGGCTTTGTCTGCAATTTCAAATGTCATTGGTTTTGAAATAAGCGGTGCAGACAGTACTAGTTATAACGCAATTGCTGCTTATGGATTAAATAATCTTGCTGAGTTAAAATCTGAAATTTCTAGAAATTGCAGATCATATAACTCTACTAATGACAACGTTAACACTATAGGTTTTAGACCTTCAAGAGGTCCTGATTATCCTGAATGGTTATCCAATTCTAGTCTGGCTATGAAATTTAATTTAACTGCAGAGGATATAAAATCTTGTGCAGCTTTAGCGGTTCCGCATATGCCAGCATCTTCTTCAGTTCCAGTAGATGATGTCATTGTATGTTCTTTTATAAATACACAGTATATTTCTACAAGTAGTCTATATGATATTCAAACTTCTTTGCCTTGCAGTACTACAAGAAATATAAATACTGCAAGATCTTCTTTCTTAAATGGATTAAAAATTCAAGATTTCGTAGATTATGCGCAAAGTTATTCCCCAGATATACTTGTATTTAATGCTCATCAATATGATGAGCCATTGTGGTATGCAACTGATACAGCAATTGGACAATGGAATATTTTGACAAATGATCCACGGTATGGTCTAGGATTTGGTGTTGATATTCTGCTTTCTTACTCTGTAGCTGCAAATTTTATAAATGCTAGGTGTATCGTGGAAATAAATCCATGTTCATTTGTTACCTTGCCTGCCGCCAAGTATCCATATAGTCTTAATTGTTTTGGCGGGATTATAAAAGAAAACTTTGATGGCGGAATCAATATATCTATAAGAAGTTTTTTGAACCAAGATTATGTAGATTTAACTTTTGATTATCATAATGAAATATTTGATAAAGGTATAGACGGGATAATGTGGAGTAGAGAAGTAGTTTCAAAATTTGGAGATTTTTCTACAAATGTAATTGAAAAGTTTGCTAGATATTTAGGTTATGAAAATATTGATGACTCAGAATTTAAAGAAAAGTTTCCATTCCCAGTTGCTTGTGGATCTATTTTAGGAAATTACTTATATAATGCTGCTGGCTTTACTGGAAGTTGCGATTCTTCTGCAAATATAAGTGTTGAAGACATTGCATTTAAAATCCCAACATTTGGCACCATATTCACTCAAGACATAAAAAATACCGTTATAGAATATCATGCTTTTTGTCACAATTTAGCTAATACAAATATACTGTATTTGCAAAGTAAAATTAACGAATACTATGGATCTAGAGTAAAGGCCATAATTCCTCACGTTGAAAATGATATATTTTATAATTGGAAGTCTTGTTTAAGCGCTGAGATTTCAAATTACTCTAGTATTGTTAGTACAAATTCAGGAATTGAAAAACAAGCTCGTTCAAGGAGAATCCAAAATCCCAGCGCAGCTAGTAATACAGTAGATATACAAAGACCTGGCGCTGCGACCGTAGAAAATTTTGGACTTGACTTACTTTCATCTGCAGATGGTAAGAAAATTATTGTCAAGAAAATTCCAAATATACTTAGATACAGAGACACTGATTTTAGTAGCTTGTGGAATGAATTTGACAATGTTAATTCTACTAATATAGTAGAAGATGGCATCGTGAGAGAGGATGGCATTAAGGGCCATTTGGCTTCCTGTGTATTTGACTACATGCGCGCCGGTCATATTGTTATGTTAGATATGCCAAGCTGGAGTACATATAAGGATGATGGAGATACTTTATCAAATTCTTATATAAATAGCGACCCTCCCAGAAATGATATGCCATTTATATTAAATGTCATAGATCTCAATAATCAGTTGAAGCAAAACGTATCTAGTTTATATAGACAAAACAAGCATGCTTGGATTGGTATACATTATGCAAACAGAGCAAGAAAGTATATTCATGTATCAGATGCAGTCTCTTCAAATGGTCAAGAGTTTTACAGTGACATTAATCTTGACCTTTCTCGCTATGGCTATTCTGGAAATATGACAATAGGAGAATTTGCGTGGCCAATAATAGGAGCATACGAAACTTGCATATACAGTGGAATTTCTTCTGCAGTTATTAATGATTCTAGTTTAGAAAATGGTGATTTTTCTAGTCTAAAATTAATAATTATTCCGCATAGAAAACTTCTTAATAGTTTGCAAAAAGATAAGCTCAATCAATTTGAGGGTTCTGTAATTTATTTAGAAGATTTGTTGAGTCAAACAGGAAATCGCTGGTATAGTACGGCAAGCGATTTATCTGAATCCACGCCCGATTACGTTACTTTATATAATTTGCTTTCTTTGCGGATCAAGAACTTAGTTGGCAGTTCTCCAATAAAAGTAAAATTAAATGTTGACAATTCTATAGTGACTGATTCTGGTAAGTACTTTTTGAAACCATCAAGTGTTTTTGACGCAGGCTTAAATAGCGATGTGCATAGAATCGTCGTGTGTGTTTCTAATGATAGAAATTGGGCTGATGTTAGAAATAATACAAATGAAAATGGCATTTTTGGATTGACATCAAGAAACAATGATTTGTTAAATACTCAATCTGCTAATCAAATTTTCTCTAGTATTTATAGTAATGACTCATTCTATGCAGATGGCTCTTATCCAGTTTTGGGTCAGTTTGCATATTATGCAGGAGATCCTCCAGCTGGATTTGGCAAAAGTTTCTCTGTATTTATAACTTTCAACAATTATATATCTTTGGTGTCTGCTAAACAGATATCTTTAAATTTTGCTGATAATACTGTAGATAGTAAAGTTGTTTCTTGGTCTAACGGCTCAAGCGGTCAGTCAATATCTTCTAATTTTATATCTGATTTTTCTTGGTTTGAAATAGAATTTAAGTACGAAACGCCGCCTTCTAGTTCAAGCAGCAGTAGTTCAAGCAGTAGCAGTAGTTCAAGCAGCAGTAGTTCAAGCAGCAGTAGTTCAAGCAGCAGTAGTTCTAGCAGCAGTAGTTCAAGTTCTGGGTGTGTTGTTTGGACTGGTCCTGGCTGCCCGGACATGGATGGTGACGGGTTTGTTGGTGGTGCAGACCTTGGAGTATATTTCAGTGCTTTTACAGATTATAACCCGATTGCTGACTTAAATGGAGATGGCGTTGTTAACGGAGCGGATCTTGGTATTCTTCAATCATATTGGGGTTCGTGCGTCGAATGTCCTAATTGGAACGGTAGCAGTAGTTCAAGCAGTAGTTCAAGCAGTAGTTCAAGCAGTAGTTCAAGCAGCAGTAGTTCAAGCAGCAGTAGTTCAAGCAGTAGTAGTTCAAGCAGTAGTTCAAGCAGTAGTTCAAGTTCTGGGTGCATTGTGTGGAATGGTCCTGGCTGCCCGGATGCAAATCAGGATGGAGTAGTAAATCAGTTTGATTTCGACATATTCTTGGCTTCTCAAGAAGAGTATAATCCTATTGCAGATCTTAACGGTGATGGTTTCGTAAATGGTAATGACATAGGTGTTTTACTTTCTTTTTGGGATAATTGTGTTATATGCCCTAATTGGCCTCCTAGTTCTTCTAGTTCTTCTTCTAGTTCTTCTTCTAGTTCTTCTAGTTCTTCTTCTAGTTCTTCTTCTAGTTCTTCTTCTAGTTCTTCTTCTAGTTCTTCTTCTAGTTCTTCTTCTAGTTCTATTAATTTGTTTGGGGTTTTAAATACAAGGTCTGCTGTTGGGCCAAATCAGCCTTCATGGTGGTCTACTGCAAATGTGCATTTTCAATCCTTTAATCCATATGCAACGATCAAGCAGATTTATGAAGGCAATATGGAGGAATCTGCTTCGGCTTTAATTGAGCCATCATTATTGCTAGCATACGACAATCCATCTTCTGGTTGTTCCGTAAGGCCATATTATAGTTCAAGTCCAAACGGATATCCGCCTGGTTATGAATTTGTTTATAGGTCAGAATATAATTGGATTCGAGTTGAAGGAAGTAATTTTAAGGAAAGATTTAATAATGGGCTTAATCGATGGTTTAATCCTGAGCAACGAGCGATAGTAGCTCACAGATATAGGCCAGATATTGTTATGATAGATTTGCATAATGGAGATGAGCCATTTATATATAAGTCTGCGGTTCCTCAAGCTCAGAGTTCTTTAATGATATCTGAAGAATATGGCTTGCCCGAGTATGACATGGTAAGGCCTTTTATAAGAAAGTCTCATGAGTTAGGAATGAAATGTACAGCTTATTTTAAACCTCATTTTGCTTTCTTGAAAGAAGATATATTCCCGCCAGCATTAACTGCTAATGGCCAAAAAATTAGAGTAGAAATCAATCTCACTCAATCGTGTAGCGTGCAAAGAAGTATATTCAATACTAACTTTAAGAATTTTTTGAAGAATTGCATGATAGAAATAGTAACTCCAGAATCTGGTGGTGGATTAAATTGCGATGGCATTTATTGGGATTCAAGTTTACTTGAGGAGTTTTTAGATTTTAGTAATGACGCAATAGATGTTTTTGCCAAATATTTAGGATACGAAGGTTTTGATGATCCTGATTATATTTCTTGGGCTAGTGTTAATTTTCCATTCCCAAAAACTTCAGGCTGGGAAGTTTCAACAGAAAATGGATATGTTGGAGGTGGCGATAGACCATCCTACAGGGATGCATATCCAGACAATACATTTGAAGGTCTTGGTTATTGGAATCTTGTGAACAATATCAATGATTTAGATGCAAATGAAATTGCAAATTTAAAATCATATGTTAGTATAATTAAAAATAAGTACCACGAAATACTTAGAGAGATATCTGACGCTGTTTCTGTCGCCAGTAATGGGAATGCAGTATTTTTCCCAGGCGAGCTTCCATCTTGGCCAGACCAGCCACATGGTGCTGTTTCCGTAGAAATAGCCAGACATACTCATGCTGTAAAAACTGAATTTGCAGTAGAGCCAAGAGGCTATAGTGGACTTAGAAAGAAATCAGAGCTCACTGATTCTGTTCTTAATAATGAAAGATTGTATTGCGACATACAAAGGCCGTCAATGTATCTCTCTATGACTTTGAACCAGAAACTTGATTTTGCCTCTGGAAATAAAACTGCTATTCAGTGGAATCCTCAAAGGGTTTGGATATCTGATTTGCCTTTAGGCACATCTGGAGCAGCAAATACTTTGACAACTTTTAATAGTGATAGATTTTATCTATATCCAACTGGCTATCCGCTATTTTTTGAAAGAGGATTGGGAAGAGAAGATAGCATTCATGGATATTTAAGAGCAGTATATCAAATTATGATTAAAAATGGTAATATCTTTGATTTTAATACATGGTACGGGACTGGATGGACTGGAGATCAAGATGAATTTATACAAGACGCAACTTTGATTAATAATGACGGTTATTATAATAATCCTAATAAGGGAGTATCTCCTGGAAATACTTATTCATTTTGGCGTAAAGCACTTTATCATGCAAGAAAAATGAAAGAAGAAATTATTAAAGAAGGACTAATATTAAGCATAAGGGAAGCTTATTCTTGGGCTGCAATACATGTTTCAACCGCTGGCAGAATAGGGATCAACGCTCCAGTTGCTTGGGGCTCAGGCTATGTGACTGGATCTAATAAGCTTATAAACTTAACAAATAACACAAATTCTTTAGGACAAAATTGGGGAGAATTCTGGTGGCCCATACTCGGCGCGATGCAATCTTTTGAAAATAAGATGATTCCTTACAGCTTAGTTCTTGACGATCAGCTTAAAAATGGGGAATTAAATGGGATTAAGGTAATAGTAGTACCTCATCGTGAATGGCTTTCTCTTGCTCAAGAATTGCGTCTTGTAGAATTTGTAAGCAGAGGTGGAAAAGTGGTTTATATGGATGAAATATTTAATGTAACTTGAATCTCTTGTAGTAGTATTTTAAATTAATTTACGAAATATCATATAAGGACAGTAATAAATATCATGAACGATCCAAGAAACAAGGGAAGATGGTACTCTTATGAAGATCAGATTTCAGAGTCTGAAAAATTTATAAACGCTGTTAAGTCTTCCGCTGGAGAACCAGACTTTAGCGGTACTGTTACCAGTTATGAATATACAGATGGAACCTATAGGAATAAACAGGCCGGTTGGTTTAGATTGTCTGATCCAGATCAAAATGGTAAATTTTTGATAGGCGTTCATTTACTCAACGATATGTCTTGGATGGACATGAGAAAAAATTCTAGCATTCTTAGTGGTATTGACCCAAGATATAACGTACTTAATCCAATCAGTTTGCCCGTTAAGGGTTTAATGGATCAAGATCTTTTTGGTTGGGGAGAAGACTGGAGAAGTTGGTATAATGAAAATTTTAGCTCTACTGCTCCTCCTCATGCTGGTATTTTGCCATATCCAATTCCTGACCCAAATCCAGATTTAGAAATAAAACAATATTTTTATGATCCACATGCTTCTAACATGTGGGGAGAGCCAATGGTTGGTTATGGAAAATATTGGAGCGCAAAGTTAAATTTACGTCTCCCCTCTGATTTTAAAATCAATAAAGTTTATAAATTTTATGTTAATCAAGAAAACGATCCTAATGATATTGGTATAACGAAGAAGGCTTTTAACTATAGGTCTGCGAGCGGCTCATCCATAATGTCTATGGCTAATGTGCCTAGTATGCCTAGTATCAATTCTGCAACGAATCCTAATGTTGTTAATATAAAAAATTATGGAGCTATTGGGGATGGACTTAATGACGATACGCAGGCATTCGTAAATGCAATTAATGCTGGACCTATAGCTATCTATGTTCCATCTGGAAATTATAAAATTACTTCTTCATTAAAAATTACTAATAATATAAGTATCTTTGGGGATATAGGATTAACTACGCTGCTTTGCGACATTAAAAATGGCCAGGCTTTATTTAATATTTCCCCCGATGGATCTCCCGTAACATACACTTATCAGGGACAAGTGTTTTTAAATCAAAAAACATTTGAGTTTTCAAATACTTTTGGTCTTAGTGTGGGTCAGCGTCTTATTTTTAGAATAGGTTATGAATCTATATCTTCAACTATATTTGAATGCGTTTATGGTGTAACTATAGAATCAATAAACAATAATTTGATTACTTTTGATGTTGGAGCTCCATTCTCCTCTGATAAACTATTGCATAAAATTGAAGTGTATGCTTCTTCTCCATCTGAAGTGATTGTAGAAGGCTTGAACATTACAAATTATGACGACTCATCATCGTATTATAGTTTTAATTTAGTTAACGCTATTGATGTACGCATAAGAAATGTTAATATTTCACATACTTACTTTAGGTCTATAAGAGCAAATGCTTGCTCAGGGATTAAAATAGAAAGATGCATATTCAGCAATACAGGCAATGGAGGTGGGGCAGCTGATGAACTTATTTGTTTAAAAACAAGTTATTGTTACGATATTATTTTTCGTAATATTTATGCAAATAATTGTTTTAGTGGTTTAGTTAATGCTTTTAAGTCAAGAAATTTTGAAGGGTTCAATTTATGGATGAATGAATGTTCTGATTCTTCATCATTTGCTTACATAAAAGAGGTTGTTAATTTTTCACTTTCAGATATTTATGTAAATAATCAAAATTTAACTTTTATTACAGATCTTGGTTTAAATAGCCATTACACCACAAATAATGTATATTTGATTCAACAGCCATTAAAATTTAATGTTGCTAATCATAACGGTATATTGAGAATAGAAAATAGAATATTTAATGGAGTAAAATCTGAAGTAGTTAGTGTTCCCATAAACCCTCCAGTTCCACCTGATGATGAAAATGAATCTTTTGAGGTTGTTGCTTGGGGTGCTGGATCAAATCCTGCAGAATATGATAGAGCAAATGCTTGGAACGATTTGTACACAACATTGCCTAGATTTTATGTAAACAAAGATCAATCTTATATACGTTATTCAGACAATCCAAAAAAAGTAGAAGTGCAAGAAGGTAATACATTTGTACTAAACGATAGCGGTCATTTGTATTCTACTGGAAGCACTAAATTTGGAATGAGACCGCTTCCAGCATTTATTTCAGATAATACAGTAATCAATTTTTCTTCTTCTTTATTTCAATTAGGAGTTATACTAGTAGATTCAGTATCTGGTAATTTAGATGTAGTAGTGCATGGTAAAAAACAATATAATATATGTAGAGATGTAAAGTTTAGTAAAGACGGAGATAGTGTATATTATATTAATGGAAATGGTAAAATAGGAAGAGTGAATGTTAATACCCAAGAAGAAGAAGATAATATAATTTTTGGCTCGGACAATGTTTGGGTTGAAGAAAATCCATTATATATACTTCCATGTAACAGTATACAATTTACCAATGATAACTTGCATGCAATATTTGGATGTTCATATAGTTGGGAGTTTAACGCATATAACATAGCTCAAATATACAATATTGCTCAAAAAAATAATGCATACATAAATCCCTCAACAATAGTTTTAAATAGATTAGATCCAGAAAACGCATGGATGCCAGCATGGACTTGGACTGATTGGCTAGGCAATGAAACTGATATAATAAATGATAGCATTTTGTGTCATTCTGTAAGTGATGACAGTAATCATGTATTTGTATTTGGATTGTGGTATATCTACAAAATAAATATTGCATCTCAAGAAATAGTAAGTAAGAAAAAAATATGGGATATTTTTACGCCAGGATTAAATGTAGATGATCCTGTTCCTATAGCTTATGCAAGATACTTGCCAAATAGCTCTAAATGGTTGGTCATGCTTTTAGATACTTATAATTTGCCTGATGCAAATGGAAGACTTGGTGCTATTTTAGACTCTAATTTTAATGTCCTACATTACATAGAGGACTTGTCTGATGACGAAATACCATCTTTGATGTATCCTAATGTGCATAAGCAGGTTGATATTAGCAATGATGAAAGTAAAATTGCGATTGCCTCATATTCTTATACTGGAAAATGGACTTTTGTGAGAACAATTAGTGTTGATAGTGGCGATTCTTTATGGACTTTAAAGTTTGACGATGAAAATTATGATGATTACGTTGCTCGTTATGTGAAATTTTCACAAGATAATAACTATATTGTTGTAGGTTTTGGAAAAGTTGTTAGAATTATTAATAGTGTTGGTTCAATTTTAGAAATTGATACTCAAGATACCGAATATTTAAAATTTGATTCATTTATTGACGATTTGGCTATGGGTGTACAAAACAACGATATTATAGTTTGCACAAGATCAAGTGGCGCATGGTGCATTGCTGGTTGGGAATCTATAATTAGCCTTGTTCCTACAGAAGAAAGTAACATAGAAAAATTTCCTTTTTGGCTCAGCGCCCTAGGTGGTGTTAGAAAATTTTCGTTTTCTCCAAATGGTAGTAAATGTGTATTTTGGAGTTGGGACAATAAATATTCAGTTTCAATTACTCCAAGACTTGAAGATTTTAGTTTAGTATCAACAAATTTTATTATTAAAGATAAATCTAATTTGCATATAGATGTTTTTGACTATATAGGAGAAAGCATTCCAACTGCAATTGCGATGGGTGAAGACAATGCAACTATAATTTTATCCAACGGATCTTTATTCTCATGGGGCACTAACAGGCAAAATGAGACAAATTGTCCAGAAGTATCCAATGCATTAAGCGTGCATTATGTTTCTTCATATTGGTCAAAAGCTTTTTTTGATGACGATGGATTTGACGATGGTAGTTTAGTATCTTTGCGTGGCAAGGGATATATAGTTCTCTTAAGAGATGGAAGAATAAAAATTTGGGGTAATTGGGTTTTCTTGGATGGCTATTCAGATCTTCTTCTCATAGAAGATGCGGTCAAAATATCTGCTAGTTCTTGGTATGTAACTGTTCTTCACGCAAATGGCACTGCAACTTTGCATGGAGAAAATGAAATAATTAATTCTGAATATGAATTTCCTAAAAATTCAACAGACATTATAGATATAGCCTCTTCTAGGCTTGGTGGTATGTTATTAAAATCAACTGGTGATTTAATTTACTGGGGTTATGAAGCTGCAGGTGGAGATTCGTCTACTCCAGATCCATTTACTGAAGGTCTTTATTTAAGTCCTGTCCCACCAGGTAATATTGGAAAAGTACGCACATTGAATACGTCATATTTTGGAGTATATTCTGTAATTACTGAAAATAAAAGAGTGCGATCTTGGGGCTGGGATAGCTTTAGATTATGTTCAAGCAGTAATGATGATTTAGATGGAGATGGAATTCCAGAAGTTTTTTGTAGTGGCGTTGTAAGAGAAGGTTATAATTATCATAATGACCCACCATTACGTGGTAGTATTATTGATATTTCTGCTGGTAGATTTCATACTGCATTTATAATGAATGATAAAACTGTTTACCTAACAGATTGGGCTTCTGATAAAGTTGATAATTATATAGATTTTCTTTTATGGTATCCAGCAGCAAATTCTTTTGCTCAATCTGATATTCCGTCACGTTTTAATAAAAATATTAAAAGTGTTTCTAGTGGATTTGGTTACACTTATTTTATAAGAGAAGACAACTCTGTCTTTGGGATTGGTGCAGACCCTGGAATGGCAACAGTAAATAACTTGTTTGCATGGTCCTATCCTTGGGACCCAGATTTGGAAATGCCACTTTTTTTACCATATACATTCCAACTAAATACTCCAACACAGCTAACGCATGCAAAAAAAATTGCTTCTGGAGATTTTCATACTGCAGCAATTACTATGGACAATAAAGTAATGTGTTGGGGTTATAACAAGTTTGGGCAATGTGATGTTCCAGAAGATGCTGTTGACGTTATAGATATTGCTGTTGGCAGATTTCATACGGTAGCAATTAAATCAAATGGCTCTGTCGTGTGTTGGGGTAGAAATAATAAAGGACAGTGCTCTCCTCCTGCTTTCTCTGAAGGCATAAAAAAAGTATCATCGTGCATGAGTCACAATGTTGCTTTAACAATAGGTGGCAATCTGGTTTATTGGGGTAGTGGAGGTCATTACGATGCACTTTCTCTTTTTAATGGTAATCCATTTCCATCTGAAGTTCCAAACTCTCGTGGAGATTATGCTGGAAGTGGAAATTATGTAGATGTTTCTACCGGAGTGTTTCATACTTTAGCTTTAAAGTCTGACGGCACTGTGGCATTATGGGGTAAGGCAAATTATGAAACTGGTATACCTGGATTTAGTAATAATTTTGGACAATTTGATTATCCAGAATTAAATGGTAAAAAAGTTGTTAAAATTTCAGCTGGACATTATCATAATGTCATATTGCTAAAAAATGAAAATATTATCACAGAATCTAGAAATTTTGAATTAGCAGATGGCATCGTCAAAAGCATAGAGTTTAGTGTTGGAAGCTCAATTGGCTTAAATGGGTTGCAAATATACAATGAAAATAATTTGTCTTCTGCATTTTTTCCAGAAAGCTTGAACGCTACAGTAAACAAAAAAATTGATGGCTTTGATTATTTTGGATTAAATTATCCAATTAATGATTACTCTAATAAATCTTTTTCATGGATAGTAAATTCTCTTGCTAGTGCTCAGGATATAACTTTTAAAATAAGTTATTTTGATTACTCCGATTCTTATTCTGTAGTAGATGACAATGAGATATCTTTATATTACGATGAAGAATCTTCTATGTGGAATGTAAATGTTGACAAAATAGGAATGCATGCATTTGTGGTAATGGAGATTCAAAAAACATCTTTATCTTCGAGCAGTAGCAGTTCTTCTAGCTCTTCTAGTTCTTCTAGTTCTTCTAGTTCTTCTAGTTCTTCTAGTTCTTCTAGTTCTTCTAGTTCTTCAATATGCACAAGAGTATGGAGTGGCCCTTATGGGTGCCCCGACATAAATGGAGATGGCGTTATTGACTTTAGAGATTTAGATGCACTTATTGCGCTGTCCGGTCGGGTAAATTACAATTCCAGACAATCCGTTGCTGCTGATTTAAATGGAGACGGCAATATAAATGTAGCTGACCAAATATTATTGCTCAATTTTGGGTATGGTTGCTGCGAATGTCCTAATTTTGTTTGGCCAGTTTCCAGTAGCTCTAGTAGTTTTGCTTCGAGCAGTTCATCATCTTTTGAAGATGAGTATATTGATTTTGCATCTTCATCAAGTAGTTCACGTCCTATCGGTTCATCTTCAAGTTCATCTTCAAGTTCATCTTCAGAAGAACCAAGCTCATCAAGTTCTAACGAATTTAATCAAGCTGCAAATTTTGCAAATGTATCTGGTCAAAGATCTTTGTCTATAGGTGAAGAATTTGGCATACAATATTATAATACAGGATTTGGTGGATCTGTAGCAGACAGTCTAAATATTAATTTTAGTCAATTGAGTCCTGTTGTTATAGCAAAAGGAGATTCATATAGTGGAATTATTACGTTCTTTAACGGCTCAAAGGTTGGCAAATATGATGTTATATCTTTAGAAGTCAAAAATGAGTCGATTAAATATGCAGGTTCTGTTCCTCATGCAGTTCTGGAGGATTCTTTTGAAGGTGTTAATACCGGGCTAACTGCAGGTTTAGGTCAAGTAGAAAATATCAATGTAATATCTCAAAGAAGCAAGATGCTAGATATGTATGTTGATAGCATCAGATATGAAACTAATTATCTTGGTTACTATAAATCATTTACTTCTCAAAAAGAAGCGGTCGAATCAAGCGGTTCGTTTGTAACTAATTTTGAAGAAATTACTTCTAGAAACATAGATAATCTTTCTTCAGACATTTTGCATAAAAAGATTGTTTCTAGTTCTCAAGCAGTTAAGGAACTTGGCGTTTTACAGCAAGTTGTAGCAGTTAATAATGAATTCATGCTTATAGTTGGTAGTAAAAACCTTGGCAAATTAAACAACAATTTAGATTTTGATTTTATAAACTTTAACTTTGAAGATGGAGAGAATTTGCTGAGTGCTAACGTATTCGATGATGGAATAACTGTTTGTACTTCGAGTAGGCTTGCGGTTTTCACCTTTGAAATGGAATTAAGATATTCAGTTGGCTATCCAGGAGGGATTGGCTCTCCTATATGCGGATATGGCAATGATTCTGAATTTGTATTAAGTACAAGTTCTGGAATATTCTATAAATTTTATGATGCACCAAATTTTATTAAAGTTTATATTCCTTCGATTACTGGATCAAATATGCCAGATGGAATATATAAATTCACACCTACTAGTAGTTCTAATATTGGTTTAGGAAAAAATATATACTGGACAAGCAACAATCAATCGTTCTCAAAAATATCTACAGAAACTGCTTCGTATCATGTAAGATCTGTAGCAAAATTCTTTAATAGATATGTAGTTGCAACCGATAAGGGAGTGTTCATCTCTGCACTTAATATGCTTGGGTCTAGCAGTCTGCAAGCGACTCTTGCTACAGAATCTGTTATTGCAAATAGTTCTACTTCTTTTGTTGATATAGTTGTAGAGGAAAATCAAGTTGGTTCAAATCTTGTTGGTGCTACTGTGTACGCATTAAGGTCTGATGGGGCACTTTTCGTCTCTGAAGATCCTGCTAATTATTTTGATATTATACAAACTCCTATTGCTAAACCAATTATACTGGTTACAAGCGGATCTGATGTACTTGTATTCTCTAATAACAATGTGTATTCTAAGAATAAAAACATTGTTAAAACTTTAAACAGGAGTATATGATGGCATATATGGCTTCTTTATCTAATGAATATATGTTAGAATGTGGCGGATTTCCAGGGCCAATGGGTGACAAGTCTTTTATTTATAGAGAAAATGTATACTTTTTGGGAAAAATAGAAGTTTCTAATTCTTCTGCCGAGTATCTTGGTTTTCCAGGTTATTTTAAAATTTACGAAGCACCATTTGCTATTGTGTCTGGCTTTGACGCTAGCACTAATAATTTGCGTCTTGTATCAAATGGCTATAATCCTCCAGTTTTTAGAAATAGAGGTATCTGTAAGGACGATATAGTTGTTGGCGCAAAAAGTGGAGCTGTCAGATATGCTGCGCGTGATTGGAAAGTTTACACTGCAGATGGATCTTCTATAGAAAAATCAGGAATTAAAGAAATAGGGTACAACCCTACATATCATGATTTGTTTGATTTTTCTACTCATTCAGATGGCGCAATTTTTAATAGAATTTTTCCATTAAATAGAAATTTTTATAATAATACTATTTTTAATAATTTAGATCAAAAATTTTCTTGTGTAGCATTATTTGATAGAATTCCACTACCTGTTCCTTACAGTGCAAATAAGCACGGCTTTAGGCAGGCTGTGGCTGTAACTCCTATGCATGTATGTTTTTCTGAGCACGTTTGGCCATATATGGGATATGATTTATTATTTTATGACACCATTGAAAAAACTATTATCAATAGAAGAATAGTAAAAAAATTTAATTTTAACCTACCTAGTTATATTTTAAAGAATGAAGATAATGATAATATTCCATTTTTTCAAAATGATCAGGGAATAGGGTTGCTTGACAGTCCGCTTCCTCCAGGTGTTTTATTAGCTAATGTTCCAGATATAGCTTATAAGAAATATCCTGACGAAGCTACTAAAACAAGAAAAATTCCACTTGTAGCAATAGACTTGTCTGGACGTGGAATGTGTTGTAATGCGATATCTGGTTTTTTTAAAAATGACTCTTTTATTAATATATTAAATATAAAATCTAGTCAATTTATAGATGCATTAGCATATCAAAATGCATGTTTAGATACTCTTGGAGTTGGAGATTCTAGTACAATGTTTTTTACTTGTATTGGTAATCGTTTAATATATATGGGTTCTATAGTAACAGTATCAAATACGCTACATGGACTGAATGGAACATTTATAAATCAAGAAATTGGATATGGCAAAATAGATTTGTCTTTCTTTCATTATCCTGACAGAAATGGGACTTTATCTTCTAGTGTTGAAAATAGATATTTTCAAAATCAACTATATGGTACTTCCCTTTCTTTTTGGGCTAAAGTAGGAAATAGAGCTTTAAATTACATATTCACATCTCCTGATATTTGGGGTGAACCAATAGATCCATCATATGTGCCTGCAAGGATAAAAATTACTAATGATATAAATATTACAGAGTCTAATTCTTATTTAAATCTATCTAACGATAACCTAATAGATAGAAAAATTAAATTTATATCATGATTAATTTTAGTAAATGTTCACTGAATGGATGCAGCTTTAAGCTTTTATACGATCAGCAGTCTTCAATTTTAGAAGATCAGATATCTTATTTGGCAGTTAATTTTTTTAATTCTGATTCTTATTGGGTTCCTTACAAAACTAATTATCCATCTTTGTCAGATATTTCTATGAAATTGGGCAAAGTGTCTTTAGATGCTTCTGTAGCCGATACCTCTGAATATTCTTCTGGAAGCATTTCATTCTCAGTAGATATTAAAGATGAGGGAGATTATGTAGCTGCGTTTAAAGTTTCAAAAGAAAATGGGATTTCTATATGCTCATCTTTAACTATTTCTCATTCTTTGCTTCCTGGGACCAACACTACTTCTTACCTTTTTTACCCTGATAGATATGGGGTCTTTAGTGAAGTGCCTGTAAATCAAGATAATAAAATTTTTGATTTTCAGCATAATATGTCACAAATTGGACAAGACTCAGTGTGGATTACTATTGAATTTTCTGCTCTTGTAGCTGGTCGTTATATATTTAATATGAGTGTTGCAAGTAATGAGTCATTTGATTTTATTGATTTAGATACTTCAAATTTTATAGTTGAAGGTTTTACTATTTTTAAAAAGACACATTTTGATACTAGCGGTTTGTCTTTGAGAAATACCGCAAGTGTCAACTCCTCTACTTTTAGTTCTTATAGGGTAAATTCATTAGCAGAATCTCATCCATTATCATTTAATTCATTTTTGAATACCATTAAACAGGGTGAAGCAAGAATAATTGGTTTGTTTGGTCTTTATGAAGACAGCAAATTTTATTCTTTAGAGAAAAGTGTTTCTTTTAAACTTTCTGATTTTTCAGAAAATCCTAGATCTGTTATTTCGATTATACCTGGCGGTATATCAGCAGATGAAACATTATTAAATAAATTATGTGTTATTTTTAGTGAGCACTATAATAATAGTTTGTGGCATTTTTCTTATTCTGCAGATTCATCTGGAGTATCTGGTAAGACTTTTAAGTTAATGGGTGAAGATTTAGGAATACAGCAAAAAACTATTTCTTTAGATATTTTTTCATCAGATAATAAATATAGTAGTGAAGATTCAGGTGATAATTTTACAAAAAACAAAGTTGTTATACAGCCGCCTGTTGGGGTTCCACTAGAAATAAGTAAAATTACAGATAATTCTATTTCAGAAAATTTAAAAGACAATTTTGCCTTGTTGTCAGATGATCGTGGTGAATATTATGCTCTGAATTTACCAGATAGACACCAATCATTTGTTTTAGATCATAGCGGAAGTATGTCTTGGTCAGATGTAAGCGGTGAAAGATTTGGATTGATTAATGACATAGTTGACAAGTTTGAGCAAATATATCCTGGCAGTGTCAGCTATTCTTTGACAACATTCAAAGGCACTCCAGTGATAGTGGAGTGGTTTGGTGCAATTGAAAATAATGTAGAAGACAGCAATGATCCAGATTCTGTGAGAACAGGATTTCTTCAAGGTAAATATACAAACTTTAGAGGATGCCACATAGTAAGAAAGAAAGGTGTTGCTCCGTCTAGTCCTACTGATGGAGAAATTTTATTCAATGGTTTTGATAAAGTATTTTATGATACTGGTCTAGAAGAATCAGTTGATTATTACTATAGTATTTATCCACTAGACAGTAATAATAGACTAGGCTCTCCTTCTATAATAAAAGCAAAAACACGGTCAAACGAAATCGTAAAGGGTATAAAAAGCTTATCAGGCAAAGAGTTAATAGGTACTGGTATTCGTAGAGATGAGAGATCATTTTTTATATACCATATGAACGAAGGCTCTGGCAGTAAAGTATATGATTTTTCTGGAAATAACTTACACCTTTTTATTCCTAGTGCTGCTAGAAACTCAATTATTTGGCTTGACGAGTCAGAGTCTCCTCCTGTAGACGCAGATTCTAATGTAGGAAAGGGATCTGGGCTTAGACTGACTGGAAGAAATAGCCTATGTTCTTGGACTGGAAGTCTTCAATCGGTTTTTAATGGTCTTAATATTTCATTTTGGTGTTATTTGTTTCAAAATATAGGTACTATAGAAAAAAACTTTATTTCTATACGTTCTGGAGAAAAACTGTTTGAAATAAAGTTGGGAAGCGAAAAAATATCTGTCAGACTAAACGGAACTACTGTTGGTGTTTTATCATTTAGTTTTGAAGTTGAGTCATGGAACCATGTATCTGTAAATATATCTGAAGATTGGAATACGTGTACTCTTTATGTAAACGGTGTGCCGGTTGATTCTTTTTTGCTTGGTTATTACAAAGAGCTAATATCCTTGTTTTATTCTAATTACATTAATGCTATAGAGTTAGGAGATATTAGCGACAATGGCTTTAAGGGAAAAATTTCAGAAGTTTCATGCAGAAAAGAAAGTGTATCTAGTGCAGAAATAGAATATGAAAGCTCTTTTGTGCCTAAAGATAATGGCGACAGACTTTTACTGCTTTCTTGGTTTACTAATCTTGACAACACTGGACACAGAATTGTTATAAAATATAAACAAGAATCTGGTCCTCTTAGACTTTTAGATGAGGATATTGCAGGCCCAGCTAATTATGGTAGGTATCAAGGTGATTCTACTTTTGGTAACCCTCCAAATACTCCTCCTGGTAGAATCATTCAGTCCGACTTGAGAGCAAGAATTTGCTACGGGGACGACATCGGTCCAGTTTCTGCAGATGATGGAATAAGTGTTTTTGATTCTTACGTAGATGGTGATGTCAATGAGTGTGCATTTGCATACCAATTTAATTCATCAATAACAAAGAAAAATAGATTTTCAGTTGACATACCTGGATTTAGGAATTTCTTTAGAATATTTAGGATTAACGAAAATGGAGAGCAGAGCTATCCAGACGACAGTGGCTTATTAGAATATACTCCAGCATCTTACGAAGACTCTTCTTTGCCAAATAATGGAGTGGGTGCAGTAGAAAATATCTCTGTCATTACTGGCAATAGAAAAATAAGATTGAAATGGGATGTTCCGCAAAATAGCAATATAGAGTCTGTAATAATATATTATTCTGACGAGCCTATTGAAGAAGATTTCTTAGATCGCAGTGATAATTATCCTCAAAAATATCCAGTGTTTGCTGGTATTAAAGAGCAAAATAGTTTTACTCATTTCTATGGAAGAGTAAGAGACTCTCAAAGAAAAAGTGCAGCACCAGGCTCATTCCAAAGCACTTTGACTGCAGCAATAGCGGAATCTGAGGATGATTTAGATAATGGCAAAACAGCTTATTATGCAATAGTATCAAGAGATCAATATGGAAGGATGTCAAGTCCTGTTTTTGTCAACGGAACTCCGAATGAGGAAAACAATGACTCCGGGATACCTCCAGAAAATATAATTGCACATCGTGCTTATGGAGTTGATTACAACACTATATCTTTAAGATGGATTAATCCAGTATCTGCTTCAAGGTTTTTTGATATTAATGGATGGCTAGATGATAATGTTGTTCTTTATTTTAGGGTGACAGATATTTATGGAAGAAGAATAGATGAGCAAGGTGATTTTCAAATCAAATTTAGATTTAATGATTTTTTAAATGGAATAGTTTTTACCAGTATATCTGGTGGAGATGACATAAAGCCAGCATCAATTGTTGGTTTATTTGATACAGAAAATGGATCTCCTGTAGTAGAAAATATCAGTTTTTCTGAACTTGTTTCCTATAATGTGAGCAATTTAAGTAATGGCTGGACAAGAATAACTGTTAACACAAATAATGCTTCTCTTTCTGATAGGAATTGGGCTGATGCAGTCTATACCGAAGTTTCAATGGTGTTTGTAAGAAATAATAATGTTGGTCAAGATCCTATATTTTCATTTTCTACTCAACCTATTAGGATATATTTAAAGCATCCTTTAAAATTTGATTTAATAGTTAACGACGCAGTTTTCTATAGTCCACAATCATACTCTATCTCTGGTCCCAACGCATCTGGTCCAGCTATATGCGATTATGTATATAATGGTGGAAACACTGACATAGGTGGAGAATCTTTGGTTTATGGTGCTTACAATGGCAGATCTTTACCGTATACTTTTGCTGTTAATGCATCATATAAAAATTCACCATTGCCAGTTGGTTCTACGGCAAATATAGATATATTTGAGGATTCCGAGCCTTCTTTTGCAAATACTATTGATGGTCCTGCTTTGCTTTTGCGTGGCGGTTTTTCTGGAATTGTTGGCGCCAATCCAGAATTAGGAACTCCTGCTTCTCAGGCAGGATTAAGTAATGAAGGTCTTATTGTAAGAAATTCCTATCCGTTTAGTACAACCATAAGTCCCATATCAGGACAGATTTTATTTGAAGATACCCCATCTGGTAAAGAGTCATTTGGAATTGGTGAAATAAGAGTTCCAGGATCAAGATCATTTGGCAGAGTTTTTGCGACTGTAAGAGTCGGATTGTTCTATAGAACTCTTGGTTTTTATGTGGCATTTATTCCTACTTTATATGTAAAAATAAATGCATCTGCTCCTAATCCTGATGGAGAGGACGTTGCAACTCAATACGCTTACGCATATATAGTTGATCCAAATAAATTTAGGATTTCTATGAATGAAAATTTTAATGGAAATATATCCATAGAAAATTTTGCAAAACCTGTTCCAGATGGCACTCAAGTTTTGTGGCGTTTAACAAAAATGAGAAATGCAATAGATAGACCTTTTTATTCAACTTCTCAAAGAAGTGTTTCTGGAAATGCTGTTGACAAAACTATAGATGGTATATCTCAAAATGTTGTTTTTGGTCCAGCGGCAAATATAAATTCTAGTATCATTGAAGTAGACAGCGGTAATGTGTTGCTTATTCCAGAAGAATATGTTATTACAGCTACAGTTTCATATGGAGGAGCTACAGCCTCTGCATCTCAAGCAGCTTGTATATACCCTGTTACTGTAAATGCAGATCAAGTTTTACCAGCTATTAGTCAAACTTCTTTTTACTTTGCTGGCAAATCATTTGGCAAAAATGTAAGTTATGTTCAATCAGTGTATGCAGACGGAGAAGATTTTGCAGTTTTAGAAATAATCAAAGATCCAAGACTTCTTCTTGGAAGCGATTCAGACATAAGAATAGAAGACATAAAAGCATTTTGTAAATGTTACAATGCTGATGGCACTAATGGCGGTGTAGAAAATGCTTACTTAACAACCTTGCCAACCAATCAGATTATTGAGATTAAGGCAAATAAATTACCGGATTGTCAGGGTTCTGGATTGTCTTCTTATATACGTGGGAAGATAGAAATACTTCATGGATCAAGTTTAAATTATTATGTTGGTAGTAACGGAAAACTATTGGCATCATCAAATGAAATAGGTCTTGATTCTACTCTAACCGAAGTTAGAGAGTCTAATCGTGCAGATATAGTAGTCAGGGCAAATACTTTTATCCCATTAAAGTGGAAGTATTACACTAAGCTAGAGGCAGATCCAGGTCCGTTAACACCAGTTTTTTGTAATTTTATAAATTCTGGTTTTGCAAGTTCAGTATATCATAATGTTACAATCTCTGCCTCTACCTCTGTAATCATAAACGGAATGGAAAAATCAATATTTAGTGATGGCGGAATTGCCTCCGGCAACCCACCTAAAATGCTTAAATTTATTGAACCTCTTTATTTGCAATTTGCATACATACTTAAAAATGGACAGAAAGTTAATGGCGAAGTGATAGAGGTTGATGGAAATAGTGTCTATGAATTTATATTTGCTATCAAATTTGCAGGACTTCCAGTACCAGATGGCACAGAAGTAAAGTTTTATAAGTGTGGCAGTAATGAGCTAGTATTAAATTCAAATGTTGGTTATACTTTTACTAAAGAAGAGATAGGTCCATGGAGCTATGGTCCGAATGGAGAGTTGGAAACTTCATCCATAAGCATGGTATCTATGAAAATATCTCCTATATCTCCAGTTAACCCAATCTTCGGATCATTGTTTGCTGAAATAAATTATGATAAAAATGGACAAGTATTTAGGCAAAGGGTGGCTGGGATAGATTTTGTTTACACTGGGGCTAATAGTTTGGCAGTTACTTCTAGCAATTTGCCAAACACAGGCTCTGGCGCAGTAAACACTGGAAATGATCCTGGAAATGGACAATTTGGCTCTGGATTGCCTTCTGGAGGTGGGTCTGCGGGTGGAAATGGCCAGTCTAATAACTTTGGTTCTATTGGGGGCGGAACTTCTGGCAGTCCTCCTGGATCAAATCCCGCTACATCTTTGTTGCCATTTCCTGAAATATTTGCAGAATTAGAAAATGCTACTTCTAGACTTTTGATAAATACTGCTTTTAGTAATGAGTGTTATATATATGATTTATTAGTTTCTGATGCAAGCTACAAGTGGCGTAAAATTGCCAATATGAACCTTAGGCGAGCTATGCATGTCTCTGAATTTGTGTCTGGAAATCTTTATTCTATCGGAGGGCTAGTCGGATTTACAAGTAGCGACACAAACGCAGATGCTACTGTTTTAGTAACAGACACATGCGAAAGATGGAATCCTTCAGAAAACAGGTGGACCACTGCAAGAAAGTGTCTGTCCAAGCGATTCGGGTGTCTTTCATGTGCAGACGATAGATTTATTTATTTAATAGGTGGTTTTGAAACAAAATTGAAAGGATCGATTTCTCCAAGTGGTCAAGCGGTTCAGTCGAGAGTTCCTTATGTAAGCAGAAGATTTGAAAGGTACGATACAATAACTAATACATGGCTTTCTATGGCTCCGATGCCAGTATTTGACTTAAATGGCAATCAATTAGATATCGCTGCTGAAAATACATTGACTGACAGGATAGGTAATGATGATGTCAATTTTGAGCAATATGGCTGTGCTCTTGGAAAAGCATTTATTAAAAACAATAAAATTATTATTATTAATGGTGCAAGAAAAGTTGATGATAAATTAAATGTAGAAAAATATAATGATAAAATAATGGTATACGACATAGGCACAAACACTTGGAGTGTAAGTGCAAATATTCCATCTAGCCTTGCATCTGAATTCTGTAGATTATATCCAATTGTGTGGGAAGAGAATGACTCTGTTCACATATATGGCGGGTCTTCTTCTATTATTGAAAACGTAAATGCAGAAGTTGGAGATGAAGAATTTATAATAGAAAAAAATAGAAGTTTTGCTTTGCAAAATTCTTTTGGAATTCCTTTAGAAGATATAGTATATGGAGCCATATCTATAGAAAATATATATAGATCTGATTATCTTTTTGGTAACTTGCCAAAAGCAAGAGACCAAGTTTCTTTTGCTCATATTTATGGAGAGGGCGTATACCTGTTTGGCGGCAGAGTATTTGCTCAAAATGAAAGTCTTGGAACTAATGCCACTAGAACTGCAGAAAGAATATCGGAAGTAGACGAAGCTTATATAGTAGAAAATTTAGTAAAATCACCTTTTGGATTTAGCAATACTGGATGTACTAATGACGGCAGTCGGTTGATATATATTACAGGCGGAACTACTACAAATCAATCTCCAGGATTTGTAAGATTAGAGATCGAGGCTTATGGAGAACAAACCGAGCAAATTAATACAGAAAGATTTAGTAGCATAGAGCCAGCAAATGCTACTGTGAGGCTTGATGGTTTTTCTGGAGTAGATTTAAAAATTAGTGCATATGATGACGAGGGAGATTATGTAGTAGGAAATTTAGAAGTAGAAATTTCTGGTTTATTAGCTTATGGAACTGGAGATGACGAATTAGAAGGTGGAGCATCAATAGGTGGGATGCAGAGAGCTCCAACATTAAACAGAAGAAGAAAAAGAAAAGGTACTAGAGTATATCCAATAGTCTTAAATCCATACAGGGTAAATCTTTCTAATGGGATTGGATATTCGCGACTTGAGGGAAGAAGCGAAGATGTGCTAAAGAGTCTCACAGAAATACAGGAAATATTAAACGCAGATTTGTCTGCTGACCAAGCAGTTTTAGGTACTGCTTCCGAATTACAGCTTAGGCAAGGAAGCGTTAGATTTCCTTATAGAATTAGTATAGTTGGTAGAGTGATTGATGATTTCTATTTTGGAAAGACTTCTTATGTATCTACTGAAGATCAGGAAGTACAACAAGAAGTTTTCTTACCAGAAAATGAGGTCACTGATGTAATCGCTGATGCCGGAGACTTTGGTAGCGCAACAGTAATGCCTCCAATGCTGCCAGCTTATGCTAGTTCCTCTTCTCCTTTACCAATAGCAGACTATGGCCCTGTTTTAACATGCAGTGCAATAGGCGTTATAGGTCCAGTAGGTGACGTAGATTTGTTTGCTTTTATTCCACCAAAATCTGGGGTGTATACTATAACAATAGAGCAAAGAGGTTTTTCTCAACTTTTGCCAATGGTGTCTGTATTCAACGAGTCTCAATTTCCTTATCCAATTAACGGTACGGCATCTAACGAAATTAGATTTGATAATTTTGGCTATTCTAGTGATGGGAGAACCGCAAACATAGAATTACTAAAGGATGTAACTTATTATTTCCAAATTTCTTCATATGCGGGAGCAGATAGTGCAGAAGTCAATAAAGTTGGTGCTTATAGGATAAGATTTACTATACCAATTGCAATAATACAAAATCAAGGCACAAGCAGCAGTAGCAGTAGTAGCTCTGGAAATAATTCAAGTAGCAGTTCAAGTAGTAATCAAAATTCTGGAGAAGTTGTATCTTTTAATATATTTGAATATGTTACGGAAAATACTATCGCAAATCTTAGTACTCCGTGGTCTTCTGTGCTAAGAGATTTCTATAATACTTATTTTAGATTTTTACTAGCAAATGGCGGCTATAATAGTCAGGCTTTACAGGTCGCCATAGATACTGTAAACTCAATATCTTCTTGTCCTTTTAAGTGCCCATCTTGTGTTGAATCTACAGGCGGAAATGATGCATGCTCTGCAGCAAATTTTGAATGCACAGGATCTGACAATACAACTTGCGTTACCATAATTGGTTTAGGAAATATATTATTGCCAAGTACTTCTAGTTCTTCGAGTTCAAGTAATTTTAATTCTTCTAGCAGTTCATCAAATAATGTTTACGATCCTTATTCTGAATACTCTGATGGAAGTAATTTTGTAGAGCCATACAATCCAGATATCCCTCCTTTTGAGCTACCTCCTGCTGGCTCAAATGAATTAATAATAGAAGACATTCCATTTGAGACTCTATCAATTCCTGCTAGTTCAATTTTTTCAGGAGAAAATGCTTCATCTCTAAGAGAGGGAGATAGTCCAATAGTTCAATACTATTCTGATATTGATTGGATTCCAGAAATAAACACTGATTTATTTACTGGGTTAACTGCTTCTTATGATCTTAAAATGAAAGTCAGAAAAATTAAACAAAGTATTCCATTTGGCTCTTCTCCTATTTTTGATGGCATAAATGATGCGGCAAGATTAATAAAGTCAACTTTTGACTCAGATCAAATAATAAAAAATATTCTCATTCTAAGTGACAATGATGAGAATACTAGTGGAATTTCTCCACTGCAAGTTATTGAAAATGTTAATGCTATTGACGGTTCAAGAAAAGTAAAAATAAATTCATTTAATATCAGTACTTTCTATCCAGTTACTGTTAGTGCTCAAGCTTCAAGGGCAAACATGTCTGGAGTTGGTGAAGTTGTGAAACAGACAGGTGGTTCTAATTTTGCCCTATTGTCATCTAGTTTACTTGATGAGGCTTCTGAATTTGCATTTACTGGCTCAGCTGGCTCAGCTGGTGCAGGCAAATTGTCTTTAACTCTTGATTTTGAAGAACAAATAATTATAAATTCTGTAAATCCAAATATAGAAATTGGAAAAGCAGATTTTATATCTTATAAAATTGCTTATTCAAATGATGGTGAAAATTATACTTATATTCCAGAAGAATTTGACGCTGGTACCGCATGTCAGGTTAATGTAAAATCTAAATATTTAAAAATAGACTTTGAAGGCATAATAGATTTTGATAAGATAGATGAATATTTCTCAGCAGACCCATATGATCCATATAGTGAATCTATAAAAATTAGTAAATATGATTTATCAAAAATAAGAGGTATTAATTTAAATATTTCTGCAGCAGATGATAATTACATATATTTGGATAAAATCAGTCTATCATCCGCTCCACAACAAATTATTATATTTGTTAATTGGGAGGGTCCATCTGATTCTGAGATATCTGCTGGTGTTTCTACTTCTGATAGTGGTGACTGGAAAGATTACTCTCGTGATGCTCAAAATGTAGCCATGGGTTCTGGCAAAGTAATTATACCAATAAGGTATAAAGATAAATTTAATGTTATACGTGAAGAGCTAGCTCAAATTAGTCCGTTTGTTTTTGAATTGCCTCACGGTTCTGTGCATAAAAATGCAGTGATTGCCATCTATAAAGACAATGGAGATTTACTAAATGAGTCAGAATATGCTGTAGATAGAGATTTGGGTTTAATTAGAATGCAATATTCTATGTACGGAGAAAAGCTTTACGTTACTGTAGATGAAGAAAAAAGCTTAAAAATTGGAGTAAAAGCATCTTTTGGTACAAAACCTGGTAATATATCTATAAGTAGTATAGGTTACATGCTAACAGTAAACGAAAATCTTACTCCAGTTAATGTCAATCAGCCACCAATCGCCGTTAATGTGCGAATTAATCCACTGATAGTGTACCCGTACACTAATGTATATGTTTCTTATAGATATCTGGATCAAGATGGTGATGTTGAAGATGTAGATAAAAGAGTGATAAAATGGTATAAAAATGGCGTAGAGATTCCAGAGTTAATGAATATTTTATCATATAATGACTTGCATGATAGCGAGGATGTAACATACTCATTCTATTATACTTCTAATTATGCAGAAATAGAAGCAATGTCTCCTGGGGTAACTGCAGAATTGCTTGCAAGTTTTGCTAATGAAAGAATATTTGAGCCAGGAGATCAGATTTATTTTACAGTTCAGGTGCATGATGGAGTGCAATTAAGTAACGCTTTCAGAAGTCCTACTGTAACGGTTTCAGATTATCCAGTTTCTCCATCTTCTATAACAATTAGATCTAGATACGCAAGTGCTGCAGATATTAAACTTACTACGGGAGGAGTTTTGGGGGGTGGAGGAAATGCTGCTGATCCTGCTAATTTTGGTCAACTTGCTAATGAATTCACTAATAGAACAAGATTGTTTTTAGACTTTGATCTTTTTTCTCCAGCAGCATTTAATCTTGCGGTGGTCACGTGGTATGTGGTGGACAATGCTGGTAATATCATTACATTTAAATCAGGTAAAATATCGGATGTCCAATCTGGCATGTATTCAATAGGCCCATCTGATATAAATATTTTTAATTTTGAAGCTGTTAAAATTGGACATCAGATTTATGCAGATTTGTTTATCCCAAGAAATGCAGCTCCTGGTATTTTAAATGACATAACTATCAGAAGTAATACAGTAACAATCACCAATCTTGTTCCAAGAGCATCAAGCGTTGTATTGGAAAAAATAGTAGATGCTGGTACTGTTATATCTTATTGGAGATTTACTTACATGTTTGAAGATGAAGATGTTTATCAAAATGAGCCAGGACAATCGGATAACAGCACCATAAGGCTTTATAAGAAAACTCCAGCAGAAGATGTATTTACCTTAGAGACAAGAATTACAGATCCACTTAACTTCTTTATACCAAGTGATTATTACGATGAGGGTACGCAGATCTATTTAGAAGTAATACCATTTGACAATGTTGCATATGGCGCTTCTGTAAAAAGTGAAATAGCGACTTGGACCAGGCCAAGTGGTCCTCCGCTGTAGCTTTAAATTACGATAAATTAGCATGAATCTCTTGATTGGCATATTGCAATACAACAAGTCGGCTGTTACCGCCAAGTGTATAACCTGTATAGAAAATTATACACATGATATAAATTATTCAATATATCTTTTAGATAATAATTCCAGCGATGGGTCATTTCAAGAAATTGTTAATTTTTGTAAAGATAAAAAAAATATTACAATTGAAAAAAGCGAAACCAATACTGGAGTGATAGGCGGAAGAAATATGATATTTAATTTTTTTAAACAACAAAATCAATTTAGTCATATTATGTTTATAGACAATGATCAGTTTGTGAAAGAAAAATGGGCAGAAGGATATGTAGATTTATTTAATCTTCATAAGAAGTCTTTGTGTGGCATTGAGGCTTGGATTTTATCTAGTAATTTTACACCATTAAGAAAATGTTCTTTAAAAGATAGTGGGTTTTCTTACGTAGGATGTGGAGGAATGATGATTTCGCGAGAAGCTTTTGACGAAATAGGAAGTTTTGACGATAGTTTTAATCCCGCATACTTTGAAGATCCAGATTATTGTTTAAGAGCGTATGACAAAAAAATTCCTGTATTATGGAATAAAAATTCAAAGATAGATCACATGCCTCATCAAACTCTTGGTCAAAGATCATTGAATGCCTCTATGTCATTTCGAAAATCTCTTAATAATTTTAGAAACAAATGGAGAGGTAGATTTGGTGGTGGTATACTTTTTAGGAATGAAGCATGAAAAAAGCATGTATTTTATCTAACCATATTTATCCATTTCACGTTGGTGGATCTGAAATGGTTATTAAAAATGTAACAGAACATTTATTAGACAAAAACATATGTGTTGACGTATTCGGTTGGGATGTTTCAAAAGATACTGTACACAACGGAGTAAATATTTATAAAATGAATATTGAAAAGATTAAATATATTCTTTTTCATTATGATGTTATAATTATATATAGTGATGCTTTTATAAATCTTATGCAAGTTTTGAAGTTAAATGTAGAATTCAAAAAACGTATAATTATTTTTCCTGTTGGATTTACGGGAATGAGGTCGAGTTCTGCGCTAAAAGAAACAATGTTAAAAAATTTAACGCATATTAATTTTGTATGTCATGATGAAAATTACGTTGATGCAATTTTCCTTAGGGAAAATAACATCCCATATTCGATTATCCCAAATGGCGTAAGTGAAAAAGAGTTTAAATTTACACCTAAAAATATATCTAATGGAGATATAAAAAATATCATTTGTGTGGCAAATACTTTTCCTAAAAAAGGACATGTTGAGCTTTTACAAGTTTGCGATATTTTATTAGAAAAATTAAAATTTAACTTACACATTTTTTGTCATACCCCGTCATGGGATGTTGGTAAGCGATTGCAAAATCAGCTTTGTCAATTTAGTAAAACAAAAAAGTATCCAGTATATTTTCATATAGATAAAGATCGTTCTGAGCTTATAAAAGGGCTAGAGTCTAGCGATTTGTTTTTATTCTGTTCTCTTAAGGAAGTTGCTCCTTTGTGCATTATAGAGAGTGCTGCTTCAGGTCTTCCTTGGGTGTCATTTAATGTTGGCAACGTTAGTAGTATTTCCGGTGGCATTGTTAATAAGGATTGCTCTTATGACCATGCAGGTTACGTTATTCCAGAACAAAATTTGTTACATAATCATGTAAAAGTTATTTTAGAATTATTAAATGATGATAAAAAGTACTCACAGTTATCTGAAGAAGGTGTAGATTTTGCTAAAAAAATAACTTGGAGCAATATAGCTAAACAGTATGCAAAAATTATACAAGATTAAATCAAGAATCACTCGCAGTAATCACGATGTATGTGTTATATGCTGTGCTCGTAATGGATCTGTATATGCAAAAGAGTCACTTGAATCTGTTATCTTACAAAAGTCTTGTGCTTTTAAATTGATGCTACTGGATGATGCATCTGAAGATTCTACTTTAGATGTGTGTTCTCAAATTTTGTCTAGTAGTGAAGTGGATTATGAAATATATCATGTCAAAAATAATCTAGGAGTTCCCTCTGCCAGAAATATTCTTATATCTCATTGTGATTGTCAATTTATTGCCATACACGACATAGATGATATCATGATGCCATTTAGATTATTTTTTCAAATTAATTTTTTAAAACAATTTTCAGATGTTCATGCTGTTGGCGGTCATGCGTATAAAATAGATAGTCAAGGCAACTTTATAGACACAATGTCTTATCCCCCAAGAGATAATGCCGATATACTCAATATGTTGCCAGGAAGGGTTAATCCGATGATTGATCCCACCGTAATGATGAGATTACATTCTTTTCAAAAAATGAATGGTTATTCTGAAAATGAAAATTTAAGACTGGCGCAAGATTTTGATTTATGGATTAGAATGTGTAAAAGTGGTATGAGACTAGCAAATATTCAAGGTCCTCTCACAATTTATAGAGTCTCAGATTCTGGATTGACTGTTAGTAAAAAAAATGACATGATAAAAGCTCATGTATACGTTCAATCTATTCACAAATCTTTTTTAGAACAAATTAGGAGCATAAATGGCAAAAGCAAATAATAAGCCTATGGCTGACGGCAGTATCGAGAATAATGCATGGGGAGTCGAAGATTTAGAGTATCTTTACTTGGCTAAAATGCAAGGTGTTCCTTATGCTGTCATAGCAGAGGAGTTAAAGAGGTCTGTAGAAGCGTGCAAAAGCAAGTGGCTTAAACATGACTGGGTTTCTTCTGGTATAGCAGACATAGTTTTAGAAAGAAATGCGAAAGCTAAGAAGGCTGCTTTTGAACAGAAGCAAATGAAGTCAGTAGAAGACAGGCTTAGCATGTACAGAATGAGATATGACATTGTTGCTGATCGCATGGAAAAAGCCGTTAAAAAATTGCCAGAAATTAAACGTTGCAATTGGAACCCACCAAGACGAAAGAATCACAGGGGTGAAGAGCATGTCGGTTTAATACTTAGTGATTTACACATAGGTCACTCTCATAGTATGGAGGAAACTGGTGGATTGTCGCAATACAATTTAGACATTTTTATTAAAAGGTTGCATTGTTTGCAAAAAAGTGTTTCTGATATATATGAATTGCATAGCTACCTTTACGAGTTGCCTACTTTGCATATATTTTGTTTAGGTGATATTGTGGATGGGAGTAATGCTGCAGGAGCATGGTCTCCAGTATATATTGACACTCCAGTATATGACCAATTAATGCTTGGTTTTGAGCACTTGTCTCAAAGCATTCAATATCTTTTGACTATATTCAAGAACATTAAATTTTATGGAGTGCGTGGCAATCATGGTCGCATAGCTCCTAATGGAGTAGAAAAAGATTACGCCAACTGGGATAATGTTATTTACCATATGCTAAGAGTAAAATTTTCAGAAAATCCCCGTATAGAGTTTAATATTCCAAAGACCTGGTGGATTATGGAAAACATTAAAGACCATAATTTTTTACTAGTCCATGGTGACGACGTAAGAGGTAGTGGTAATGCCATTAAAAACTTAGAAAGATTTTCTGCAAGCATGTCGGGTATGCTGAAAGCAAGGCCAGACTATACAATATGTGGACACTTTCATGAATCTACAGAATTAACATCTAATTTTGGCAAAATGATTATTAATGGGTCATTTGTGGGAGCCGATGTTTATGCCATAAAAAACTTACATAAGTATAGCAGGCCCGAGCAGAAGATTTTTGGTATTAATAATAGTCATGGAGTGACATGGCGGTACGACCTTGACTTGGGGAACATGTAATGCTAAATATACCTGATTGGGCTCATAATTTTATGAAAAAGCGAGAATGCCCTCATTGTTCTGGTTCCATGAGGGATGCTGCTATAGTGCAAGTGGGCATAAAACTACAGGATAAAAAGCCATGTTTATTTTACGAAAGTAGATGCAAATTTTGTAATAAAGTTTCTCATACCACAATATACACTGATGCAAATCTTTCTGCATACCAATTAGCAGCCGAAATATTGAATAGTTTTGACGAAGAGCCGATTGTTGTAGAACACTCTAAGGTTGGAGCTTCAAAGAAAAAGAAAAGTAAAATGGTAAGTTTCGAAAAAGATTTTTTAAAGTTAAAAAATTTTATGAAACATAATGATAATTATTTGGAGTTTTTAAAATACTTGGGATTGACAGATGCTGAAATTGAAATGTACGCAAAATGGGACAATTTAGAAAATGAAGACACAGATATCTCTAAATAATTTTGTATTGCCTTATTTCATAATTAAGTCAGCATGTAGGGACTATGGTGTTTATCCATTTGATATATCTATAAATATGACTGACAGTCAGGTGGGCGATAGTAATCCATTGGAATTTTGTATTTACAAAAAATTTTCCCGCAAACAAATTAATCTTACCATAGTAAATAAATATTTTAGTAATTTTAAAACGCTACACGGCATAGAAATAGATCAGTCTGTAATGGAAAACGGATTAAGCTCTTGCTCTGTTTTAAGTGATCTATATTTTAACAATAGCGAATATCATATTCCTAATGCAAATACTGATGGTCAAAACTTTCCATTTTACGTTATAGCAACAAAGAACGTTATATACCCATACTTTAATATTGATAAAATAGATTTAAATGTGCAGTGTCATTCTTACGGATGTTACGATTTTTCTGTCAATGAAAAAGGTTATAGTATAGGTATAAGAAATTTAAAATCTGAGTTTAGAGATGCTTTTATATTAATTTTAGCTGATTATATGCAAAAATCTCAAAAGAAAAACTCTTCTGGATTTATCAAAGACTCATTAAATAGTCCAGAAATTATGAGGATGCTTTATCCATTTGCTGTTTCTTATTTTAATGATGATATGGTTAAGGCAGATGCTTTTATAGGCTTATTGCAAATGTATTCTGATACTATCGCTGGCAAACACTGGCTTAACTCTACGACATCTTCAATTAAAACAGCAAGAATGAATCTTAATGATGGAAATTTCTGGATATATGGTTTGATAGAAAAAATGCTAGCTCCAGCTAGAGGCCCAGATTTTAATATTACAAAAAAATGGGCTCCAATCACAAATGCTATTTGGGAAAATATTGAAAGTGCTCGTAAAGAATCGGGACTTTCTGGAGCAAGCTTGGAGTTTATGTTAAGAGTAAAGGACCACGGATCTTCAGATGATACTATGGTTATACAAAAGCTAATTGAGGAGATGCGTTCATGAAAAAAGAAGAAATAGAATTAGAATTAGAAAATTTAAAAAAAATATTGCAAAAGATTGACACAATAATAAGTTTCAACCTTTCTGGTAAATTTATTTTATCACATGAAAAAATAATTGGTGTTAGGCAAATGGTGCTTAACAGCACACTTAGATTAAAAGATAATTTGGAAAAATCAAATGGGTAAGGGAAGAACGTCTGGTCCAGTAGATGGTTTTGGCGATTCTGGATTGCCACATTTTAATAAAAATGTTTCTTATCCATCCCTTGAGTTGAGTGGAATGGATGTTAAGATAAATAAAAATAACCGGATGAAAAAAAGAAGAATATATCAACTTGGCTTAATTATGCCGTGCCAAGAAAATGACGATGAATGCAAAGATGATGAAGCTGAAAGTAGATAATGTCGTAACTTACATCAATCCGCCTTTGTCTGGGCAAATTTACGCCGAGTTTAAAAAGAAACTTGGATACAAGCCACAAGATGCTGTTTGGATGTCAAACGCAAATCCTCATTGGGACGGCTGGATAACAACCGTTTGTTATGGCTCTGGAAAATGCAGATGTCCAAATAAAAAGTCAGAAATGCATTTTCCTACAGGCTTATTGTCTCATGCAAGAGAATTCTTTGATTCTAAAGGCATAAGCTATGAAATTGTTGATTGTAGAGAGAAAATCGATGATCTTTGCCCATTAGATTTAAGTGACGTATACAGCTTAAGAGACTATCAAGAAGAGGCGGTGTCTAATGCTGTTAAGAAGCAACGTGGCATCATAAAGGCTGCTACTGGAGCTGGCAAGACCGTTATCGCAGGTTCTATTATCGCTAAGGTAGGGGCCTTTCCTGTATGCTTCTTTGTAACAACCAAGGATTTGCTACATCAGGCTAAGGAAGAGTTGGAAAAACTTATTATGTCTAATGGTAAGCCTGTAGAGGTTGGCGTGGTTGGAGCTGGCAGGTGCGACATTAAAGATATAAATGTGGTTACAGTACAAACAGCTATAAGAGCTTTTGGCATAAAATATCAACAATTTGATGAAGAAGACGATGAAGATAGTTCTGAGTTTATTGATAAAGATGATTCAAAAAGGCAAGCAATTAAAGATCTTATCAACAAGTCTAAAATGATTATCTGTGATGAAGTGCAGCACTGGGCCGCATCTACATGTCAAATAATAAGCGATCATTGCAAATCTGCTCGTTATAGATATGGAGTGTCAGCTACTCCATGGCGCGACATGGATGATGATTTGCTTATTGATGCTTGTTTTGGTAAAATTATTTCTGAAATTAGTGCCAGTAAGTTAATAGAAAAAAACGTTCTTGTTCCGCCTAAGATATATTTTGTTCACATTAAAAATAGGCTTGGCGGTACATATGCAGAAGTATACAAAAGAGGCATCGTAGAGAATACATATCGGAACACAATTATTAAAAATCTTGCAGAGCAAATGGTCGCTGATGGTCGCCAAACTTTAATATTAGTTAGACATGTCGCTCATGGCGAAATTCTTCAAGATATGATACCTAATTCTATATTTTTACATGGGTCAATTGCCAGTAAGAGTAGGCAAAACGCAATTAGCATGATGAAGAAGGGAAAGCATAGGTGTATTATTGCCTCTTCAATATTTGATGAGGGCGTAGACGTAAGACCGCTTAGTGCATTAATTCTTGCTGGTTCTGGAAAAAGTCAAACCAGAGCTTTACAAAGAATAGGAAGGGTAATCAGATCTTATGAGGGTAAAAAAGATGCCATTATCATTGATTTTTTTGATGATATAAAATACATGAGAAAGCACAGTCAGGCTAGAAGAAAAATGTACAAAACTGAGCCAAAATTTGAAATCTCAGACATAGAGATGGATAGTAATGGGTAGGATGAATAAGCTAGCCATTAAAGACGCCGTTAAGAAGGCAAAAGAAGAAGTCGATGGGGTATCTATTGAAATTAAAAAACAAATTTCTTTTCAAGAAAATTCCGACCTCTTTCCTTCAGAAACTTTCAAAATAGCAAATTCAGATTGGCTTGACGAGCGTATTGCTGGTGAATTTAGATCAAAAAACATCATTGAATGGAACAAGAAAGACTTTTTAGATTTTGTTAAGCATCTTTATTTTCAAAAATTTGTTTCTTCCGTGCACATACCTCCAGCTCATGGATATATGTATTTGAATGTTATTGAAGAAATCTGCGTCAACAACTTTCCAGAATGCCAAGTCAAGATGCTAAAGGCTCGATATATATCTTGGTATTTTGAAAATCAAGTGTTAAAAGATACTGTTAGATCTAGAAGTTGGAATATTAAAAAAATGGTGCATCCAAAAGTTGTTGCATCTTTTATCATGCATTTTTCTTCTTCATCTTCTGAAAATCTTGAGGTAAAAAATAAAGATAGTAGACTTCCAGTAAATGAGTCTTTACTTGACTTATATTTTAGGGGAGACGCTGCAGAATTTGTCAAATGCTATGGAGTTGTAATTCCATTTGCATTCTTATTTTATTCTAAAAAGTTTTCGTGGGAAGATGCTTTGGAATATGTTGCTGCAGCAGTTGCAGATTTAGTAACTACAAGAAATATTAAGGATAGCGTATTGAGGAAAACAACTGAGCAATACGGTCCTTATAGTGAGCGTTTTGACAAAATAGCGCCTGAGCGTTTGTTTGTTGCGTTGACAGACAAAACTGGCGTAAACTTTATAGGAGTAAAGATAAGATAATGAGTTCCTTAGCTCAAAAATACCCGGTTAATTTCAACATTCGTGCTTCTTTTGTGCACCTGATTGATGAGTCAGGAAGGTCTTGTGGTTCTGTACATATTGATGATGCCCTTAGGAGGGCGCGAGATGCAGGGCTGGACCTTGTTCAGGTTTCTGTTGACTCAAACCGTCCAACTTGCAAGATTATGGATTTTGGAAAGTTCAAATATGAACTTTCAAAGCAGAAACAGTCCTCCACGCACAAAACGAAAGAGCTTTTTATAACTGCCCATATTGGCAAGCATGACCTTGAAACTAAGGTAAATAAGCTAAAAGAGTTTGTTTCCAAAAAATATTCTGTTCTTTTTGGAGTGAAGTTTAAGACAAAAAAAGAAAAGTTTAATGTTGAGCCACTCAAGCAGATGATAGTAAATTGCTTGAGCGAAGCTGGTATTGTCACTGAAAATATTGAGTTTCAGTATTCTCCCGATAAAATTACTGTGTTTATAAAATGACCGAAATAGAAAGTGTATATAACAAAAAGCTTTCAGAATTGAGAGCAAAATGTGGAGTGTACAGGCCTGCTGAGAATAGGTGTCCTGCGGCTCGCTGTATTTGTTCATCAATGGCTGAGTGCATGGCTTATCATAGCAGTGCTCTACCCCATGGTTACGTAGACGTAGAAATATCTTCTTTCAACGGTCATGTAAACGGTAATAGAACTGTAGATAATCATGTAGTGGCTACAGCTATAGCTAAAGTCATGAATTATTGTTTTGGTGATTCTTTAGTTAAGCCAGATGCTTCTAGGTATGACTTGTACAAAGCTTCTGTTATGGATCAAAGATTTTCTTCAGGCACTAATCTTATTATACACGGAGAAAGTAAATCTGCCAATAAGAATAAGTTAGGCAAAACTATGCTTGCTTCTATAGTCATGAAAGAAGCAATTTGGAGAAGAATGTTTAAAGACAATAAGGCATACACTTACATGTTTAAAAGTTGTGCTGAGATTGTTGATGATATTATATCAAAAAGGTCTGCTGATGCTCAGGTTAATTCTTTTAATGCAGACTGGCTTTGCATAGACGATTTATTTTTGTCTAGTAGGCAATCGCAGGGGCATATATTAGATCAAATAATGTCGGTTAGGTTGAGAGAAAATTTACCATCTATATTGGTTATACAGTTTGACCCTTTTAAAATAAACAATCCAGAAGAGTCACTTGGCAACCATGTGATGAAGATGCTATCCGATAAATCAAATACGTTTGTAGTTTCTTTGGGTTGATATGCAAGCAGATACAGAAAATCCACATGTAAAGTTGTTATTTCTTTTGATACAATCAAAAGAAAATGTTGAAGAAGTTCTTGCTACTGTTCAAGAGCCAAGTAATCTATTTGTTGAGCCATCTCACCAAGCTCTTCTTAAGGCATGCATTTGGGCAAGAGACAAGAATAAAAATTTGACTTCCGAGCAATTGGAGCATTTCTGTAGATTTAATCTTAACTATACTCCTCAAAAGACTGCAGTATTAGTAGCAGAATATTCTGCTATTGAAATGATAGAGGGCACTAAGAAGGAAGATTTGAATGTTTTGGTGAGTGAATGTCAAAATCTTTATTATTATAGATTTTTAAAATTTGAATTAGACAAGATTAAGACAGACAGGTCTCCAGATTTCTTTAAGAAATTAAATACGTTACATGACAGTATTGGAAAATGCTTATCTACTGGAGCTAGTAATTCTTTTAGTTTTCATGATACAGTTGAAAACTTTTCCTCATTCGTAGAAGATCTGCATGTTAAGGCCAATCACCCTGAAAAAAGAATTGTATGTGGCATCAAGGAAATTGATGACTGCATGACTGTAGGATTTAGGCCTGGCACGCTGACCCTTACTGTTGCTGACGTTGGTGGAGGTAAGTCCACCATGATGCTTAACATAGCTTACAATTTATGGAAAAGAAATTGTAACGTGCTATTCCTTCCGCTAGAAATGCCATGGGAAGAAATATTTAAAAAGTTTTTATCAAGAGAAACTTTAATTGAATTTGAAAAGTTTGCTAGACCAGAATTGATGACGGAAAAAGACTGGGAAATTTTACGAAAAAGATCTGATGAACTTGCTTCAATGAGGCAAAAGCTTGTGTGGGCTGATGTAAAAAGTAGACCAACAGTTCAGGAAATAAAAAGAGCTATTGAAAGCAAAATGCATTACTTTAAGCCAGATGTGGTTGTTATTGATTATATTGCGAATATAAAACCTGATGGCAAGGTAGATAATTGGCTTGCAATTGGAGACATCTTAAAAGAACTAAGAGCATTTGGAAAACAGTATGGATTTGCGATATTGAGTGCTGCCCAAATGACAAGAGATGGTATTAAGAAGCTTAAAACGGATAAAGATCAGTCTAAGAGTCCTGGCAGCGAAGACCTGCGTGGTAGTCATGAATATTCTGCAGATGCAGACAACATATTTGCGCAGTCTCCGTCTCCTGATGAGCCAAATAGAAAGATGCTTTTATGGTGTATCAAAGCTCGTTATGGAAAAAAGACTTTTGATGGTAAAAATTATGCTATTTTAGATTTCTATCCAGAATACAGCAAGATAGACAGCTCTACTGCTTATTCTTTTGATGTTAACGATGAAGAGTTTAAAAAGCAGCTTGATGCTATGTCTGGATTCGCTAAGCCACAGCAATCTGAGCAGGCTACAGAAGATGACTATGGGTGGATGACTTAATGAAAGAGTATATTGACAAGCTAAAGCGCAAAGTCAGGATCGCAGATGTCTTAAGAGAAAGAGGTATCAATCCATCTAGATCTCATGGCGGTAAATTAGTTTATAAGTGTCCGTTGCATAAGGGGGATAATTCTCCAAGTTTTTATGTGTATGAAAAAGATACTGGAGATGATTATTTTTGCTATGGCTGTAAAGCTGGCGGTAATGTAGTTCATTTAGTAAAATCTCTTAATAATTGTAGTGGTTCTGAGGCTGTTAAGTCTTTAGGTGAGATAGCTGGCATAGAAGTTGATCCGTATTTTTATCAATATGATCTTGATGTTTATATTGAAAGTCCATCATACGCCAGTGTTGATATAGATGAGTTGTTATGCAAGTCTACCTTGTCTTTTAGGAAACTAAGACAAATGAATGCAATAAAGCACATTGACAGCATTGATGTCAAGTGGAAAAAAATTGACATTGCTTATTGGGCTAACGATGTACAATCAATGAAAGAAAATCATTCATGGATCAATGGAAAATAAAAAATAAAGAAGAAGATTATTCAGTATCCTTTGATAGTTCTTTAATAGAAAAGTGTCTTGGTCAATATTCTAGAGTTGTTAAAAAGATGAATGAGGTAGATCCTTTTGCTCTTAAATGGACATTGCAATCTAGTCTTACCGTGAATCATCCAGTCGGTTCTTTTACTTGTGTATGTAATTTTTATTATGATGGAAAAGTGGTAATATATGACGCAGGTGGTCAAATCATGAAAGCTCATAATATAAATGATATTAGATTTATTAAAAAATCAATTTCATGGTTAGGCTGGAAGTTGTTGACCGCAACTCCATCCGAAATAGATAGTAGCGTAGATTTTTGGAAGCGTTGCTGGGAAACTGGCCTAATAGACAGTGACTATTTAGATCAAAAGTACAAAAGGAAAAATTAAGATGGCTATTATAACTCAAAAAGAAAGTTTTTTACTTAAATTTAAACAAGAAAATTCTCAGGTAGGTTCAAATCCTCTTGAAATTTCTGTCACCAAATCCAGCAATGATTATGTAATAGAAATTCGTTCTGATAAGAAAAATTTAATTAAGACTGATTTAGATTCTTTAAGGGAAATAATTAACTACATAGATTCAAAAATAAACTTTACAAAACCAGTTGTAAAAAATAGCAGTTCTTTTGAAGACTTAATAGGAAACAAAGAAGCAGAAAGATATTTAAAAATTAGTGGTAACAGTAATATTACTTTTAACAATAATCAAGGTGCTAACGGTCCATCGCAAATTGAAAGTGTGACTCAATCATCGTCAGATGATGTTGGAGATTATTCAGATCTTTTAAAAGATATAGAAAAAAACAGTACAAACTCGATGCCAGGTGGGTTATATAATTCTCAGGCAGACGTGATTTTATCAAATGCCATAGATATGAGCTCTTTAACAGATTAAGTATATGGAATATAAATGCAGATTTGAAAGACTTGACAAAATAAAAACAGAAGACTTAAAGAAAATTAGTCTTTGCACTGATTGTCATAGCTTTGATTGTAGCAACCCAATACAAAATGTTACTATTAGTGTTTTTGGCATTAATAAAACAGTGCGAGCTTATGTAACTCCAAACAATATATATGGAGTTCAGGATTGTGAAGGTTTTAGCTGTCGTTCTCTTACGGAGGAAGAAGATGAGTCTGAAGATTAATAATAGTAATTTTGTTCATTTACACAATCATTCTGAATTTAGTGCATTCGATGGTTTGAATAAAATGTCAGAGTTTCCCAGACTTGCTAGAAAAATGGGATTTAAGTCTCTTGGAATAACTGATCACGGTAATGTCGGCGGTTTAATTAAGTTTTTTCAAGAATGCACTAAGTCAGTTGACAAGAATGGTGTAAAAATAGAATATGATCCGATCAAGCCTATTTTAGGTTGTGAATTTTATCTTGCAAAAGATAGATTTGCAAAGAGTAAAAAAGATCAACCTGATGGAAGAAAAGGAAACAGGCACATTGTTTTGATAGCAAAAAATTGGCAAGGCTTTCAGAATTTATGCACGCTTTCAGAAAAAAGCTGGACAGAGGGTTTTTATAATGACCCAAGAATTGATTTTGATTTATTAACTAAGCACCATGAAGGACTTATATGCAGCACTGCATGTTTAAGTTCTGTGGTAAATAATAATTTGCTGCATGGCAGATATGATCAGGCTAAAAAAGTTGCAACTATATTAAAAAATATATTTGGAGAAGATTTTTATTTTGAGGTGATGTATCACGGATTAGATGCTGAAAGGTACATTATCCCAGATATTTTTAAACTTTCAGATTCACTAGGATGCAAAGTATTAGCAACCAATGATGTTCACTATTCTCACAAAGAAGATGGTGCAAGTCATGAAGTACTCATGTGCATGAGTACTTCAAGATGCATACATGATCCAAAAAGATTAAAGTTTCCTTATCATGAGTTTTATCTAAAAAGCGCTGAGGAAATGGCTCAGATTTTTAAAAATCGTTTAGATTCCTTATACAATACTCTTGAGGTCGCTGATAAGATAGATCATAAGGATATATCAAAAAACTTCGGAGGTATGAGACTGCCAAAGTTCCCATTACCAAATGATTTTTCTGATCCTCATGACTATTTGGAATATTTAGCTTGGGACGGACTAAAGCAGTTGCACTTAGATCATTCTCAAAAGCATATCGACAGATTAAGACTTGAGCTTGAAGATGTAAAGATTGCTAAAATGAACAACAATTATGACTTTGCAACTTATTTTTTAATTGTTCGTGACTATATACAATATGCAAATAATAAGGGCATACTTACAGGATGTGGCAGAGGTTCTGGATTTGGTAGCCTTTTACTAAAGACTCTAGGCATTACATATGGAGTTGACCCAATAGAACATGATTTGTTGTGGGAGCGCTTCTTAGGCTTTGACACAAAGCGTTTTGTAAAGGAGCAAGACTTTGTCTAATCTAGAAGAAATAAAAAATAAACTTTCTAATTCTTCTAGGTATGCTCAATTGAATAGTATTGGCAAACAAAGATGTATAGATGAAATAGAATCAATGAACTTTTCTCCTGGGCTATCTGGAGATACTGTGTTAGAAGAGTTCTTTGCCCTTGTTAAAAAACTGGAAGGCAAAAATGGTTCTAAAAATTCCATAAATAGTTTTGTTGCCTATTGCTTTGAAATGACATCAAAGCTTCCTGACATAAAAGATGAATTCTTGCCGTCTCGACGCATTTTTGCTAGAGCTGGATTTCCTGATATTGACGCAGATTTTGACTATGAAAGACGACATGAGGTATATGAATATCTGATTGAAAAGTACGGGAGAGATAGAGTCGGGAATATTGGGACTTATGGCACATTAAAAATGAAAAGCTATATTACCAGAGTTGTTAAGGCTCTTGATCTAACAAATAGTTTTCATTTAGGTAAGGAAAGTTATGTCAAAAACAACAACATGTTAGTTCGTGAGATCATAGATTCTTTGCCTGAGCAAAAAGGTGCATTTTTAAAGGTTAGAGATGACGAAGGTGAAGATCATGTTATAAAAAATCTTTCTGACGCCATGGCTCACTGCGATTCTTTTTCTCAATATATGAAAAAGTATTCCCAGATATCTGAACATTCAAAAAGGATAGAAGGTTTGGCTTCAAGTTACGGGGTTCACGCTGCAGGAATTGTGATATCTGGAGAGCCCTTGGCTCAAGTCGCTCCATTAAGAGCCACAAGTAAGTCTGATGAAAATTCTGGAGCGGAATATGCCACGCAATTTGCTTATGAAGATCTTGAATATCTAGGGCTTATTAAATTTGACATATTGGCTCTTAGTACGTTGAGTGTAATATCTGAAACTGTAAAAACTATAAAAGAACGTCTTAACATTGATATTGATGTTCAAAAATTACCGCTCGATGATGAAAAATCATTTGAGCTTTACAGGAGCGGTAATTTGACAGGTGTCTTTCAATGTGAAGAAAAAGGTATGCAAAAGACCATGATGCAAATGGGGGTGGACAGATTTGAAGACATTTGCGCAGGCATAGCTCTATTTAGACCTGGACCAATGGCTAGTATTCCAAAATATTGTGCTAGAAAAAATGGGACAGAGCAAATAGACTATTATCATGAGTCTATTGTCAAATATGTTGAAAAAATTTTAAAACCCACATATGGCATTCTTGTATATCAAGAACAGGTTATGCAGATTTGTAACAGCCTTGCTGGGATGACCGTAAGCGATGGATATCAAGTTATTAAAGCTGTAGGCAAGAAAAAAGAAGATCAATTAAATAAATACAAATCTATCTTTGTTGATGGATGTTGCATTAATGGAGTTGATAAATCCCTGGCTTCTAGATATTGGAATGAATTTATTATGCCATTTGCAGCGTATGGATTCAATAAATCACATTCTTATTGCTATGGTCTTTTAAGTTATCAAACTGCATATTTAAAAGCTAATTTTCCATCAGAGTTTATGCTGAGCTATCTAAACGTTGAATGTTTACAAAAGAAATGGGATCGTGTAGATTTGCTTATTGATGAAACTAAGAGAATGGGTATTTCAATAGGGTTAAAAAATCTTAATGTTTGCAAGCTTAAATTTGTGATGAACGAAGATCGCGTTGGAAATAGGGTAAAATATTACATTACACCATCTTTATTGTGCAAAGGTTTAAAAATGAGCGCAGCTGAAGAGATACAAGAAAAGCAGCCATTTAAAAGTTATGAAGATTTTGTTCAAAAAGTTGACACTAGCGTTGTGGATACCGAAGCTATTACTGCATTGCAAGACGCTGGATTCTTCCCAAAAACAAAAGACCCAGTAGAGAAATTTGTAAAACTTAGAGATCATATACGAGCAACACGAAAAAAAGGCATGAGCGGTGTCGATATATTTCAATAAGCTATGAATATAGAAATACGAAAATCAATATCTAGAAAAATAAATACTGGACAATATGAAAATATTGTAATTACTTGTGAGTTACAAGGTAACTCTGTTGTTGAAAATGATGCAGACTTATATAAATTACAAAAAGAGATAACAGATAAGCTAATTAAAGATTATGTTATTACAGAGAATGCAGTTCTTGAAGAGCTTGAGTTACAAGAAAAAAAAGCTTTTATGGAGTCGCCAAGCACTGCTGATAATAAAGTAAAATTGTCTTTAACTCCAGAGCAGGAAAGTGAGTTGTTTGGATGATTGACAAAAACGATCTCGATGATATATTTGGAATACCTCAAGATGGAAGTCATCTTGATGATGATAGTGGTAGCACAGATGATGTAGCCTTTGGTGGAGTTGTTTCTCAAAACAGTAATAAAACTTTTTTTGATCAAGTAAATGTTTTGATTAATGATACAAATTCTATAGCTAAATCTGAAGATGAAATTATAAAGGATTCTAAAATTAAAAAAGATAAAAAAGAATCAGGAGGCGATGGCGATGAGCTTCAAATTAAAAAAAATAATCAATCAGCACAAACGCATAGTGAAGATACTACTTCCCTCAACAGCAAAGCCGATCATAAAGTTCTTGCCGAATCCGATGAACTTCTGGGAGATAAACTTCATACCAGAGAAGGACTTCATAGACCTGAGATGGATAACGCCGTCAAGAGCAATGCAGTTGAAGCGCAAGTAATAATAAAACTAAGCGAGTGGAATGTTAATTCAAAAGACTTGTCATTTGCATCATTTTATGAAATGAAAAAAGATGCTTTGTCAAGCTGGCTATTGCCTGGTGGTGAAATTAATTTTATACATACACACGATGAACTGGTGAATGCAAAAGTTGATTTAAGTACAATAGAATTTGGTGATTTACACGCCATGTTTGATGCATTAAAAGGTGTTCAGCACTGGAAGGACAGAGTAGTTGAAATCAGTTTAAGAGTTAATGCTCAATATTATTCGTGGAAAAGAGCTATAGATCTTTTCCGTGGCACTCTTGCAAGAATGCATTATGAAAAGCCAGCGGAAAAACAGGATGGCGTAGTTATGGAACACATGGGAGATATGATAAGATATTTCTCTCAACTTGAATCTTTGCATGCAAATGTAGATGCAATTGTTAGAAATTTGGATAATGCTTTCGATTGTATATCAAGACAAATAACTGTTTCATTGCCACAAATTACAAAAGATACTGATAGTTTAGAAAAAAGAGCTTCTAAAAGTATTCACAATGCCAGTGCAACACATGATGGTTTTGCCGATATAATGCAATCAGCAGATCGTTTGCCGTTGAGCAAAAGTTCTGCTTTTAAAAACAATAACGCCTCTTCTTCAAAGAAGATAGGCACAGTCGAATGGAATGAGATCTAATTTTTAGAAAGAGGTAACAAATGGGACTAGTTGATTGGACATCGTTTGGTAAGGGAGAAAAGTCAGGTAATGGAGCAAAGTACCTGAAGCTTGAGGCTGGCAAGTCTTATCGCATACGGCCTGTATTCAAGCCACACATTTTCTATAAGTATTTTGTTGAAAGACCTCAGGGAGGTTTTGGCCAGGCTATTACCGATACTCCAGATTCTTGTGTAATCAGAAAGAAGTATGGAGAGCAGGCAAAGCAGCGTTTTGCAGTTAATGTGATTGACAGAGCAGACGGCATTATTAAGGTCCTTGAGGGCCCTATTAGTATCCTGAAGCAGTTTTCCACATGGGCTAGTGAGACTGGCACAGATCCTGGCAGCAAGGATGGTGGTGAATTTGCGATTAGAGTTGAATGCCCAGGGAATGATAAGAAGAAGACTAGGTATGTGGTCAGCTTTATTAACTATGCGCCATTTACAGATGAGGAAAAAGCTCTTATCAAGTCTGGAGCTATGAATGATCTTGAGAACTTGTATAAGGCCACTCCTCAAGAGCAGATTGAGGCTAAGGTTTATGGATCTGAAGAAGATTCTGGCTCATCATCTCAAAAGGGCAAAAAGGCTCCAGAGAAGCAGGGTGCTTCTTCGAAGTCGCAACTTTCTGACGATCTTGACTTTTAATTTATTAAGAAGGAAAAATAATGAAGAAATCATCGGTTGGTATTGATAATTTGAAAGGCTTTCAGCTTGGAGCAAATGTTGAGGTAAAAGACCTTATCCCAACTGGTCATGCAGAGTTGGACCACACTATTGCTGCAGGTCTGATGGAGGATGGAGAAAAGTTCACTACAGGTGGTCTTCCTCTTGGTAAGTTATGCCTTTTTTATGGAAATGAAGGAAGCGGAAAGAGTAGCTTAGCTTATCGCGTTGTTGGATCTGCTCAACGTATGGGGTATAACTGCGCGTGGGTTGATACAGAACATTCTTTTAGCGATCAGCTTGCTGAAGTAAATGGTGTTGATAAGAAAAAGCTTTTTTATAGTAACCTCATTAACCTTGAAGATCCAGATAAAATTTCTACAGCAGAAAATGTAATGGATATGGTTATTAGCGCATGTGCTAGCAAGAAGATTAACGTCATTGTGCTAGACTCCGTAGCTAATTTGATTCCAGAGCGTGTTATGGATAATGACGCAGATAAAGATACCGTGGCAGAATTAGCTAGAGTTCTTAGTAAGACACTTGGAAAAATGCTGAGTTTTGCTGCTTCTAACAATGTATTGGTCATTTTTATCAATCAGTTAAGAGAAAAAATTGGAGTAATGTTTGGCAGTCCAGATACTATGCCAGGAGGAAGAGCTCTCAAACATGCCTCTAGCTTAATACTGAAGGTTACTAAGCTTGAGTCAAAAGCTCATAACATCATGATGCAAAATGAAGATGGCACAGAGCGTTTGATAGGAAGATATTCTAGCGTCATGATTGAAAAAAATAGATTTGCAAAACCAAATCAGGGATCTATCCCAGTTGCAATTTATTATGAACCATATTTTCCAGATGTTTCTGACGTTGCATTTGATGCAGGCAGAAATACAAAAGTGATCAAAGTTAGAAATGGTACTTTTGCATGGAGAGATATCAAGGCGGACGGAAGAAAGGCTTTTATAGATCTCATTAAAGATGCAGATGTTCTTGAAAAGTTAGTAGAAGAAATTAGAGAGCAGGCCGAAGAGCAGTCTATTGTTTTGCCAATAGAATTGGTAAAGTTTGATAAGGAAAAGTATATTGAGACTATCAAAAATACTAAGCCTGCAGGCCAAAGCTCAGATTCTCAGACAGTTAGTGCTAAGAAAAAGAAAGAAGTCCCTGAAGAGGCAGAAGCCTGATGGAATCAGATCAGTTCTCAATGCTTGAGAGAGAGCAAATCATAGCTCTTTCTCAAGCATCTTTATATGAGAATAGCAATGACGCTGCTGAGGCAAGAAGTTATTTATTTGAAACTAGAAAAATATGTGAAGAAACAGTAAGAGATTTTTATTTAGGATATGTTCCAGTAAGGGTAAACGACAGAAAAATAAGTGGTCGTATTATTTTTCCCATTTGGGATTGTCACGGAGAAACCGTTGCTCTTTCAACAAGAGATTTTAGATCTTCTATTAAAAACAGAGGGCATTGGCATGAATCTTTTAATAAAAAACATCATTTGTATGGCTGGAAAATGGCAGAGTCTTTTATTAAAGATACTGGTCAGGTTATAGTGGTAGAGGGTCAGTTTGATGTTCTTGCTATGCATTCTCATGGATTCAAAAATACGGTAGGAATTCTTGGCAGTCATTTGTCAGTATTTCATATTATGTTATTGATAAGATATGCAGATGAGATTGTATTTGCATTTGATAACGATGAGGCTGGCAAAAAAGCTTATCAAGAAAGTTACAAAATAATAGCATCAAATGGATTATTGTACGATAAAACATTGAGTTTCTTTAAGGTTGATCTGGGCGTTCACAAGGATCCAGACGAATTATTAAAGAGTTCAGGAAGAGACGACATGGAAATGCACATAGAAGCATCAAGAAAGGTGAAGAAAAAATATGACGCAGCACAATGGTCAGCAAATGTATCTGATCTCTCAATTGATTGATCAATTTTTGCTCTACAAGCAAAGTAAGCCTAGTAACAGATCTTATAAGGTATTCCACCCAAGCGCATTTGGCAAGTGCCTTCGTAAAATGCAATACCAAAAATATGTTGCAGAGGGAATGATGGAGGCTCCAGTACAGTCTGTTGAGCCGAGAATGATAAGAATATGGGATACTGGTCACACTATGCATTCTAGATGGAGTACGTACATGGAGGAACTTGGCGTACTTAGAGGTGTTTGGAAATGCGCCAATCCTCTTTGCAAGCATATCCATGGAGAGGATGAAAAGATAGGTATTTTTAAGCCAGCAAAATGCGAAAAATGCGATTCTACTAAATTTCATTATGAAGAAATAACCATTGATTACCCAGAGTTAAATTTTCATGGACATTGCGATCAGGTCTTAGACTTTGCTAATATGGACGAAGAGTTTAAAAATAGTAGTCAATTTCAATCCCTTGCTAGTATGATGCAGTTTATGCCATCTTCTCCAATTGTTGTTGACATGAAAACTATTGGGAAGAATCAGTGGTCTAAATTGGAAAAAGGTGCGCATTTTTATTATATAGTTCAGCTTACTGTCTATCTACATGTTCTTAATTTAGATATGGGAATTATTATATATGAAAGAAAAGATGATTCCGAAATTAAGATGTTTAAAGTTACAAGGAATGATGAGTGGTGGAGCGTGATAAACAAGCAGGCTAAGTTAATGCTCAGTATGTTTGAGAAAAAAACTTTGCCACCGCCAAGGCCCGTAGGAAAAGCAGATTTTGATTGTAAATTTTGTGAATTTAGAGATACATGTCATGACTCTAATATATGGAATTCTCCTAATTTGGATGAATTGAGGAGAAAATTTTATAGTTTTGATTACTTTGAATAATAGGAGATTTGTATGAGTGCACAAAACATTGATAATGTTTTAAAGATTCGTGGAGATAAGGAATTTCAGCAGAATAATGCCAGTGGAAAAGCATATATCAGAAAGCTTGCTTCTGCGATATTAACAGTTCTTGATAAGTATGATGAAGTTAAGCTTAAAGCTGTTGGGGCTCCATCGGTTAATAATGCAGTGAAGGCTTTTATTGTTGCAAGAAATATGTCAAAAAACAAGAGTTTAGACCTTGTTTGTACTGCATCTTTTGACGTTGCTGAATTTGATGGTGGTCAAAAGACTGCGATCATGTTCACCATATTCGCAGATGAGGTTGTTGATGAATAATAAAATATCTGAATGCGTTCAAAAGGTTAAAGATTTAGATAATCTTATAGAGAATTTGTCAAATGAAAAGAAATCTATAGACTCTAAAATGGCAGAATGCAAAAAAGAAAGAGATGCCATTAGGGAATCAATATCTCACATGATGAATGAAAATTCTTCTATCTTTGCTACTCTGCATGATGGAACAGAAATTTCTATTAGAAATGGAGTGAAAACTTTTGAATGGCCATCAGATACTGATATGATAGATTATCTTAAATCAATAGGTAAATTTGAAAAAATATGTACAGTTGAAACTGTCATAAATAAAAGAAAGTTAAAGTCTATATTAGATGATCTTTGTGACTGTGATGGACTTCCTGATTTTGTAAAAATTAATCAAGAAAAAGTTTTGCAAATTAGGTCTCCTAGTAAGCAGTCAGAAGAAAACGGCTCTGCAAAACAAGCTTCAAGCAAGTCTCAAAAGATGAGCATAGATGACTTTGATGACAACTCATTAGATGGAATATAAAATGTCAAATGAAGTAGTATGTTTAAATTTGTCTTACGACGATAGCAACGACATGTTGCTATGGACTATAAAGTTTCTTCATAATGAAGAAGTTATGAATATAGCATCTCCTGCTGCGTCTTTTGCAGATGCAGTAGGAATTAAGGGGAAAATTAATAAAGAAGATTGGGAAGAATTTTGCATTAAGATGAAAAACAAAAAATGCAATTTTGTTTTACCTAAGGAGTAGCAAATGAGCGACAATGCAAGCAAATTAAAAATTAGAATTTTTGGTGCAAACGAATGTATGTATTGTAAAAAACTTTGTGAAGAAATGTCAATGATTGGTGTTCCTTATGATTTTGTAGATGCTAATTCTTCTGAAACTCAACAGCTTTGCGATCAATATAATGTCGATAAATTACCACACACACAGTGTTACGATAATATAAATGGAAATATCGTATTTGAGCACGCAGGGACTATAGGTGCTCAAGATTTTATGAATAAATTGGCTGAAAAAATAAGTGGCAAAAAAGGTGCGACTTTTACAGGGAAGCCAAGATGCAATAATTGTAAGAAAAAATAAAATGAGTAAATTAAATGAAGAACAGATAATGGCTGTGGACCATTTCTTTGGTCCATGCCTGGTTAGTGCATGTCCAGGTGCAGGAAAAACAAGAGTTATTACTCACAGGGCTATATCATTGGTCAGCAAGGGTGTAAGCCCTAGTAAAATCTTACTTGTTACTTTTACAAACAAAGCTGCTAGAGAAATGCAAGAAAGAATATCTAATCTTGCAAAAGATACCGGTACTAATATGGATGGAATATCTATTGGAACATTCCATAAAACTTGTTTGCAGATATTGAGAAATTCTAAAAATGTAAAAAGGTCATATAAGCACTGCAATATTATGGACCCAGACGATGTAGAGTCTTTGTTAAAATCAGTGGCTGAAGATCATCATGTTTCTCTTGAAAAAGAAGAGTTGGAAAAGTTTAAGTATTTGTATGATTCTTTAAGAGAAAAAGCTTTGACGCAAGATCAAATTGTGTCCGAACTTAATAAAATTAATACTTGCTATTACGATCTGTATAATTTATATGAACAGGCAATAATAAATGTGAATGCAATAGATTTTAGTGGTATTATGTATAATTTTTGGACTGAGTTAAATAATAATAATGACTTTAAAAATGAAGTGCAATCTTTGTATAATTTTATGATGGTTGATGAAGTTCAAGACACTAATATTATTCAGTTTGAAATAGCTAAAATTATTACGTCAACACACCAAAATATTTTTATGGTTGGAGATACAGATCAGAGTATATATCAATGGCGTGGAGCCAATCCTGGTCAAGTATCAAAATTTATAAAAGAAACTGGATGTAAAGTTTATAGACTTAGTAAAAACTATAGATGTACAGGTAATATTGCTAATACAGCTTCTAATTTGATTTGCAATAATCCAAATAGATTGAATGCTCAAATTTTGGCTCATAGAGAAATGGGCAGTCCTATTGGATTAAGTGTACACATGACACGAGATGAAGAGGCTGACAAAATAGCTAGATCTATTACTAGAATGAAGTTGATGAATACAAAGCTTAAAGATGTTGCCATTCTTGTAAGGGCTAGTCACTTAACAAGAGGTATTGAGCAGGCTTTAATGCGCCACAATGTAGCTTACACTATGACTGGTGGATTTAGGTTCTATGATAGAGAAGAAATTAAAGACGTTGTAGCCATGCTTAAGTTTATTAATAATCCCAAAGATGTTTTAAGTCTTTGTCGATTTATGAATAAGCCTAAGCGTGGACTCGGCGGAAAGTGTGTACAATTTATCAGCTCTTTGTCTCTAAGAAATGGAATATCTGATAATATAATAGATCATATCAACAATACTTCAGAGTTAAAAGAAGCGCAAAAAAGTTCATTAACGAGACTTTTACAAAGCTTATTTAGTAATGAAGTTAAAAATATGTCACTCCCAGATCTGATTAATCATGTAGTTTCTGCTACTAAATATTCAGATTATATAAATACATTTAAAGGAGATGTTCCATTAGATAAACACGACAATATTCAAGAGTTGGTCAAGAGCGTTTCTACTAACGTGCAGTCTTTAGAAGATTTTTTAACTTCTGTATCTTTAATGTCTACTCCAAAAGAGGCGTCAGAAGAAGATGAAATGCATTCCGTAAAAATTATGACTATGCACGCTGCAAAGGGATTAGAGTTTAAAAATGTGTTTATTCCATGTTTTGAGGAAAATATAATACCTCATCGTAGATCTATAGCAGAAAGTCATACAGGGATTGAAGAGGAGAGAAGGCTTGCTTATGTAGCTGTTACTAGAGCTATGGACAACCTTTATATTAGCACTTCATTATCTGATGGTGGTTTTTCTAAAGAAATAAAGATGCCAAGTAGATTCTTATTTGAGAGCGGCCTCTGCGACCAGCAATCTTACTATGATCTCGTACAAGAAGCTAGAAACAATTTCATGGTCTAACAAGCCTATAGTCATTCTCGGCGCTGGCCCGTCGTTGCGTAATTATGATTTCAGTATATGTAGCTGTCACATGCTAACAGTGAATAGCGCAATTTTAAAGACCAATTGGAGTGCCCCCTGTAATGACAATACTCTTCGTGGATGGATTAGCAATGATAGCTTATGTAGGAAATGGTCATATTTTGATAAAGTAAAAAAAGACCATTGTTACAAAATTGTAAGAGACTCTTGGTTAAAGTACGAGAGCGAATTAAAGGATTTTCTATTTTTTAAACCAAGAAAAACAAGAGAAGATGTAATAGAAGAAAATGACGATGGATTATTATATAACTCTTCTGTGCCTTCCGCTATAGATTTGGCTATAAAGCTTGGCTTTAAAGAGATATACTTGTTTGGCATAGATCACATTGCGATAGGAGATAGAACTCATTTTTGGCAATTTTTGCCAAAAGAATTGCAGCCAAAAGAAAAAATATTAGGGAAAGATAGAACAATATATGCAGCCCCTGTTCGAATTATGCAACCTATTCCTATGCAAAAAAATGTTTGGAAAATGAACGTTGATGTTTTCAATTCTATTATTAATTATGCAAAAATTAAAAATGTGTCTATAAAAAATGTAAATCACAATAAAACCTGTCTGCCTTTTAACGAAACAATTTTAGAAAATACAATATTAAAAAAATATGGCATTAAATTTGTGTCAATTTCAGAACATTCATAAAGATAAACTTGGATTCATTATAGGTTCAGGTCCGTCTTTAAAAGATGTCAATCCTGAATTGCTGTCTGACTATGTTACAATGACAGTAAATTCTTCAATTTTATTTAATAAATCATGCGATTACTTTGTAAGTGACGACTGGTCAGTTTCTAACTGGTCTTATTTTATTAGAGATTTAGCTCAATCAAGCTGCATTAAGTTTTTATATAATAAAAAATTTCAAGGTCGTGCATATCATCTTAGACAGCATGAAGTGTGCATGTTTGACCATACTTGGTATTTTGATCCAAAAACTAATAAATATAATATGAAAGGTTTAATTATGAACAAAGATTGTCAGCAGCCAATTATTGGCGCTAGGACAAGTTTGGCAAGCGGAATTCATATTATGAGGATCATGGGGTGCAATCCTATAGTCATGATAGGATGTGACTGCAAAATGGTCGGAGATAAAAGATATTTTTGGGAATATCCAGGCTTTACTAAGCCTGTAAGATTAGATAGAAAAGCAATTATACCATCTAGTGCAAAAATAGCTATTGGATCAAAAGAATGTCAAGACATATTGGATTATTGGAAGTTATTTAAAAAGATGAACGAAAAGTGTGACACTAGCATTATAAATGCTACTAAAGATTCTGCTTTAAATATTTTTGAACAACATCAGCTCGATAAATTGTTAGAAAAATATGGTGACAGGAAAAAATAAATGAACAATATTTGCTTTATACCTGCAAGAGGTGGATCAAAAGGAATTAAAAACAAAAATCTAGCTGTACTTGATGGCCTACCTTTGTTGTACTGGTCTGTACTTGGCGCTCTAGACGCTGGAATTTTTAGTAATATATATGTTTCTTCTGATGATACGTCTATCTTGGAGCATGTAAAGATAATTTCTAGCAATCCGTCTGCCTGTAGAGTTCATGGTATTTTAAGGTCTGCAAAAAATAGTGGAGATAAATCTACTACTGAATCTGCAATATTAGAATTTTTACAATTTGAATCAAATATAAAAAATGAAGATTTTTTGTATATACTTCAGCCTACATCTCCATTTAGGCATGGTGATTTGATAGCTGAATTTAGTGCAGATTTTACATCATCTAATAGAGATGCTGGTTTTACCGCATCTTCGATTACCCCATTTTTGTGGAAAAATGAAAAGCCCATGTATAACATCAATGAAAGAAAAATGAGACAAGATTTGCACAAAGATGAATTTTACTATCATGAAGATGGGAATTTGTATGCATGCTCTGTTGGTCATATAAGAAATAAAAATGTAAGATTGTGCGATAATTCTTACGTTCATATTAATGACGATATTAAATCTTTACAGATTGATACGTACTTGGAATTGGATTTCATGAATTTTATAGCACAAAAAGATAAGGAGATTATTGAATGGAAAAAAGATCTTGTCAGCTTGTTGCAGAATTAGGGGCAGTTCACGCTGGGTCTTTGCCTAGAGCGATTATGCTTATAGAATTGGCAGCTTATAATGGAGCTGATATTGTAAAGTTTCAAAAGCGAAATCCTTACAAATCAGTACCTCCAGATATTGCTAATCAACCACATCCTAATCCTTATTTTTCTTATGGCTCTACTTACTTAGATCATAGGCTTGCTCTTGAACTAGACATTAAAGATCATGAAATTTTAAAACAAAAATGTAAGGAGCTTGGAGTTGGGTATGGATGCAGCGTCTGGGATTTGGATAGCGCTGAAGAAATAATCAGAATACATCCTGATCTATTAAAAATACCAAGCGCTTGTAATATGCATTTTGATCTTATTGATTATTGTCTTGCTAATTTTGAAGGGGTTGTGCATATAAGTTTAGGGATGCTGAGCCAAGATGATAGAAAGTTTTTATTTAAAAAATATGAAAAAGCTAACGTTTTATTTTATCATACCACCACTGAATACCCGTGTCCATTTGAAAGGTTGTATGTTAAGGAAGTATCAAACATATATAATATATTTGGCAGGGCTGGCTTTAGTAATCATGGATACGGTATTGCTGCAGACATTGCAGCATTAGCTATGGGTGCTAGCTTTATAGAAAGACATTTTATAGATGATAGGACTTTTAGGCACACCGATGCTGCGGCAAGTCTTGAGCCTCATGGACTAAAAACTTTAAAAAGAGATATTGTTAACGTTAGTAAAAGCTTAAAATTTATGAATGTAGAATGCTCAGATGAAGAAAAAAGTCAGTCTGTTAAATTAAGGAATTCAAGTAAATGATTATTTTTTCAGACATAGACGGAGTTTTGACTGATGGTTTTTATTATCATAGTGAAGATGGGATGATAGGAAAGGGATTTTGTACTAGAGATTTTCATGCAATTAATAATTTTAGTCAGAATGGGTTTAATTTTATCTTTCTAACTGCATCAACAGACATAGCAACTATAAAAAAATTTAAATATAATAAATTGAAAATAGTACCTAATTGTAAAGATAAAAAAGAAGCAGTGATATCTTCATGCATTCAACTTGGATATGTTGCGTCCGATTGCATTTTTGTAGGAGATGGACCTCAAGACATGTGTGCTATGGAGGTATGTGGTCAATCATTTTGTCCCAACGATGCTTGTCACGCTGTTTTAAGTATGCCTTTTGTTATAAGATTGAATTCCAACGGTGGCAAAGGAGTAATAGATGAAATGCTATTTAAAGCATTTAGAAAAGATTATGAAAGCATAATGATCAAATGAAGCTTGTTCATGTTATAGAAAAAACATTTAACTCGGGTGCAGCTTCATCTCTTAAACAAATATATGAAGCTTTAAGTGATTCATCTGTTATAAATGAACAAGATGTCATCTGCGTTAATCATAGATTATCTAACAAAAACATTGGCAGTCATTTTCCTGTACCTGTCAAACAGGCTACTTTTGAGTCTGTAATTAATGATGCAAAAAGCGAAAAGTTTAAAGATTGTGTTTTTGTATTCCATAAACTAATGTGCTCTCCCACCAAGATGTTTGCTAATTTATTATGGAAAACAAAATGCCCATATTTTGTAATTAATCACACTTATTCTGATTCAAACGGTTTTAATAAACTTTTTAATTTTACTGAATGCGTTTGCGTCAGTGATCATATGTCTAAAAAGATGAAGTCAATAAATAAAAATACAAATTTTTACACTATTAAAAATATTGTAGATTTTTCATATGTTTCAAAATTTGCATGTACACAAGAAAAAAATGAATCTTTTTTTAAAACTGGCAGAATAAATTCATTAAACGCTATAAAATACAATCCAGAATTTGTTAAGTGGATAAGTAGTATTAAATTGTCAAAACAGCATATTCATGAGTATATTGGTACTGGACAGCATTATAATGAAGCGTACACTCTAGCGGAATCTTGCAAGACTAAGGAAAGTCATTGCGTAATGGTTGGTTCTGTAAATGATGAAAAAATAAAATTTAGTAAATTAAAATCTTGGGATTTATTTGTATATCACATAAACAGGCCTGAGGGAACGTCAATGGCTGTACTTGAGAGCTTAGCCGCTGGCGTACCCGTAATCTGCTCAAACATACCTGGGAATAGTGAGCTTGTGATAAATGGAGTTAATGGATACACTTTTGAATCATTTTCGGAAGCAGAATTAATACTGAAGAACGTTTTTTCTGATGTTGAAAAATTAAAACGCTTAAAAGAGTCTACTGCAAATTGGGCTTCAGAAAATCTGAATAAAAATTATTTCAAAAAACAATATGAAGAAGTTATAAATGATATCGTAGAAAATTTTAAAAATAAGTCTTCAGGTAATAATAAAAGTTATCAAAAGGTAAGTGTTAGCAAAAACTCTAGAGATACTTTAATACGGCAGAACATAAAAAAAGTAGTTGAAGAAAGAACTTCTTCAAAAACATACCATAAAGCTAAAAGTCTTTACCCAAAAGGTACAAACCGCACAAAACACGTGATCGGTAGTAAAGTAATAAATAAAAAAACTGAACTAAAAGAAGTATTAGGCATAAGTACTGTCGATCAAAGAACATTTTTTCCTATTATAAATGTGCGCGACATAAACAGCTATGTTAGTTTTTATTCAGACATGATAGGAATATCATGTGAAAATTGCGATCACAATAACCCGAGGATGATATACAAAAAAGACTATGAAAATTGTCAGTACTTTATTATTAATACTTTAGATGATTCATTAGAAAAATTAAATGATTTAGAGCAAAAGCTATTTTTAAAGTCCGATATATTATATATTAGTAATAATAATATTAATAATTTTAAAAACTTAATCAATAAAAAAAACATATGGGCAGAAAACGAAAAATAAAAAGAGTATATTTAAAAAAGTCAAATATTGACATTACAGAAGTCTTGCAGCATGTTAGCTACGCTCAATTAGTAAAAAAGAATACTATATTTTATGTTTCAGAGCACGATAGTCATACTGTAGATAACTTATTGCGAGATGCAAATGTGATTTACAACAGAAATTACCTTGTAAGAAGTAAGAGATTTAAATATCAAATAATTGTTAAACAGTCGAATGAAAAGGAATCAGTCGATATAGTCAGTGAGTTCATTAATAACTTTAAATTGAAGGAGAAAAAATGATCAGAAAATTGCATGCGTATGTTAATGATGATGGAATAAAGATTGAGCATATTGAGAAGGCTAGTGATGGCGACTCTTTAGAGTTTTCTTATTTTGGTGTAGCTCAAATGGTCACTAACTTTGGTCAGTCTGAGGTTAGATTTGTCATACCAGCAGCATCTTTAGAAGAAGCTTTTGAAAAGTATGAAGAAGAACTTAAGAAGTTCTCTGAAGAGATGAAGAAGCAGATTGCTGAAAGACAGGCTGCGGCACAAAAGAAGCAGTCCGAGTCTATTTCTGCTCCAGTTCAAGGAGAAGTTCTTAGCACTCAGCCTGCTGACTGATATTTTAAGTTAACTAGTTGTGCTGGACATTTTAAATGAAAATAGGATTTTGTACAGACTTATGTGACGGTCTTTTTGATTTAAAAGAAAATTTAGACTGTTTAATTTGCTGTGGCAACTTTTTGCCTATTTATGACAAAGAGCTTTTAACTTGGAATATTACAAATCAGGTAGATTGGATAGAAGACAATCTTAACAAGTGGATGGATAAATATCCATCCACTTGTTTTATTTTTAGTGGTGGTCCAAATGATCATCTGGCAAAGTTTTATGGTTCACACTCTAATTACTATATGAGAGCAAACTATATTCAAGATGAATTGATAACTTTTAAGGGTCTTAAAATTTACTCAATGCCTTGGGTCCCTATTCATTTTTCAAATTTAGATCCCAATGCTTTTAAATCAAAAGACATAAATCTTTATACTACTGCCATAGAAAGCATTCCGGCAGAAACTGACATACTAGTTACATGGAACCACTGCTATATGCACAAGAACTGCACCAACATATCAGATCAAGGCGACATATATCTAAATAAAAAAATCAATACTCTAAAAAACTTGAAGATTCATGCATTTGGGCAGATGGTTGAGGATACTGTAATACAGAACGCAACAAGTCACTTAGTCGTGTGTGCTAATAGATCCCATGTTGGGAACTACACGACGGTGCAGATTTGATGGAGTAGGATATGAATCCTGAGGATATTAGTAAGTTTATTCACGGTTGTGAAATTGGAGATCTTAAGGGAGCTGACTTTGATGGACACATTGGTATATTAATGATGTACCATTTTCTGTCAAAGTCTGCTTTAGATGTCAGCAAATTTGCTAGAGATAATAAGTTTAATTACGAAACTTGCATGGCTATAGCTGATAGATTTGCAGTCAATGGTTTTATGCAGTCTAGCAACTGGGTATGTAAGTCAAGAAACAGTATGCTCTCAGTCCTTAAGCACAAGAGTAAAATTTCTGTGAAAGACTGGTGCTATGTTGCTGGCGTTGCTTCTGGCTACACTGGAAAGTAAACTGTGAAACCAGCAAGAAAAATTGCCCACAAAGTGGCCGATATCATATTAAAATCGGCCACCAATAGTTTAGAACCTGATCGCATGAGGGACATGTATCTGCAAACCTCTACGATTAGTTCAGATCCAACTGATGAGGTTGATCAGCACAATAGCGCTATAGTTGTTGCTGCTTGGGTAGACTCCATCATTGAGCATATGGCAACAAGAAAAGATAGGATTATATCTGACTATGTGTTAGATTTAATTCAAAGCATTGAAAAACATTTAGAATCTAGCTACACAGAAGAAGAGCTTGACTTTATAGCAAAAGTAATTGAAGATCATGCTTTTAAGAAGATGCTGCTTGACGGCAAAATCTTTGAGTCTGTGGTAGAGGCTAAGGAAGTTTTCAACAATAAAGTTTTAAAAGAAATGCAGTCAGAAGAATGCGTAAATATTATGCAAAAAAAGCTGCGTGGCATGATGATGCGAAAGCATTTTGACGATAACACATTAGGCTCCGATTGAGGAGACAAAGCTATTTTAAAGGAGAAAAAGCTATGATGATTTACAAGAGAGTTGTTTCAACGAAGCGCCACACCATTGGTTACATGATCACAGGAGTTGGTCAGGTTTCTCGCCGTGAGGCTGTCCGTCTTGCCAAGGCTGGCAAGATCAAGGGAGTTCGTGTTGCTCGTAGTCCGCAGGGTGAGTACATCACCAGCAGCACTTCGCGCAACCTCTACAGCCTCCCAACTGTCGTCGCCTCTCGCAATGAGGCCCGTCGTCCAGTCGCAGCTGGTCGTCGTCGTTGATAGTTTTTGAGCGCTTTTGCCGACATAGTGGGAGAGGTTTTTGCCTCTCCCACTATGTTTTTATTTAAAGAAAATTTTATTCATAAAGATATATACAAATATATAAATTGTAATTTTGAAAAAACAAAATTGATTAGTTTTTTTTATGGAAGTTTAGAAAACAATTTTGTTAATAATATAAATACGTATAAAAATGTTGATGATGAATATCTATTATATAAAAAATTATATTCTTTAACCAATCAGAATTTTTCAGAGCAAGAAAGAAATAGTTTATATTTTTTCTCTAAACTTAGAAGTATAATTTCTTCACACAAAATGAATGGACTTTCATTATTTTCTCATCTATTTTTAAATTTGTTTAATTATAAAAGTCAATTTGAAATTGCGGAACAAATTTGGAACATGGAGATGATGCGTTCTATAGAAGTCACAAATTATAATATATATTATTTGTTTTGTGAACTTTCTCAGTCCGGTGGCGATGATTGCATTGAAGAGGTAAGTAATAGTAGGTTGTGTAGTTTTCACGATACCGGCTGCAGTATTTCTTGTATTGAAAAAGATTTTATCAAATTTTACATGCATATTATAAGTTCAAAAATTAATGAAAATCCTTATTTGCATAAATGTGTCATAGAATCTCAAAAAACTTTTAGGTGCAATAAAAATTTAAATATAGATATATTGAGAAAAAACTTCTCCATCTTAGATGATCATATAATATTAATAATGTTATACCATTTGGAGCAAGACGCAATAATGTCATCTGTAAATGGTACAATTGCAATGCATAAAGATTTCATAAAAAATCATAGAATTTTTAAAAGTAAAACCGCCATTTTCAATAAGCATGTCAATAATTTAATCGATTCAATTTCTTACGGAAAACATGAATTAAAAAAATGCGACGATAGAGATGTATTAAAAATATATAGGAGTATATGCAATGGGAAAATGTGAGTGGATTGAGATGGCTGATGCCAAAAAAATTGCTATTTCATTAATTAATAAGTATGACGATAAATTTGGAAAAATTCCTTACGAAAGACTTAAGTTTATTGGTATCCTTAATGCTAAACCTCCAAAAGAACATAATAAAATATGGCACTTTGTATTTATAGCAGATCCTGTTAACGAGCTTTTGGAAACAGACTTAGCTGTAATTATTAATTTTGATTGCTGGTCCGACATGGATGAAAAAGCTCAGGCAATAGTCGTGGCCTCTATGCTATCTTGCATGGAATGTAAAGAAAGAATTGTTGCAAGAGGTTACGATTTACACGACTCTAAATCTATGGTGTTAAATTTTGGAGTAGACTACGAAACCAATCCAGATATACCCGATATAATTAATACACATCACCATTGGAGGTAAAACATGATAGAAGTATGGATGAGAGATGAATATGGTCAGGCAAACATTCAAGGTAGATATAAGACATCTGCAGAGGCTACCAAGAAAGCTATAGAGGTCTTAGACTCTATCAACACAGATAATGCTCTTACTTCCGCAGAAAGAGATAAGAATTGGGAATGCTTTATGCCACAGGCATCTGATTCTGAGGGTTTTTTGTATGGCGGTAAGGTTAGGGGGAGTGTGCATTTTTTCTTTAATCCAGAAGATAACTCAAAGACTGAAAGTAAGTCTGCAAAAATATTGCTCGGCAATAGAAATGGTAAGCCATGGTTCGCTAAGAACCACAAAAGTGTAGATATATCCGTGGTGGATGATCCAAGCTTGAACAATAAGGCTTTTATTTTCTTTAAAAAGGTTTAAATAAAAATGAAGGCGGTTATTGCGATTGCTGGATGCAAAAATTCCGGCAAGAGTAGCCTTTGTCGCTACTTAACATATTTAATTGCTCGTGTAGACGGTCTCATACTTAATGATAAATTGGCTGGCTCTTTCGACAATAGACTATTGGCTCAAGTTCCAAAGGATGCGAGTCAAAAAGTGTACATAACTGACAACGGCAGAAATTATGTTGAAGCTAAATTGAAAAGAGATCCAAACGTAGAGACTATTAGTTTTGCTGGTCCAATTAAGGATTTTTGCATCAATGTGCTAGATATCGATTACAATAGCATATACGGCTCAGATGAGCAAAAGAACTTAACAACTAAATATGTTTGGGAAAATATGCCTGAACATATAAAAAATTCATATGGATCTTTTAAGTCTGGCCAAATGACAGCTCGTGAAATTATGCAGATACTTGGCACAGATATATTCAGAAACTATTTTTCTCAATCTGTATGGGTTGACTGCCTCATTAGTAGAATTAAAAAATCTGATGCAGATGTAATTTTTGTTGATGATTTACGGTTTAACAATGAAGCAATTTCCTTAATGAAAGAAGATGCAATGATTATCCACTTAGCAAGAATGTGGGGTCAAGGCGGATCTCATAAAAGCGAAAATGGATTAGATTTAAGTTTATTTACTGGCTATCCTCATTTTTATAGCATTCCAGATGTTGATATCATGTCGAAAAATGACATAGCATTCAAAGCAACAAGAAAGTATTTCGAAAATGTCCTACGTAAACAAGACGAACTTAGCGAACAAGTACAGACCCAAACTGCTTGAAGATGTTGTTGGGCAAGATCACGTAAAAGCATATTTTAAAAATGCTATTGCTAAAAACATGCTTCATCATGCTTATCTTTTTACTGGATCTTCTGGTACTGGAAAGACCACGGTTGCAAGAATAATAGCAGCAGCAGTAAACAATGAGTCAGGTCAGTCTTTGTCACCAGACATGTCCCCTGGTAGTTTATCTCTTAAGATTGTAGATGGCATGTGCAATGACATAAGAGAGATTGATGCTGCTTCTAATAGAAGCATTGACGATATCAGAAATTTGAGACAGGAAATCAAATATGCACCTTTTGAATGTCGTAAAAGGTTTGTAATTATAGATGAAGCTCATGGACTTACGGGGCAAGCGATAGAAGCTGCTCTTAAGATGATAGAAGAGCCGCCCAGTCATACTGTATTTATATTCTGCACTACAGAGGTAGAAAAGCTTAAGGAAACTATTATTAATAGATGTATTGACTTTGTCTTTAAGCCTGTGTCTAATCAGATGATATGTGCACATCTTGGCAAGATTTGTTCTTTAGAAAATCAAAAGGCAGACACGGATGCTTTGTCTATCATAGCTGATCATAGTGATGGCTGTGTTAGAAAGTCATTGCAATTACTTGAGAAAATCATAACTTGTGCTGATGGGGTTATATCTAAAGAGGAAGTTAAAAAATATTTAATGATTGTTGATGAAGATCAATTTGTTGATATATTTAATTGCATCTTGAAGAAAGACGCTGCTGGTTGCGTAGAGAAGTCATTAAAGCTTGCAAATGATGGGATTACATATGAAAATAATTTAAAAAATATGGCTAGAATTATTAGATACATACTTTTGGCAAAAACATGTCCAAATGCTAATGAACTTATTGACATAAATCCTAAAACAAAATTTTATATAAAGCAAATTTTGTCGAAAATAAGTATTGAAAGCCTTATTGAAATTGTTGGTTTTATAAAAGAAGCAAAAGAAGAAATGACGCAAGGAATTATACCAGCACTAGCATTTGAAACTTTCGTAGTTAAATCTATTATATCATATCATAAAAATCATGTCAAAAAAGAAAGCAAATAAAAAAGTACCAAAAAAGTCTTCTGTCAAAAAGACTGGTTCAAAAAAAGAACAAGTTGCACAAAAGCCCAGTGTCGCAAGACCTGGCTCAATAGCAGAAATGGTTATAAAGCTTCAGAAAGAAAGAACTAAGGCAGGCCAAGATATCATATTCAACGATATAATAGAAAAAATTGATCCACTTATAAAAAGAATAGTTGGCAAATTTAATATTCCCGGATATGAAAGTTCTGATTTATATCAAGAAGCTTTGTACGCAGTAAGGTTCAAAGCAATATCAGACTTCGACGTTAGTAGAATCATTGGTGATGATTTTGTTGGGTTTGAAAAATTTGCTGCACTTTGTGTCAAAAGACATCTATCTACTTTGCTAAAGTGCAGTTTTCAGAATAAGAAGGCAGCTTTAAATACATCTGTAAGTTTTAATGCTTTGGCTTCAGAAGATGAAGAAAGTTTTGACATGAGCGCTTTAATGAATTCAGAAGAAACTTCTCAGTCTATAGCAAGTGAAAATCAGGAAATATTTCGTTCAATTATATCTAATTTAATGGAGCACCTGTCAGACTTTGAAAAAAAGGTTCTTGCTCTATATGCACAAAGGTTTAGCTATGAAGAGATTGCCGATAAACTCAATAGAAATGGAGACGGCAAAAAAGTCAACATAAAAGGCGTAGATAACGCTTTGAGCAGAATAAAAATAAAAGCTAAACAAGTTGTTGATGAATTAGGCATTGAGCCGTTTTAAATATGAATATATTTGATGTAGCAAAAGCGCTCTCTGGAATATCTCAAAAGTTAATACCAAAAGATGTAGCAAGCCATGGACTTCTATCTTTGATTATCAAGGAAAGTCGTACATTCTTAGCTGTTTATAGTGATAAATTTTCATGCATAGTTCCAGTAAGTATAAAGCATAACTCACCAGCAGACTTAGAATGCATGGTAGATGGTAAATTGCTTTCAAAATTTATTAATAAAAGCAAAGATGAAACTATAGATGTAGAGTTTATATTTAATGTGGAAGGTACTCCTTCTTCTTTAAAGATATCTAGTGGTAATAACACCAATGTTTCTATGCCACTTTCTCAGCCTACTGGCTCCTTAAAGAACAAAAAACTTTGTAAAGAATGCGTAGAGGTTTCAACTGCATCTTTTATATCCGTTATTAAAAGTACATCTTTTGCTGGCTCTGACATTGATGCTGAGAGGCCTTATTATTATGCGTTGTTAGGTTTTATTGACAAAAACATATCATGTATTTGTGGTAATGGTTCTTTTTTTGCATACACCAAATGTGAAGCTCTTAAAGAAGCATCACAAGAAAAGCAGTGTATATTGCCTATAGGTGTTGTTAATGCAATTATGCCAGTTTTAGATTTGTGTGACGATGATTATGTTAAGTTTAGTTTTGATGATCATAGTGTTGTCATACAGTCTTCATGCATGAAGTTTTATATAGCCGTGGACAAAAAGTCTATAAATTGGCCAGATGCATCATCTATATTAAACCGTAATACTGGCACTGACTATACCGTAGTGACTTCTGATCTAAAAGAAATATGCTCAAACATAGATTTAGCTTGCGAATCTTATGACGGGAAAAATAACACATTAAAATGCAAGCTTACTACTTTTAAAAATAGTATAAATTTTTTAGTCGATGGTTCATGCAAGGTAGAGTCTCACATAAATTCTTTATCAGAAGACGATGAAAGCAGGGACGTAACCATAGATGCTGTTTGCATACCAATGTCTATGAAGTCAAAAATGCTTGGCGAAAAAGTAACGATAAATATAGATGCTTCAAATTTTAAAGGCAAAAGTTCTCCAGTTCTTTTAACTTCTTTAGTTGAGAATTGCGTATATAAAACTTTTTTTGCAGTCACATGATAGTCTTAGCAGATGTTCCATTTTTTGATGCATTTACTCACGCTAAGTCTCTGAGTAAAAATTCAAACTTGTCATATTGGTCTCCTGGAGAGCCAATGCCCATCATTAGTTCTGATATCTTTTCTATTGAAGACCAGAGTGACGTATGTCTAGTATGTAATATAAAAAATTTAGAAGATTTTGAAAATTGTGTTTTCTTAAATAAGTCATACAAGTTTTTGTTTTTGTGGAATTCTGATTTTGATAAAGCAAAACAATATTTAACAAAAAATGCAGTGGAATTTAAAAGTGTCTCTATACCTAAGTATATAGATTTAAAACATAGTATTTTGGAATCTACAGATATAGAAAAAGAAATTGCTTCAAATTTGGTTAAGCAAATAGAGTCTACTCCACTTTCTGAAAGACTCTCTAGAGATTTTGTGAGTAATATCTTGCACAAAATAAATGTTGTCTATTGTCAAAATAATAATAGTTGTCATGCTGCAGATTTGTCTTTGGGCGTACCGGCAAGCTCTCTTGATATGACTAATGCTTTTTGCAAATCAGAAAGTGATTTTATTAACTTTTGTTATTATTATTTTAGTAATTCAAAACAAGTTAATACTCAAATGTCAATGTGGGTTCATACCGTGTCTAAATTTTTAATATCAAATGGAGACACTTCTCATTTAATTAACAAAACAAATTTGGGATTTTCATCTAAATTAACAGAGATGATATATCAAAAATTAAAAGGTTTTATAAAACTTGAAGATTGCATGTTCTGTTCTTTATGTTGGTCCTACATTGCAAGAATGAAAACATTTGAAAATAGTTTATTAAGTATAGTTTATGTGAGAGCAGCAATTACTGGAAAAGTAAACAAAAAACAATCGATAAATTTAATAAGGAATTTACATGAGCAAGAATAACGACAAAAATAATAGCCAGCCACTTGATGATCTTGGAATAAAAAATGATCAAATAATTAATTGTGCAGAAAAAATAGTAGATGAGCTATGGATTAGATTACATAATCCAAGCTCAAAAGACATTAATGCAACTGACATGCACGCATATAGTGCTACATTATGCAATGTTTGGTCTTTAGTAAAAAATATGATGGAATTTTTAGAAGAAAATTACGATGACGAAATGGCGAACATGACAGGTAGCGACATATCGCCAATGGATGACGACGATGATGATGACGACGATGATGATTTTGATGATGACGATGATTTAGAGGCCGATGTAGACGGAAAGAAATAATTATGTTATACAAAAATATAAAACATGCTTCATCTGCAGACATAGAGGTTATTAACGAAATTAAAGATGTTAAGTTCGGAGATAATCATAATTACTTTCTAATTGCAAAAAAAGATAAATTATTTATAGTTCAAAGTAAAGACGGATTCAATTTGATAGTTGATTCAAACATAGTAGACATTTTGAAAGAAAAAGATTTACTAGGAGGTATCAAATGAGAATTTTGATTACTGGAGCCGCTGGCTTTATAGGATCTGCAATTTTTAGAGAATGCGTTATCAATAAGGAAAAGTGGAACATAGACAGTGTCTTAGGCGTAGATATAGATTCTTTTGCTTGCGACAAGTTGAGAATGAACCTTGGCACTGATTGGGCGAACGGAACATCTCATCATTTAATTAACGTAGATTTTTGTAGTAGTCAGATATTGGATCAAGTCTCAGATGGAATGTTTGATAGAATAATACATTTGGCAGCTCTTCCAAGAGTTGCTTACTCTGTAGAAAATCCACGTAGAACTGATGAATACAATATAAATAAATCTGTGGCACTATTGGAGTCTTGCCTTAAGTCTAATACTTCTATGGTTTTTGCTTCATCGTCTTCGGTTTACGGAGGAGCAAAAAATTTACCAACATTTGAAGATGAGCCATTAAAGCAAATTAGTCCATATGCTTTGCAAAAAGCAACTTTTGAAAAATATCTAAATATATATAAAGACATAAAAAATTATAACAGTATCATTTTGAGATTTTTTAATGTTTATGGTCCAGGCCAAGATGGGTCTTCTGCTTATTCAACAGTTTTGGCCGCATGGATGCATAAAATAAAAAATGGTTTACCTATTTCAATGGAGGGTGATGGTGAGCAGAGAAGAGATTTTTGCTATATTGGAGACGTAGTAAATGCTTGCTTGCTTTCTGCGCAAAAAGCTGATAGTATGCATGAAGCTTTTAATATTGGTTGTGGCAAAAACTATTCTTGTAATGAATTATTAAATTATTTAACAGATAGATTTGCAGATGGAATGATTTCTGTGTCTAATAAGCCTCCAAGACCAGGAGATGTAAGAGAGACTTTAGCTAGTATAGAAAAAGCTAAACGTATTTTAGGCTATGAGCCACAAGCTGACTTCTGGAAAGGCGTAGACAACACAATAGATTGGTGGTTTTCATAATGATATTTGTTGGCATAGATCCAGGCATTAGCGGTGGAATAGCGGCAATTAACGATAATGGTAAGTGTTTTTTTATAAAAACTACCCCATGCATAAGTATTAAAAAAAATAATAAAAAAAAATCTGACTATGATGTTGCAACTATGTCTGCATACCTCAAACAATTTGTTGGAAAAGAAGCTCATGTATGCCAGGAGCTTACCCATGCAATGCCTGGAAATGGAGGGGTTTCTATGTATCATTTTGGTAGGGGTCATGGCATATGGGAGGGTATAGTCGGCGCTCTTGGCCTTTCACATATATTTTGCACTCCTCAAAAGTGGAAAGATATGTATCCAGAGCTGTATCAAGAAAAATTGACAAAAGAACAAAGAGCCTTGATGTCTGCGTCTCAAATATCTTCATGGAAACGTAAACAAAAAGCAGAAGCTAAGAAAAAGGGAATAGAGCTAGCCAAAAAATTATTTCCTGAAATAGCTTCAGAGATAACCCAAGTAAAACATGATGGCATGGCAGAAGCCTTGCTGATGGCTAATTGGCTAAGGAGAAATTATGGCAAATGAATTTTTAGAACCCAAAGCATTTTCAATTGATGAAAGTGGGTTGGAAAATATGCTTATGAATATAGGTAGAGGTGGTCCAGCTCAGCAAGTTAAGGCTGTTTCTCAAGATCGAGATACAAGTAACAAGCAAAGCTTTAAAGACTTAGAGAAATTAAACAATATAATATCAGAGTTACCAGAAGAAAAGAAAATAAAATGTATTAGTTTATTAGAAAAATATGCAATTAAGTTTAATATGACTATAGTATGCAATTATACTTCTAATATATCTGAAGAAAAGTGCCAAATAGGTTCCAAAGAAAACGAGATATTATATAATAATTTTTCGATTCAAGGTCAATGGAGCGGTTTGGAAGTAATAATAATGGGAGATGAAGGTAGGCCCATTGTCGCCAAAAGTAGAGGCCAAGAGTGGGATAATATTTCAAAACATTTTAAGATAGTTGAATTATGATTTATTATTTAGATGATTTTATGACAAAACTGGTAAGGGCTCATAATTGTGTCAATACTGACCAAAAAAAAGCTATTGATATAATTAAATCTGTTATTCAAGAATTTAAGCCAGAAGACGAAAAAGTATTATATTTACTAAAATCATCTTGTGAAGTCGGCCTAGATAGTCCAAAAAAATTCCAATCTTACATTAAAGAGTGTATGGATTTGGTGCATAAAAATCATGAAATTATGATAGAATCTTATAAATCTAATAAAAAATCAAATGGAAGACAGAGCTCTAAGAACAATTAATTCTATTAGTAAGCAAAAAGCTGATGCAGTTATTATAAAAAGTAATTGCAAGCTTTGCAATAGCGCATTCAGGCAGGACGCAGAAGAACTGTATGGACATGAGAAAAATCTGACTGCCGTGCATAGGCTCTTGAAGTCAAATAATGAAGATATTTCTATTCCTTCAATTAGGTCACATATGATTAATCATTTTATTGATGTCAATAGGCACGAAAAAATGAGAGAATATGTTGAAGATCTTTCAAAGTGGAAAGAGGTATCTGCATCAAAAGCAGAAAGATTGCAAACTTATTTGTCTATATTAGAAAAAAGAATATTTCAGATTGCTAGTGCTGTTGAGGATAGAACAGATCCTGAAAGCATGAAGCAGACTGAAGTCTTGAATAAGCTTATAGATCAGGCAAATACTATACAACTAGCTCTTACTGAAGAATCTGAACGGATTGAACCAGCTAGAATAGTAATAAAGAAATTACAAGAAATTATTGAAATAAGGGTAAGAAGTAGTAAAAGTCCAGAATTAAAAAATATTCTCATAGATTTGGTTTCCGATTTACAGGGCAATATAGGAGGTTTATTAGAAAATGGAAAACATGAATAATCAAAAAATTAATTTACTTAAAAAGATAGCAGAGTTAAAGCAATCTATTGGCAATAACAAGCCTGCTTCGGGTCCCACAAATCCCCCAAAGCAGCAAAATCCAGCTGATCAAAAAACCAATAATAACAATAATAATGGTTCAAGGGGTTGCGGTGCATGTTCTCGTAAAAAGAATTCATGATAGAAGATATAATAAATGCTTTTAATTTAAAGCGAGATATTTTTGTATCACCAGACGATGCTGCCTCAATAATAGAGGCAGTAAGTCTGTTCATTGATAATAATAATGTTAGGGATAATAGAATCGCCCGTTTGCCAGACTTGCTAGCAAATGGAGATCCTATGGGTGAATATGCTTATGTGCCATTGAGTATATTGGATGTGTCAATATCATTAGCCTTAGACCAAAAATTTTATGGTCAAACCGTATTTGGATCTACTCTTTCAAAAATCTCTATGCTTTCCAATACGGACATGGTTTTGTGCAAAATAAATCGCAAAGACTTGCAACAAAAAGATTTTGGAACTGTTTGTTTAATACCAAACGGTATCCCAAATTTTAGAGCTAGATGTGAAGGAATAGTGGTAATGAACGATCATCCTCTGGAAGAAATGACAAGATTCACTAAAAGTAAAAATTTTAATATTGAAATTCTCACTATGAGAGATGAAGAAAAATGGAGATATCATAAATTTACTTTTGCAAGTCAGGGTAGTAATTTGGTTTATCATGACAAAAATATAATGTCAGCTCTTAAAAAATATGCGTCAAATGTAAAAGAAAATTTTGACTTACTTTCTAAAGATCCTATTAAGATTGCAAAATCACTTATTTCTGTAGATGTCAGCAAGGATGGTTTGCATGAGTTGCTTCGCTATATGTCTGGCGGCAATAAAATAGTTCATGTTGGCTCTAAGGTGGTCGCGAAGCCAACAAATTTAATGAAAAGCAAATCGGTAGGAACTGTAGTAGGTAAATCTGCAAATATAATCAATGTTAAATGGGATGCAGGTTCTATGAAGTATAATTTAGATGATCCAAAAACATATTTTTTAATAGAGTTTGTTGACTAATGAATAAATCATATAACGCATACGATACTGTAGCAATAGGCATTAGCCAGAACAAGGCTAAACTTTATAGTCAAAAATTATTAAAAAATGGAGATGTGATTGAAATAGGAACTTCTTTTTCAAGCTGTGAAAAAGTTGTATTAGACATTAAGTCTCTGACAAATTCAAAATATGCGTATGAGAATAATTCAACAAAAGAAAATGTATTGTATTTGTTAAACGAAGAAAATCCATTTGATGTAATTATTCCGTATAACAATGCTCCAAAAAACGCATTACAAATCAAAGGTCATATATCTTATAACAGAAGTAAAAACATTGTAGAAATTAATACTGGATCTATCTTCAATAATGGTTTTTTTAAATTTAATTTAAAATTGAATTTTACTTCTGGGGGCATTACAAGAGGTAAAATTATAAAGCAAAAGCCAATTATTGAAATTGCTCCTACTAAAGTTGCTGAAAAAATGTTTGATGGATTAAACGTCAGAATTGATAAAAAAGGCAATAAAGATGATGCTTTGGTTATTGACGAATTTAAAAGGTTTTCTCAAAACAGACTTGTTAATTTTAATTTACAAGATAATTATTTTGGATGTGAAAGATATAATGTTTTGTATGTTGGTTCCGGTGAATTTGTATTTGATGATGAAGTTAATCTAAAAAATGTTATTATAAAAAATAAGGCTACAGTTTCTGTGCCAGCTGGATTCCCATTAATATCCATTGTGGATAGAGCGGAAAGTCCAGTATTAGAAAATGGATTATTTTACAAGAAAAGTAGCCCACAACTTGACAGCTCTATAGTTCACAAGCAATACTTTGACGCAAATGGCATAGCATTTTATGACCAAGTGATTACTCGTGGGCTTAAATCTTCATCTGGAGGTGGAGGAAGAAACCATCCTCTTGTTCACGTAAGAGATATATTTAATTCTGTTGGCCATTACGATGATATCCCAATTCTACATTTTAGAAGAGAATATGCAGAAAAGGAAAGTGGAACAAACGGGAAAGCTCCATATCACTTTTATTTTTGTCCAAAGTTTGTCAAACCAAGTGATTCCTTAGCAAAACCTATTGATATTAAAATAAAGTCTTCTGCTATTAATAATGTAGAATTTTATTTTTCAATCAGCGAAAGATCATTAAATAAAATATCTTTAAATAGTAAAACTGTTGTTTATTCGAATATGGGCAATAAGTTTTATTATGGTAAATTAAATTTAGATATAACTGATGCATATAAGAACGCTAATTTTTCATTTGGTAAATCTAAAGTATTTTATTCAGATACACAATCTACAGATCCACTAAACGAACCAACTTATGGTTTAACAATAATGGATGTATTAGATGCGTTGAAAAAGAATTTGTCTGGCAATGTCAATATATTGTCAACAAATGGCACTTCTGATGGCACTCAAAATGGATTTATTCCTACTTTTTCTGAAATTGGTATTTTTTCTGCCAATCCAAATGAGCCAATTATTGAATTTTTAGAAGGTAGAGATTTTATGGGTTGCGCCATGATGCCAGCGGCAAGACTATGGAATGGTAATAAGGATAATTCTTATTTGACTGCCTCTTCCGAAGAAGCCGAGAGTATTGTTTTATCAAAAGGTTCAAGGTCTGGCTCTATTTACACTAGAGGTCTTGCGCATACTGTGGATTTAGAAAACTATGTTGGACTAGCTCCTTTGTGCAGAGCGTTCACTACCGCATTTGTACGTGGTGAAATAAAATCATTTCAAGAACATGTTGCAGATGATGACTTTAAACCCATAGAAGATGGCGGCAAGGGCTATAATAGATTTTATAAATATAATACTATAAAGAAAAGCATTGAAGTTATGGCGTTTGGCGACAACTATTTTAATGCAATTTTAAATTTACCTATTTATGAATCAGAGAATATGCAGGTTGGAGGACCTGCTACAAAGTCTGCTCATTTTGGCAAGTTAAGAAAACTTGTTGGAGCATCACAGATAGGTGTAGCATTTGACTTTTTGGGAAAAACTTACAAAGATCAAAACGGTTTTTTTGAAACTACTCCAGCTTATATGATTTCGCATTTAGGTTTTGGAGAACCTAGTTCTGTGCTTTCGGAGAATCTTGTAAAAAAGTTATCTGATTTTTCTGGTGGATCAAATTTCATATCACTCCATTACAAGCATAATAAGATGTTTCCAGGAACGATGTCTCACCGTTCTTACGAGTATGTCCCTAATCCAAAGAGGTATGGCATAAATATTTATGGTGAGGACAGTAAGAATTTATATAATGGGGGTATATTTTCTTCTCTCTACACCACATCTGGTCTTGGTTGCCATTTTAACATAGATAATACTGCAGCTAATAAAGAAGCATCATATTATTCTTTGTCTTTAGATCCATTTATATTTGACAATAATGCTCTTTTGTGCTATGAAGGTGGCTCGGAACAAGAAACTCCAAAAAGAAGGGTTCAAATTGCGCCATGCATGAATTGGATAAATAATGCACCTGAAAAGTCTAAAATTGTATGCGCTTTCTTAAGAAGAGAAATGCTTGATTGGGCAAAAGATAGAGGTTGGTCTGTTGGAAAAACTTTAAGTTTTAGTTTTTACTCTTATAAGAGAGATCAAAATTCAAATGGAATCATTTCTCTAACTGGAAGCGGTGATAAAGAAGTATTTTCTTATTTAAATTACGATGTTTCTACTAAAGAAATAGCTTATGCAGACAATTTAGGTACAAGTAAATTTATTGGCAATACTCTACAGTCATTTATTGATGCGCACACAGGTACTTTTGATGGACTTTTAGAGATAGAGGCAAAGCCAGTTATCAGGGCAACTGATGTTATGCCTTATGAGGATTTCGTATTTAATACTGCAATAACTAATATTGGCGGAAAAAGACCAGTAGTAGAGATAATTTCTGAAGAGCCTTATTATTATCCGTATGCTTCAAATCCATATAGTCCTGTTCAAGGTATGGAACTGAATAGTGGTTTGTATTCTGAAAATATTGGCACTTTTGAAATGTGGTCAAATCCCTATAGCTCTAATAGTCCATATTACTACGAGCCATATTACCACGAGCCATATTACCACGAGCCATATTACTACGAGCCATATGTCAACCCTTACACACCTCCTCAGGAAGTAGCAAAAACGGGTTTATTGATGGTGTACAAAAATACGGTTATTCCAAGGATGCAGTCTGGATTCAATTTGCAAATAGACATGATACAAAACAATAAGTATCCTAGGTCTTATAAGTTTTATTTAAATAACCCAAAATATAATTCAATAGATGATTTAGTCGATGACGTAAATAGCAGATTACTGGAATTCGGGATTGTAGCTAAATCCCTAGTTCAAAATCCAAAAGCATATTCTACTCGTAGGCTTGTTGAAAAAGAACCTGCAAAAATAGTAGAAGCAAATTACATATTCAAGAAAGTATATCCATTTATTGAATCCAGTCAGCTAGATATTGTTTCTGAAAATATAGAACCAAATCCATATATAGAATCTTTGGAAGAAAACCCATATTCAAGTTTGTTTGAGTCTAATGTCAATGTTATTGGTACATCAGAGGCCTCCGCTACTGAATCGCTTGTTGGAAATTATTCTTTTGATCCTTATACTCAACAATATTCGGACGCATATACAAGCCCATACGAATATCCTACAGAGAGTAAAAGATTTGTTGCAGAATCTCTTTCTAGATTGCCTAAAGTTAATCCGTCTATTTTACAATCTGAAATTAATGCAGTCACATTTGAAAGAGTGAGAGTTTCAGAGTCAAGTAATGAAACTATTGGTATATATTATGACACGTATGACTCACAGCATGATCAGCCAGATGTCTTGAACGTGTCTTTTGTTTCTAAGTCTACCAATTATAGTTCTGCAAAAAATGAACAAGTATTTGGTGGAAGACCAAGAAATGTAATAGGCGTTTCGGATATGGAGAATATTTCATCGCCAGTATTATCTAGTTCTTTTGATGATGAAAATAGGTTTATAGAATCAAGTGAATTGATTTCTCAAGACAATCAAGACAATTATAGTAAAAATAACTATACTCAAAAATTAATGATGCTTCCTTCAAACATGATTGCGCTTGAGGTTTCCTACGGTGGATATATAGCAAATGGGATAATTAGAACAAATCCGGCTCCAAATACATATTTTGCAAATTATCAGCAAACTGGTATTGGAGATGTTCAGTTTAGAACTGTTGACGCAGACTTTGCGTTAGTGATTGTAAGAGTTGCATATAGTGATGGAAGATACGGTCCTAATAATTCTGCTTCTAATGATTTTGCATCTATGATAACTGCTACTGTTAACTACAATTCTCCAGTTGATCCAGCATATGTAGTTGGAGAATTCGCTCCTGGAGATACTGTAGAAAATGTTGAATTTATAAATTCTGAGGGAGATTCAGAGAGTTATTTAGTATTTCCAGTGATGTTAAAAATCCCACTTAAATCAACAGTAAGTTACGTTAGCATAAATATGTCTAGCACTGGTCTTTCAACTTCTGTAAAAATTATAGATGCTCCATCAGAGATAAACAACTTTGGATTTTTGGCAATAAATAAAAATAATCCAAATTATGATATGAAAGTATCCAAAGATGGCAAGACTTTTGGTTTGGTTTTAGATAATTATGGTTTTTGGGACATCCTTATAGCTCCTGAGGGTATTTTGGAAACTTCTGATGCTGGAGAATTTACCTTTAATGGAAGGGGTTATTCTCGCACAGTCATAGACACAGATGATAGATTTGTTGCTGGTATAGGCAACCCAATTATTAGTGATGTTGATAATGACATTACCGGGTTTGACAAATCGATGATACCAGAGCCAATAAGAAATAGCATTACTCTTATCCCTGTTCCTGGATATCAGCAAGTGTGGGTCCTCAGAATAGACCCAGCAGTAAAAACGTATTTGGTTAATAGACGTAGGGCGGCTGGTGGAGCAAGTCAAGACGGATGCTATGTAGATATCCCCGTATACTTTCAGGCTAATATCACCGAATCTTCTGGCACTTGCAACATAAGGATATTTAATAACGTTGGATGTGTTTTTGATTACAATTTCTGTGATTTTTTCTGGAATCTTGGATCTCCCCTTCAGCCACCATCCGCTTTTGTTATACAGGATTCAATAGAAGTGAATTTTATAGAGTATATCAATTGCGATTCAGTGGCAAGGAATATTGAGGAAGATGGTCTGCAGAAGATTGAAATTGTAAGCTATTTTATGCTTAACATTAATAAAATACCCATGCTAGATAACGGCAACGCTTTACTTCTTATAAAAGCTGACACTGCTGAAACTCAAGTAAGAGATATATTTACTCCAGATATTGACACAATTGGCAAGCTAAGCACCCCAACTGCCGTGAACCAAGAAAGACCTTGGGAGTTTGACTGCAGCTTTGTCCCTGGTATAGATAGGATAAATAAGACAATTTTATACACAAATCCACAAAATTATTTAGATTACACTATTAATAGTGGTGAAATAGCACGAGGAATAAATAGTCTTAGTAGATTTATGCTTGTGCAGCCAAAAACTAGATTTCCTTTAGTTGATGAATTTGGCATGAGCTCTGCTACAGAAAAAGTCGTAGCAAGCATAGGATTCGTATTTAAAGACTGGAAGCCATCTGCCACAGATTTTTGGCAGGATAGAATGATATTTGGAATAAAATTTGTAATTCCAACTGGGCAAACACAGCCTAATTTATTGCAAAAATTTTCGATAAGATTCTTATATAATGAAGATAGACGTTTATTATGATAAAAATTAGAAAAATCATATACTGGCATTTTGCTATTTACGCTGGAGATGCTGAGACTATAAATCCAGAATCTCTGCCGAATGATTCTATATCCACTCTTGATATGGGATTGAACGTAGATAATCCCATTATAGTCAATGGATCTCCTAATGTAAGAGCGTTTTCTGCTTCTACAGGGTACGAATGGCTTATTGACATATCTGTTGCAAATGGCATCACTAGAGACTCAAATGATGATGACAAAAGAACAACCATAAGATCAAACAATCCTAATGCATCTCCTGGTTTTGTATGGTTTGATTTAGCCGTTGTTGAATTAAAAGCAGTTCTTGGCAATCCAATTGTGGTTGATACTCTTGAGCAACTTAGTCTTGTCAAAGATGATAATAATGATGGCGCTAGAGTTCAAGTAAAATATGTTTTGTTTGGAGCGCACAAAGAAGGGGAGACTGGAGCTCAACTAAGAAACGAGCCAAATGCTTTTTTTGATGCAACTAATATACCAAATGAAGTTAGTTCTGAGGGAGATCAAACTCATCAGCAGCTTGTTGATGCTATGTCTTCAAAAACTTTTGTAGACGAAGATGGTGTTCCAAATAGTTTTTTCATAAATATTAAATATCAAGAAGAAGTAACCAAAATAGGATGTTGCAATATAGATGTGTCAGAGAGTTCTTCTAGTTCTTCTGAAGAGTCTAGTTCTAGTTCTTCTGAAGAGTCTAGTTCGTCAAGTAGTAGTTCAAGTACTTTAGAATCTTGCTCTTCTGGGCTTACGCTTAGGAGTCAGCCGTCCATACATAATGATAGAAGAAGAATATGGGCCGTAAGACAAACTGCTGATGTTAATATTAGCAATAACGCTATTTATGAAGGTAATTTTTTCTTAGGTTCTGGTCAAGTAGTAAGAAAAAATTACATAGCATCAGAACTAGTGTATGCTGATGTTGAAGATGTTTTAAATGGAGAAAAATCATGGAATGAAATAAATTGGCAGCATGCTGGTTATATATCTTTCCGTGAAAATAAGCCATACGCAATGGCTTTGCATAAAGATCCAATTTTTAATAAAAGTGATTTGTCTCACAGTGATGGCAATCTATGCACTTATCATGCATATGATAACAATTTTGACTTACCTGTATCTATACAGTCTATATCATGGGACACTCGTGGCTATTTGTGGGCTTTATGTAGTGGCGGAGCAAAAGACTCAACGCCTGTTACTTCAAATGTTGTTAATGGAATTGAGAGCACAGAAGGCGTATACGGGCTTATCCCTGGTGGTTGGAAAAAATATCCAGCTGATATGCTATACTTTGGTGGCTCTAACACTGGTACTTCTAGCGAATATGAAGATTTAAACTCTTCAAGTCTAACGGGTGAAATATTTTCTATGAGTTGGGGTTGTGATAGAGATAAGAAAAATGAATTTTTATCAATTATAGATTCAGATCTGAATATCAGTATACGTAAAAATAAAAATTCTAATATTAATTTTCCAGAAGATGACAATATCATAGGTGATGATGGCACATTGTTAAAAGCATCTAGCATATATTCTGGCATAGAAAAAATATGTATTATAGAACTTGACACTAAGCTTCCATATCTTCTATCATACAATTCTGTAGATAGTGATTTAAAAAACGCAATTGATATTGAAAGATCAAATAATACACAATACTCATATATGTCTTGTGGAATAGATTTTATAGTTGGGATTACATCAAGTAGTCAAGTAAAAATATTTGTCAACAGATCTGGAAGTGAAATTCCAAGCCAGGATGATGCTGATGATTTGCAAGAATTTATAAATGATGATATATCTAATGGATATAGTGTTAAAAAATTAGTATGTGGAGATAGTTTTTTTGCCGTCTATTTATCCTCCAGCTCTGGAGCATCAAAGTTGTATGCAAGAGGATATATTAATGGGGTAAGTATATGGGATGGTTCTGACTATGATTCTAGCTTCATAAAATATTCATCTTGGGATTTGAGTGAAACCAAGCCAATATTAGACATAGACGCATTTGGCAGTTATCTTATTGTTGTTTATTCAGAAGGGCTAAGTTCTTCTTCTAATAAGTCAGTTTATTACACAGTATCTACGGTTCTTAGCGACTTGCCAATACACAACACCAGTTCGGCATCTAGCTCTAATACAGTTGATTTCATAGATTATGAGTTTTTAAATCAATTAAGAAAAATTTATTTAGACAATACTAGTAATGTAATTGATGAATGGGCAAACTTGACCACAAGAACAAGTTTGATTTCTTCTAAAGGATTATTAGGTTATAACACTGATATTTATAGCAACAATTTAAGTGGAAAAATAAATATATTTGAAAATTCAGAGTATTTGACGCATCCTTACTTTGCTCAATCTCAAAATATTGAAAGTAGAATGCAAGTTGATTCTGGAATGTTTGGATATGATGTAAGTTCTTTTGTTTGGCAAAATGAAAGTTATTTAGCAATTTCTGCTCCAACTGAAGGTTCTTTGTTGGGTGCCAATAATGGAGGAATTCTTGGACAGCAAAACGGCCAGCATGGTAGAGGTGCAATATACATATTTAAAAGATATGATAAGGGATTTAAAGTTATACAAAAGATCCAGCATCCAGATGCTAACGCCATAGCTTTTGGAAAACAAATTTGTTTGTTTGCAACCAAAGATGCTTCCGATACTAGCGTAATGTCTTTAGTCTGTTCCTACAGAGGAAACACTTCTGACTATACAAGAATTTATTATTGGAATGATGTAGATCAGTTGTTTGAATGGTCTGAATTGTCTGATGGGTTAATGACGGTGGGCGGATTAAATTTAGACCCATCAACAACAGATGTTTCTATATTTGAGATAAAAAGAATAAGTGATATTAGCATTTCCATAAGCTGTTTTACAAACAATAATAAAACAGGTTATGCACAATTTATTAATACATCTAATAATATTACTTTAATAAATCAGTGTTCTGGTTCTTATGTAAAATTAAGTAGTTTTAACAATTTATCTTTTGGTGCACGTTTTGGATTATCTTGTGTTTACGAACCTACCGTTGGAGGCGTTACCGTAGCTGTTGGTTATCCAACATTTAATTCTGCATATCTTTCTTCATCAATAATATCTTTTATTGATTCTGTGGAAGAAGATTCATTAGAAATCAAGCCACCAGATAATGCCCTAATACAGCAAGGAAACGGAGCGGTAATGCTCTTTTACTTAAATGGAGCACTCACTTCTTTCGAATCAGACGTAAATGGTCCATTGTATAAGATTATTGAAGGAAGTAATTTTAATCCAAACGTATCTACTAAGCCTTATTTTGGTTATGACATTGATGCAGATTATAAGCATATAGTCATTTCTTCTCCATATGATACTGGATATAGTGCTGTTGGCGAGTCCAGTAATATACAAGAAGGAGGCTCAGTAAGAGTATTTGAATTTAATCAGCCTTCTGCTCTTGGCGAAAGAGATGTTTTTGATGCATCTCAAAGTATAATTAACTTAAACTCCTTGTCTCAGTTCAATGTTCCGCAGCAAGTCTATCAGCTTGGCGGTGGCGCTTATTCTTTGCAGTGGCAGAAAAAGAAGTTTGGTAAGTTTGTAAAATTAATTAGTAATAAAATTTTAATAAGTGCTTGTGATGACGATCTTGTCATAGGTCCATCTGCTCAGAGTGGGTCTTATGGCAACGTATTCATGTTGGATAAAAATAAAAGTGGCACCTGGTCTTTTACTGGCTGCTATTATGACGCACACAAGGGGGACAGATTTGGACATAAGATAGAAGTTCTGTCAAGTTCTCCATCTAATGACCAAAACGATTTTATAGCCTTTATATCAGCTCCTGGAAACATGACATCAGCGAAGGCATTAAATGGCTTCTCTCAAAACGCTGTTGTAGGCAATACTGATTATAGATACGGCGCAGGAATAGTAAAGTCTGTAGTGGTATCTGGCAGTAAGGCTCTTGGAATTCTTCCGTCTAGAATACCTAGTGTGCTTGTTAATCAAGATGATAATGTTTCAGCTGAATATTTTATAAAGTCTTCCGCTCTTGGATTAAAGCATGTTGCACATGATATTTCTTCAAGTGTTGCAAATTCAAGATATGTTTGGAAATATTATCCAGCAAGATTGCTTGAAAAATCTGCCATAAAGACTTCTATTAATGAAAATTCTATACCATCTTTCAAATTAGGAAAGTTTATTAAAGACCCTGTTTTCGCTGAGGCGGAAGATTTTGCTTCTACATATAGCGATATAGGTGCATTTACTTTGTCAAATACTGCTTCAAATGTTTCTGACATAAGTATCGCAAATCTTTCATTATATGATAAAGAAAATCTTAACATAAGAGTTATGGAAATGCATCCAAGACCATATAGAACAGTTGATGCATCCATGAGTTCTCCTGATCAAGAAGACAGTGCAGCTGCTAACTTACCTCAGCAAATTAGATCTGATTATTTCGATTTCGCTACTCCAACTTTTAATGAACTGAATGATAATGTCTACTTGTACGCTCCTATTATAAGTCCGCAGTCTGACAGATGGAGGGGTAGCATTGATAATACAAATTCTTTTGCCATAGCGCCTGTTAGAGCTAATAGATGGATAGTTCCTATATCGAAGATTAGCAATGACAATTATTCTATATTTATAGATGGTATTGCAGTATGGAATCCAACATCTGCCAGTGTTGAATATAATATATCTGGTGGATATTATTTTAATTCTTCTCCTTTTATTAGATCTTCAACTTCTCCGCATACAGACGTTACTGGAAACCCGCTTATTAAACCATACAATGGAACTATTAACTCTGGCTTCTGGTGGTCTACAAGAAATTACATATCTCCAGGATGTGTCCAGTTAGTGGACTCCTCAACAGAGGGCCACATGGTTGTGTGGCCGAATTTTAATCTGCCGCAGGGTACTTCTTCTGCAAATACTAACTGGGGAGCAAGCATAACAAGTTTTAGTGGTACTGAAAATTTTTATCTTGGAAAATTGTCTATAAAACCTGGCGCTTTGTCATCTGACAAAACTGGAGTAGATGCTTGCAAAATTGATAAGGGATATTTTTGGGGATTAAAGCTAGCTGATGGTTCATATAACGTATTTATAAATGCTTATAATACTTCAACATCTGTAACTGGTCATAGATTGCATCAAACTTCAAAATATTTAACCTGGAGTGGTTGTACTGTTGCAGAAGACAGAAATACTAATAGTACTGAATATTCTTCTGTGTATACAGGGTATATGCCATCATATGAATCTTATGACTTTAATCTTGGTCATATATTAAGTTATCCACCAATTAATTTTAGATGTTCTACAGGTAATACCAGACCGTATAATCAAACTCTAGGGGGTGCTAGCACTATTGATGCGATTAAGCTTGCTCCTAATGGTTCTACTCATGCATTGTATTTAAATGCAGTTGGCTGGAATAACACACTTATGAATGTTGGTGTTAAAGATATAATCATACATGGCCACTATAACTATCATGGATTCCAAAAATCAAACAATACTGGAGACACCAATCAAATTTCCACAATAGCAGACAGAAGATCTCAGATAGTAACTTTTGTTTCAGGCTATGGTTCAAAAATTTATTCTATTAATGGCAACAACAATGGCCCATCTTATTTTGCTCCATCAATTAAATTTACTTGCATTTTAGATCAAAGGTTATCTTCATACAAATCTTGGAAAAATAATTTTGGTGGTTTAGCGGACTGGAACACGAGTGGTAATCCTTATTCTGCTTGGGGAAAAGTTGCAAAGAATCCATCCCATTTTGCCAACAGCTTTACAAATAATCCGTCTTGGGTAACTAATTCTTATCCAAATTCATTTAACGCTAGAGTAGCTCCAACAGACACCATGTATATGGTTGATCTTTTTTGGGACTATGATCCCGACAGTAATACTCCAAGTCCATCTCAAATAAGAGCAGCCATTTTCAGTAGTAATTTTGAAGGCAATTTTACTGACGTTTATGACAATATGCTGTTGCCTAAAAAGACAGAGCGTGGTTTAGCTCAGTCTGATTTTAATCTCTTCCCTATAAGAGCGTATCCTTTAAACAGAAATCAGCTTACTCATTTATCATGTACGGTCTGTCCTCAAGTGCTCCATATTGGAGAGGCTGTTTTTTTTACCGGTGCGAGAGATCCTCAAAATGATAGCGCTACTGCATATGATGATAGTAGAAGTGCATACTTTAGTGCTTCTCAGAATTTAAGTTCAAGCACATGCAGTAATGCATTAAGGGTTGAATATAACACAAGTTACATTAATATAGTGTCTTGCAAAACATTTACTGACGGAATCGGTTTAGTTGTCGGATCAAATACGAATGAAAGTGGAGTTCATTTAAGTAGTTTTATTGGCTCTAGTGGCTTAGGTAGCAGCTGGTGCAGTAGCTCAAGTTCTAGTTATATAAATAACTTTTCTTATAAATATAAAACCATATTATATCCATCAATAACTTCTATTGATCACTTCAGACCATCTGCTGCTGGCTTTAGCTATTGGGATAATACCGGTACTTCAACAAATACTTCATTGGCTACCGTTGGAGCGCTTTACAATGGCGGCGGTCCTTCTTTGCTACAGTGGTATTCGCATTTTGCTTCTGTTTTTACACCCAACGGAGTAAGCGGTCCAGAATCAAACGGGACCATTGGGGAATATGCTCCAACATACTACACGTTACAGGGTTCTTACAACTTGCCATACTTATACAATGCCTCCAATGGAAATTCAATAAGTTTCTGGTCGCGTTATAGGTACAACAACACTAACGCACAAACTTTGCTAGACAAATTCCCTGCCACTCTGAATGGTTTAGTCGGAAACTATTTTGCTACTAATCCTGTATATCCAAAGCTTGGAAAACACTCTTCATTTAAGTATCCCTACAAGACTAATATGCTCACAGGTCGTGGGCGAAATGTGCAAGTATCTGTTCTTGGAGCTGAATTAAGAAGTATAAGTAGAGATGAAATTGTTTATCAAAATGAATTTATATATAGAAAGCTTTCTTATCATAGACAGAATTCTTCTGGAACAGTAAATGAAAGTGGAGCAGAATTCTCTCCAGTACATTCTATTGATACTGTTGGAAGTGTGAATGCTAGTGCATCTAATTTAGGAAGTTATGTAAATAATCAAAACACTAATGGGGACACTTGGTCTAATGATGCTACAAATATAGTCTCACTTAATATTAGCAACAGATTGAGTCCAGAGGACAATTCTAATCTTTCTAAATCACACATTAGAGAAGAATATCAAACTGATATTGCTACTAACACTGTTAATGGTGATCAAATTAGCAAACAATATCGAAGATTTTCTTTGTTTGATAGAGTAAGCCCAAAAGACTTTTTCAATAACCCTGAAACGCTTGTTTGTCTACCAACTTTTGGAATGCCTGATTTGCTAGATTTCGCTGTAACCGTCAATAGTTTTACACATATTTTTGGTCTCGTCAATACTTTTAGCGATATGCCATCTGGCGATTATCCAGACTCTGGAAATGTTGGAGCTGTTGGATTCACAGGCAATTTAACTACTAATGATAAAAACAATTTAGGATATAACGTAGACGCAGGAAAACAATCTGCTTTTTGGAAAGCAATTAAAAATGGACTAGCTCACGTTATCGACGTAAACTCTTCTGTTATTTCCACCAGTCAGGGTCAAAGAATTCTTACAGTTACGATACTTGCCTCTTTAAACGGCAATACTTGGAGTGCTAACAGTCCATCAAAACATAGTTTTGGATGGAAGAATAATATTTCCACGCAGAATATATTTGGCGGTGGATTAATATGTGCAGTAATAACTGCAAAACTTGATATAAATGGCGAAGTAAGTTCGGTTAAATCAACTTTTGCCAATTCCGAAGCTACTTTATCTGGTTCTATTAAGAGAAGCACGGTAGGTACTGGCCCTCAAGTTTTGCCAGAGACTTCTTGGTGTAGAATGGGCATATGGCTGCAGCCACTTCTTGGAACTAGAAAAATTTCCAAAGATAACTCTCCACACTATTGGCCAGGAAATTTTCCATGGAGTGCTTCTAGCGACATAAAGTATTTAGGAGTTAATCCAGGAGATCAGGCAACAAGCTCCACAAACTACTTCCATACATCTCCAGGCATGATAAAAGTCCCAATCAATAGATCTTATATGATCAAGCTTGGCAAGCATATAATGCTTAAGTACAATTCAGGCTCTGGTAGTGAAAAGTATTTTGCCGTCATAGGTCCATGCGTGTATAGAATAGAAAACGATGAATTAGATAAGGGACCTCTTTGGTGGGCAAACCAAAATAAATCTTCATGTTTTAAAATGCCTCAATACGTTTGGGACTCACGACCTATAGTTTTCCAAAAATTTGGATTATCATTTACTGACATGAGTACGATTAACTCAGCTAATGCTCTATTTGCATTCTCTGCGTATAGTGGTGAAGCGCAGCGCATGGTTCAATCATTTTTTAGAAATGATTCTTACACGCAAGATTTTGGTGCGAATTTAGTCTCAGAATTTGCAGCTTACGGCACCCTTAACGGCGGTGGAGGATCTCAATTTCCGCCTAACGAGCAATGGTTTGACTACAACAGCGAAACTGAAGGATTCCGTATCCCAGTCGGTGTTGGTGCTGTAAATAATTCAGTTGCTATACTTGGAGAAGGAGTAGGCTTTAATGTTTCTGAGGGCAGTAAGATCCATGCGTTTGTTTTCTGGAGAAATGCTTTTTACAAAATTGAGCCCTCTGCTTCTGCAACTTCAAAAAAGCCTAAAATAACACAAATTCCAATAATCGCTACTTATCAAGATGCAGATGGTAATCCTGATAGCATAGCTACACAACTAGAGTCTGCTTACTCTTTACACAGATTGAACGGGTTCTTTAATGGTAATGATAGATTTGTTATTACTGGAAATAGTGGAAATGATAGTAGTGGCGCATTTACTTATGTATTTAAGTTTAAATCAAATGGACAACAGGACGCTGACTTCTTTACTGGTCCGGGCATGGTCTATGAGTCAAAAATAAATGATATGGCAGTTACAGGAATAAACGACCTGTGCAACCAGTCATTTAAGTATCAAGTTTGGATGAGCAACGATGCAAGTATTATAGCGATAGGTAATCATAGATGGGATGCTCAGGCAGATGAGGTAAGTCCAAACGGCGAACCTCTTCCAGCTTTGTTCTACATAGATTTGTATAAAAAGCAAGTAACAGGATCTAGTGTCTCATATACTAAATTGCTAGAGCAAGGTCTGTCTCCTTCTTCTACAAGTAATGGTGCGCCAGTTGACGTATTTTGTTCTGCTATTTGGGGTGTAGCTAATGGCTCTAACAATTCTTTATATGATATATATGTGTGTTCTGGCATAGATCCAGATACTGACTATTTAGATTATTTAGATTCAAATACCGCTAATTATAATGCTTCAAATTTTGAAAGACGTTTAGGCAGAGTGACTGTTTTCACTGCTTCAATTCCTTCCGGCAATGGAGCTGTAAAAAGAACAATAGAGCTAAGCGATATCGTACCTCCCACAGATCCTACTTTTAGTGAAAATAATAAATCATTTGCTAATTTGAATTTCTGGACTATGACGCCAGTAAGCGCAAAGAACGGTAGTTGTGGTTTAATGTTCTACAACAATACACTTGTTGCTTCTTCTTTGGGTCACCTTATGAAGATGAGTCCATCTAATTCTCAAGGCTCTGGTTGGAATCTTGATAGTATTGTTGGAGGATCTCCAGTTCCTAATGTGTCAGTCAAAAGAGTTTTAACTCCTTATTCCCAATACGGGTATGTTGGAAATACAAATAATACTAACAATATAACTTATGCAGATAATTCTGATATCTCAGTCATGTCTACGGTATCAGTACCAACAGTAAACGCTTCTGCTTCTCCTGGATTTAATAAATTAGCATCCAAGATAGCATTTATTGAACTTTCAATTGACAACAATCCATATAGAAAAATATTTTCTATATCTAACTATACATCGTTGGTTGTTGGGAATGCTGATGTATCTCAAGTTGGCGTATTTGACGTAAATGAAGATATGAGTAGTAGTATTTGTTATCCAGCATATTCTGCTCTAAGTGCAAAAAGATTTGGCTACACATCTGGTCAGCCAAATCCAGAAACTCAAATATATAACCCAAGTATAAAGTCTTGGATTTATGCATATGATTTGTCAAGCAGTCTTGGAGACGGAGAGTTGCAATATTCTGGATACGAATATACTTCAGATAACGAAGCTCATATTTTAGTAAAGCCACCTGTTCCAGATATAGAAAAGAAGCAGTTTTATTTTGGAGGCAATGAATTCTTGCCACTAGACGGGAATAATGTTTACCGTGATTATCACAATCAAATAGATCAGATAAAAGGCACTCTGATGCAGATGGACTGGAATGACGTTTCCGGCATCTTGTGGTGGGGAACTAATGACATATATGTGATGAGATCATACAAATATGATCAGCACTATTCTCCATCTACTTCTGATATATTGTTGGAAAATTATGCAGCAAACAAGACTTATTATAAGAGTTTATCTTTGGGTATTCAAAGTGTTAACAAAAATGCTATGGTAAAATTCTCCATGCCAAATAATAGTAACCAATTAGTGGCAAATCCGGCTTGTGGAGACAACGATTATATTGGAACTAGTGGGTGCGGATTGACAGGACCAAAAGTCATTACTGTTTCTGCAGTAACAAATTATGGCACTTTTGATTTAATGCATCAAAATTTTACATCTATAATACCGTTATTAAGATCTAGAGAAAAACTTGGATTACAACGTTGTGTAGTTGTTTTAAATGACTTTACTGATCATATGAATGAACAAATATACAGAGATTCAGGATTTGGTTTTAATAATGTAATTCCATTCTACAATTATTCTGCATCTAAATTTTCAAATCCATATAGAGATTACGCATTAGACATGTTTATAGATGATTCTATGAGTTTACTTTATAGTAAATCTGCATTGCAAATTAATCAGGGTGGTTTTTCTATGCCTAATATTAGTATACCAAGATGTGAAGGTAATATAGTTTTTGCTAGAAAATCAGTGTATGGATTATATAATACAAAATGGAATTATTTGATCAAGGATTTCGCTGGGTGCTTTGATCCAAACCATGGATGCATATATAATGGTGATAGAATGCTTTTGATTAAGCTGTCTTACATATATGAAGATTCAGTGTCTGCATCACATCCAGAGGCAGAATGGTATTTTGCTCCTGTTCTGACGACTATTTCTAATGCAGACGTGCCTGATTACAAGCCATCAATGGGAGCTTGTGTTTGTTCAGGTGAAATGCGGAACGCTAGTCGCAAAGTGTCTAAGTGGAAAATGAATGGGTCTTCAGGAGGAAATGATAAGAATTTATTAGATATAATAACTGTAGGAATTGGGGATACTTCTCCGGCACCTATTAGGAATAAAATAAATACTTCTTCTAGTGAAAATTCATCAGTCAAAGATTTAGTATTGTGTGGAAAAATTAGTTCAAACTTTATTAACTATGCGCTAAATAAAACTGGTTCTGCAAACATATCTGAATTAATGACAAAGATTAAAAACAGTTTATATGACGTAATTGAAGGACAAAAGTTCATGGATCCTGCAGGATGCATACATATAGTCGATACAGATTCATCAGATCAAATGGATAATGTCAAAGAAGAATTTATGAGAAAGTTTATGAATACATTTAATGGATTTTACCATATCATAAGAGGCGCATAATGATTAGAAACCCATTTGAAACTACACAGTATGCGTCTAATTTTTTAAAAGAAAATATTATACTAGATTCTTCTGGAATTGGATTAACTGGCATAGACGTTTTAATGCAATTTCTTGTTAATCAGACAAGGATACGTCAAGAGGCAATCAGGATAGGTTATATTTCTAATAATCCTGCTAAAATAGACGGCGAAGATTACAGTCAAATAAGTTTGCTAGGACTTTCCTTTGATACGCCTCAGGGAATATATGATACTTCTCTGCTGATTGTAAATGCTGTTAAGCAAATGTTTGCTGGGCATCCATCTGGTTTGTATGAAAAAGTTGCATATAGACCATCAATTATACAGTATCAAAATCCAGATGACGAAGTTTACGTATTGAGGGCAGGTGGATTTTTTCATAAAATAGGTGACCCAAGTTCTGAAGCAACTACAATTGGAGACGATTATTTTGAGTATTTTGATGAAATTGTTGATGGAGATTATTTGACAAGTGATGATATTGATCGATTTAATAATCCTCCATCTTTCGATAATCCATCAAGCCCTTACGCAACTCTTAATGAATATTTAAAGGATCAAGTTAAATGGGTTAACAGTGCTATTTCAGTTCTAAATAAATTAAAATTTATAAATAATAAACTTGTATTTACTTATCCATTTGCCGACATTGCATTTGGCACAGGATGTTCTTTTACTAAAACAATTAGTTCAACAACAGCTCCAGACTCTAACGGCAAGCCAGTTGAAATAATACTAGACATGTCAGAGGTCGTGGGCTCCTGTATAGAAAGCGGCACTGATTCTTATGGTTATATATGCATAAGATGGAGGAGCATGGGGAACGGCTCAAGATTTGTCATCATGCCTACACTGGGCTCAAATGCTCAGCAAACAGAATTTTTGAGAAAACCTTTGTGGGGCGCAGCTGTAGTCACTCCTTCGTCTGACCAACCATATGTTCACAGTAGTTCTCAAGGTCAAGGCTATTTAAGTTCTTCAAATTTTATTGAATACGCTTCTTCTGATGAAATATTAAAAACATGGGATCCAGAAAGCGGAAATGTTTATGATCGTCCTGTAAGTCCAATTTTGAGATCAGGATGTATGAACGCTCCATGTTGCACCACAAACAATAATACAAATAAGCCTCCGTTCAGAGAGGGTGGAAATGATGCTAATTCTGATTTTGCCTGTATCTTAATAGATAAAGCACTTTTTTCTACAGGTACAGGTTCTGAATGGGATAACAAAATTAGAATAGTTATTTTTTCTGGCTGTCAAAGTACGGGTGAAAATACTTCTTGGGAACTTGAGTTAAACTGTTTAGCATGCAACAACTGCAACAGCGATCTTTCTATTTGTGGCGGCGTTGCTTCTTCTAGCTCTAGTTCTGAAAACTTTAATTTTGGCGTATTTGTACTTGATGATCAGAATAAAATTGGTAAAATAGATCTTATTACTGGCAACCTGTCTGGAAGAATATTAAGAATAAAAAATGATGAAGGTAACACTTTAGATGATCAAATACATGATATTGATTTTGACGATGAAGGAAATCTTTATGGTCTTGGAACTTCTGGCATTTTATATTTGATAAATAAAATAAATGGACATGCAGATATTGTCGGAGACTCTGGACTAAGGAATACGAGCGGTCTTGGTTTTGGTAAAGATGGAAAATTATACACGGTTAATAATTCGACTTTATGTTCTTTAAATACTATAAATGGCGGTAGTACGTCAATAGGAAATATCGGTTACACTGGGAACGGAGATATATGTAGTGCTAAGTCTGGCACAAACAGATTGCTGGTGTCTGCCAAAAATGGTAACTCTAATATATTATTAGAAGTTGCAATAGGAACAAGCGGCGTTACTTCATCAGTAAAACTTTCTGTTGTTCCTAGAGTTTTTGGTTTGGCGAGAGAGCGGGGATCTTCTACCCCTCAACCTGTAGCGATTGCTGATCAAAAAATATATGCCTTTAATAGATGGGACACGGGCAATGCTTCAATGGTGGCTATATGTGATTTTTCACAATCTGGCTTATGTTGTGGCGTAGGAGCTGCATATTGGGATGGAGACTTTGAAGACGATAACGCTTTTAGGCTAACAGCAGAAGATTGTTCTGTCATACCAGTATGGTTAATATGTGAGCCTACAGCGAGTGGACAGCCCGTAAAGCTTGTAAAGATAGATGTAAAAACTGGTAATATTTTATCTCAAATAGATGTAGGTGGAAGCTACTCTGGTAGTATACCTATGGATATAGCGGTAAACGACACAGGAGAAATTTACATCAACGACAGCGACAGGCTGTATCGCGTTGATCCTAATACGGGTATTGCTACAATAGTAGGCAATATAACATTCTCCACTCCGCAATACGCACCAATATTATCTGGTTTATCTTTTAGTAAAGACAATGTTTTGTACGGTTTTGCCGCCGATGGATATTTCCCGCCAGGCCCTCAGGCCTTAGAGAAATTTCCATTATTTACAATTGACACTCAGACTGCAGTTGCTTCTGTAGCCTGTGACGATTTTGGAATTGGCTGCAGTGGTGATGCTGCCGTATGGACAAATGATCTTTTAGAAAATTACTTTTTTATTATAGGCTCTGGAGAGGTAAATGATCAAATTTATATTTCAAGATATGATTCAGCTGACCAAGAATGCATTGGTGAGTTAATTACTACTTCTGATGAATTTACATACGGAAATAAAGTTTGGGCAATTACAAATGCAAAAGACGGATTTTTATATGTAATTGTTGGTGAATCTAATAATAAAATTATTAAAATTGACCCAAATACTTATAGTTGGATTGATACTGGATTGAATGTTCAAAATATAGGAGTTGCTCACGGGGCTGCTTGGGCTCCTAATGATTTAGTGTGTGTAGGTGTAGATGGAAATTCTTCTTCAAGTTCTTCAAGTTCTTCAAGTGACAATAATGATCCATGTGTTTGTTTGACATCTTCTTCAAGCAGTTCATCATCTAGTTCATCATCTAGTTCATCATCTAGTTCATCATCTAGTTCATCATCTAGTTCATCATCTAGTTCATCATCTAGTTCTAGCTCAAGTAGTGCATGTCCAGATTGCGATAACATCCCCTCTATAATATTAGATAGAGAAGATTGGGCTAATGGAATAGTCAATTGTAGCAAGGTTGGATTCCCATCTGATGCAGTACTAAAAATAAAATGGTTCAAAACTTGTGCTACATGCTGTGATTGCCCGCAAGAAAATCAATTTTCTATAGAATGTGACATAGAAATTAGCATATGGGATATTGATTGCATTTCTTGGGTGGATTTTTGGCAGTGGCTTATTACAAGTGGTCAAGCTCAACTTGTGATATGTAGCGTTGACGGCGGTTCTTGTAAATTTTATTGGAGAGCAGAATTTACAAGAGACGCAGATTTGCCTTCTATATTTTACTGGGATTTTTCACAAAGATTCCAAGATTTTTTCCCTGATTATCCCGTAGATTGCTCATGCCCGATATGTGATCCAAGTCCAAATTGCTGCACTTCAACATGCTTTGGATTGGGGACCATGATTAAGATGGCAGATGGTAGTGAAAAAAGGATAGAAGACATTAAAGAAGGAGACATACTCTTATCAGCTTACTTTAACGAATTTGGTATAGAGAGAAATCCAACTCTTGAGCAAATAAATAGCGGATGGACATTAAGTGATTCTCAATATATAAAATTTGCAGAAACAAGAGTTAAAAAGATTAGGATTGGTTCTGAATCTTCTATATACAAGTTTTCAGATTATTTGAAACTTACTTTTGAGCACCCAGTGTTGATCATGGATGTTGATGGAGTTTTAAAGTTTAGAAGTGCAGTATACATGCAAGATAATGTATATGGGTACAACATAGATTTGGAAATGACACCGATGTCACATCCAAGTGTAATAAACAAAAAATCAATTACAATTAATATTACAACTGAGCCATTCCATTGCATATTCGCAGGAGGCATGCTAGTTCATACGGGTTCATCTAATAACTATACTAACACGATAGGATTTGGCGAAATAGGTGTTAGCATAAATACTAGCCTTTATAAGGATTTAATAAATCCAGCAACTTCTACTATAGAGAATGGCTCTACAAATATTGGGTTAATTTCAGATGGACTTGGAACCAACAATCCTACTACTGGCAGCCCCCTAGATGGGAATGAAGTGGTTGTTGCAGATAATCCATTCGTATGTCAATTTGCATGCAGGTGCTCAAGTGGAAATTGTAACACTGTTAAGTTTGTAAGTTCATGGCAATTAGGCAATCCAATTGCTCTATGTGCAAATCCTACATCTTGTTGTTCGGATGGTCAATGCGCAAGAGGAGACGCAGATTGTAAAGATTCTTCAGATAATGTAGTACTTATAGAAAGAACTATAGTTGCTAGAGACTGCAATGATGCTTGTAGAAAATGTGCTAACATGGCCACTCAAGATCTTACTTTTGTGGGGAGCCCAGCAAATGAGTGCTTTAACGCTTCTTTGCTGTGCGGCGCAGGCAGCTCTTCATCTTCAGTTATTTCTTCATCTTCTAGCAGTAGTTCTCAAATTACTGGAGATGAGGTAGTGCTTTGGATAAATCCGCCTATGAAAGCTGTAGACAATGGCAGTGGAAGCATGATAGTTCAAGGCGAGTATACCGCTCATCTTTTAAGTAACGGTAACGATGGCACATTATTTGCTCAACAATTCCAAGTTCCTGTTAATTGCGAATGGAGAGTATATAAGTTTAGAATGTGGGGCGGAAGTGAATATTTCAACGAGAGTACTGGCGGATCAGATGGAAATCAATTAAGCAGCAACATAGCTTCTATCAGAATTAACATATTCAAATTGCAGCAATCAACAGGTACTTGGGAAATATATTCAAGCGCCACTGGATATTTGAAGATTTCAAGTTCTCTAATACTGAATGATCAGGGCAGTACTTTTACTACTCCGAATCCATCAAAGAATTTTCAAATTGATATGAATTTTGACCCCAGCGTATCTACAACTCTTAATCAGGGATCTTATCTTTTAGCTATTGGCGGAGTGCGTATGGTTACAAGCTCATTTTTGCCAAAGTTAATTTGGACAAATGGTCAAATTCCTGGAGGCAAGTATAAAACAGATAATTTTAATTGGGGATCTTTTAATGAGGAATCAGGTGGAGGTAGTTTATCTGGTGCTATAATTGGCATACGTAGTCCTACATGTGTTGTAAGTTCATCATCTAGTTCATCATCTAGTTCTAGCAGCAGTAGTTCAAGTTCTGGGTGTGTTGTTTGGACTGGTCCTGGCTGCCCGGACATGGATGGTGACGGGTTTGTTGGTGGTTCAGACCTTGCAGTATATTTCAGTGCTTCTGCAGATTATAACCCGATTGCTGACTTAAATGGAGATGGCGTTGTTGACGGATTGGATCTTGGTATTCTTCAATCATATTGGGGTTCGTGCGTCGAATGTCCTAATTGGAACGGTAGCAGTAGTTCAAGCAGTAGTTCAAGCAGTTCTAGCTTCTCATGCGTTCAGTCATTTGGACAATGGTTAAATACAACTGGGACTCAGGCATATTCTAGCATTATAGATTTAAATGGATTTGATATCCAATCAGATTCCAGCGGTGAATATATAGATATTTGTATTGAATATGTGACAGGTTCAGAAGCTGCTGATAGGATAATGATAGTAGCCACAAGAGATGACGAATTGTCTACAGATGCTGTCCTTAAGAATGGTGATTTAGACTATGAGCATTATGGAAGAAGACTTCTCTATGAAAATGGTCAATTATCTGGTTTTTCTCATCCAGATCATCCCATCTTTGCATACGAAGGCAGCCAATTTACTCTACCTAGTAGGTCAATATTGTTTGATAGTGGATGTGTTGCTACTGGGGCTACTTCTTCTGTTATCACAACGATAAGAGTAAGACAATTTTCTGTTGCATTTGATCCGGTAGATCCTATGTACAAAAAACTAAGATTAGTAGTATTTGGAGTATGTAGCTCGGATTTAGACCCAGATAGTATAACAAATTGGTGGGTAGATTTAGGATGTGATATTCTCAATTGTAATGTTACATCTTCTAGCTCTTCATCGTCCTCAAGCAGCTCGTCTTCGTCTTCAAGTGCATCTTCTTCATCTTCTTCAGGATGCACTAGAATATGGTCTAATCCAGGATGTCCAGATTTAAACAACGACGGATTTATTAATGGTAATGATTTTGGCTTTTTCTTGGGTATTATGTTCGGACCAGTAGATTATAATAACATTGTTTCTATTGCAGCCGATTTAGATGGGGATGGAAACATTAGTGGAGCTGACATGGGTCTCTTTCAAGGACTTACCTATGGATGCATAAAGTGTCCAAATTTCGATTGGTCTGCTAGTTCATCATCTAGTTCATCATCTAGTTCATCATCTAGTTCTAGCAGTTCATCATCTAGTTCTAGCAGTTCATCATCTAGTTCATCCATTCCATCCGGTCCTCCACTCAAAATTTATGGATCTAATAAATTTGGAAGATTTATTTCTGATGCTAAGAATGATAGAAATGTAGTAGACATTATATATATAGGTCAAGATTCAAGATTTTGGGTTTCTGGATTAAATAGAGGCTTTAATTCTCTTGGAACAAAATCTTATGGGTCTCCATTTATGCCAGCTACTACATCAAACTCATACGATATTGCACAAAATGTAACTACTTTATCAAATGACTGGGAGCCAGGATTTTTTCGTAGATTTAGTGAAACTGGAGCTATACTCCAGAAAGGTAGTGCTGTTTTCCCTGATGAAGGCATATATGAATCGTTACATAATTCTGTTAAGCCATATGGAAAGGGAATTGAGTGGGGATTTGCGCCAGAAATAGTAGAAGAATTTTATGTAGAATATTCTTCTGGTATATATGCGGCAAACACTGAACCTTCTATCGGTATTCCGCTAGATGATAATTCTGTATTGGAATACATGGTCATTAGAGTTGCTAATTTCACTGGTTCTTACACTCTTTCTGTATCTTCATACGATGGAGAAAATATATTTGTTAGCTCCCCGTTTGCTGGCGATTCACTTTCTACCTCAGAATGGGTAGTAGACAAAGTTGAGTTCCTTTACTCGTACAATGTTCATGGCGTATCTGGTCTTAAATTCTCATTCTTGGGCTCTATGAGAGACGGGCCTCGATCAGGAATAAGCGGAGATTTTGCAGTAGGACTGCACAGTTTGCATAGAAAAGGCATAGGAGGATTGGCTATTACTCCATTCCATACCTATGAAGGAGCAACTCTTGAATCAATACGGTCAGATTTTAACAAAGCTGAAGTGATTTTTACGCTTCAAACATATTTAAAAGTAATAAATCAAAGATCAGTTTCTGCTTACAACTCTTTAGATGTCACTGTTGGTAGTCCAGGTAGAATGGTTTTCTTCATACAGGCAAATTCAAATTCTGAATCTACTCTTTTAGAGGATATTCAGGACATAAAAGACCAAATTACGGCAGTATGTCTTAGCCTTGGCTTTGATGAGGAAAACTTTACTTTCTGTGTAATGATTCCAGCGGCTGTAAGTGAATTTGATGAAGAATTAGTCAGTCAGCGTCAAACAATCGCTGATGCTATTATAGAGGATCAAACCTCTGTAGGCAATACTGTTTTTGTTAACATCCCTGCAATATTCTCTTACAGAGAAATGATTGATAATGGCTGGGCGACTGTCTCTGAACTTGCTCCTAGTAGTTTTACCGGAGGTCAATGCTGCGATGTTTTCGAGTATTGTGTAAGGTGGTCCGATTCAGACCCTACATTGTGCTTAGATTTTCGCAGACGCTGGACGTGCTGGGATTGTGATGGCCCTGGCCCAACTCTTGTGTGTGGCGTAATTGAGGCCGGAGGGCCAGGCACAGGAGGTAGTTCTTCTTCCACTTCAGAAGGAGAAAGTAGCAGCTCTTCAAGTAATGAAAAGTTCCCATTTATTTAAACAAATAAAAAGGAATAATATTTTCATAAATATATAAATGATTGTGGTTTATGTTTTATTGCAAGGAGTTTAATAAATGCCACCAAAAGAAGATAAAGAAATCAATTCAGATAATGACTCTATGAATAAATTGAATTTTATCTCCAACATAGGTCAAACATTTTGGACTGTAATAGTTGGCGCTGGCGTGTTCTTTGCAACTATGTATTCTACTCAGTCAGTTGTTAATACAAGAATATCTTATATTGAGGAAGAGATTCGCAGCTTACAGCAAAATGATAAAAAAATGACAGACGATCTTCAAGCACTAAGTACGAAGCAAAATACTCTTCTTATGGACATTTCAAACAGGCTAAGAGATATGGAAGTGAAGCTCACAGAGCTACAGATAAGAGTTTTATATGCGCTTGAAAAAGAAGGCGTTAAAAAACTTCCAGAAAATACAAAATAATTATTTTAAATCGCTTAGATTATATATCTTACTTTCGTTCGGTATGCATATTTTGTAGTCTTCTATAAGAACCCAGTGCCAAAGTCTGGGTTTTTTATATTCTGCATAATCTCCGTATCCATCAGTTAAAACTATAATTGCGTCATATTTTTTAATTTTATTATTTACATAATCGCTAATACATCTAAATGAAGTTCCGCCATATCCTAATAAAGTTTTACTTTTTTTGTTTATTTCATAAACTTTTACGTCAAAGTTATATAAAAATACGTTAAATTTATCTTTTGGAAAAGCCATTGCGGAAGACATAAAAGCTGAGCTCCAGTTTAAACATGAGCCGCTTGTATCCATAAAAATATGAATGTTTCTTTTAGCTATTGTATCACACAGCGATTCATTATTTGGAAGTGCATAGTCTGATTGCCAGTCTCTTCTTCTAGGTTGCTCAAACCAGCTTTCAACCTGAGAGTTTTGGTTTTCAAATCTTTTTACTATTTTATTTAAAACATTTTGCCAATTTGTGTTTTTTAGATCTTCTTCTTCGTTAAAGTTTAATGCTTTTTCTATGTTTCCAGGTTCTGTCCCTGGAATTGAATATTTTTGTTTAATTTTTTTTATTAGTTTTTGCAGATCTTTTAGATCTACTCCGTTCTTTTTCAGCCAATCAGTAATTTTTTTTAGTTGTTCATCCCCTAAATTACTAATTTTTTCTAACCATTCGTGGTCTATTCCATTAGCAAATTTGTTAATATCTATATTGGAATTTATAATATTTTTGTAATAATATTCAAAACATCTTCCGCTTTGCAGAGAAGCGTCAATTTTTTCCAAATAAACAGCGTTTTGTAAAACTGGGCAATTGGAAGGATGAAAATCAAATTCATTCTTAAGTATCTCGTTTACGCATATATCCATGCATACATTTTCAATTTTAACGACTTGAGGTTTGCTTGAAAATCTTTTTCCATGATTTAATATGATATGAAGAAGTTCATGAGATACTATTGCAGCTTTTTCATAAATAGATAATGGTTCCCAAAAATATGGATTGTAAGCTATATGAAGTGGAGCCCTAGACCTGGTGCTGAAATTTACACAAGCAGTAGGTATGTCATTATTTTCTAAGAAATCAAAACACATTACAAGATTGCTCAAAATCTTGCTCTTCTTTGCTAAAACATTGCATATTTCTGTTTTTTCAAAATTGTTTTGCATCATGATTATTTAATGAAAGAATAAACTTGAGCTCTTTCATTCAACTTGATATTATGAGCATACCCGTACTTTTCAACATCAGGAAGTATCAGATACTTGTATATGTTTTGAAATTCTCCCGTAACCAATTCCTCTCCAGCGATTCTAGACCATCCTAATTCAAACATAGAGTCTTTTGACATATTTGCTGATGTGTGCAAATGATAACTAATCATTTGTGCTGCTTTTTCAGCCACATTGATCATGGATGGATCTTTTTCAATAGAATTTCTAATTCTTTTATTTTTAAGACTAGATTCCAGAACAATAAGCATATCTTTTGCTTCATCTATCTCTATTGGCTCATAAGATTTATCAAAAGATATATTGCCCCAATCAGACCATCTGGAAACCGTCCTGACATTTGGATGTTTATTCATCCACTCGTCAACCCTATAATTGATATGCTCATACCTTTTTGCACACTGATACTGGAATTCTTTGCTTGTCATTTCTTTATTGGAAATGATTTTATATCCAGGCACGCATACTTTTATAATACTTTCTGCCCAATTCGATGCAGCTTTATTGTTGTTTATTGCAGTGATGTTAGCCATGCAAGATATGATTTTCTTTTGAATTTCATCCGGGCGCTTTGGATCTTTGTGCGCATGGCTTGCAGTATTTTTAAATGATGTATTATCTTCATACAGCTCTTCAATTCTTTTTTCTGCCCAAATTCTTATATTTTCATATTGAATAAAAGAAGAAGCTAACTGTTCTTCGTTCATAAATTCAACGCATGTTTGTATTACATTTTCATTAGTTGTTTTGCTTACAGTATTCATTACTGAATCAAAATCGTTGAGAAGACTTTTAATTTTATTAAAGTCTTTTTTCAGCACAGCTTGTGAGATTATGCTTTTTAGTGTTATAGAATTAATGGAATCTTTAAATTCTTGTATGTCGATTGACTCTGGGAGAACGTCTTCTGGGTCTCCGCCTTCTTGCATTACGTCAATAGCATATTCAACTCTTCTTGGAGATATCTTATCTTTTTCTTTTTTCTCTAAAGAGTTGTACCATTCTGCAATGTTTTGTGCTTTTTCATTTCCATACTTTTGCGAAAAGAAGTCAATGCAAATTGTATCTTTAATTTTATATTGCAGATGGAATCGATCCATTTGTGCTGGGTCTACTTTTTCAACATCATAAGTATCCATGGAATCCTCTGGGTTGATCGCCGCCCAAACACACTGCAAATTGGGGAATTTGATGCCATTTACTGACTTAAATTGTATAAGCTCCATAACTGCGTTTCTAACTCTTTTTTGAGATCTATTAAACTCATCAAAGAAAAGAACTTTTATCACCTCTGGATTGATGTATTCTGGTTTCACTAATTTTATAACAGTTTCCCCATTTTTTTCTGACATTTTTGGAATACCCAAAAAGTCTATCCATGGGTCCATGGTTGCAGCGCTAAAAGAAACATATTCTGATTGAGGTTTAAGACCGTTATGAGCAATAACGTCATGTATTATCGATGTCTTACCAACACCGTGTTTGCCTTCAATAATGACATTTAAGCCGTTTTTGAGAGCAAATTGTAACTTGTTAAAAAGATCTTTTGATTCAATTTGTTTCATAGGTGATTTTTATCCTTCTTAGTAATAATATCCGTATTGGAGGACGATTATGTCAAATATCTTTAGAATTGATCAATTTAAAAATTTTGATGCTCCCGTTGGTTCAGTAAAAATCATTGGGCCAGCTGCCTCTAGATCTATCCCAGTGAAAAAAACTGGTTATTCTATAAGATTAATGGATCTACTTCAGGCAATAGCATCTCAGCTGAAAGGTGCTTTTGCGGAAGCAAAGGTTCATACTATAGACACAAGCCCCATAGCTGATTCTAAAGTTCTTGGTTTGGCTAAAATTGACATACATGGAGACGCTCATGGCTATGTTGATAGAGAATCTGGTAAAATTTATGTAGATGTTGAGAAGATAGTGAATCATGTAATGAATGGCATGTTTCCACCGAATGTTCAGCTTCCAAATGAGGGAGCATCTTTGGACCCTGATTTAAAAAAGTCTATAGCAAAAAAAGTTTATGAAGCGATAGCAAAACAGGTGGCAGATACAGTGGCTCACGAAACTCATCATAAAAAAAGAACCATATTAGACATAAGAGAGGGCAAGCCGGTTGACTACAATCCAGAATCGGAAGCTGAATCAGCTGGAAAACAATTTGGACAAAGTTTTTCAGCACCTTCTCAGTTTTGATATCAGCTGACATCCACTCGGGATACTGTATTGTGTGTCCGAAGAAAACTTTGAAGCCTTACAAGAAAAAATAAGAAACTTTTCTAAGTACAGAGTTGCTTCAGAAAGAATATCTTGGCATAGATACTTTTTTGATCTTTGTTATCTTGTTTCTTCAAGATCTCCAGATGCTCAGACTAGGCATGGTGCGGTAATCGTAGATAAAGAAAACAGAATTGTATCTACAGGGTACAACGGGTTCCCTTCAAATGGACCAGATGAAATTTTGCCAAATGTACGCCCAGAAAAGTATCCATACATAGTCCACGCAGAGATGAACGCGCTCCTTTCTGCTCGTTGCGATGTGCGTGGCTACTCGGTGTACATCACTGGACTACCGTGTAGAAGTTGTCTTTTGCACCTGTTGGGAGCAGGAATCTCAAAAATCTTTGCTGGTTCTAGAACTTTTCAAGAAGATTCTGAATCCATGATCGCAAAGGCAGTTCTGTGCGAGCTTTACGGAGTGTCAGTATACACTCAAGACAGTCAAGATCTAGATAAAATCGTGCCCTGGGACCACAAAAAGTGGCTTGAGGGTACTTGACTTTAGCGGCACTATACAGTACAATGGTGTTTCGCCCCATCCACAAGGAGGATATATGGGTTCTGATAACGATAGGAAGTCGTTCTTGATTGAAAAAATGAAAAAAGACATCTCTACCATCAATACCTCTATTTTGTCCACCGAGGAGATGGTTGCTAGCTACGGAAGGCTTGTTGAGCGCACTTCGGATTCTTTGGTAAACCACAATACTTTAGATGTTTCTAACGTCAAGTGGTTCAGCGAAGAAGAAGAGAAAGAATTTTTCTCTCTGTACGGCAGTGTTCGGGCTGATTTTATCCAGAGTCAGCATCTTATTGATCCAGATAAGATGTTGGAAGATGTAATGCGTGTCCGTACAATCTTAATTTATCAGCACATGCCTATGGTTCAAGCTTGGGTCAGCAAGCAGAAGAGGAATAGAAGTACAAATAGGCATCTTCTTACGATTGAAGACAAGCAAAGCGAAGGTCTGCGTGTTTTGGTCAATTGCATTGATAGATTTGACTGCAGCAAGCAGGCTAAGTTTCTTGGATATTTGTTCAGGGCTCTTGATAACATTATTCTGAAGGATGTACGTGACAATAAGAAAAGGCAAAAAGACCTTGAGATGGACCTCGTGGACGTTTCTTGTGTCAAGGAAGTTGCTCCCACCCTCTCTCCAGCACTTGTCGAGGTGAAGGATATTTGGGATGGCTGCAATGGGGAAAACAACACCGCTTCTTTCCTTACTGATTTTGAGCGCTCTATCATTGTCCATGAGTTTGGAATGGAATTTGAGGATCTGTTACAGGACGAAAGGGCAAAATCTTTGAATATTAACTTGGCTACTTTTAGAAAGAAGCGCAAGAATGCTATTCAGAAGATCAAAGAAGCAATCTTTTCCCGTCTTAATCTCGACTAGAGAGCAAGATCCTTATTACTTTAAAAGCAGTGATGTTCATGGATTAGGTGCTTTTGTAAAAAGGCATGTGAAACAAGATGAAAAAATAGGCAACTTTCTTCATCTGAAAAAGGATGAAAATTTAGGAAAAATTAACAGATTTGTTAGGGACGAACTGTGCCGGTTTATGAATCACAGAGAGAACCCAAACGTCATTCTTGTAATCAATCCAAGTTTTGGATTAGAGGCTAAAGCTATACATAGATTACAAAAAGATGAGGAACTTTTTATCAATTATCAAGATGCCTTTGATACATTGATGCAAAATTTCTTCCCTTTTATAATTGATGTTCCCGTTTTGATTAGGACAAAAGAGTTAAAAAACTACGGCAGTCCCATTAAGTCTGATGGTCTGCTAGACGAAATAAAGAAGATAAAAGATGGCTACTGGAGAAACATTCAGATTTAAAGACGTTATTTTTGATTGCAAGTTAGACTTAGTAAGTAAAAAAATTGTTTTTGTTTTATCAAAAATAGACAGCTACAAATACGCTTCAGTTGATATTCGTCTACACATTCCTAAAAGAAGTGTAGAAGATTGCGTTTCTGCAAATATCGATAGTTTAAGAATTTGCTATAGCAGAAATCCTACAGGCATATGCTTTTTGGTGAATGGCAATATTGTTAGAAGTCCTCACTCGATAGACAAGATAGTAACTTCTTTAAGTTTGTCTCTTGCAAACTGCTTTAAAGATATAAGTAATTATGAAAGTTTTAGAGAATTTTCACTGTCTTCAAGTCTTGTAGAAAAAAGATTTACAGACAGGATGACAAAGTGGTTTCATATTTGGTGTTCTAAAAAAATTAAGGAAAAGATATATAACTTTGTAGTTAAAAGCTGCAATAGTTTATTGGGTTATTGCAATTTGGATGATTTAGAAAGGCAAAGATTTTTTACAAGCGCTTTTTCTGCTAGCAATTGGGATAATCTAATGTCTTCAGAAACTATGGAGCTTGTTCATCATGTGAACATGCCATGTTCTGATGATTTTAAAAAGAATTTTGCATTACCAGTAAGCAGAAAATGTCTACTTGATGCTTGCTATATAGATGGTCGTCTAATATTTAGGAAAAAAATTATTAGTAAATCTGAAAATTTTCATATAGCGTTAGGCGAAAAAGATGATCGTCATATGCTTGCTGATTGCTATCAATATTATGATAACTGGAAATCTTATATGGTGATGAGTGATAATGAAAAGGACTTAGGCTTTATTGAACGCTGTATGCCTTTTATGAGAGAAAATTTTTCATATTGTTATATCAACCATTTTCAGTATGTACATCCTATGTCTAAAATAGACAGCCAGGCTGATTTCAGGACTGCACTATCTATCAGTTCTGCAATTGGAGACTTTTATCTTCGTTCACCATCATGCATAGATATTGTAGAACTGAGAGAAAAATTTAGACACATTTACGAGCAGTACTTGCTTGACAAAAGTGGAATGGTGTGTAAGATACACGATACCTACTTGGCACGAAACGTGTTTAGCGGTACCGTACAAGACATGAAAAAATCTCTCCCTGTCTATTCTGCTGCTTGGTCAAATTATCTGGAAGAAGAAATTTTCTTGAAGGATAAGCCTAAGAAAAACAGTATCAATATTTTAGATGAAGAGATGGAAATTTTCTGATCTTCTTCAAAAAACAAAACACATAAGCTATCTTACTCAAATGAGAGTTTCGTCATATGCTCTTGCATCGCTGACAGCTCTCATTTTTTCATTTGGAGTTTCTTGTTCATCTGAATATACTTGCCACGATGCATGGAGCGAACAGGCAGGCAGTCGAAGAATTGTGGACTTGTCCGTTGCCATGCATCGTGGCGAGACGGTTTCTTTGAAAATTGATATCTACTTTGAAGTTGTAGTCTGTGAAATTAGAGACATTGATAAAAAGCTTATATTGTCAAGTCTTGATCCTGATTTGATTGACAAAGAGATTGATCTATTGAGATCTTCTTTTGCTCCAATGAATGTTGATTTTTTTGTAAATGAAGTTCACCCATTAGTCGAAAAGATTTGCGTCAATAATGCATCAGATATTGAAAAAGTGCTTTCTGAAAAAATCACTGAAGTAATGAATAGGGACGATGAAGCTTCTTGCGATCAGAAAGCAATGAATAATAAAAGATCTTGTAGTATTTTCTTCCAATTTTCGATTGGAAAAAATTACGCAGGCTTGAGCAAGATGCCCTATTGGGAAAATTGTCGTGGCATCCGAATCTGTGGGCCATCTATCCATGACTACTTGCTTGCACATGAAATGGGACATTATTTTGGCCTTCAACATACCTTCATGGAAGGAGGAGATAACATCCCAGACACTCCAAATGGACCCATTCTTGAATCAAACATTGGAACATTAGAGGATCCTAACTTTCACAATATTATGACTTATTCTCCCAATGGGGTAGAAAGACATTTTACAAAAGATCAAATGGAATATATGAGAAAATGCATCCTTGGATTCAGGTATGATGAAATGTACATGTACATTGACACAAATTGGAAAAATAAAAAAGTGTCTGAAATGGTAGAAGATGCAATCTTTAATATTAAGTAACAATAGGCTTTGTCTTTGCAATAAACTCTATGCACGTATCCATGATAGATTTATGGTTTTCTTTGCTAAGACAAAATGCTCTTGAAGAGCTTGCAAACATACCAGCATTTTTAGTATCCATAAACATTATGATTTGATTGTTGTTTTTTTGAGAAGAATTTATAAGCGCTTTGATGTACTCCTGTGTTTCTGACTCGTTGAGTCCACGGCAGCAATTATCAATTAGCAAGCAGCAATTTTGTATGGTAGAATCATGCAGGTCTGCAAGAGGTATTGCAGCGCTTGTTGCTATCTCTCCAAAATAAAGGTCTTGATCAACCACATTGTGTCTTTCTCCTGGGTAGTACAATATGGCATTTTTAATAACTTTTTCTATAGATATCTTAGATTGAATGGCAATTTTATTGGTTAATTTGGATGGCAAGCCAAAAGATATTGGTTGCATATCATAAAAATTGCCCTCTACACTTATGTGTCTATCCAGTGTTGATTTTAAAATGCCATTTTCCCCATGGAACAGATTCATCTGCCATGCGTCGGACAGTAATTTTGATAAATAAGTTTTACCTGAATTGTGATCTCCATAAATAGCAAATTCGTTATATGGATTTCCGTCTGGTTTACTTAAATTTATGAATATATTTTTACCGTCTCGGTCTTTAAATTCAATTTTACTTATCTTCATGGACTATGTGATTGCTTGGAACTACAACAACCATCTTTTTGAGGCTGTGTGGTTCTTTTGTCGTCACAATTCTTGTTTTCATTCCACTATCATCTTGCTTTTGAGAAACACCGTCAACAATGTTTCCACAAAAGTTCATCTTAACTCTGTTTAAGATGTCTTCTTTTTTATTTTGTACTTTGAAAACTTTTCTTATATTTGCTGGAAAGATGTTATGGCTTTTTTCACTCTTGTCTTTGATTACAAGTATGTAGCCTTTAGTAGGGCTTGGGGCTATAGCTTGAAAGATTCCGGTCACAAAGTTGCCAAGTTCTGTTAAACCAGATATGTGCTTGTCTTTAAAGCCGTTTTCCAAACCTTTAAGGTACCAATTCATGATTAATCATTCTTTCTATATTTTGTCGGATATGAGTGTCCTCATGGATATATATACAAGATGGAAGAATTTTTTCCTATGAAAAAAAGACTGACTGAAATTGCCGTAAATTTAATGAACGCGCATTTTTCATCCATGATCCAAATGGATGGGCAGAAAAAGCATTGCAGCGCTATAGTCTACGACGGAGATGTCATAGCTGTTGGCTTTAACAGATACAGAACAAGTCAAATAGCATTTGAGTTTGGATATCAGTATGGCGAATATCACGCAGAACTGGACGCCTTAATCCAAGTGCATCACTTTATTAGAGATTTGGAGTACGATAAACTTTCTCTTGTTAACTTTAGGATTAACAGGTTTGCCAATATAGGCATTTCTAGGCCATGCTGTAAGTGCATGAAATGGGCAGATGGAGTATTCGGAACAATGGTATATACAGATGCTCATGGAGGTTTGGTTATGGAAAATAAAATGTCAAAAGAGCATTCTGTAATTCTCGATTCAGTTCAGTTGAGAAGAGAGCTTGGATGGAAGGATGGTGTATGTCATGCTTAAGGAAAGAAAAAACAAATACGCATCTATGGTGTTTTCTCGTTCTGGGATTTGCAGCGATTTTGTCTCATGCTTCTCCAATAAAGAAAGCAATATTCTTTTGGCGTGCAGTGGTGGCCCAGATAGCGCTGCTATGATGGGAATTTCGAGAGTTTTACTTAATAGAGGCCTTGTTAAAAAGGTTGAGGTCGTTCATGTAAACCACAACCTTAGAGAAGAGGCTTTGAATGATGCTGAGATGTGCGAGTCTCAAGCAGACATGTTTGATTTGCCATTTTTTTACTATGATATTTATCCTGGGCTTTTTGAAAAAAACACATATGAAGCTGGTAGAGAATTAAGATACCAGATCCTTCAGCACCATGCCCTCAAACATCATAGCGATGTGATCATGACGGCGCATCATGCAGACGACATTGCCGAAACCGTTATGATGCATTTGGCAAGAGGATGTGGCATCAACGGTCTTTGTGGTGTCAGAGAAAGAAACTCTTCATTTGGACATGTTGATGTTGTAAGACCACTACTTAAGGTCAGAAAGAAAAAATTAGAAGAATTGTGCAATAAGGCTAATGTCCCTTATTGTATTGATAAATCTAACTTCAATACAGAAAAGTCAAGAGCATATGTTAGGCACTCTGTAATTCCAGTTCTTGAAAAATTAAACCCAGCTTTTGTTGAACATGTTGTTAAAACAGCAATGTTCATGCAAGACATTGTCGAGAAAGAATCATATGGGAAAAACAATAGAACCAAAAAGCATACTTCCAGTATTGACGGCTAATCAGGAGCAGATTATGCATAATAAATTTGAGCCAGATGTAAAACTTGATTTTTGTGATGTACTAATTTTGCCAAAATCTACTTCTGTAAGTAGCAGAAAAGAAGTCAATCTTGAAGTTCCATTGAACTTCAGAAAAGCCGGTTTTTCTTTACCATGCGTTCCTGTGTGTGCATCCAATATGGACGGAGTGGGAACCATTTCGATGGGCAACAAGTTGGCATCATACAAAATGATAACAACTTTAACAAAGTATACAACAGCTGGCGTTTTTGAGAAAGAAGACTATAAAAAATCAGATTACGTTTTTGGAACGTTTGGGTTAGATGATTACAGCAAATCTCTTATCCTCAACGAAAATATAGAAAATTACTTTTCTACTATTTGCCTTGATGTCGCAAATGGTTATATGGGCAAATTTTTAGATTTTGTTAGTCTCGTTAGGGAGCGTTGGCCGCACATTGGTATACTCGCTGGCAATGTTGTCACCCCAGAGGGAGTTATCGATACCGCTCGTGCTGGTGCTGACTTTGTCAAAGTTGGCATAGGAAGTGGCTCAGTGTGCACAACACGGCGCGTTGCTGGCATAGGTTATCCTCAACTTTCAGCTCTTTTAGATTGTCGGATTGCTGCTGAGGAAAGTGAATGCGGCATAGTTAGTGACGGCGGATGTGTTCATCCAGGGGACGTGTCTAAGGCTTTTGCCGCTGGCGCTGAGATCGTTCTGCTTGGTGGGATGCTCGCTGGTCATGACGAGGGCGCAGACGATGCAGTGGTCATTGACGATGGAGAAAAGAGAAGATTTATTTTCTCAGGATCTTCTTCTTCACGTGCTTTAAAAAAGATAGGAAATAATTCTAAGTACAGAACTTCGGAAGGAAGAGTTGTGCTTATGGAAGCTAAGGGTTCAGTTGAAGAAACTGTAAATCACATTTTGGGAGGCTTGCGTTCAACTTGTTCTTACACAAACTGTTTTGATCTTAAAGATTTGTATATGAATTCGAAATTCATTCGTGTCAATAGACAACTTAATGAGTACTTCGAACATCACACAATAGGTGTTTAAAGTGTCTACCTGTTTTGTGGTCACTCGTCTTACGCAAGGGATATATATAGGTGTGAAGCGTACTTTGTATGTCGCCTAAATTATCAAAAGGAGAAAAGATATGGAAGAAAGAGAAAAAGTAACGAATGGCGACATTGAGTTTGCCATGTTTTTAGCTGATAGTGAAGACGTAAAAGAGCAGAAAAAAGAATTTCTTTTGCCAGGAAACATCTTTAAGATTTATGTTGAAACTTCTTATAACGATGATGAAGAGGGAGAAGAATTAGAAATCATTTACAATGTTTACACATGTGTAGATGGCATGTATTTTCCAATTGGCGTTTTCAAGAGTAAAAAAGAAGCTTTAAAATTTGCAAGAAATTCATGCATTCAGCTCGAGAAGACGTTAAAGCAGAGAATGATTGATTGTGTCTCCAATCCCCCAAAGAAGGAAAAAGACTATGAATAAGACCGGAAGAAGAATGCTTAAAGTTAAGAAGAAGCGTAAGGAAAGAATCAAGGCAAAGCGCCAGCAGGCAATTACGCAGGCTCAGATGGAGAAAGAAGCAAGATCGCGTCGCCGCAAGGGGCTGACCAGTCAGTCTGGCAAGTCTGCGACAGGATGAATAGCTGATTGTGGTATAAACCATGCTTTTGGCCTCTCGTTATATGTCTTCATCTCATGAGCATATCTCTCTGAGCCTTTAAGCCAGCCAGCAATCCTGTATTTACAGCCGCTCCCGACTACAAGAACATATATCTTGTGGTCGGGATCGTCTTTTCTAAGTATTAAATCAAAATGATCTTCTCTTGCGGTTCTTACTTCGTATTTTTTAACGTCTGGAGATGACTTAAAAGTATTAGCTGTAAGCTTATCCTCAACGCCCAAAAACTTTTTAAAAGCGACTTCTCCTCTAGCTCCTAAAAGATGATAATCTAAGTTTTTTAAACTAGAAGCACCGTGCTTATCGTGGAGCCCAAGTTCTTTAACTCCTTCCATTCTTTTTTCAGCTATCTGACAAGCTTCTTGTAGGTCTTTTAGGTTCAAAACTACAGTATTTTCTTCTTTACCCACTTGACACTCCTATCGTACACGCTATGATACTGGCATGAATCAGCTAGAGTCAATGCGTAAGATGTTATCGACAAAGTCTCAGGTCTGGGTGCGCTACAATCCAAAAGGAAGGGCTCCCCATCAGTCTAGGGCTAGGCTGCTTGAGCTACATGATTCTTATGCTTTGGTAAAACCAATCAAGCACGGAGGTCGTGTAGAAAAAGTGCCACTAAATACGATAAAGCTATGGCATAGTATGAATAATAAAATGAACAGTTTAAATGCGTAGAAACAAGCCTTGGATATTTTTAAACAAATCAGCTAAGTTATCTAACTCAAATTTTGAGTTAGGTTTTTGGCAAACTAATTTCATACAATTTACCCATATCTGTTTAGTTGATGAATCAACAGATAGCTTTAGCGAAAATAACATTCATACAAGCATAGCAAGATTAGTTAATTCTAAAGATGCGAGTATGTTTAATTTTTTATGCTCCTTTCATTTTGGTGAATCTAAATTTCCACAAAATTCTTTTGAATTTTTTAAAATTAAAGATATTAAAAGAATTTGCGTTATAGTGAGTGACAAAATAAATGAAAGTCTTTACAGAGAAATATTGCTTGGGTTTTTTGACTTTATATTAGTTGATGAAGTAAGTGATCATTTTGGCGTAACTAATGTTATAAGAAACATTAATCCATTCGTAAAAATTTTTGTGTATAAGAATTCAAGTTTAGATTTATTAGATCCAGTAAATAATAATTATAATATTATTGTGAATAGTTCATCAAAAAATGATGTAGTTTTAAAGAATCAAATTAAACAACTTAATCTGAATGGGATTGAATGCGGTATAGAATGTTTAGAAAACTATCCAGTACACAAATCTTCAAATGGATGGATAGTCCTCCCGCAAATGAGAGACAATAATGAGATTATAAGAAAATCAATTATTTTATATTCAAGTGGAGAAAAAGTGTTCGTTCCACAAGAAATATTTGATAATTTTCACTACGGGATACCTTATAAATCTTTTAGAGAGATAAATGATTTGTCGATATATAATAAGTCAGATGACAAATGTGTTTTTGAATGTATTGCGCCATCAGATTTTGTAATAAAAATACTTTCTATTATTCATGGGAGTTAGTATGAGAGAGATAATTTGGTCAGTTTGTAGTGGAGACTCATGTTTGGCATTGCAGGGCTTTGTGCGTTCTTTAAGAGCTGCTGGTAATCAAAATGAATTTGTAGTATGGTCAGATTTTGAAATTGCAGGAGCTACAAGCATTCCAATCGATCAATCAATCAAGCTTGACTTTTTTGGAATGTGGAAGTTTGAATACCTTTCAAAACTTCACTCAATGCATCCAGATGCTCTTTTAGCATATTTTGGTCCTAATCATTATATGGTTTACAATTTTACTAACTCTTTGAGTGAGTTGATGGGCGATGAACATTGTTTATCATTCTTAGAATCTAATTTGATGGGCGACAACTTGCAAAGACAAGAGTGGAATGAAATAAATGTTCTTCAATTTTCTGACGCTGTAAGAAGCTTTGGCAATCTTTCTAATGATTGTTACAATCTAAACGCAAACCATTTTATGGTTCGTCCAAATTTTGTAAATGACTTTTACTCTATGACTAAGCTTGCTTCTGATCACTTAAGAAAAAGAAATATGAAAGTAAATGATGAACTTGTTCTTTCTGTCATAATGAATACAAATATGCAAGATAAAAATAAGTATTTAATTTCAAATAATTCAGATACATACGGGATAGATGTGACTGGAGTGTTTACAGATAAACTTCCAGACGGCACAGCATGGACATCGGAAGACTATTTTACTGGAGTAAAGTCTCAGGTCAATCCTAAACTTATATTCTGCCCTTTTAATAAGCACAATATAAAAAATATAGGTAGACAGCATCTTGGCAAGAGAATATCTAATATTGCTACTGGTCAGCCCGTAAATAAGGGCTGCGGAGCATGTCAGCGCTCAAAGCCTCCAGTCAAAGAGGTGCAGTGATAAGAAAATTGGTATTATCTTGTAATAGGAGAATGACTATATGCTTATTAAAAGTTTTCTTACAATACAAAACCAATTAAGAATTTTACACTGGCAAACAACTTCATATGCCCAGCACAAGGCCCTTGGGTCTGCTTACGAAGACCTAGATGAACTTGTAGACGACTTTATTGAGATATTTGCTGGTGGCGATAGGTCTATCTTGGAGGTAGGATCTTTTGAGTGTAAGTGTCACTCAATTGATTCCATATCTCCCTTAGACTTTATGAGTAGTGTAGAGAAGTTTGTTTCTGAAAGTCTTTCTGACGCTATCCCAGAGCATCGTTCCGATCTTCACAACATTAAAGATGAGATGCTGGCTGTGGTTAACAAAACTAAGTATTTGCTCAATTTAAAATAATTTATGTGCATAGAACGAGAAAACAACGAAAATTTACCAAGAGATTTTGCTATTCCGGTCATTGACAGCCACTCTTCGGATATAGATATAGAAGACTAGGACAGATGTCCGAGTGGTTGAAGGAGCAGCATTGGAAATGCTGTTTACGGGAAACCGTAACGTGGGTTCGAATCCCACTCTGTCCGCTATGGAGTTTCTATGACCAGGAAAAGTACGATTTCTGCTTTATCAAAACTGGAAGTTCATTTGGTTGATAAAAGTGACTATCAAATTAATTCCGATGAACTTTATTTTTTGCCCATTCCAGATGAAATTATTAATAATTTAAAATGGAATGATGGAGATGAATTGAAAATGTCTATCAAAGATGGTAAAATTATATTAGTTAAAAATAAGGTATAAGTCTGCTGCTATAGAATTAATAGTATGCGCAGGATTTTTAGTTTAATAAAAGATTTTGTAAAAACAGCATCAACGTCTCATTCTGTTTCTAGATTCCAATCAGCAGTTTTAAAATCTGGCAAATCTAGTTCCTCAAGAAAAAGCTTAGAGGTTAAGCTGCACTACAAGCGCTCATCTGAATTAGTGTCAGTAGACGTTGACGAATATACGAAGTCTGGGCATAAACATCGCAAGTATGAACTAGAAAACATATCGCCAAGCAATTTTTCTAGATTAGAAAAAATGATATCAAAAGGCCAATGGGGAATGTTTTTTGCGGTAGTTAACAAACACAGGGTTAAAGAAGACTAAATCTCAGCAAATGCATCTGGACTAGTTCCCCTTGACAAGTTTCTTATGCCGGAAAGATGCTTAATGGCGTCCCATTTTTCTTTTCTTATTCTTGCTAGCTGTTCTTTAGCATCAGTAGAAGTAGATTCTGCTGCTTTCTTTTCTGCTTCCGATAGTGTTTGAATCTTTTCAGCTATTTTCTTCTTTTCTTGTAGTAAGTTATAGAATTTTCTGTCTAGAGTGTTATCCGCAATCATATATGTCACATTGATTGATTTTCTTGAGCTTATTCTATAAAATCTTCCAAGAGACTGGTCGTCATCGCTTGGAGACCAATCAAAGTCATTGACAATTACGTCTGTAAGTATATTCGGAAAGTCTAATCCAGTTCCGCCTGCATCTATGCTTATTACTATTGCCATATATTGTGAGGTAGGGTTTTTAAATTCGTTGATTAGATTCTGTCTTTCTGTTCTGTTCTGTCCACCGTATATGGCTGCTACTTGCTTATTCTGTCCAGGATACATAGCATCTAAATCTAGCTTCAAAAGTCTTTGTATCTCTTTTAAAGAATCTGCGTGAGCTGTAAATATACCAACTTTATTACCTCTTTCCATGATAGAAATTGCATAAGCCACAGTATTTGGTACTTTGCTCATTGCAATTTTCTCTCTTATCTTACTCATTTCTTGAGCAGATGGTCTTTCTCTATTCCTAACACCCTGCATGATTTCATCAATTTCGTCTGAAGAAAGAGAAATAGGACTTTCATTTACAGTCATTTCTGGTATGTTTGGATTAACTTCTTTTTTACTTCTTCTTATATATATTCCCTGATCTGTTAATAAGTCTCTGATCATATCAGCTTTTTGCATTTTCTCTTCTTCATCATCTGAAGACTCAAACCTTCTTTTGAATTCTCCGTATTCCATGTTGCCTAGTCCATGATTTACTGCCTGTAGCTGATTAAGAAGATCTCTTGGCTTGTTTGCCACGATTGTTGCAGAAGCTCCCCATACAAACGGTATATATTTAGTAACTTCTTGAACGTTAAATGTTCTGTGACTGTTTCTATGCTTTAGGAAACCGTTCAGGTTTTTATCTTCTGGGTTCCCATTTTTAACCATGTGTATTTCGTCCAATATGCATACGGTAAATTTCTTTTGTTTTGCATAATTTATTAAAGTTTCCGTTACAATTTCTCTTAATGGTTTTTTTGATCCGTCTGGACTGGAGAAAAGTGAATCTTCTTCAAAAAGCTGATATGGTAACACAGTCCATCGTGATGGTGCTTGCCAATTTTCAGATATGTCAGCATCGCTAGCTCCAGTAATTTTTTGTATTTCTACTACAAGTTGTGGCACAACTGCATTTTTTGTTATAATCAAGCAGCCAGGTCCGCTTGTTTTCATTCTTATATCTGCTGCGACTATGCATTGAATCGTTTTTCCTACACCAACCTCATCTCCTAAAAGTGCACTTTGTCTGGAGTAAAGAAACTGTATCCCTTTTACTTGAGCAGGAAAAAACTTTTTATCTTCTTCTGGGATATTCAAATTTCTAAAAAACATGTTCTCGTACTGAGATATTAAATCTGTAAATTCTTTATTTGTTTTAAATCCATCTAGCTGTCCATCTACTCTAGTCTTTTTGATCTTTTTGCTTCTAATCAATTCATCAATGAGAGCACCCATTGCAGCTGTATTAAAATCATTTTTCTCAAGCATTTTTTGTAAATTTTTTAATTCTCTGAAGTCGCATCTTAAATAATATATTGTTCTCATACTTGTATTTATTTGCGCAACTTTGTATTGAGTATCTATGTTGTTTGCAGTGTCTGCTTTCTTGGGAAATAAAAATGTTATAACATCATCCATTTGTTTTGAAACGACAGAAGGGTCTCTGCTCCCCTGATTGACGGTGATTTTTAATAACCAATTTGGATTATCCGAAATTTCTGCCAACACCATTGGATTAACGTAGCCTTCTTTATCTTCTGGTGAGCCATTAAGCACAGGAGTTAATGGAGATGTTTCAAATCTGCTTGCTGCAAGAGCTTCCACAAATTGTCTCATTAGATTTTTAGTAACACTAGATATAACATATGTTGTGTCGCCAACTGGAGCAACTTTATTTTGGAATATTCTTTTTACTATACTGTAAAATATGGCGCTAAATTTGTCAGTATTTGTTCTCCTGTCTTGTGTTTTTATAGTAAGATCGCCAAATTTATCAAAAGATACAACTTTTATCATAGTATCTTCATTATTTCTTACAGATTGAGGCACGTCAAATACAGTTGTGTCATGAGCATTTATACTTAATTCTGTTAGTATGTTTTCTATTGCCATTTTATATTGAAAATTAGACTGCATTGTCTTTCTAGACCCAAAAGACATTGTCATAATGAGAGGTATCTTTGCAGACGAAGCTTTATGGGCAAATCTACAAAATTCATTAGGAGTAATACCTATAAGGGTTACAAAAAGATTTCCTAATCTGTCGATATTAAATGTGTAAGTGCTCATTATTTATATTTTTCGAGGACTTTTGGTCCATGACCTCCATGTTTACTCTTTTAACAGCAAGTTATAATAATATTTCGTATCTTGAGCAGTGGATGCACAGTGTTTTATCTCAAGATTATAGACCTTTACGTGTTTCTTTCGTTGATGATTGCAGCAATGATGGGACTGACGTGAATTTTCATAAATATGCACAAAAATTAGCAAATCAAGACATACAAGTAGAATACGTAAAAAATAGCAAAAGACTTTTTTATGGAAATTGTCTAAAGATCGCTTATGACATGTCAAAGGGAGATTTTTTTGGCTGTTTAGACGCAGATGATGGCTTAACCTCAGACGCCGTCTCTTCCGTAATGGAACAATATTTAAAATATCCGCATATTGGTTACGTGTATACTCAGTTTAAAATGTGCGACATCAATCTTAATCCTACGAAAAGAGGTTTTAGTTCATGTCCACCTATGGGTAGCAGTCTTTTAAATGAGGGCAAAAGGAATAAACATTGTTATAGTCATTTTAGAACTTTTTCTAATAGGGTAGAAAGATTGGAAAAAATATGGGCAAAAGATATGAGGTGCGCTGTTGATAAATACATGGGATATCGTCTTGAGGAGCTCGCAGACGGCCTGTTTCTCGACAAAGAGTGTTATCTGTGGAGGACTGGCAGAAAAGACTCCATAGGACATACAGAGCCATCTAGGGCTCAGTGGACAAAGGTTATGATTGAAGCCCGTAAGAGACGCACTATGTGGAAATTAAGTCCAAGACCAATCATTCATATAAAATGAAAATATCTGTTGTCACTACACTTTTTAATTATAAATCATACATTGTAGACTGCATAAAAAGTGTAGTGACGCAAGATTTTTATGATTTAGAAATGATTGTTGTAGATGACGGATCAACTGACGGGGGTCCAGAGTGTGTTGAAAGAAAATTTGCAGAAGACTCAAGAGTAAAGCTGGTCCGTTTAAACAAAAATTATGGCTATTCAGTTGCCAAAAATGTTGGGATATCCATGTCTTCTGGAAGCTTTATATGCATGCTTGATGCAGACGACATGCTTATGCCCAGTTCGCTTTCAAAAAGATATAATAAGATTCTAGAAGGTTTCGACTTAGTGCATGGATGGGCTTACAACTTTCATAAAAATAAACGTTGGGAAAATGATTTAAGAAAAAAATGGATTGAAAATAAAAAACCAGTGTTTCAATGGAAGAATATCCACCCACAATGCGTTCTTCTTAAAAAAGATTTGCATAATTCTATAGGCTTGTATGATGAAGATCTAAAATGCAAGAGTGACAGAGAAATGTGGGCTAGAATATTTAACCACGGGTTTAAAATTGGTTTTATAGATGAACCTGTTGCTCTTTATAGGCAACATCCATCTCAGATGCATAAAAGCCCGTGGAAAATAAAGAATAATAAGCGTTTAGCAAGCGAGCTTTTGAGTCTTGTCGAAATAAGAAAGAGCGATATATCAGAATGCCAAATGCTATCTAATTATAATTGGAAAGATAAAATATTGAGCAAGCAAAAGTTAAATAATTCAGAAGCTGAGCCGATGGCTAGGGAAAATCCAGCATTGTTGTATGGAGAAGATTTTTTTTCTAAAAGAACTTCTAACAAGCATGATTGGGGCCTTGAGATGGGAAAGTATTTGTCAATGAAGTTGAATCTTTCGTCTGTTATAGATTGGGGATGTGGTATTGGATCTTTAATTTCTGGTGCAAAATTACAAGGTGTGGAAAAATTGCTTGGAGTAGAGGTTGGTTATGATGCGGCAAAGCCATATCTTGTTGAAAACGTAAAAGATAATATTGTGTACGGAAATGCTGCGCACAAATGCGATTTCGGCAAATTTGACGCAGCAGTATCTATAGAGGTAGCCGAACACTTATTGCCAGAACAGGCTGATGTTTTTTGTGATAATTTAGCTAATAGCTCTTCAAGAATTATTGTTATTACTGCTGCAAGACCAGGACAAGAAGGTGTTTATCATTTTAATTGTCAACCAAAAGAATATTGGATAAATAAGATACAAAAGCTTGGATTCACATACAGGCAAGATTTGTCGGATAAGATATCAAAGGGATGGAGAGAAAATGTCCCTGGGATTCCTTCGTATCTCACTCAAAATGTTATGGTATTTAAAATAGATTCTAAATGTCCAGATGATATAAAAAAAAAGAACATACATATAGGCAAATCAGCTGACATTATTAAAGTTAGTTTTGATCTTCCAGATAATGACTCTAGTGGCAAGCATAAATTTTTTCAAAGAGTAAGAGAGAATCTTCACTTTTTTAACTGCAAACCAGTTGGTTCTGCTGAAAAATCAGATATACATTTTTATATAAATAATCCAAGTAAAAAGTCTGTAGTTAACATTAAAAGATTAGATGGCGTATATTTTGATGGGACAAATAGTACAAAAGTAAAAAATTCTGGCATACTTAATTCTATGAAAATTGCAGATGGAATAGTATTTCAAAGTCAATACTGTAAGGATTACGGTTGTAAAATACTTAATTTTAATTCGCATAAACCTAATGCGGTTATATACAACGGTTGTGACCCGAGTGAATTTACGGTTGCTCCAAAAGAAATTGGATGTCCATATTTCTTAGCTTTATGTAAATGGCGTCGTCACAAAAGACTACGGGAATCTGTTGATGGCTTTATAAAAGCTAATATTGATGGTGTTAAACTTGTTGTGTGTGGACCCCCAGACTACAGAGTTGACCATCCTGGAGTTATATATGCTGGAGATTTGAACAGATCTGATTTAGCACGGTATATCGCTGGATGTATTGGTACAGTGCACCTTGCATGGATAGATTGGTGTCCCAATTCTGTTGTAGAAAGCATAGTCGCTGGAAAACAGGTAATACATACTAATTCTGGCGGAACATCAGAAATAGTAAAAAATAGGGGATATATGGTTTCTGATACTGTTTGGCATGGAGAGCAGGCGAGTCCTAAGAATCCACCGCAAATCAATTTAGACGAAATCGCATTGGCATACATAAAGAGTTATCGCAATCCAATAATAAATTTTAATTATAATGATTTATTGATATCTAATTCAGTAAAGCAGTATATAGAATTTGGAATTTCCGTACTCAGGAGTAAAAAGTGATTAGTCATGTGATATTGCATTATAACAGACCTTGGCTTCTCAAAGCTCATATAGATTTAATTAGACATTTTTGTCCGTCTGTTTCTGAAATAATAATAGCTGATGATGGATCTGACAGTAGAGTTATTAACTATATAAGCAAGATAGGAGCAAATGATGTCTATGTGCAAAAGAATCACTTGCATGAATGGGACAAAAGTTCTGCTTCTAATACTCTCATTAATAGTATTAAAAGATGCAAAAATAAATATATAAGTTTTTCCGAAGACGATTTTTTTGTTTGCCCAAGCGGGATAGATGACAGCTCTTTTTACAATAACGGAGAGTATCCCAGTGGAAAGATTTCAGGTGGTTGCGATCCGTTAGAAGATTGTCTATTTCTTTTCAAGAATCAAAGAGCAATCATAATTCAGCCTTCCAGAGATGCAAATGGATGGAAAGGAGTTCCATGTACTGGAAAAACCAGGGCAAATAAGTCTACTTGGTGCCAAATTGATCACGAAAAGAAGAAAAGATTTTATTATAGTAATTGGCCTTGGGTTATGCAGTATCAAGTGGCAAAGCACTTAGATATTCCAAGAGATTCTGGCATGTGGAGAGTCGAAAGTCATTTAAATAAGTGGATGACTAAGAATTTTGGAAATGGTAATTGGAATTGGTGTGCTCAAAAAAGAATGTTCATTCACGTTGGTCTGCCTTTTTCTAAAAAAGATATGAGATATTCAGATAATACTGAAAAGTCTATGATTAGAAATGAGCAGTCAAAAGCATTTGCCGACTCTATAGGTCATAAGCAAAATTTTGAAAATATTAATGATTTTAATAATATTTTTTTAGAAAAATGGCTTGAAAAGAAAAGCGAAATTTTAGTCCAATCTCTTTCAGAAAATGGCATAAAGAACACTTTTGAAAGGTTCGCAACCGAGGTTATGTCGTGAAGATAGATTATATTGTTTTACATTGGAATAGGCCTTATTTTGCAGAAATTAATGTAAAATTGGCAAAGCTTTATTTCCCTTTCATTAGAAATTTTATACTTCTTGACGATGGCTCAGAACCAAATTGTATTGAAATTTTAAAGAAAGAATTTACTGAAGTAATAACGAGTAAAAATAATAAAAATGAGTGGAAAAACGGCAGTGTTGGTTATTTGTTGGAAAATTTTTTTACACAATCAGATGCGGACTTTATAATATTTACAGAAGATGATTTTTTACCGTGTTTGAATTATTTTGATGATTCAGAAACAGAAAACACTCTAATATCTCCTGATGTCCTGTTTAAACAGTGTGTGGTTGCAGAGAATTTAGAAACACATATACACAACATAGGCAGTCCTTTTTTCTATTTAAATTTAGGAAAATCTAATTATGGATGGAAGTCTTTAGACGCATACGAGTACAATGATAATTTTTTAAGAGTAATTCCGCATAAAGAAAAAAGAATTTATAGCAATTGGCCTTGGATAATGGGTAAAAATGTGTTTAAAAAAGCTATGAAAAATTTGAAAGATGCACCCATTTGGCAAATAGAAAATATAATTGACGGTAACATGAAAAAAATATCTAGAGTTAAGCCTTTGTGTGTAAAGCAAAAAATGTTTATACATGCTGGCTTCATATGCACAACGAGAAAAGACGCATTTTCTCAAATAGGCAAATTTAATAAAAATAGACTCACTAGTGCTAGTAACTTTACTGGAGAGTCTCAGACTAGTCTAGATGCTTTGCGTAGTGAATATTTATCTAAATATTTTTCTGGAAAAAGAATAAGCATGGAAGATCTTTTTACAAAAGGACTTCATCATGCTTTGAAAAATTTTATCACTTCATAGTAACTTCTGAGACAATACCGGCTAATGGAATTGGCTGACTGATTGGCTGCCATCCAGATAGCATATTACTGTCTTTGGGCTTAGCGCCTATCTCAGCGTTTGTTGCTACAGTCACGTGAGGCTTTCTGCCGTCTTTAACATCGTATCCTTTTACTCCAACTGCTATCACCTTTTCATCTTTTGCCCATTCAGTGGCAGTCAAATTTATAATTTGCCCAATTTCTTTTTTGTTTTTTGCTGGTCCCATATTTATGGTCATATGATGTGCATAAATCTTCCAGCCTTTTGGGATAAACGTACTCATTCTTTCAACCAAAATTTGATGACTTGCTTGGTCTAGAATGATGCCCGTATATGATATGTTTTGATTAGCTTTTTTATACCAATTCATAATGTATAATTTTATTTTCCTATATGGATCATTCTTTCCTTTCTTATTGTCTCGAAGGATACGATATATTTAGAGTAGTGCCCCGTGATGTAACGGTAGCATCGGAGCCTTTGAAGCTTTTTGTCTTGGTTCGAATCCAAGCGGGGCAGTTTTTATGAATAAAAGCGATATTTCAAAAGTAGAATTTATTTTTCCAAAATTAATTCAAATATGGGAAAAAGCACCAGAGTCAAGGCCTGCATCTATGTCTGGCGTCAGATGTGCTCATGACCTATGGGATTGGTGTGATGAAAGACTAATGGATTTTGATGATCTTGAAACATATTTGAGTATGTTTATAATTGAAAAATTATCTAAATTTTTTGCTTTGTCTATTACCATTAAAAATGGAACTCAAGAAATAAAAAATGTAGATGAAAATATATCTGTTTCTGGTTTCAGCATTATTTCATCTCTATCTGAAATGATAAAAATTTCTGAGAATATGAATGAATTAAAGAATAGTTCTGTTGAGACTATTCGAAAGACAGTTCTTAAGGCTGCTCGCTAATTATCGTAGCTTTAATACATAGACGCACATTTCAGCTCTTTTGCTGAATAATTCTATACTTTTTTTAATTTCTATACAATTAAGGTTTTCTATAAAATCTTTATTTTTAAGAGTATCGTCTATTAGCAAATTAAATTCTTTTACAGTTTTATCTTCTAAGTCTTGTTTTAAAGCTTCTTTCCATAAAGAAATATCCCAACCAAATATTTTGTTTACACCTAAAGCCTTGAGGGTGTCTAGGTTGTTCGATAAATGATTAGGTTCGCACATGATTATGGAAAAACACCTACAGTTTAATTCAGAAAAATTTAATAAATTCTTTTCTTCTCCTTTTGATTTTTCAAAACAAATTTCTCTTGAAAAGTATTTGATTACCTCATTAGGTCATGATTTTGTTACAGAAGAAGAAAGATGTAAAGTGCTTTTAAAAACTTCATTTACAAAAAACGAAGCTATGGGGTATGCAAGCTATAGTGGCGGTCACCCTTCTCGAAAGTTTATAACAAAACTTATGCAGATAATGAGATCGTTAGACACGGAAATTATCTTGTTTTGGATGAACTGCTTGCAGTCTGACGAATATCACAGAGCATTTTTGCAAAAGTGTTGGCGAGCAAGTGGGTGTAAGCTAAGCGAAAATTGGCAGACAAGAGCATTTCGCATTTGGGATTTTGTAAAAGTTAATAAATTTGTCGCAACCAATGCTGTCATAATATTGCCTGATAAAAAGTCTTGTGAAGACCATAAAGACCTTGACGGAGCTATGAATAATTTTGGAATGGCTGGATCAAATTTTTTTGTAAGAAAAAATAGGTATAGTTTACCTTCTTTTTGTATGTGTTTAAACATTGATGTTTTGAATGAATGTATCATAGACATGAAAGACGGGATATAATACAGTATGAGCAATCAGAAAAAATCAAAGTCAAAAATTTCACAAAAGTCTAATAGCGTAAAAAATTTTAATAACTACCATTCTCATATGTGGAAAACTTATGCATCTAATGTTTCGACTGGGAGTATTAATTCTTACCCATATAAGTGGGAAGACAAGTCGTTTGAGCCAGAAATTATTGATTTAGGCTTCGAAGGATGGACTTTTTCTCTTACGCACAATGTTACTCAGACAAAGATTGAGGGAATAAAACATTTTGAAGCTAGTGGAATATCTATTGTTATTGCAGCTTCAATTTTAGATAGTAGCAAAAATGATTGGTATAAAGTTTTTGTGTCCCTCAATACAGCAACTCCAAATGATTCAAATATAATTAATCAAGATGAAAATAATATAGATATAAAAGTTTCAATCAAGTCTAATGATGATGACTACAAAAATTGGTTTAAAAACTGGTCAATTAACCAAGACGGCATGTGCTTATCTTTTTCTTCAAAAGACAACATGTCTGTAATTGAAGAAATGTCTATAATAGGAAATATTATAGAAAAAATTAAGGGGAGACTAATCCTTGAAAAACTTTCGCAAAACAAATCTTAAAAACAATCAAGTACAAATCGATAAATGTGCTTTTAAGATATGGCTTAGTGGTTTTGTTGTAGGCGTGATACTAACTTTTTCTTTTGTTAGTTTGGTTATGGTGCTTAATGCTTGGCATTAATTAGAAAGCTATTTGACGCATTTGCTCAAGTAAAGCTTTGCCTGATGTAAGCAATTCTATGTTTACATTTTTTTCTTTTGCTTTTGTCGCATTTTTTGGGTCTTTTACATATTCTATTGCTTCTTGAAATACATTTTTTAAAGCTATTAGTGCGTCGTTGTTATTAGACTGTTCTGCTTCTTCTATAAAACAATGCCAAGTGTTGTTGTGAGTTAATCCTCTAGGACCTGTATTACCACCTTGTATGTTTTTTATTGGGTTTACTTTAATAAAATTTTTATTAAGTATATCTACTAGGTCTTTACATTCTTGAGCTAGAACTGTAGACTGATTTTGTGAAATTTTATTAAAATGTTTGGTAACTATTTTAAGCATATTGGTAATTACCGTTATTTATCTTATATTCCTATAGTCTTTAAATGTGTTTTCTATATCAGAATGATCTGCTCTTTGCCAAGCGAGGTGAGGCCTAAAGCCATAACACGGCATCTTTTTCTGCAAAAATGCTAAATGCAAATCTGCTGGCTTAGTAAATATCACGTTTTCACTAAAACGTTCCATAATCATTTCTAAGGCTGTTCTTTTGATGGCGTAGCAATGGGTCGTGTATGTCTTTCTAAGGCGATGTACGTGCCTGTTTATCATCATTATTGGATTATGTCTATGACTTCCACCTAGATAAAGCATTTGCCAATCTTTTGGCACCATAGGATAGTATTCCTGAAATCTTTTACCTACATTTCTATCGAATTCTACGTCATCTTCCATAATAAGTGCTGTTTTTATTGTCTTGTCTGCCAGTATCATCTCAAACACTTTTCTATGAGACATGCAGCAGCCAGCAGCTCCTGGTTTTAGTTCACCTATATTTGTCAGAGTGTGACCGTCAACTGCGTCTACAAAATGAACGTCTAATTGCAATTCTGAGAAGATTTGTGAGCATCTTTCTCTACGATCTGTTCGCCTCTGCAGATTAATGCAGTAAATTTTATTAAAATCTCTTAGTAACATATATGATGTTTTGTCGAAAAAATATAACAATACTATGGCTAAATATTTAATTAATTATGCAGCAACTGGAACAAATTGGGCACAAAACAATCCTAATGGTGGCTATTTTAATGCGCAAAAATTAAATAGCAAAACTGGATTAGAAGTCGCTGGATTTGATCATGTTATAAATTACGGGATCCATTCTTTATCAGAAGATTTTAAAAAAACGCATTCTAAGCATTTTCAATATACTAGAGGCGCTGGATATTGGGTATGGAAGCCTCAAGTAATAATAGACGCTCTAAGTAAAATAAAAAATGATGACATACTCATGTATTCTGATTCTGGATGTCATTTTATACACTCAATGAACCCAATTTTTGAGAAAATGGAAAATACATCTAAAAAATGCTTATGTTTTAATTTAGCTCAAAAAGAACATGAGTGGACAAAAAGAGATTGTTTCATTGCCATGGAGTGCGATCAGCCTGATATTGTTTACGGCAAACAAATTATGAGTACATTTTTCTTATGCAAAAAAAATGACTTTTCTACTTTCATTGCAAATGAATGGCAAAGATGGATAAGTGATTTCCATATGGTTGCAGACGAATTCGTATCTCCTAGTGTATCTCCTAATTATCCAGAATTTAAAGAACACAGGCATGATCAGTCAATTTTTAGTCTATTATGCAAAAAACACAGAATTGATTTTATGGAAGACATTACAGAATGGGGCGATCCATCAGAAAGAAAAACTCCACAAATTGTTTCTCATACTAGGAAAAGAGATTGAATGAAAATAGATAAAGTAATACACGCATGTGATGATAAAGATTTTTATCTTGACTTTTGGCCTATAGTATCAAAAATATGGCGTCTCAAATTTAATGTAGAACCAATATTGTTGCATTTTGGCAACAAAAATCCAACACAAGAGTTTGGCACAGTCATTAAGATGCCAATAATAAAAGATGTGCCTGTAAATACATTGTGCCAAATATCTAGGTATTGGATACCATCTACAGATCTGAGTGCGACTTGGATGACCTCTGATATAGACATGATTCCAATATCAAGGCATTATTTTACTGGTTGGTTAAATGATGTACCAAATGACAAATGGGTGCATCTGAATTCTGACAAGGGAGAGTCTCATCCGTATATAGTTTATCTATGTTGCTATAATGTAGCAAAAGGGCAAACATTTAAAGACATATTAGAACTGCCTGATAGTTTTGAGGATTTTGTAAATTTAGGATTTTGGAAAGAAAATACTCATAATTATACTCCTCATGGACTATCCGGTTCTCTTCCCCATTGGGGCGCTGATGAAATGTGGTCAAGTAGAAAGCTAAATCAATACTCAGACCAATCAAGAATAGTAAGAAAATTTAGAGATTGTGGACCTCATGAATGTCACAGAATAGATCGCATTAACTGGGGATGGAATGATTCTGGTGTTACTTCAGAAGACTACTATGACTGTCATGCTGCGCGCCCTTATGAAAAGCACAAGGGCTCTATAGATAGACTTGTGGAGCTAATACTTAAAAATGTTTGACTTCGATTTAAAGTATGAAGACTTTGTATGGGGAGATAAGTTTTCCCAACTATCTAATATAAAATTTTTAAAGATAGATGACGCTTTTAGTTTTATACAAAGCAATACATCTGATGTCAATATAGTAAGTCACAACGGAGACTACCCGATAGATGGTAAGTTTGAAAATTATCAAAACAATTTTCCAAGATGGTATGGACAAAATATTGTTACTGGTTGCAATAAGTTTAAGCCTATTCCCATAGGATTGGAAAATGATTATGTTGCTAACTCTGTTGAAAAAAAGCATATGCTTTTAAATTTATCTAATTCTTCCAAGTCTGTGCGGCCTAATAAAATGCTATATATCAATCATAATATTGGCACTAACTCTCATGAAAGGCAAGCTCCATACAATATTTTCAGCAACAGCAGCTGGTGTACTGTTGAGCACTCTGGCGGCTTTTCTTATCAGAGTATTTATTATTCAAAAATACTAGACCATACTTTTATGCTTAGTCCGCCCGGCAATGGTATAGATTGTCACAGAACTTGGGAGATATTATATTTAAGAAGAATTCCTGTTCTTAAAAAAGTTGGTAGATTGCAAGAGCTGTATTCAGAACTTCCAGTCGTTTTTATTGATGCTTATGATCAGTTAAATGAATCTTTTTTAAGACAAGAGTTAAACTCATTAAGTAATAAGACTTTTAATTTTGAAAAATTAAAGTTCTCTTATTGGAAAAGTTTGGTGCAATCGTGATCAACATTAACAATTTTAGTGAATTAAAAATTAATTTTTTGATGAATAATGGTGATCCTGGATTCCATGGGGATGTAAGAATGATCGAAACTATGGATGACATAATTAAAAAATGCGATCATTTTATAGAGACTGGTACTAGATACGGTAACACTCTTTTCTTTGTATCTAGAAATTACAACATTAAATGTTGGTCATGCGAAATAGGAGACATGACGCCGCAAAGCGTTTATAATCACGATAATGTTTATTTTCAACAAATTAAGTCTCCTGATTTTTTATATTTTTTAGAAAAAAAGCACTCACATATATGCGAAAAAACTTGTGTTTTTTATCTTGATGCTCATAGTGATACAGAATCAGTCTGGGAAGAAGAGCTTGCATTTATATTAAAGAATTTTAGTAAATTTTATATTGTTATAGATGATTTCAATATTATGAATGATAGTTTTTCTCATAATGGTTATAGTTTAAGCGTAGCAAAATCAATAATAAAAAATAGAGCTAAAATATATGTACCAGATTACAGAGAACAAACATCTGAGTTTCATTCTCTTACGGGATGGATTTTGATAACCAACATAGATGAATCGTTCAGAAACGTAAAGGAGCTATATGAGTAGACAATTAGGAAAAAAAGAAACTTTTGATTTTTGGTTTAATAACAGAGAGTTTGACGAACATGATCAGTTTGGCAGCAAATACTATGTTAATGAGTTTTACAGCAGAATAGTTTCAAAGCTAGACATACCTAAGAGTGGATTCATCGTAGTAGCTGGAACAAATAGAGCTGTTTCTTTTGAAATTTTGTGTGATATATTTGGAAAAGATAGGTGCATAGGGTTTGATTTGTATAATCCTAATGGTCACGAAAGAGTTGTAATAAAAGATTGCATGCTTTTGTCTAAAGAAGACGACATTCCCATAGCATTTGCGCACAACGATGTTGGAAGTCTTTCTCATACTCCAGATGTAAAAATACACGCCCACAAATGGTTAACTAAAAATATTGTACCTGGTGGTTACGTTATGGGGAACAATAACTTGAATAGAGCAAAATTTAAATTTGAAGAATTTATGAAAGAAAACGGTTTTGAAAATACTAATTTTTGTGAATTAGACAGCAGCAAATTTGACCTTTCTTCTTTTCCAATAGAGAGAATAGAGGGGTATATGCTTTCGAGAAAGAATTTTTAACATGAATGCCATAAACTTTGATAAGTCTATTATGCAGCTTGTTTCTTATCCAAGAACCGGTAGTCACTATGTTCGCATAGTAATAGAAGACATTACAAAAAGGCCTTGTGCTCCTACTTCTTTTTTGGGTTTTGATAAATTTGAACCATGGGGGTTTCACCTGCATGACAGAATTGTGGGAAATGGAGATGAGGGCATAACTTCTGGATTTGATAAAGTAATATACTTATATAGGAATCCAGTAGATACCATTTATTCACACATAAAATATCAGAATGAGAGCGATTGGAGATCAATAGCAGAAGAGTATAAAAATCATCTCATGAGATGGCTTTACAATAATCACGATTGTAAAAAAATGATTTTTGTTAATTATGACATATTGCTAGATAAGCCGATAAAAGAATTTAAAAGAATTTTAGAATTTATGGATTTCTCAGTCAATGATGATGATTTGCAAAAATCTATAAGCAGAACAACAATATCTAGAGTTAGGGCATTAACGGAAAAGTTAGATAATAAAGTAGTAAGTCAAGATCATTTTAATGGTCAGTACTTAATCGATAAGTCAATTTTTATTTCAGAAAATTCAGAAGAAATAAATAAAATGTTTCAAGGCATTTATAAATAAATGAAAATATATAAAAAAATAAACTTTATTGACTACAATATATCTCATGCGGAAACATGGAAACACGCTAGTATAATGTGCGGTTGCAGAGTTCCTAAAGATTTGATGCACAATTATTATACACCTCCAAATAATATATGGTTAAAAAAATGTAATAATTTTTTTGAAGATGAAGTAAATTCTGGAATATCTGTATTCACAGACCATGCAATTGTGGAAGTGAATAAATACAGATCGCAACATAAAGTTGCTTTAATTTTAGAACCCCCAATTGAGGCAAGGGGTATTTATGAAAAAGCCGTCAGTCTTCAGAATAAATTTGAGATTATATTTACTTTTCGAAAAAAATTAATAGAAAAAAATCCTGAAAAATTCAAATTCATGCCAGCTGATTTTGTTACATTAGAAGATGATGCGCATAAAATTCATACAAAAAATAAACTGATCTCTATGATATATTCTGGTATGAGAGGTCACAATAGAGATCTTAGGCATCAGGTTGGTAATATTTTGAGCGACAAAATTACATTATTTGGTGGAGGTAGTCCAAGCGGAGATGTGCCTTTAAAATCTGATACTTTAAAAGACTATATGTTTTCTGTAGTAATAGAAAATTCAAAACCTTTTGACTACTATTTTACTGAAAAAATATTAGATTGTTTCATAACAGGTAATATCCCTATATATAATGGCTCTCCATCAATAGGAGATTTTTTTGACAAAAGGGGATTTCTCACATGGTCGTCTATAGACGAACTTGCAAATATTATTGATTCTATTTCAGAAGATAAATATTATGAAATGCTGCCTTATGTAAAAATAAATTATGAATTAGCAAAAAAGTACGTTAGTGCTGATGACGTAATGAGTGATTTAATTTATGAAGCACTTCACAATAAAACGATAAATACTATGGAAAGATTTATATACAAAAATTGGAGTAATAATGAAAATAATCAATTATGATACAAGCAAGTATGGATTTAGAGACTTAGTTCAATCAATATATGATGTTGATTTGTCTAATCTTGATACAGTTGATGCAAAAAAGAATTTAACTTTAGGTAATGATACAAAAACTTCACTACATAAAGAGTTTTATAAAAAAATAGATGCTGGTTGGCCAGAATTTATGAACTTATATACTTCTTTTGTATCAGAAGTTGTGCACCCTATGTTTGAGGATGACGTTCTTGTTTATCAAAAAACTCCAGGCATAAGGTTTTGCAGACCTGGAGCTAAGGCGGTATATAAGTGGCACTCAGATGGAGATGCTGACCATAAGCACCCTCTTGGAGAAGTGAATGTGTTTTTGCCTTTGAACAAATGCTTCGACACAAATTCTGTATGGTTTGAGACTATACCTGGCATGGGAGATTGGCGTCCACTAGAAATGGATTATGGTCAATTGTTTATAGGTTATTGGAATCAGTGCAGGCATGGAAACAAAGAAAATTCTACGGGAAAAACGAGAGTCAGTTTTGATTTTAGAGTTATTCCAGGTTTTGCTTACGATGAAAATTGTACATTGCAGAGTTGCACAACTAAGCAAAAATTTGTTATTGGAAGTTATTATGAAAAGATAAAAAGAGATCCGACACCATCTATGTATGACCCAGTGGAAAATGCAAAACTAGGAGCAGCATGCTAGACCCAAATCAGTACGAAGCCAGTCTTCTCAAGCATATGATGAATCGGTATGATTTGAATGATCCATGGGAAGTCGTTGATACTTTTGAAAATATTATTGCTAGTTACTCTGGAAGTAAATATGCAGTATCAGTTGACAATTGTACTGATGCCATGTTTTTGTGTCTTAAGTATTTAAAGGCTGATGGAGTGATTGAAATACCCAAAAGAACATATGTATCTGTTCCATGTACAATTATAAATGCTGGCTGCAAAGTTAAATTTATTGATATAGCGTGGAGTGGAGCCTACAAGCTTAATCCTTACAATGTTTACGATTCAGCAACAAGAATGAAAAGAAACATGTACGTAGAAGACTCTTATTATTGTTTGTCTTTTCATAGGAGAAAGCATATACCGATAGGCAAAGGCGGAATGATATTGACTAATAATAAAGATGCCTATGAATGGTTTAAGGTTGTCAGATACGAGGGAAGACACATGGACAGGTTATACAAAGATGATCATTTTGATCAAATTGGATGGAATATGTATATGACTCCAGAACAGGCGGCAAAGGGCATATATTTATTCGATAAACATGTAGTCGATGACAACCCAGATTTAGAAACTTCTGGTATACATAAGGACCTATCAGAATATTCCATTTTCACAGCTTGAGGTTTAATATGTTCTCTAAAAAAGATGTAATTAAAAAAATATTGTTGACTTGTAGTTCAGCAAAGGAAGGTCATGTTCCAAGTGCGCTTTCTATATTGGATATTTTATATGTTGTATATAGAGACTACGTATCCTTAGAAAAAGGAAGATTTGTACTATCAAAAGGTCATGCATCAATAGGGCTTTACGCAATTCTTGATTATTTTAGCATGCTTGAGGAGCCTATTGAAAACTTTTGTAAGTTTGATTCAAAACTTGGAGGACATCCATCTTGCAGACTTAATCATGTTGAATGCTCGACTGGATCATTAGGGCATGGTATGCCATTCGCTCTTGGAATGGCAATGAGTGAGAAAATCAAAGGTTCTGATAAAAAAGTTTTTACTATTATTGGAGATGGGGAATCGAACGAAGGGACTATATGGGAAACAGCCCTTCTTGCTAGCCATCATAAAGTAAATAATTTCTGTTGCATATTAGATCATAATCATTCTACCGACAGGGCTCTTGATATAGGCAACATGATTCAAAAATTTAAATCCTTTGGTTGGATGTGCAGTAAAGTGAACGGTCATGATTTGACAAACTTATCTAAAGTTCTTAAGAAATCAGATCCTGAAAAGCCGCACTTCATACTCGCTCATACGGTAAAAGGAAAAGGCATTAAATGCATGGAGAACAATCCAGAATGGCATCATAAGTCTCCAAGTCAAATAGATTGTGATAACATGATTAAGGAATTATATGAAAGCGTCTAAGAGTTTAATTATTAATACTAGAGAATATGGCATGTTTTCTAGTCTTCTGCAAATTATAGATAATTTAAAGTTTTGCGAGCTTAATAATATGAAGCCAATATTAAATATTGGTGATAAATTTTTGTATCGCGATGGTCCAGAAAACCCTTGGAGTCATTATTTTAAGCCTATCAATGACGGAGTCGCAGAGGGAGAAGTTTACGAAGTTTCTCAGTTAACAAAAACAGCTAACTTCTTTCTAGAAAATTATGTGATGACTCAGCCATCCATTCATGACTATAGGCTAAAATTGTGGAATATGATTGCAGACAGAGACGATCTTCTGGCTCATCGCCAGGACATAAAAGCAATGCTTGATAAGTACGTTAAGCCATTGCCTGCAATTACAGATGAAGTAAAGAAATTTGCCAAAAAACATTTTAAGAAAGATAGTGTTCTCTCAGTTCACATCAGAAGTACGGATTATAAGTTTGTGAATCTTCCCTTGCTTATAGATAGAATCAAAAAGATTCAGCAGCAAAACAATTACGACAAGATATTTGTAGCTTCAGATAGCTTAGAGGCTATTATGGGTATATACAACGCATTTCCTAATGTTTGTTACTATGAAACTAATTTAAGGTGCGAAAAAATTGATTCGCCCAAGCCCCTGTGCCACATTGTATTTGGTCAAGACAAAATAAGGCATGGGAGAGACGCTATTGTAGAGTGCCTACTACTTTCTAAGGGTAAAGAAATAGTGTGTATTAATTCTAACGTTGCTGGAATGGCTTGCTATCTAAATCCAGAAATGAAAATACATTTAATGCAAAGACAAGTGCATGGGGGATGATAAATTGGAAATGAGTCAAATTGTAAGTATTTCAGAATCTATAAGAAAAAAATTTCCCACTAGATGGGAGTGTCAAACTCCAAGAGAATTTTTTTACATGTATCATTTAATAGATGAGTGCAACAATATTGATGGAGCTTTTGCAGAAATAGGTGCTTATCAGGGTTTTACAAGTGAATTTATTTTCTTAATTAAGAAAAAAGAAAAACGTTTTTTTGTCTGTGATACGTTTACTGGCTTGCGAGACGTTGGAGAGCATGACCGTTATTTAGATATACCTAATGGTGGTTTAAGTGTTGGAGTTGAAGAATTCTGCAACATGAATGATTTTGTCAAAGAAGAATCAGTTGCATTAATAAATGGATATTTTCCAGATTCTGCAACAAGTGAAATGAATAATTCTACTTATTCATTTGTTCATATTGATACTGATACTCATGACTCTACAAAAAATAGTTTACATTATTTTTATCCAAAAATGGCTCACGGTGGAAAAATTTTAGTTCACGATTATAGAAATCATCAAGGAACAAAAGGTGTTGCAAAAGCGGTTGATGATTTTATGATTGATAAAGAAGATTCGCTTATGACACACGAAGACAGTACTCAAGCAATTATAACGAAAATATAAAATGAGAAAACAATTTGTAAAATCAATGAAAGAAATACTGTACGGAGATATTGATTCCGTACTGTTACTGGGAGACATTGGAGTCTTTGGTTTTAGAGAAGAATTAAAAAATCTATCCAATAGAGCATACAACATCGGGATACTGGAGCAAGCGACTATCAGCTTAGCTGCAGGCATGGCTCGTGGCGGCTTGATCCCTTTTGTCCACACCATAGCTCCCTTTATGGTTGAACGCGCATTGGAGCAAATAAAGGTCGATTTTGGATATCAAGAATTAAACGGTAATTTCATAAGTGTTGGAGCATCCTATGACTATGCCGGATTGGGCTGCACTCATCATTGTCCTGGAGACATTCAGGGGCTCATGAGTATCCCAAATATAAATATATTTACACCGGGTTCTTCTAAGGAATTTGATAATCTATTAAAATTTTATTATAAAAATAATGGACCAAAATATTTCAGATTGAGTGAATACGAAAACAATCTTTCTTTTGAATGCGAACCGGGAAGGGCATGCATAGTAAAAGAAGGCAGTCTCGCAACTATTGTTTGCTATGGACCAATATGCGATTCTGTTATGAGTGCATGTGATAATTTGGATGTTTGCATTTTGTATTACAACTCTATTTTGCCATTTGATTCAGAAACTTTGAGTAATAGTTTTAATGAAAAAATTATAATATGTGAGCCTTTTTATGCTGGTACAACAAATTATTTAATTACGAATGCTCTACAAGGCAAAAAATATAGCCTATTCAATATAGGCGTCCCAAGAAGATTTCTTCATAATTATGGCGATAAAAAACAACACGATCAACATTTGTCTTTAGATGTTGAGGGTATAAGAAAAAGGATCAAAGAATGCTTAGTTTGATAAAAGAAGAATGCAAAGATATTGTAAACAAAATTGATTTTTCTTCCTTAAAAGGAAAAAGAGTTCTTATCACTGGAGCATCTGGAATAGTTGGTGTCTACATGGTTGCATGTCTTAAGAATATTAGTAGGCAATATAATATAGATATTTTTTGCTGGATAAATAATGATGTAGACCCGGTGTTCGAAGATCTGTATGATGGGTGTGCGATTATAAAGGGTGATATATGCGATGATGGGCTGCTAGATTCAGTCTATAAAGATTTGTGTGAAACTCTAAGTGGATTTGATCTTATAATACATGCTGCAGGGTATGCTCAACCCAATAAGTTTTTAGAAAATAAGATTAAAACTATACAGCTCAATACCACATCAACAGCAAAGCTATTCAAAATGTTGAATAAAGACGGTACTTTTGTATTTATGAGTACCAGTGAACTCTATAGTGGCATAGATCATGATAACATATCTGAGGACGATATAGGAACATCGTCTACTAATCATCCTAGATCTTGTTATATTGAAGGAAAAAGATGTGGAGAAGCTATTTGCCATGCTTACTCGAAGGATCACAATATAAAAATTATGAGGCTTAGTTTAGCTTACGGTCCAGGCACAAAGCATAATGATCAAAGAGTGTTGAACTCATTATTTCAAAAAGCTTTTCAGACAGGTAAAATAAATCTATTAGATAGTGGGTCTTCAACCAGAACATACGGCTATATTTCAGACATCACTGAAATGATGTGGAACGTAATTTTGTTTGGTAAAGAATCAGTATATAATATGGCTGGAGACTCTAAGACTAGCATACGCGAATTGGCTGAAATAATAGGGAGTCTTACAGGCGTCCCAGTTACAATACCTTCAAGTGACGACAATCAACTTTTAGGCACACCAAAAAATGTAAACTTAAGTTTAAATAGATATTTTAATGAATTTAATCACATCAATTTTGTACCCCTCCATGAAGGCTTAAGAAGAACAATGGAGTGGCAGAAAGGTCTATATGTCAAATAAAATAAGCCCAGATCATTTTTCCAATATATTAGGTTTTAGCATTGACACTACAGTTGCTAAAAAAATAGAGCAATTTGATCTTCAATATCAGGATCTGACAGAGCAAGAGATGAACGACTACCTAATTAGGGTCGTAGATGTATTGACGGGAGATATCGTAAAAAGTGGAGCTCATAGAATAGATGATTGGGAAAAAGGCTGGGGTGAAAACTTAGATCTTTATAGGCAAACAAAAGATATAAACTCTCTTGTGCCAAAATATCATTGTAAAAATAGATATGTAAGATGGATGGGAAAGATAGTCAATCCAATCACTCCAGCTTTCGATTATAAAATACATATATGCTTTATTGATGCAATCTTGCATCATTATTTAAAAGATGGATATACAAGTGTGTATGAATTTGGATGTGGTCCCGGATATCATCTTTTAAGGCTTCGTAATGATAGGCCAGATTTAGACCTTACTGGACTTGATTGGGCAAAGTCTTCACAAGACCTTATACGGGAAATCAGTACCTCTTTATCAAAGCCAATTAATGCACACAATCTGGATTTCTTTAAACCAGATTACAATTTTGATATTAATGAAAACAGTATCGCATACACTGTAGCTGCATTAGAACAAACGGGTAGCAACTACATTAAATTCGTTGACTATTTACTTGATAAGAAGCCAGCTTTGTGTATAAATATGGAACCAATAGCTGAGCTTTTAGATGAAACTAAATTAATTGACAATCTTTCTATAAAGTATTTTAGAAAAAGAAATTATTTACATGAATATTTAACTCATCTAGAATGGCTTGAGTCAATTGGTAAAATCAAAATAATTGATAAGAGAAGAATATATAGCGGTAGCTATTTTATTGAGGGTCATTCTCTAGTAGTTTGGAAACCAATTTAACTCATAATATCTTGCATGATAATTTTGATTGGATTGTAAGAGTTAAGATAAAGATCTTTAGCATGATTAATGCTGTAGTCTTCTAAGCGTTTTTGGCTATTTATTATATCTTTTATCCTATCTATCTCTCTTCCATCATATTCAATATATTCAAATGCATTAGGATAAAATTTTTCTATATCTCTATGCCCATTGTATATTGGTATTGTATTGCATAATATTGCATCTATAAATTTTTCACTTATGTTCCCACTTACGCAAGAGTTTTCAAGACATATGGAATATTTATATTCAGATAATCCTGAAATCTTATTCATCAAAGGTCCCCTGTATCGTTTATCGCTCAGGTTCCATCCTCTTCCATACATGTCAAATTCTATATCAGAATTTAAAAGTTTCGTTACTAGCTCTCTTCTTTTATTGTAATTTGTATATGACCTATTGTCTACAGGCGCATTTGAAACAATAATGGAGAGTGTTTTTGTTTTATTAAATTGTGATGTTAATATTTTTTTAGTAGTTTCTGATGAAGGCTGAATTTCTCCACTGCCATCTGGATTTGCATCATAAAGTCTGTGAGTTCCAAGAAGAGGCGACCATATTGTTCTTCCGTTTTCGTATTTATTTGTTTCATATGTAACAATCTTTTTGCAATAAGAAAGCATGTTTTTATCAAAATTTTCAGACCAATAAGGCTCTATTACAATTCCATAAGTTTTATCTTTTTCAATTCTGTATGATGGATTGTGCACATAGTTCATTATTACTAAATGAGTATAGTCGTCTTGATGAGTTAAAACATCGCTGTAGCTACCATCGTGGTTCCATATATCGTTGATAAAACGATATATGTTATAGTCACTATTCCAGTAGCCAGCAAATTTTATTTTCATTCTTTTCCTTGTATCTCACTAACATATGTTCCGTTTTGCGATCCTTGTGTCATTATTCCAGGCTCATACCAATACACAATAGTATTAAGTTTTATAAATCTATAATTTAAATCAAAATCTATTGGCAAGTGAGCTTTTCCATTTTTCATGTCTTCATATACTTTTTGTGCAGCTTTTGGATGGACTATCATGCTATCTGTGCATTTTGTCTTCCACCTATTTGGACATTTTACAAAACCTTCGCCTTCTGTGCGTATCCCACATCCAGTACCAAAAAAACAAAATTCCCAGTCTTCTGGTATATTATTAAAATTATATACAAAATTATCTAATGTTTCTGGGTTAAATATTACGTCATCTTCTAGTATCATTGAAGCCTGTCCGCTGTCTGCAATCTTTTTAAATGTTCTAAATTGCTTATGTATGAGAGACTTATTTCCTTTGTTTATCTCTACAGCAGGAAAGTCTTCTGGAAGTATTGCTCTTTTTTCAGGTATGCTTGAAAATTCTATTTCACTGCTTTCTGACGTTACTACTTCCAAATCTTCTAAAAACTTACATTGCATTAACAAGCCTGTGACTTTTAAGAATCTTTCAGTAAAACCTTTTTTGTGCATTAAAAAAACTTTCATTATACTCTCCTTGATATTTTATAATGATTATATTATATTTTACGGCATTACTGATTTAAATACTGTTTGTTTTACTGCGCATTTAATAAAATATGACGAAATAGGTATGGGTGACTAAATTATGCTTTTATCAATATTGGTTCCAGGCAAAAATGACAACTTTAGATACAATGGTTCAAAAACCATTGAATTTAATATTAATCAAACTTTAGATAATATAGAATATTCTGGGTTTAAAGATGTAGAACTCGTATTGTGCGATTGGGGTAGTGAGAAGAAAATAGTAGATGAAATAGTTAAAAGAAAACATAAGAATTTTAAATGTGTTTATGTTCCCCCAGATATAGCACAAAAATATAATGGTCAGGCAAATTATTCTATAGTGCATCCAATTAACACTGCATTTAGGCATAGCTCTGGTAAATATGTATGCTTCTGGGATTCTGATTGCTTTGTGCTTCAAGATAGCTTTGTAAAGCTTTATGAGTTTGTTCTTCAAATGGAAGCTACTCAAGACATGCAATTTTATTGGGGTTCTAGATATCATATACCGTATGAATCCTATAATGATTTAAGAAGTCATAAAGAATTAGTTGCAAAAATAAATAATGGTATGCAAGTTATGCATGATAAAATAGCTGGAGGAGGTAAATTTATGGGAGCCTCTATATCATTGTTAATGAACAGAATTTTATGGGAGGATAGTACTGGATGGTATGAAAATCTTCCGTATTGGGGATGGCAGGATATTGAGTTCCACCATCGCTTGATGAAGAGATACAGCTATGGCGGCGATCTGGAAGATTGGGGCATGAGTTTTTTTCACATGCTTCAGCCTGCCAGTAAAGACGGCACAAAAAATAAGCACTTGATGAATCCCTCAATAAACGCAACATTCTTTAAAGCTAATCCTCCAAGTTGGGGTTTAGCAAATGAGAAATTGGAAATAATGTAATGATATTATCCATATTAATCCCTGGTAAAAATGATGATTTTCGATGCAATGGTACAAAAACAATAGAATTTAATTTGAATCAAGTTTTGGATAATCTTGAATTTTTTAACTTTCCAGATTTAGAGTTAGTGCTTTGTGATTGGGGAAGTAAAAAGAAAATAGTAGGATCAATATTGGAAAGAAAACACAAAAACTTTAAATGCGTTTATGTCAGACCAAGCGTTGCTAAAAAATATAATGGTAAGGCGAATTATTCTATAGTACATCCAATTAATACTGCATTTAGGCATAGCTCTGGTAAATATGTATGCTTCTGGGATTCTGATTGCTTTGTGCTTCAAGATAGCTTTGTCAAGCTATACGAGTTTGTTCATCAAATGAATATAAATTCTGATAAAAAATTTTACTGGGGATCTAGATGGCATATATCTTATGATGAATATACGTATCTATCTTCTCACAAAGATTTATTAGAAAAAATAAACAATGGTCTTCAGCCATCAAGAAAAGACTCATTTGACTATGGTCAAAATTTTATGGGTGGTTCTATATCGCTCTTGATGGACAGGTCAATATGGGAAGAAAGTACAGGTTGGTATGAGAAATTGCCCTATTGGGGATGGCAGGACATTGAGTTTCACAGAAGATTGTTGACCAAATATGTTCAGGGTGAAGATCTTGTTTCGCATGGAATGGTATTTTATCATTTAAATCAACCAGAAAAAATGGATAAATTACAAAATAAACACAAATTTAATGAGCAAATAAATGCAAAATCTTTTAAAGCTAATCCTCCAAGTTGGGGTTTAGCAAATGAAAAATTGGAGATAATAGAATGAGCGTTTTAGTGAATTATACAGGAAGGCTTGGTAACAATATTCTGCAATATTGCATGGCAAGTTATTTATCCTATAAGTTTGACCTTTCTTTGCATAAATCTTTAGATTTAAATGAAGACTTTGAAATCAATCAGAAAGAAGGCGGAAGATCATTCGAAAATCATATTGAAGTAAATGATGATAATTTACAAGAAATACTCGCCAGAAAAAGTATAGATTCTGGCATAAGAGTTAACGGCTGGTTTTCAAGCAAATATGTTTTTGAAAATGAAGAAATAATTTCTTATTACAAAAAGTGCATTGTCCCAAAAAAGATAGACAATCCAACAGATTTATTTGTGCATGTCCGACTTGGAGACATCGACAAACAATTTAATCTGCCATATAAATACTACAAATATCAAATTTCTAAAATTGATTATAATGATTGTTTTTTAACTAGTGATAGCATAAGTCATCGCATAGTTAAAGATTTGCAAAAAAGATTCAAAAATATTCAGTTGTTTACTGGATGTAGTCCAAGTTTTACTATTAGGTACGGCGCTAATTGTGATAAGCTTGTCTTAAGTTCTGGTACTTTTAGTCTTTGTATGGCACTTTTTAATAGAGGTGCTCCAAATGTTTATTGCATAGATAATTATTCAATGGAAAAATATTTTAAAATAAAGCAATGGGATGGTGGGGGATTCTCTGCTTTTATTGGCAAGTCTAATTTTAATTTTTACAATGAGAGTAAAGCATGAATACATTAATTACTGGCGGAAAAGGGTTACTTGGTAGCGCTCTTGATTTTGGCTTTAAGCCAAGCAAAGATGAGGTTGATTGCCTAAAATATGATCAACTTTCTAACTATATCAAGAATAACAATATTGACTCTGTTGTTCATGCAGCTGCAAGAGTCGGCGGCGTAAAAGCAAATACAGATTTTGTTTATGACTTCTTTTCTGAAAATATTATGATGAGCACTAATGTAATGAATGCTTGTAAAGAGTTTTCATTTAAAAAAGCAATATTCATAGTTTCAACATGCGCCTTTCCAACATCGGCTCCATTGCCACTAAAAGAAGAGTATCTTCATACTGGAGAACCACATCATACAAACTTTGGCTATGCTTATGCAAAGAGAATGCTTGAAGTTGGATCAAGGGCCTTGCGACAGCAGTATAAGATAAATAGCTCTTGCGTCATACCATGCAATCTATACGGACAAGACGATAATTATAATCTGCAAAGTGGTCACGTAATCCCAAGCCTTATACATAAGTGCTGGATAGCAAAAAGCACAAATACAATATTAGAAATTTGGGGTTCAGGTAAAGCAGAGAGAGAATTTATATACATCAAAGATTTTGCCAATATTGTTGATGAGATAATGAATAAAGACATTAATGTTGCTGAAACAATGATAGTATCTCCTGGTCTAACTTACACTATAGAGGAAATAGTTTATCATATTATAAAAATACTTAAGTTTGAAGGAAACGTATTTTTTGATAAAAATAAACCCGAAGGCATAATGAAGAAAAATTCAGATAACTCTACCTTCAAGAAACATTTCTCTGACTTTAAATTTACAGATTTAGACACTGGGCTTAACGCTACAATTGAATATTTCATAAAAAATTATGAATCTTTGAGAAAATAAAATTATGAAAGTACTTGTAACTGGTGGTGCTGGATTCATTGGATCTAATTTAGTAGACCGATTAGTTTATGATGGTCACGATGTCACGGTGATTGATAACGAATCATCGGATGCCCATGATCAGTTCTATTGGAATCCCGCTGCCAAGAACTACAAGTATGACATCAATGACTACACGATGGTTCGTAAACTGTATGAAGGCGTGGACACGGTTTTCCACCTTGCTGCTGAAGCCCGTATTCAGCCATGCATTGTTGATCCACTGAAGGCGGTGGAAGCCAATATGCTAGGAACCGCTACTGTATTGCAGTGCGCTCGTGTATGCGATGTCAAGCGTGTCATTTATTCATCTACTTCTTCTGCTTATGGTGTGAAAAATACACCTCCCCTTCACGAGGATATGCCAAATGACTGCCTGAATCCGTATTCGGTTTCAAAAGTAGGTGGTGAAGAATTATGCAAAATGTATTCAAAATTATATGGTTTAGAAACTATTATTTTTAGGTATTTTAACGTTTACGGAGAGCGTCAGCCGTTGAGGGGTCAGTATGCTCCAGTGATAGGAATATTCTTGCGTCAAAGAGCATCCGGGCAGCCTATGACTATTGTAGGAGACGGCAATCAGAGAAGGGATTTTACACATGTTAGCGATGTTGTTGAAGCTAATATTTTAGCGTCGAAATTTACAGCGCCTGAATATAATATTTCAGATTTTGGCAGTTGCAGTATTTATACAAATTGGCTATGGGGTCAAATATATAACATAGGAACTGGAAGAAACCATTCAATCAATGAAATAGCTAACCTAATGGGTGGTGAGACAAAAAACATACCTCCAAGATTGGGAGAATCTCGTGTCACTTTGGCTAATGCAGAAAAAGCAAAAAAGCATTTCGGATGGATCCCAAAAGTTAGTCTTGAAAATTGGATAGAAATGAGTAAATAAATATGAATGAAGAAAGATATGAACATCCACAAATAAAGTTTATGAAAAATATAGATCCAAACTTATCAAGTTTGGAGCAATTTAACTTAATTAGGTCGTATCCTTGGGGCTGTGAACAACCTCAGGTAGACGTGTTTTGCGAATTGTTAAAAACAATAGATCACGACCATCCAAGCATGATTGAGCTTGGAAGTGCAGGTGTAGGCGGTTCTTTTTATTCAGTTCTTTTTGAAAAATGGTTTGATAAAAAATGCACTATTATCAATAACGATCCAAGACTTGAAATATTGCAAGAAATAAAAACATATTGGAAAAATCAGCATTTGACAAACGCAATACTTTGTCATGGATATGTTGGAACGCCAAAGCATTATCAAGCAAGCCCAGATTTTGAAGCAGAAAAAGTACCAAGATTAACGGTAAAGCAAATGATGGAAGATAACAACATTGTTAATCTTGATATCTTGCATGCAGATATACAGGGTTCTGAAATTTCCCTATGCGAAGAATTAGTAAGTCATAATATAATAAAAAAAATACGTTACTATTTTATTAGCACTCATTCAGGAGAAAATCTTAATACTTATGATTTATGTTTAAATGTTTTTAATAATAGTATGAAATGTAAGTTTCATTTTTCGGATCCGCTTAAGGGTGGCTGGGGAGATGGACTGATAGTGGTAGAGAATATTGAATTTTAATTTAAGGTAATTATTTTATGAAACAAGAAATATTAGATTTATGGTATAAAAATAACGATGTACATGATTTTTTGCATAGACATAAACTTTCTAACGAAAGTTTAATAGTGGATGTGGGATCATACAAGGGCAGCTGGCTGCATCATATGAACAAGCTTTACGGATGCAGATGCATCGGGGTGGAACCAGTGGCAGAATTTGTAAAAGAGTCTGTGAAATTAGAATTCAATAACGATTGTCAAATTCATCATTTTGGATTAACTACTGACGATTTGTTAGAAGATTATATAAATATTGATGAAGATGCTTCTTCCATGTTTAAAATACAAGGATTAGAAACAGGAAGAAAAATTGATCTTAAAAATGCAAAAGACTTTTTTTTATCAATAGGCGACCGCATAGATGTATTGCAAATTAATTGTGAAGGAATGGAATACAGCTTAATACCATTTATGATTGATAACGATCTATTTAAAAACGTAAATTTTGTTCAAATACAGTTTCATGACATATCTGAATCTAGCAATAGAGCCATGCATCATTGCATAGATATAATAGAAAAAAATGGGTTTAAAACTAAGTTTGAATACCCTTTTGTGTGGTACGGTGCAGAAAAGGTGAGCAAATGATATCTTATTCGCAATCAGGCCAAGATTTATACGCATTTGAAAAATCTAATCAAAAGACGAACGGTTTTTATATTGAGATAGGAGCATTTCATCCCATAGAAAATAGTAATTCTTATATGCTGGAAGAGCTTGGCTGGAAAGGTATTAGTTTTGAAATTAGCGATATTACAGATTTATGGTATAGTAAAAGAAAAAATAAGCTTATAGTTTGTGATGCAACTAGTTTTGATTTTTTAAATTGTTTTAATCAAAATAACGTGCCTAATCAAATTGATTATCTTTCTTTAGACATAGATGGTGAAACATTAAATTGCCTTAAAAAACTGCCATTAAGTCAATTTCGTTTTAAATCAATTACTATTGAACATGACGAATATCATAGGGGCAGTAGCATGAAAAATGAGATAAGAGATATACTTTTAGGCAATGGGTATTCATTGGATAGACCAGATGTGTCTAGCAATAATCTGATATACGAAGACTGGTGGACGGGTTAAGCGAATTGCCAATTAGCAGGAAATAGATCTTTAGTGCAATCTGATTGAGATGGATGTCTGTCTTGATGTGGCCATTTTTTTCCAAACCAGTTTTTAGGACATATGACTACGTCTGGCTTGCCTAGCCATGCAGCCCACCAGCTAAAGGTACTGTTTGCCATTATGATGTGCTTGCAATTACTCATCAAGTACATGGATGGCAAAGGTGCCATATCTACAAATGTGAAATCATGACCTCTAAGGTTGTTTTGACACCAATTTAAATCATCAGAAAAAACTAGAATAGAGCCTTTTTCACTTATCCTTGAAAGGCAATGATTGTAATATTCTCCATTAAATTCTGGATATATATCTGGATACTTTAAATAATCAGTTCTTCTGATGTGCAAGGCAGTGGCAGTATCTCCATTAAAAAATCTTTTATATTTTCCACCATCGTGATTTTTGGCGGTATCCACCACGCTATGCTCAAAAGAAAAGCATTTCCTTACTTCATCTTCTGCAAAAGAGAAATATCTTTCTGATTGAAAATATCCATCAAGATGCGTATCGTTTTTTATGCCTTCAAAAGATGAGTCATAAGAAAACATGTTTTCATTAAATTTATGTACTGCTTTTCTGTTTGCTTGATTTAGGCCTTTTAACTTAAATCCTCTTATATGAGAATTGTCTCCTATATAGTGTGCAGATGTACCATTTCTTTTTGCTGCACACATGGCTGCAGCAATCTGAAACATATTATTTCCAGTTCTTCCATATAGTTCTACTGTAATCATTTAAATATCTTCTCCACTATTTGATGTATACCGTCTATTGATTTAAAGTTTAAAGATTGAGCTATTTCTAGGTTCTTCAATACAGCATGCTTTCTGCTTTCGTATTCAGCTTCAAAGTTAAATGAATTTTTTATTGGCATAAAGTCTTTTAGCCATATAATTCCAGATTTGTCAAATACATCAAAAACTTTTTTTGTTCCCCAATATATTGGAATAGTTCCTGTCAAAAAACAGTCTAATATTTTTTCTGTAAAATATGTATCCACACAGCTATTCTCCATAGCGACAGAAAATCTATAATCTTTAAGAGCATCTATCTTTGATTCCACTGATCTCTCTCTTCCGTGACCAAAAAGATCAGCTATTGAAGACATTTCACCTGCAACTTCTTGCCTGTATTGATGTCCTTGGCACATCACTTTTGAAGATGCTATCATGCTGATATCCTTACTTTTTGGATATATTTTTTGGTCTATTAAATCTATCCAAGCTGGCACACACGGATGGATCTGAATAACATTATTTTTTGTGATTAGTTTATTGCAATGAGTAATTACTGCATCGTAATTAACTTTTCTATGCTCTACTGCGTTGTATATATCTGGTTCTATTGCTCGTGGCTCTAAAAGCCATAGTGCTTTTTTGCATGGCTTATTAAAACTGTTTATTCTATTAACAGAAACTATCAGGTCCGCATTATCAATATCAGAGCTAATCCAATTATGGTGCGAAAGAGCTTCAAGCTTGTAATCCCAGTCTATAAATACTTTGTATTTTTTCATTTTAAAAAGTCATATTTTCTATGACCGCCCTCTATGTCTGAGTAGCCTTCTCTTTGCCAAGCAAGATGGTGACAAAATCCATAGCATGATATTCTTTTTTGTATTTTGTGCAAATGTACATCCGCTGGTAGGTTAAAGATATTGCTATCAGAAAATTGTTCCATTAAAACATTAACTGCATTTTGATTTATTGCATAGCAATGAGTGGTGAATGTCTTCCTAAGTTTGTGTACGTACTCATTTATCTTTTTAGGCGGCTCATTGTGAGACCCCCCAAAGAAAAGTAAATTCCAATCTTCTGGCACATGTTTGTAGTATTGTGAAAAAAGATTTTTAAAGTTTGGATGAAATTCAATATCATCTTCAAGAACTAGTACTTTTTGCAAACTTTTATCATCAAACATTTTTTGATATATTTTTTTATGAGAAAGGCAGCAGCCTGCAGCTCCTTTCTTGAGCCCCTTAGTATCGGATATGGTATCGCCATCAATAGCTTCTATAAATTCAACGTTCAGTCCGTGTGTGCGGAATATTCTTTCGCATTCTGAACGACGATCTTTTCTTCTTTGCAAATTAATGCAGTATATTTTATTAAAATCTGATATGTGCATATTTTATATTTTATGAGATTCTGCTGCTATCCTATTGAGTACGGATTGTTTTTGTAACTGTAAAAAGTCTTCAAACATTCTTACCAGCTTTAACTTTTCCTCATTATTTAAATGAATAAAATATTTTTGTATTTTTAAACCTTTATTCCTTACTGGTAGCGGAGTCACTTTTTCATTACTTGGATGCCATAAATGGAACATTTCTATACGTGGATTGTCACATCCTACAAACTTTTTAAATAATTCAATTTTATCCACAAAGAACTGATCTTCTATTGAGTATGCCCAGAAGTAATATGGATCAAATCCACCAACTTTATTAAATAGCTCTCTTTTAATAACTATAGATCCTCCTGGAGCTCCTGGCCTTCCAGTATGAAAAGAGTTAGGTCTTACAATTGCTTGTTCTACACTTATATGATTAGAAAATATCTCATTTGAGATCTGTTCATTTAAATAATTTACTCTTCTACCAGCAAATGACTGGACTATATCTTTTCCATTTAAGTTATCTCTTAACTGCTTCCAGAAATGCTTTGGCATCCATAGGTCAACGTCATGAAAATGTATGTATTTTGAATCATGTAAAAAACTTCCAATATTCATTGATAAGCATTTATTGAACAAGTCTTTGTTTTTGTTCATGAAAATATAGTCTATGTCATGTTGTATGCACATGTCTATTGCTTCTGGATTATTTGAGTGTTCAACAACAACCATTCTATGAGAATTTTCACTCTCTTGTCTACATTCATTAAAGCATTTTATAAATTGAGCAAGATGCTTGTTTCTTCCACATACGGGAACAACTGTAAGAAAATCGTAGTAAGATCTTGGAACAGACCTATATCTTGCGTTTTCTAAACGTTCAATAATATTGCTTTTATTGCCAATAAAATTGTCTAATAAAAACTGCATGTTCATGTTTTATTTATCGTCATTATAAAAATAACCGCTGTCTTGCGACAGCGGATAAAAAGGGGTAATGGGGCGAAAATTGGCAAGGTGTTACGCCCATAGCACCTTGATTAGTGGAGTAGGGAAGAATTAGACGTATCGTCTGTCTGGATTCTTCTTCATGATCTCTTTGCCCATTTTGACGAGAGCGTTTTTGCTTCTCATCGCATGCACGATAGCTGGATCAACAACCGACTCCTTATGAGTCATGTATTCAACAAATTTCCAAGGCATACCTTCAGGTATGTTGTCTTTTAATGCTCCAGTCCATTCACTTGCCCATATGTCCATGTAGTTTTTATGCATTCTTTTTTCGTAATCAAGACTGAACATATGAGACAATACCCCTATAGGGACCTCCTCTGGTAAATTAAGTCCTAATTTTGCTTGATATTGTCTGAAATTATTCACTACATATTTTGCGTGTTTGGCGAACTCTTTTTTACAAATCCAGAAACCACCATTTGTGTTGTACACCACTTTTTGAGACACTCCAAACTGTCTCCAAAGGTTGACCATATTTTCATTCTTCACGCTCCACCAGTCAGACCTTAGTGTTGTTGGGTCATTGAGCGGACTTTCCAGAAAGCTGTGCCAAACATCATTACCTATAATTTCTGAAAAATCTAGGATTGGTTTTCTGACAAAATAATGATCACTATCTATAAATACTAGCAGATCGTAATCCATTTCTGCGACCTTGACAAGATACTCAAATTTCCAATATTGAGTTTGATCCATTTGTATCTCTTTTATCATAGCTCTTGTTTTGCAGCCATGAAGAGGCTCATCGCAGTAAACCACAATGTCATGTTCAATGCCGCAGTTCCTCATGCTTTGCACAAGAGATTGTAGCATATACCTATATTCACCCCAAGCAACAGACCAAATCAATGTTTTCATGATTTTACCTCTATGTTTTGACCAGCAAGGTTTAAAAGATTATCCCATTTAGCAATATATTTATTCTTGTCACACCATATATCTTTGGCGTACTCACTAGCCTTTTTGCCCATAGTCTTTCTAGTATGCGTGTCACACATATGCCTTGCTGCGTCCTTAGCCTGATCAAGATTGTCCCATAAGAATCCGCATTCATTTTCTATGATCATGTTTGGAAAGTTCCATTTGCGTGGAGCTATTACTGGTGCTCCAGTAAGCTGGCTTTCCATAATTGCCCTACTTTGATTTTCTACAAATTTAAAATTGCAGTTGTACAGAAATACGTCAAGGTCTACGAACCACTCATGAGTTGGCATAGCGTTAGTTGCGTACAGTCTCCATTTATCATTGAATTCATACCAGCTGTAAATGGAAGATAATGAGTCAGACCATCCTAGTATTGAATACTCACAGTTTAGCCCTTCGCAAACTTGGTCATAAAAAATAGGAAAGTTATCGCCAAATTTCATTACGTCATCTCTGGAAACTTTTCCAAACACTGTTTTATTTCTTAAGGGTCTGTCTATATACTTCCACATATCAGCTTCAAAGTAATTTTCTAATACAAATGTTTTTTGAAGACGATTTTGATTTGCTACTTCTTTATGCATCACAGACCTATGAAAGGGTGATGTGTATAGTACAACGTCTACTTGATTTTTCTTTATGGCGCTCAATTCCTCTGGAGTATGCCACATCATATCATTAGACCACATGAATTTTAGACCAGATTCTTTTATGAAATTTATTCTTTGAAAATCAGCAAAAACACGGAAATTGCAATTGGAGTAGGCAAAACCTGTTAATTTTTTTGGCAAGCTTGACATCATGCAATATTTTATGCCAAGTTTATCTAAAAAGTCTGTATTATGCTTTTCTCTCAGTCTAAATTCATCATTGGGAATACATGTAATATTATGAGTATCTTTTAATAAAACGAGCAATTCTTTCAGTCTTGTGTCTGCTCCACCAAGATCTGATATCCATTGAAATACATATAGGTTTTCTTTCATGTATCATTTATCGGTTAAAAAGTAAATCTGCTGATTAGACGAAGAACTATTATATGGAAAATACAGTAACATTTACAACTACAGCGATGGCTAGACCGGAGATACTTGAACAAACATATTATAATTTTCAAATATGCTTGAATATAAACATGAAAGATTTTGATTTACGAATAAATGTTGACCCATTGCCAAAAATAAATAAAGTTGATGAAGTAGTAAATGTAGCAAAGAAATTCTTTAAAAATGTTGACTATAACATATCAAAAGATGCCAATTTTCCTAGCGCAATCAAGTGGTGTTGGATGGACTTGCACACTAAATACACTTTTCACTTGGAAGACGATTGGGAGTTAACAAGGGGTATACCGCTCTATGAATTAGTAAAAATGCTTGAGAGCAATAAAGATATTAATCAAGTTTTACTAAGACCGTATCTTGAAACACATAAAGTAAGTTTAGTTCCTGGATTAATAAGAAGTGATGTCGCAATGTATTTAAGTAGGCATATGTTGCTTAATAAAAATCCAGAAAAACAAATTCATTCAAATGAGCATACAGGAAAAGACGGAGATCCTGGCTTTGACGCCAATAAAGTCATAGTATATCCAGAAGATGTGTGCCTAAGGGACATCGGAAGAGTTTGGATGAAATCTCAATCTGTAATCAGGCCTGGCCCAGACTTCGTAAAATGGGAAAAGAAAAAAGATATTTACTGAGCCATTTCGGGTGTAGCTACATTTTCCTTATGACCAGAAAACTGAATATTGACAATATCAGTATTGTCTCTAATAACGTCATCTAAAAATCTCTGCATCTCATAAAGACTTGAGAATTCAACAAGTTTATTTTCAAACTTTAGTTTAAAAGTTCCAACAGCTTGCAGTATATCGCATTTATTAATGACTAGATCTGTGCATCCAGATATCTTAATTGACTCCATAAGCTTGTCAACGTTTAGCCAATTCACCATTCTTTTTCTTCCGGTAGTAGATCCAAATTCTTCTCCTATTGTGATTATCTTATTTAAAGTTTCATCATCCCAAAGAGATTCTGGGAATAGGGGGTCAACTCCGCTTTTAGTGTCATAAATTTTAGCAACACCAATCAGTCTGCGTATTTTTTGAGGAGAGAAGCCAAGCGAGCAAGCACCATATGGCATAGTGGTACTACTTGTGACAAACGGATAGCAGCCATGGTCTATGTCGAGCCAAACACTCTGTGCCCCTTCGCAAAGTACCTTTCCCTCTAATTTTCCATCCCATAAGTACTCGCTCGGAAATAAGTCTTTTGCCCTGATCCCCTTGCGAAGCATTTTATCTGCATAGCATGGAGCAATTCCCTGTCCAGTTGTTCCCAATCCTTTTTTTAAGTTATTTACATCAAACTGAATGTGTTCTTCAGTTATAATATGCGCATTAGGAGATACTTTTACTAAAGAAGTGTCAAAACCAGATGCCTTTAAGTATTCAATTTCTTCAAAAAACTTTTTCACATTTACTACACAACCTGGGCCTATAATGCACTTTTTACCTTTAAAAATACCAGAAGGTATCATGTGTGTTTTGTATTTTTTGTCATTTAAATATACTGTATGTCCAGCATTTGGCCCACCATTCCATCTGCAAACATAGTCATACTTTTCAGCAAGTGCGTTTGCAATTTTTCCCTTACCTTCATCGCCCCAAGAAAGTCCGTAAATAACATCAACAAATTTGATCATCTGATACCTTTCTTAAAAAGTTTATAAATAAATTTAAAAGACATGTGTCCAATTGCGAAAGCAACCGCAAGAACTGTTAGCATTGTCCAAGTATTTTCACTCATATATTTTCTACTTTTACTTTCTTTATTATCGACTTAATGCGAGCGGAGGGATTCGAACCTTCGTAGACAAATGTCAGCAGATTTACAGTCTGCCCTCGTTGACCGCTTGAGTACACTCGCAAAAGCCACCTGTGGGATTTGAACCCACAACCTCTGCTTTACAAAAGCAAGGCTCTACCGTTGAGCTAAAGTGGCATTCAAACTCCTCCGACTGGACTCGAACCAGTGACCCGGGAGTTAACAGCTCCCTGCTCTACCAACTGAGCTACAGAGGAATAACGGATAGAGAGGGATTCGAACCCCCGGATGACTTCTTGAGCCATCGGCGGTTTAGTAAACCGCAGCCTTAAACCACTCGGCCATCTATCCATGAATTTTATATCGGCACTGGATCTTCACATGCCTGGTGGATTATAGGTTTGTTCGTATTCTTTTTTTGCAATCCTGTAATAAGCGCCTTCGCCCTCTTTTACAAGATAGTCTCCTGGCTTAAGAACCATGTCTTCTCCCCAAGAAGCTTTAAAGGTAATTGGTTCTGTTCCTAAATATTCAGCTACCATTCTAGGAGATTGTTCTGGAGTTACATCTTCCCCCATATTACCTTCATACATCTTTGAAAACTTTGAGGACTTTATAACATATTTTTCCGAACTTGGGCCACTCATTATGACATCGCCATCTTTAGCGGTGTTTTCTGTTTCTTTTCCGTCAGAAGTCATTGTCACTACTCTTAAATCTTCCTTATCATTTACTCCATAACTCATTGGAGGCATGCTTTCTATATTGCCGCCAATGATTTTAAAGAAAGAGTATCTTCTTGCTTGTTTGTGAGTAGGTAGAAATTTCAAGCTTGATGCTACGTCTTCAATCCCATGCGAATTTCTACCTTGATCTTCTGATTGCGATATTTTGTACCAGTTCATTTTTTCTCCTATTGTGTAAAATTATTTACAAAAATAACTACTCCTGTACCTTGCTTGTATTTTATACGTTATATATTTCCGAAATAATGCTTGGAGGATTCATGAAGAATTTTAAAATCTACTATACAGTTGCCACTATCACCAGTTTAATATTGCTTACTTTAAAAGTATTTAACTTTTGCGAAATAGGATGGTCTTGGATTTTGTTGCCAGTTGCCGCACCGCTATTACTTCTTATTGCAGCAGCTGCCTTTGCGATTTGCATAGCAATTTGCATGGCTTGTTTGTTTTTGCTTTTGAAATAGTATATCGGCAGGATATGTTTGATATTTATAGAATTTAAAATTATGAAATTTAAATTTAACAAGATAGATTGGTTGCAAGTGGGGATTAACACTGGTTGGCTAAAAAAAGCTGACGTAAGTGCAGAAGATCAAGAGTTAATATCTCAAATATCGAATGCTCCACCTTACAGCGCAAAGCAGCCTTCTGATGCTCTCATAAGAGATGCATATCTTGTCCTTCAAGACGCAATAGATAGACTGTTGCATATATCCAATCAGTTTTACCAATTTTCAGATAGTGTCAGAGATTCAGAAGATGACGTGCTGGCGTTGACTAATTTTTTAGAAGAAGACTATACGCATGTAATGCAAGAATATCCAAATAAGCCAGTTCGTTTTGCCCAAGAGATGATTAATGTTGCGAATCAGGCACTCAGTCACCTTGATATGCTTACGGATGCCATGAAGCGCCAAAACTTAAAAACAAGTTCTTTGATTAATGATATTCGTAAAGATCTCATATTTGGTCGTAGAATTTTAGAAAGCATTACTTAATTATTTAAGATATCCAGCAAGTGCTTTATGGATCTTGTCTGGAATTCTCTTATGAGTGTGAACTCTAAAATTATCAGGCATCAATGACAGTATATATTTGCTTGCCATTGGGTCTCTTCTAAAAGCCCAAAACTTTTGTTCTTCTTCCATTATCCAATGCGAATATATGTATACATTTGCTCTTCTAGCATAACCATGAAGGTTTATTGGTAGCTTAAACTTTTTAGCTATTCTGCAGGCCTTTATCTCGCAGTCTCTTTCCATTTCTCTCACGATATTAAATGCGTTTTCAAGTCTTTTCTTTTGTATCTTTTCTCTAGAAAACCACTTGTCTACATATATTAATGCAGAGTCTGATTTCTTATATATTTTAGACTTTTCAAGCCATTGTAAAAAATGGCCGTATTCATGAACTAAAGCCTCAAGCCACAGATTGTTCTTTTTTGCTACTCTAATTACTCTTTCTTGTTCAGAGAAGTAAGCACTGCTTGTATAGCCTCCGCAGTGCACCGTATATCCCTGACCCCATATTAGAGTCATTTTGTATTCTTGCAAATGTTTTTTAACGTGCTTAATAAATCTTTTTACGGACTTATATCTTGCTAAGTGCTCACTTGTTTTTAGCATACAAACTCCTCCCTGCTTATATGTCGATTAAAGCGTGCCCGAAGCAGCTGTTATTATTTCTCTTTTAAGCAATCTTTCACCTTGAGGAGGAATATGTAAAAACATCGATAAATTAAAAAATAGAGTTTTTATGGAAAAAGAATCTTTAGAAAAATCGGCAGACCTAAGACAATGGCTCAAAGAAAAATGGGTGGATATATCTCGTACAGATAAAAGCGGCAAACACCCACCATGCGGTAGGTCGGATTCATCTAAGGGGGCCTACCCAAAATGTCGGCCCTCCAAGAAAGTATCCAAGAAGACCCCCACAACATCCCGTGGAATGTCAAAAAAGACTAAAAGCAAGGCTGTCAGACAAAAAAGAGATGCTGAAAAGTCTCCAAGAGTGGACAAAAAGCCTCATATGACATCTCATCATGATTTAAAAAATAAAAAATCTTCCTCTGAAATCCGTATGACCAAAGAGGCTTGGTTTGAGATAGGCTTAAAAGCGGGGTGGATCAATGTCAAAGACAGCTCAAATTAGCGAAGGCACTTGCAACTTAAAAGAAAAACTTAAATTTTTCTTTTGGTTTTGGACTGGCTGGATGCTTGCACTTATATCATGCACTAGTATAATGCGTTAATGTTCGCCATAAAAGTTGTCGGATATGACATTGACGGGGAGCCTCTTTTGCTTGCCGATGGCATTGGCGGTGAAGGGCGTAAAATTCTTGTTTTTTCATCTAAAGAATCTGCAGACAAAACATGCAAAGAGATGAATGTCATCAGTGGTCGCATGAAGACTACTGGTGGTTACGAAGTCATTAAGATTAAAAAAGAGTGGATTGAAGGCATGTCAGTCGAGCATCTGTAATCTTCGTATAAAAGTAAAAAAAGTTTCCGACAGCACTTGACAAGGCTGTGCGCGCATGTATAGTACATGCACAAGGCGATTGCTTCCGTATACGCAAACGCTTTGTCTGCAGGCACTTACAAAAACTCTTTCATCAACTGAATCTGTTGTTTCAGTGATGCGAAGGAACAGTACTTGCTGAATTCTAGGAGAGTAAGCCAGATGATCAACTTTATCGCCACTCAAGAGCACAAGACTACTACCGCAAGCAAGTCTATGACCCTCTACGAGATGTACGAGTACATCAGAGCGCACAGAGTAGAGCTTGCCTCAATGAAAAAGCAGGCCGCAAATACTCGAATTGAGCTTGAGCACATCGTTGCAGACATGACTTACAAGATTGCTTCTGTTGAAAGTGCTAAGAAGGCAAATAGACTGAGATCTGCTCTTGATGAGATGATCAAGAACATTAGGGCAATTGAGGCATGCTCAAAAGAGATCGTAAGTCTTGAAGATCAGGCAAAATCTAAAAATTCTCAAAAGGACATCAGAAAGCCTTTCAGGGAATGTGTTGAGAACTTTGTTAAGCTTAAGGGTTCAGAGCCTTTTGAGCCCACCGAAGTAGCAAGGTTTGTTGCAGAGTCAAGAAATCAGCCTTTGACTAATTCTTTGCGAGTGTTTACTCACCGCATCATCAAAGACTTTGTGCTTGAAAAAAAGATCGTGCAGCTTGCTCATGGGCTTTATGAAAGCTCAAATGCTCCCACTCTCTTTTGTGAAGGATCTGTGATTATCGACAGTGCACAGATTACAGAGTCTTCTGTAGACCCAAAAGCAAATTGCGCATAAAATAGCAATATCGCCTTCTGTCTTTTTCTTATGTTGCCGATATAGGGGGATGGACAACATAGAAAAAACAGAAGGCGATATTATTTCTATCTTCAATCAGATAGATTACATTTTGCAAAACTTAGATGTAGAGCCACTACCTGGGCATGTGATTGCTACTTTATGTCAATCTAGGCGCTATATCAATTCACTTGAGCATGACTTGCAGTTTCTTGCCAGTGAAGAAAAATGGGTTTTGCAAAACGAATTCATAAATCAATTAAAAAATGAGAATTTAGATCTTAGACGACAAATGGACAATAACAATGAACCAGAAGTGTCCGACAATTTGAATAGTGAAATTTAACATCCAAGATGGAGAAAAAAATAATGTCAGAAAATATTGTAAAACTTGATACTGATAATTTTGACAAAGAAATTTATCAGAGTGATACTCCTTGTTTTGTTCAGTTCAGCACGCCGTGGTGTGCTCCGTGCAGAACCTTTGCGCCTATCATGGCTTCTTTATCTGAGCAGTTTAATGGCAAGTGCAAATTTGGAAAAATCGATGCAGAAGAAAATATGGAACTAGCATATAAGTTTAATATTTCTTCTGTTCCAACTATGCTAATATTTAAAAAAGATCAAGTGGTTGAGCGAATAAATGGACTGGTTCCTAGAGATAATCTAGTATCAAAAATAGAAAACGTTTTACAATCATAAGTAAGATTGGATAAAAATGCAAAAAACAGCGATTATCACAGGCGTCAATGGTCAGGATGGATCTTACCTTTCAGAGCTACTGCTATCGAAAGGTTACAGAGTAATAGGGCTGAAGAGAAGAACTTCAACTATTAATACATCTAGAGTAGATCATTTGATGTCTCACCCAGATTTTATATTGCGTTATTATGACTTGCAAGATGGACCATGCATAACTCACCTTCTTGGCTCATGTCATGTTGATGAACTTTACAATCTGGCTGCACAGTCTCATGTGGGGGTGTCTTTTGAAATTCCAGAATACACATCATACGGGATATGCCAAGGAACCTTAAAGATACTTGAGGCAATACGCGCATCAAGTCCTCATACAAAGTTCTACCAAGCATCTTCTTCTGAAATGTTTGGAGACAGTACTGATTATGATGACAATCAGGCTTTTAATGAGAATAGTAAAATGTTACCTGTATCCCCATATGCATGCTCAAAGCTGCATGCGCATCACATGACTCGTGTTTACAGAAATGCATACGGTATGCATGCGTCTTCCGGCATACTGTTTAATCATGAAAGCCCTCGTCGTGGTGAAACTTTTGTAACACGCAAAATCACAATTGCTGCTGCAAAGATTAAGCTTGGCATGCAAAGAAAGTTGAGTCTAGGCAATCTTGATGCTAAAAGAGATTGGGGTCATGCAGCAGATTATGTTGAAGCCATGTGGCTTATGCTTCAGCACGATTTTGGCGATGACTACGTGATCGCTACGAATGAAACTTACACTGTACGTGACTTCTTGAAGGTAGTTTTTGATCACGCTGGACTAGGAAGCTATGAGCAATATGTAGTAATAGACCAAAGACTTTTCCGTCCAAATGAAGTTCCTTTCTTAAAAGGAAATCCCGCAAAGGCAAAGTCAGTTTTGGGATGGAAGCCGAAGTACAACATGGAATCGCTAGCAATCAGCATGTTTGATGAAGACATGAAAAATTTAACAGAAAAGGTTTTAAGATGAGTAAGAAAAAAGATAATTCGAAAAAAGTTAATGGGAAGAAGCATGCAAAGAAAGAGGTTAAGAAGAAGGAAAAGAAGACTTCAAAGACAGCACAATCTAAGCCTATGAAACCTCAGTTTGTATGGCCAAAAGAACATGAAGTAAAAGACAATAAGCCATGCAATGTCTCTGAGGAAAAGAAGGAAGAAACTTTGATGCCCGAAGAAGCTGGTTTTGCTTCATTTGAGGAACCCAAGCTGAATGGTGATGAAACTCCATTTATATTTACAAGTCACGTTTCGGTTGGAACATCTGCAAACTTTGATGAAATTAAAAGCAAGACATCTGAAATTGTTGAAAAAACAAAGAAAGACATCAAGGGCATGTGGAAAACTTTCATACGAAGGATGAAAGGGCTGGCTTGATTAAAGTTTTTGCAGGTGTATAATAGCCTGTTATGATTCTTAAAGCATACTTTCTTCCAGTTGCAGCAGCTTTCTGCGTTTTTGCAGTAACTGCTGCAATTTTTATTCACAGCAAATTAAAAAATAAAAAAGTAACTAGAAAAAGTTATTCTGGAAATTCTTTGTCTTCTCAAATGCTTGACGACATTAAAAAAATAGAGAAGATTCTCTATGATAGTCAGGGATGATTTGAGAAATCTTTTGATTACCTGTTGACAAGTATAGACAACATCTCTATACTACAAGAGAAGTCACGTGACTCAAACATCAAGCCAAGGAAGGTTATGCAAAAAGAAAAAAACGAAAAGAAGGTTTTAGTTGTTTCTCGAAAAGTAGGAGAGATTGTGGTGATTGGCGACAGCGCCAGCCCTCTTGGAGAGATTGAAGTTGTTCGAATTGACGGGGGTAAGGTAAGAATTGCATTGAGGTTTCCTGAAGACATCAGGATCAACCGTAAAGAGATTGCGTTAGCGTAATAAGTTTTTTCATTTAGATTTTTGAAGGCTGCACATGAATATGTGCGGCCTTTTTATCTTTTTAGAACAGTGTTGGATATAGGTGTATAGGAGATACTTCATGGGAGCAAATGATCCTGTAGCCACATACCTTATCATTGAGCATTCTGGTGAAAAATACTATTCATACCGTGAAAGTAAGGAACACTTTGCTGTTGCGGAAGAATCGAGAAGAGCCTCTGGGCTTAAAAGGCTTTCAGAAACTCTTTTAGATGAAGACTGTGATCTTTCACATCTTCCCGCCAATACGTACATTGTGATTAATCTTGATTCTCAAAATGCTTGCATTGCTTCAAGAGAAGAAGTACTTATGAAAGATTTTTGGGGTGAAAAGTGTGAAGATTTTGAGGGCAAGTGTGCTGGATGTATCGCATGGCAGATTTTTGAGTCTACGGGCACTGTCCCCTTGTCAGATGAAGTTTCTGACAAAGTGAAAATGAATAAGAATAATGGAAAGCTTGCCACATGGGACTACAGAGTTGTTAGATCAGTTTGTCCTACGAGTGGCGAAGAAAGCTTTGCAATTTATGAAGTCTACTATGACAAATGCGGCAGACCAGAGAGTCGCACCGCAGATCCTGTCGCTGCATTTGGCAATAATTTGAAAGAATTGAAGAAAGACATGAAATACATGAAAAAGGCACTGAAAGAGCCTGTATTGGACGATTCAATCTTTAACGAGGAAAAATAAAATGGCTTTAAACTTTGGAACATTCGGAACTTCTAGACTTTACGGAACTGGTAATTTTTTACATCAGTCAAACGCAGAAGGCTCTACCTATCTAGACTTTGCGTATACACTTCCGCTTTCTTTTACTCCATCTTTTGAGCACCCAGTTCCAACTGATGAAGGAATCTATCAGCCCACTGTAGGACATTCATATCCTAATGTGCTTTTTACTGGATTCGCTGACGGTTTTTGGGTGCACAGAGTTTTTCTTGAAGGACGATTGGTAAAAACATTTACACTTGTTGATCAGCAGTTTGCAATACCAATACAGTTTGATTTTGTTGAAAGCGTGTGCTTGCAGACATCTACAGAATTAGATGGAGGTGATATAGACGGAAAATGTCCCGATGTTCCAGGCCCTGCCAGTATTGTTACCTTGTGCGCAGGTCTAGCACTAATTATGGGTAAGCGCAGTAGACGTTTTTAATTAAACGCACCTTTCTGCTGTCACACACTGTGCGTAAAAAGTCGATAATTGAATATGGACCCGATACTGCAATTAGCAATTATTCTTGTTTGTGGCGCACTCGGAACTGTAATTATAATTAATGAAGTGCCAAGAAACGTAATAAAAGCAAAAAGAAAAAGTAAGGTAAAAAGCAAATGAAAGTAGTTATAGCTGGGTCGAGAGGTATTAACGACAAAAATGTCGTTAATCAGGCTATTAAAGACTCTGGTTTTAAAATCACAGAAATACTTTGTGGCTGTGCAAAGGGAGTGGACAGTCTAGGTAGAGATTACGGTCTGCAAAATAATATTCCAGTTGCTGAATTTCCAGCAAACTGGACTAAGTACGGAAATGCAGCTGGCATTATGAGAAATATCGTTATGTCTAAAAAGTGCGATGCTCTCATTGCTATTTGGGACGGCCACTCAAGAGGCACGAAGCACATGATTGAGTGTGTTGAAAAACTAAAACTTCCTAGTTATGTAAAAATAATCGAAACATAATTTTTCATATTGTGGCACTGAAACAGTGATGCATGGATACTTAAATATGCACAATCAAATTGCGAAAGAAAGGAAGTGCATCATGGAAAAAGTTTCAACACATTTCGTTGCCAATTTTTCGACTGAAGAAATTCCTCAAAGTGTAATCGGTCTTTGGAGAAACTGGATTTTTTGTGGTTCTATAAGCCCGATTTTAGATTATGGTCACGAAAAAGATATAGCAAAGGCACTGGAAAAAAGTGCGAATGACGAAAACAAAATTTCAAGGAGAAAATAATGAACACAACTAAAAATGAAAACTCATCAGAAACTGAAGTAGCTCGCCTCAATTCCATCATATCTGAGGCACTGAATAAGCTTGAAAAAGCACCAAGCAACCTTTTTACAACTTCAAGGCACGCAATATTTATTTATGAATTAGAAGAGATTTTGAGAAAAGCGTAATGAAATGAAGTACATCAAAAGTCTGTTGGAAGCTAAAAAGGTAAGACCAATAGAAGTTGTTATGTCTGTCACGGACATAGCAATTGACGGATTTTTAACTATGTGTATTTTAGCTATCATATTGGCACTTATTAGTTGGACTTTCAAATAATAACGTATTTTATGAAATGAAGATTGCATTGATCACGAATGTATTGTTTAATAACTGGTCAAAAACATGATAAATGCAAAAGAGACACGTAATATCATAGATCATTATGCATACTGGAAAGACGACGCTATTAGAGCTGATCTTAATGACAAGCGTTTTGATTATTCAGTTGTCTGCTGCAACATTGGGAATGATTTTAATATTGCAACCGTTATTCGTAACGCTAATGCGTTTTTGGCGAAAGAAGTAGTCATTTATGGAAACAAAAAGTACGACAGGCGTGGGACCGTTGGAACTCATAACTACACTAATTTTCGTCATGTTAAGTCTGTTGACGATCTATCTGCTTACTTTTGCTCATTGGGCGGATTACATGGTTGCAAAAAGATCAAAATAGTCGGTATAGACAATGTTGAGAATTCAGAAAACATAAACGATTTTTTATTTGAACCCTCAGTTTACTATGTTCTGATTTTTGGCCAAGAGCAGATAGGTATACCTCAAGAGGTGCTTGAAGTGTGCGATAATGTCCTATACATTCCTCAGTATGGATCAGTTCGGAGCATCAATGTTGGCTCCGCAAGCGCAATCGCCATGAACGCATACTGCGCCGCCTGCGCCATCGTGTAATCTACAAAAAGTACAGTACGGGGCTTGACAAAGCCCGCCTCCTGCACTACCTTGTAGTCATGTCAATGGCACAAGTAATGGAGCGCATGTCCTCCAAAGGCTACAGGTTTGCGGTTGGGATGATGACGCCAACTGCTATTCAATTACTTTTCCCTAATTTTAATCCTTGCACTGGGCCGACGATGGTTCCCATGTGGGTGCGAGAAGAAAAAGACGGGTATGTGTTCTGCGTGCTTGGCTCTGAGCCCACAGAGAATCATCCTGAAAAGAAATTGCCACGTAGTTACTTTCTTAATCTCAACATTTTGCCCAAGCAATGAGAAAACCATATACTGAGCAAGAATGGATTGTAAGAGGCAGAGAGCTTCTTTCAAGCAAATCCATTCAAAGTGCTGACGGCTGTATCTTATGGAATGGCTATGTCCACAAGACTTGTGGATATGGCGTTCAAAAATTCATGGGAATGCCACGAGATGTTCGTCGTGTTGCTCTTATCTGCGCTGGTATGCAGCACAAAAAAGGAGTAGTAATTCCGTCATGCGGCAATAGACTGTGCATTAATCCTGAACATTTGTCACTTGTGAATCGACAGGTGTGGCGCGAAAAAAGATTTCCAACTGTTTTCCCTATTGGGGCAGGAGAGAAAAATGGTCGTGCAAGGCTTAATGAAAGTCTTGTTCGCAAGATGAGAAAAGACCGTGATGTCGGCAAGAAAGTCTCTGAACTTTCTGAAGAGTACGGGGTTTCAGAAAGCACTGTGCGAGAAATCCTAAGTAAAAATCTTTGGAAGCATTGCTAGCAGGAGTAGATCATGGAAGAACCTGATTTTGGCATCGAAGTCACCACTTCTCCCTTTGATGGAATGCACGATGGTGATAAGATTTCCGATTGGATGGATCGTCGCGAGGACGGAGCCAGCATCAAGGAACTGTTGGAGGTGATCTCTGACAGAACCTTTACGGCAATGGATTCTTATAGGAAAGAAAATAACCAAGATATGCCTCCACACGCGACTGCTTTCTACAGTGGTGGAGTTGCTTTTATTTCTCCCAATAAGCTTGGTTGCATTGAAGAAAAAGACTTATTTTTTGAAGCCACTTCTCAGATCATCTATAAGGTCGCAGAAGACTTTGAAGATCAGCCGATTGTTGTTACTTTTGCATCAACAGCATGGTCTTGCTTTATGCGCAAGGAGCATGCGGAAGACTTGGATAAAATGTGTGCAGAAAAGAAAATTCCTATCAGTTCTCAAGAATTGAAGAGCGCGCTTGTGGAGCAAGTTGTTAGAGATCATGGCTCCATGGAACAGGTCCCAGCAGATCATCCGTTCGTTTTGAAAATGGAAGTCATGGTTTTTACTTTTCATTTTCTTTCAATGGACGGGCCTATCTGTATCAGTCAATTTCGTCCCGTTAATCAGGGTGACGCAAGAATGATTGAAGATTGTCATTTGCCGTTTTTCAACATCTTTCGTGTCGATAAGCACTTTGGGCACAATCGCGTAAACTTTGATGTGAGCAATTACGAGCCTGTCAACTTCAAGGATTCGGAGTTTTCAAATCAGGATTAAAAATGCAGACGGAAAACAAAACTGTCAAGAAGAAGTCTCTTCCTCACTACGGCAAGAAGCTACCATTTGGTATTTTTTCATTTAGAGTTTGCGTTTCCAAGGACAGGAAAGATGATCTAACCTCAGCAATCGGCGTGATGCATCATCACATTCGTGATGCATTTAGGTCTATGACAGAAGAAGACGGTAATGTTTGTGCCGAGTTCCGATGTCAGGGAGCCTATCGAAGAAAAGCCATCATTAATCATTTTGCTGAAACGCTTCTTGATTTTGTTGTTCAACACTCCACGGACGGCATCCACTTTGGTGCTGCTGAAAGAAATGTCTAGTCAAACATGGCTGATTGGTTGCACTCACTTTGGACATGAAGCCATGTACGGCTTCAGGCGATTCAATGGAGAGAAAGTGCGCCCTTTTTCAAGCGCAGCAGAAGGCGATGCAAAGATGGTGGAGAACTGGAACTCTGCCGTTAAGCCAGGAGACAAGGTGTATGTGCTTGGCGATGTTGCGTTCAAGCCAAAAGACATGGAGATTCTTTCAACTCTTCATGGCTCTAAGGTTCTCATCAAGGGTAACCACGACACCATGGACCTGTCCGTCTACAGGAAGTATTTTTACGACATTCGTGCCACTCATCAACTTGCTGATGAAGTGCTGTCGCACATCCCACTGCACCCAGGGTCTCTTTACAGGCACCGGAGCAAGACAAACTGGGTTAACATCCACGCACATCTTCACGCAGAAGCGGTACTGGAGAACTATGATGGCTCCCCAGACGACATTATGAGACCACATGTTTCAGAGGACTTAAGATATTTCTCTGTATGTGTAGAGAGAATTGGCTATACTCCGATATCTCTTGAAGAAGTGCGAGACAGGATTAAAAAGAGAGGCATAGTTGAAAAGAAGAACTGATAGTTCCGAGCGCATGCACCTCATGGAAACTGGTATCCGTGAGAGAATGGAACTTGATCAAGGTTATTCATTTAACCAGTTGATGTTTGCTGCTTCGGAGCACATTCCAGAAGGCATCAATTCAACAGAACTGAGCAAAGTAATTGACGACATGATGGCTCGCAGCATCATTATTGCAACGAGCAAAGGTGGTAAGAGTCGTTTCTTACCGTTTTTTCACGAAGAAGCAACTTACTTCATCAATCCTTTTGGAGAACTGATGAACAAAGCAAAGGAAGCAAATGGGTAATTCTTTGAGTCGTTTGGAAGAAGACATCATTTGTGCTATCTCTCAGACAAGTAAGATTGATTACGATACGCTGCAGAGATGTTTAATGAAAAAGCACAAAAGTTTGCTCAAGAGAGAGTTTGAGTACTCTGTCAACAACCTTGTCAGAGAAAATTACGTTGAAAAAACATGTGTAAGAGATGCTCTGGGCAAGGTGTCATGCATTGATTTTTCTCTCACGCCTTTTTACGATCTGCTGAGAGCGGCAAAAAACTGAAGTTTGCGGTCACTCTGCCACTGGTCGGGATACTGATAGATAAGTATGCACCACGACCTGTTCATTTGGTTTTTTGTTATCGGACTCCCATCTGCAATTGCATTCTTGGGATACGCATACGCCAATGAAGTCTGGCCGTTTGATCCCAAAGTTCACTACAGCAACGATTGCTTGAGAAAGAGCAGCAATGTCTACTCCAAAAGAAAAATCTGAGTACATCACTCTGTCGATTCCAGTTTCTGCCATCAAGTGCATTGTTCTTGCTGGCTTCACGGCATGGGGAGTTTGGATTCTCTTCCAGATGGTGAAAATCATCCCCACGATCCCTTCGAAATAAAGGGGATTTTTCCGTGAATAAATCCAGTCCTTCAAGACTAGAGATTCAGGAAATGGCGATTGTTTTTTTGCGCAAAGGCAAATTGACCCTTGGCGAGATGTACGGTCTTTTTGAGGCTTATTACCGCACAAGTCACACCTCAAGAAGCAGTGAGTATTTTGCGGGAAGAATTATCAATGGTCTTAGTGCACTAGAAAAAAAGGGTGTTATTTTAGAAAGTCGCGCAGACAACCCGCATAATCCAACCTATGTCATCAACCCGATGTGGGAGATTTTAGACAAGGCTCGCACCGAAGCAGGCATCAAATCATGAATAGTGCCTCTTATACAGTTTTAGATGAATTGTACAGAATTTCTAAACTGCTTGATACAGATGCGGGGGCTGTGGAGTTTGCCGTCTTACGTGAAGGCATCTCCAATCAGATTGAAGACATTGAAAGCGATGTTCTTGACTTTAAGAGAAAAGTCTTGAGCGACTGCGATGATGTCTACGGCATCGTTGCCGGAATAGAGAAGATCAGGATGTGCTCATCTGCTCGTGACAGCATTATGTCTGTTGTTGAAAAAGCGCAGAAAGACCTTTATTCATGCATCTCTATACTTGATGATGCTGTCAGGAGCATAAACCGAGCAAGAAGTGCTGACTCTGCAAAGAGAGCTTCTTCTTATCTCTACGACGCACACCAGTGTCTTTCAGAGGCACTTAGGCTCCTTTAATGAATGAGGCGGGAGTATAAAAATGGATAGCGATTCACGATCAGAAAAAGAGCAAATTGATTCTTTGGTCAAAGCGCTTTCCGAAAATGGAAAAGACGGCAAATCTATTGATGATTGTTTGCAAGAAGAAAAAGAAAACTTCAAGCAGAGTGCGGAAGACTTTTGGAACAGACTTTCTAACGATGATCGTTTAAGGGCGTTCTATGAAGTCTGCAAGAGAATCCATGAAGGAGACCTTGTGCACCGTGGCTCTTACAGATACGTTCTGTATCAGATATTTGGATTTGGTCCAGATGCGTACTTTGCAGGATTAGAGTGTGGATACATCGACATCCACAACTCCATCATGCCACCTGAAGACATAAAAAAAACAGAGAGCATTATTTCTGCCATGATGGAGGCAAGAGATGAGGCAAGACGCGAAGTGTGTGAGTTGAAGTCTCACAACTTTGAGGGAAAGATCTCTCCTCAAAGTTATGCAGCAATGAGGAAGTGGGACTGCTTCCCTGACGAATCACAGGGCCAGAAATAGCGTCCTGTAATCGGTTCAGTACTTTTTTGAAATCTTGCCGTTTTCTGTGCTCTGAATCTTCAGATGTTGGACCTGTATCTATACGAGGCCACAACCATGAATACTTGCAAAGCAATCGAACAGTTCATGAAAGAAAACGGCTTTTTCATTTCAAGAAAAGGCAAACACTTAGTTTGGAAGAATCGTGATGGAGCAACTGTGGTGACAAGCAAAACTCCATCAGACCACAGAACATTGAAAAACATAGAGTCATTAGTCAGAAAAATTAGACGGACAAACAGTTTGGCTAGTTTAAAAAATGCGGCATAAATTTTCATTTTAAAAAGTGTCGGAAAAGTAGCATACACCTCTTGACAGCCCCCAACGGTTGCGTAAACTACCTCTATGACACTTGCCACTTCTACGAAAAAGCCATCGAAGCACCACTACTTCATCCATTACAAGAAGGGTGACTACATCTCCACCAGAGATCTGCTGGAGGAGCGTTACGAAAGCGCCGTGTACGGATCAGGCATGTTCATCCAGACGGGAGCATTCGACATCCACCTGTACTGCACTTCACAGAAGTTCAGAAACATCAAGCGGCTTCTCCATCGGAATGTCGTGAACAAGCTTGGGTCGCCCATTAGTTTCAACTACACCCGCCAGACTGCTGCCGAATACAACAAGAGATAATTCTGAAACAAGGAAACCACCATGCCTGCCAAAAAGAAAAACAAGATCAATCCCATTCTTGCAAAGTTCTTTAAAGATGCTGTTCACAGCGACAACTTCTTAAAATTGATAGCCAAAAATTTTGCAGAGATTGATTTCTCCTATTACTCCAACAAGCTGGATGAGCCTTTTGTGTTTTGCCTTCTGGACCTTGTGAACTGCAAGGACAAGAAGATGAAGGAGATCGCATACAATGTTGCTCAGCAATCGCTGTCGAAGCGGTGCATCGACAAGGCTCTTGCGTCCAAAGATTGCCGTCTCATGTGTATGGCTATCGAAAATGCTCGTCTGACAAAGGAGCAGGAACTCATTTGCATGACCTGCGAGTATGAGGATGTGCGGGGAACTGCTGCAGACAGTTGTCACGCGAGCAAGACGGTTTTGGGGCTTGCGCTTCAGGACGCTTCCCGGAGGGTCCGCATGGAGGCAGTAAGTAACTCCGAGATGCTCAATTACAGTGATTTGGCTGTTCAGGCTCTTAGCAGTCGTTCTCCAGATATTCGCACATCCATCACAAAATACGCCTGTTGGAGCAAGACGGTGTGCGGTGCTGATGTTCACAAGGCTGCATTGGTCAGCAAATGGACCGATGTCCGCATTGAGATCGCTGAAAGTTCCGTGTACCTCACGGAGGGTCAGTGGCATACTCTTCTGGAAGACCCCAACAAAAATGTTCGCAAGGCAGCGCGTAAGCACCCGAACGCAAAGAAGTGGAAAGATCCTCTTCGCGCTCTTCTCCGCAAGGCTCGTGCTGCGCGCAAGGCGGGCAAAGTGGTCATCGAATCCCCCGCAGCAGAACCCATTGCCGACTGAGGAGTCCCATGGATTTCGACATGAACAGACCGACATCTTCCACCCGTGCAGATTTCATTCGTGATCTGCGAGAAATTGCTGCCGAAGCAAAAAATGGCGCAGATTTGGAAGACTGCCGTAAGCGAGCAGAAGAAGTTCTATGGAAATTGGCGAGGCTTGGCATCTACCCACATCCAACACACACCGAGTGGTTTCAGCCAATCTCCAAAGCATTGGGCTGGGATGATTAAACATAAATATTCTTTTGAAGTGAAAGGAATCACGCAAGATGGCACTTGAACCAAAGCCACAGGAAATAAGGCTGAGACACATCAACGAGTCACTTTCTGAGGCAATCAGATATTTTGATCCAGACAGATGGTATGAACATCGTCTTCTGATGCTTCAAATGAAGGACATGATTGACGAACTCGTGTCTCAACGCGACGATGCGAGGGAGCAGGAAGAGCGCTTTTCCGATGATGCCCTGCGCCTGATGGAGGAGCGCAATCAGGCGCTGAAGGAGCGTGACGAGGCAAGACGAGAAGTTGCCCAGTCGCAAGCGCAGTACAACTCCCTCATGTTTGACAATTCTCGTTTACACGATCCTCATGCCATTGCTGAGTCAAGGGGCTGGGACTGCTTCAAGAAAGATGACGGTAAGTGAAGATAAGTCCCCAAACTCTTGATCTATTGGATTTGTTGTGGCTCAACTTCATGATTCTGACCTTTATTGCTTTTCTGTGTGTCGGCATTGCCATCGGCATGACAGAGATTGAGATACACGAAATGAGGAATTTCAAGTGAGCAAGAAGTATCGCAAGGCGACAAATGACATTGTGGAAGGCGCGTTTACTGCTTCTCACTCCCGTAGCGAACGAATGCTGTCAAAGTGCATGAGAGATCCGCATCCCTTGATCCGTTTTGCGGCGGCAGGAAATCCAAACGCCACGGCAAAAATACTCCGATTGGCAATGGCAGATCCGTGTCCAGAAGTTCGTGGAGCAGCCGCTTCCAATGGAAGGATCAGCCGTTCTCTGTGGAATGAAGCTGCCATTGACTCCAGCAAGCTTGTTCGCTCCGAAGCAGCAGCAAACGCCAAGGCAATCAGGAGTGGATGGAATGATCCACTTCACTCCTTGCTCTACAGTGCTAAAAAGAAAAAATTGAAGAAGTAATCTTTATCTTTTATGTAATCTATGTCAAAGTAGCGTACTATACTTGACGGCGCTAGCCTCTTGTGCTACCATACGATGAGCATGGCTAAGAACAGTACTCCTGAAGAACTCCTGAAAGACTTAGGCAGTAAGAATGGTTATGTCCGCTGTGCTGCTGCGGAGCATCCCAATGCTACTCCCGAAGTCCTGCTGAAGGCAATCGAAGACAGGTCTGTTCGTGTGCGCCGCCATGCTGCCCGGAATCCCAATGCCACTCCCGAAGTACTCCTGAAGGCAATTGGAGACAAGGATTGGTCCGTTTGCAGCGCTGCTCAAGAGAGTTTACAAAACGATCCCCTTCTTCAACTCCAAGTCTCTGCTCTGAAGGCACAGAAAGCCGCCTCTTAAGAAAATTAAGGAAAACAAAATGACTAATAAAATCAAGACCAAGAAGCCGATCAAGTACCACTACATTTTCTTTTACAGCCGTGGAGATTATTTTGATATTTCTCATGCACTTGAAGATTTTTACCAGCCATATTTTTGCGGGAGTGGCTGTGGAGGGAGTGGATTTGATGTCCACTTTTACTGCACCGCCAAGGAATACAAGCGCATTGTAGCGTTTGCCCGTCGCAATTATGGCAAGATCAAGAGCGTCATTCGTTATACCGATGAAGCCTTTAATGGAGATAGCTGACATGGCTACTTATACTCCTGAAGAACTCCTGAAAGACCTAGACAGCAATGATCGCGTTGTCCGCTATTGTGCTGCCGGGAATCCCAATGCCTCTCCCGAAGTCCTGTTGAAGGCAATGGAAGACGATTATAAGGAAGTTCGCTGGAAGGCTGCCGATAATCCTAATGCCACTCCCGAAGTCCTGATGAAGGCAATGAAAGACAAGGAATACAGTGTCCGCTATGCTGCTGCCGGGAATCCCAATGCCACTCCCGAAATTTTGCTTA